AATCGTGTGATGCGAGCTCGTGGTGTGACCAAGACCGGAGAAATCGCCTACGGCGATAAGATCGATGTCCGTTACCATTGCGTGTGTGTAGAACAAACTCCCAATTTCGCGCCCATTCTTTTTGAAGATGTGATAAAGAGGATCGAAGCCGAAGGAGGTGAGGTAGGTTTTCGCAACGGCAACGGCCCTACCATGTGATCTAGCCACATAGCTCAGCAGGTAGAGCACCGTGTTGATAACGCGGTGGTCGCTGGTTCGAACCCAGCTGTGGCTACCAAATCCGGGGTGCGTAACTCAGAGGAAGAGTATCTGGCTTTTAACCAGAGAGTCGGGATTTCGAAACTCCCCGCACCCACCAATACAATTACCGACCGTAGTCTAACGGAAAGGCAACGCTCTTCTAAAGCGTACGATGCGGGTTCGATTCCTGCCGGTCGGGCCAGTAATAAGCTCATGTATGAAAGTGCAAACACATTTCCATGCTAGTGTCATATAATACATGATGAACACAAATCAATCCAGGCAGTGTAGCATAGCTGGTCCAATGCAGCCGCTTCATACGCGGAAGATCGGGGGCTCGAATCCCTCCACTGCCACCATATATCTTGCAGCACTGGCCTTGTCTGCTTTGGCACTGATCGTCACCGGCGAAGTCCTAGAATGCGTGATGTTGGTCAATGCCTATGAGACCTGGTGCGACTGATCCCAGCTGATGTAACTCAGGGGTAGAGTAACGCCTTGGTAAGGCGTAAGTCGGAGGTTCGATTCCTCTCATCAGCACCACACACGGCGATGCCCGGCCGGTCCTCTGCGCAGGCACGACATCAAGGGTGGGTGAGTTTACGAGCCTCGGGGACCAAAAGCCCGAACCGGATCCGGTAACCGGTCAATCACTGGAGGGTTATCTGGGCTGGGCCCAGCACTGTCTTGAAAACAGATGGACTGCGAGAGCGGTTGGAGTTCGATTCTACCATCCCTCCTCCAATCATTGGGGATTTGCCAAGTGAGCCCGAAGCTCAAATCTTCGATCCCCGGCCCCGAGACTCGGTGTGGTGAAATGGTATCATGCGTGCTTTGGGAGCATGTGGCGGAGGTTCGATTCCTCCCACCGAGACCACGATATCGTCGATACCTGTCCTGCACCGATGGGTCACTCGACGATTTCTTCTGTAAGTTCCAACCTGTGTAGCACATGACTTTATAAATATCGCGTGAATAAAATCAAAATCAGCATAAAGTTCAAGACCTGTATTCCCAGCAAATTTTGTCTGAACATCAACGGTGTCGAGATTTTGAGTTCGCCTGTGACACATCAATTGCATGTGGTGGATTGGGAACACAGCGACCAACGCCAAACACACGACTTCGCGTTGGCGCTCAGCGGTAAACGCCTTCACATAGATGATCAACCAAGCCCCGAGGCAGCAGATCTAGTCGTGAATCAGTCATATCACATCGAAGAGCTGAAATTCAACGACATCAACATATGGCCATTGATACGCTATCGTGCTCGATTCCATCATGACAACAATGGGTTTGGTCCAGTAGACACAGCATTTCCCAGTCGAGACATAGGGTGGGATGGTGAATTGCGATTCAAATTTGTTACACCTTTAGCTTCATGGATGATAGAATCATTCCCTCATGGTTGCTGGCAGGAAAGCGACGGTTGATACTTTTCGTAGCGTTTTAGTATCTGTGGTTGTTTGAAATCGGCCATGATGTGTTGTTTGGTATAGTTTTCCGGACAAACCTGGCATTGTGGTATGGGATCAAGCAGCTCATCCAGCTTGGCCTGACTGAGATTTTCCAATGTCAACGGCTGGTAGGATTCCAGGATTTCTGGCACGGGTTTTCCTTGTTGTTTCAAAAATTCAGGCATCAAGCCCACCACGGCACATTTGTAAAATTTCCCTGCAATAAAATGCGTGCAGTGTTTTATGTTGCAATTGGCATGAGCTCGATATGGGTCGCTGCGATGCAACTGGAATCCCGGACCAGCAAATGGTGATGTTTGAAAGTTCCAGGTGTTCTGTATCTCTAGTTTGACACCTAGGCTAGACATGAGATAAAAATTTGTGTTGTGTTTCCAGTCGTCGTCGATGCGTGGCGGTACCACTTCACAGATGCCGAAAGTTTGGAGAATCTGATCGGCCACGAATCCCCGCATGCGAGGACTGTGTATAGATATCTGAACTTCGTAATCAAGCTCGGCCAAGGTTTCATGGAGATTCTTGACCCGGGACATGTGTGTACCGTTGGTGATCAATAGTCCCCGAGATCGCGGCCAGCATTCACGCAGTCCATGTAACCAATCAAATAGATCGGGATGGAGACAGGGTTCCCCACCCAGCACACCAAAATCAGGAATATCCAAGCGCGAGGCCCAGGCCTGGTGCACGGCATGATCGTACTGGATGTGTCCTTTGAACCGGTAGTTGTTGAAACTCCGGCAGTCCTCACAGGTAAGATTGCACACGTTGGTGATGTACACATCTACCATGGTGCGATCCATCGTTAGCTTGTTCATGGAAATATTTAATTGATTCCCGCCCCTGTGGCCAAATTGGTAAAGGCAGCTCTCTCAAAAGGAGTGGTGAAGTTCTCGGTTCGAATCCGAGCAGGGGCACCACATACAAATGCAACAATGCCGGTTATAAATATCAAAGGAGAAGATATGGCACGCATTGACCTAGATCAAGTCGTTGATTACATCAATTCCACGGGACCGAACACACGCATCTATCTCGGTGCCGACAGCGTGCGCTTCAAAATAAGACGAGAATGGTGGGCCGAATACACAGTGGCTGTGGTGGTTCACATCGATGGCTGTCGTGGTTGCCGCATATTTGGAGACATCACTCGCGAACGCGATTTCGATCAGCGGGCCGATCGACCCAGCATGAGACTCATGAACGAAGTGTATCGTGTGAGTGAAATGTACTTGGCACTGGCGCCTCGTATACTGGATCGAGACATACAGGTACATCTCGACATCAATCCTTCCGAGCTGGCTGGTTCTAGCTGCGTGATCTCCCAGGCCATCGGTTATATTCGAGGAGTTTGCAACGTGGTACCCTTTGTCAAGCCCCAGGCATTCGCGGCTTCGTATGCCGCGGACCGCATAGGTCGTTACGGCACCACGGGTTGATCTATCACACGTATCCGTGCCAGTCCGGCACGGCTCAAGATCTGTATGTACAAATAGCCGATGTCAAACTCCCACCATTTCTGACTGAGTCGAGCCGATGCCGGTGCATCGTGATGATTGTTGTGTAATTCCTCGCCGCCCACAATGATGCCCCAGGGAAAGATGTTGCGACTGCAATCTCGGGTGTCAGTGTTGCGATAGCCCCACCAGTGTCCCAATCCGTTGATGACACCTGCGGCCCAGAACGGAATCCAGAACATCTGAACCAGCCACATTACCAGACCCCAACCGTGGAACAGGGCCACTTCCACGATCAACAGCAACAGGAAGCCGAGGCTGCTGTGCCGGCTGTAGACATTGCGCTCGATCCAGTCGTCGGGTGTGCCTCGTCCGTACTGCTCGATCATCCGGCGATTTTTGGTAGCGTCGGCATACAACCAAGCACCAGCAAACAGCACCTTGAGGATGCCATGCACTTGTGGGCTGTGTGGATCTTGCGCGGTTTCGCAGGCCTGATGATGTTTGCGATGTATGGCCACCCACTCTCGGGTCACCATGCCAGTCGTGAGCCACAGCCAGAATCGCATGAAATGGCTCACGATGGGATGCAATTCTACTGATCTATGGGCTTGGCAACGATGCAGATAGATGGTGACTGATGCTATTGTTATATGGGTACTCACGAGTACCACCAGCAATTCAAGCATCAAGTATTTATCTGCGATAACTAATCGCATGCGCATCGAAAATCTCTTGATCGGAGGCAACAGCTTTACACAAGATGGTGTGGGCGGGTGTCCACCCACGAGCAACAGCATGGGCGGATGTTCGTTCATCGATCAAGGGCAGGGATCGGTGTCTCAGCCGGCCAGTTGGGCCGGAATGTTGGCGCAACGGTTGCATGTGCAGAGTTTGGTGAACATGGCTGCAGCCAGTCACGGCAACATCTTGATCGCCGAATCCTTGAGATCGGTGCTGGAGCGTTACCAGTATCCCAGGCACAACACTCTGATAATGTTCAACATCAGCATCGCCATGCGACTGGATGTGCCCTGCGAATTTGACAATCCAGCCGCGAGTCCCAGGGTGCCCTGGAACCATGATCTGTGCGCACACACATACCTACATCGTGAAAGTCGCCAGCACCGAGCCATAGAACGGCAAGTGGGGCTGGACATTGTGCCCGGACTTGGATATTCGGCACTGGACTTTTTGTTCAACTATCTAGAAAATCGCGGCTATGTTTATGCGTTCATGCTCACCGAACACCACGACCTCGATGACACGAGATTCCAGAAATTGCTGCAAGGTCGCGAAGACCGCATGTTGGAATTGACCCCGGGTCCGGGACTGCATGATTTTGCCACAAAATCCGGATACAACACCGAAAATGGATATCATCCCGATGCCACCGGCAAAGCCTTGATAGTGGATCAGATCCTGGAATATCTTTCCAGACTGGGCATCCAGTGTTGACATCTAACACTCTCAAGTGTATACTGTAGTTTTATAGGAGACCATGATGACCAAAGGCATCACCAGCGAAGCAGCAGTCGCAGCCGTGGGCAGTAGATATGATCTGATCTTGATCGGTGCCCGGCGAGCACGTGAGTTGAACTCGGGATGGTTGCCACAAGTGGCGGAGGCCACGGGACCCGTGGTCACAGCTCTGCGCGAGATCGAGGAACACAAAGTTGGTCGCGACTATCTGTTGAAAAATCCCAACATAGATCGCCGTGAAAAACCGCCGCATCTGCGCGAAAACCAAGATAAGTAACCGTATGCTGTGCAGGGGTAAACCCCCAGAGCCGCTCCCAGATGCTCTGGCAAGGTTGTTGCAGTGAAAGGCTCAACGTCTACCCGCGGGACCCACACGCCCTGGCAGTCGCGGGATTCCAAAGGATACATCATGAAAAAATTGTTTTTGTGTTTGGCCACTCTGGCATCAACAACAGCTTTAGCCGCAGACGATGTGGCTCGGGTGGTTGACATCCAACCGCGTTATACCACCACGTTGCAACAACAGTGCCACATCGAACAAGTTCGAGTAGACAACTCGGGTGTGGGCACCGTGATCGGTGGTGTCACTGGTGGCATCGTGGGCAACCAGGTGGGCAAGGGCACCGGCAAGGATGTGGCCACGGTGCTGGGTGCAGTGGTGGGAGCCAGCGTGGGCAGTCGCATCGGTCAAGATCAAGCCGGGTACGAACAACGCCAGGTCTGCCGTTCCGTGCCCATCACCCAACAAATAGGTGAGACAGTGACCTTTGAATATCGCGGTCGCAGGTTCAATGTCCAGTTCTAAGTTACGATTGTGGGAGGCCGTGATCCGACCTCCCGGTCCTGGCAGCATCGAGACCAAGGCCAGAGTGGCAGCCGAGACCGCAGAAGAGGCTCGACTGCTACTGCAACAATTACACGGTCCTAGGTCAGTGCCCTATCTTCCCCGACAGATACCGCATTGATGATAGTTGTAACAAGATTGTAATATCAACGTAATTAAATAGGTTGGTGTATAAAGCACACAATCACTATCACACTCACAAGGAGACCACAGTGAAACAATTTGTAATTTCCATGCTGGCGGCACTATTTGTTGTATCAGCGCAAGCACAGACTATCACAGGTGCAGGCGCAACATTTCCCTATCCTGTATACGCCAAGTGGGCTGAAGCCTACAAGAAAGAAACCGGTGTCAGCCTCAACTATCAGAGTATTGGTTCAAGTGGCGGCCTGCGTCAGATCCGTGCCAAGACAGTTACATTTGGTGCCAGCGATGCACCCGTCAAAGGTGTAGACTTAGACAAGGATGGCATGGTGCAGTTCCCCGCGATCATTGGCGGCACTGTGCCCGTGTTCAACCTTGATGGTTTTAAGCAGGGTGAACTCAAAGTAACTGGCGAAGTGCTGGCAGAGATGTTCATGGGCTGGATCGTTAACTGGAACGATCCCAAGATCGCTGCACTGAACCCTGGCAAGAAACTGCCCGATCTCAATATCACAGTAGTCCATCGTGCAGACGGTTCAGGCACAACCTTCAACTTTACCGATTACCTCACCGAAGCTTCAAAGCTCTGGGCTGAAAAGGTAGGCAAAGGTGCTGCTGTCAAGTGGCCCGCAGCGTCGTCTGTTGGCGGTAAGGGCAATGAAGGCGTGGCAGCAAATGTTGGTCGTATCAAAGGTAGCATCGGTTATGTAGAATATGCCTATGCTAAGAAGAACAGCATCCCTTACTTCCAACTTCAGAACAAAGATGGCAAGTTCGTCCGGCCTGATGATGCTACATTCGCAGCGGCCGCAGCAGGTGCCGATTGGTTCTCAGTTCCTGGTATGGGACTCAGCATTGTCAATCAACCCGGCAAAGACTCATGGCCCATCACCACTGCCAGCTTCATCCTTATGTACAAAGAACCTGTGAACAAGAAAGAAAGCCAAGAAGTCATCAAGTTCTTTGATTGGGCTTTCAAGAACGGTGCCAAGCTGAGTGCTGAACTCGACTATGTGCATCTTCCCACAAAACTGCAGGATGATATTCGTCAAAAAGTTTGGTCACAGATCAAGTAAATAGTATTATCGCTGTATGAAGCGATGCAAAATGTGTTCTGGACGCCGGGGCGGTACCGGCCGGGTCCACCAGAAGCATATTAGACTGTAAACATCGTAAAGAGAACCTTTATGGTCGGTGTTGCTAGTATGCTTCTGATGGGCCCGAAATAGTTTCGACAGTGCAAGGAGTAGCAGAGTGGACAGCGGGGCAAGGCAGAAGCCCTTAGGGTTGGGATTTCCCGGCCGTAGAAGCGAAACCTACAAATGCCAACGATGAGGTGTTTGCTCTAGCCGCCTAAGGCTAGACGGGGCAGGACAGGCCTTGTTATCAAACCCACCAAAAGCCCGCTTCGGCGGGCTTTTTCATGACCATGTCATCAACCAATAAATATCCAACATGAGATTCACACTTGACTTGACCTACAATCGCCGACCCATCGTGATCTTGGGATGGGCCGCCAGCCTTCCACATCTAGTAGAACTTGTATCGGCCACACAACGTCCCATAAGAGGTGTGTACGATCCCGATGGTATCCCCAATGACTTGGGTCTAGAAGATATCACGCTCGACGAAGCCCTGGATGAAAGAGCCGATTGTGAATACCTAGTGGGTACCACCTGGGTACCGGGGCAGCATCCGATAAGTCGACGCACACGCAACAAACGACTGGGACTGATAGGCATCATGCAGGACCATAGATTGGTGGGTGCCACTGTGGCACATCCTTCGGCACAGATCAGTCCACGAGCGCGATTGGGACACAACGTCATCATAGGATCACGAGCCCAGATCAATCACGGTGCTGTGATACATGATCATGTCACAGTCAAGGATCAGGCCTACATCAGCCACGACGTCGTGGTGGGATCTCGATCATTGATACAAATCGGTGCCTGCGTGACTGGCGGATGCGAAGTGGGGGAAGATTGCTTTGTGGGAGTCAAAAGCACCATCGTCAATCGACATCAAGACGGTCGACACATGAAGATTGGCAACGGAACAGTGATTGCACCCAGCGTCACGGTGTTTGAAGATTTGCCCGAAAACTCACGAGCCCGGCCCGGCACATCAAGTCGAGTCTACTGACTTCATCAATCGCCTGAGGTGGCGGTATTCACGCATGCGATTGTAGATGCGGATGATGCCGCGAGCGGCATGTTGTGGCGCTATCTGCGGAAACACAGCATGCACGAAACTGCTGATGGCCAGCCACAGCAATCTTCCACCATTGGCCATGCTGTGACGGAAGTGATACCAGTAGGTCATGTTGCTGTCTTTGAGATGTTGTTTGGCCGAAATCATGTGGTATTTACGCTACAATGCTCGAGGTTGACCAGAAAATCCCATTTTCATACAATACTAGAACAGTAAACAACAAGGCCCACAAATTCATTGACTTTCGTAGTTGACCAATATATCGAGATATTGTATAATTTAGTGACTGTAGCAATCAACCAAGAGGAATAGCCCTATGTCCGTAGAACATCGCACCGTTACCGCGATTGGTGCTCGCAAAACCATCCAAAAATGTTTCGCTGTGAAACGTCCGATTTTTCTCTGGGGCCCTCCCGGCATCGGCAAGAGTGAAGTGGTGGCCGAGATCGCTCAAGAATTGGGCGGGCTCATGATCGATCTCCGTCTGGGTCAGATGGATCCCACTGACATCCGTGGTATTCCGTTCTACAACAAAGACGCCGGTAAAATGGATTGGGCACCGCCCATCGATCTGCCCGATGAGGAATTGGCCAGCCAGTATCCCATCGTTGTGTTATTCATGGACGAGATGAATTCGGCACCACCGGCGGTGCAGGCTGCGGCCTATCAGTTGGTGCTGAATCGTCGTGTTGGTCGGTATGTGCTACCCGACAATGTGGTGATGATCGCCGCGGGCAATCGCGAGAGCGACAAAGGTGTCACTTATCGCATGCCCACTCCGCTGAGCAACCGTTTCGTGCATGTGGAAATGCGTCCCGACTTTGCCGCATGGCATGAGTGGGCAGTGCTCAACAACGAGCACAAGGATGTGGTGGGTTATATCACGTTCGCCAAACAAGATCTCTACGACTTTGACAGCAAGAGCGCCAGCCGTGCGTTCGCTACCCCACGCTCGTGGCATTTTGTCAGCGAACTGCTCAAAGACGAGGACCTCGATGATGTCACTGCCACCGATCTCATCGCTGGTACTGTGGGCGAGGGTCTCGCAGTCAAGTTCATGGCTCACCGCAAGATTTCAAGTAAACTGCCCAAGCCCGAAGCCATTCTAGCCGGCAAAGAAAAAGAGCTCAAAGTCAAAGAAGTTTCGGCCATGTACAGTCTCGTGACTTCGTTGTGCTACGAACTCAAGGCAGCCATCGAAAACAAGTCTCCGGACAAAGAGTTCCATGCCATGGCCGATAACTTCTTCAAGTTCATGATGGACAATTTTGAGACCGAGATCGTTGTCATGGGTGCCAGGATCGCGCTGACCACATATGGTCTACCATTCCAGCCCACCAAGCTCAAGCACTTTGATGAGTTCCATCAGAAATACGGCAAGTACATCCTTCAAGCCAACAATTAAGGTTGAACCGGGACGGGATCTATCGCGTGAGCGGACATAGGGCTATGTCAGATCCCGTCCCTCCCACCACCGTGGTCCAGTACGAATTCGTACCTTACTCGCATCAACAGGTACAGGATCTACTGCGAAATGTTGCCCGAGATTTTGGCCCGCCTGGTGATCGTCGCAAATGGCAGTTCGTCACTGCCAACACACCCGACACCCAAAGCAACCTCTGGGTCGTGGACTTCCATTTCCGTGACAGTCGTGATGCCATCATGTTCAGTCTTAAATACCAACGATGAAATACGAAATCATACGATTGGATGGTCGCTATACCTACCGAGACTTGTTTGAATACTGCATCAAGTTCTCCAACCGTATGGCCGTGAATCACGGTCCACTGCAATTCAACGATGCACTGAAATGGTTCTTTGACACCTATGGCTGGAGTGCCGAGATTCGCGATTACAGCAAGATGCAGAAGTGGGTCACTGTCTTTCCCGGGATAAAAACACAACCTTTCCGAATCGCACAGAGCATACTAACTGAGCGTCCTGATCATTGCAACCCACACTGGTCATGGACCAACGGCTACGATGATCTGCGTATCTACGTGGCCACCGACGCAGAACTGGCTTTTTTCCAGCTGGCGCATCCGGTTGACCAGAAATCATGATTATCGTATAATATAGAATACAATGAAGGAGCGCGAATGACTACTGCAACCAGTACCCAGAACAAAGATGATGCCAAAAAATTTGCCAATCTAATTGGTCCCATGGATGCCAAGTTGGATCGAGAAGTGCGCGAGATGTTGGTCACTGCCCGGATTGGTATGTTGCTTCGAGCTTCGTTTTTTGGTAATCTAGCCACGCGACTCAAACTGGTCAACGCCGACGAATGGTGTGCCACTGCCGCCACTGATGGGCGCCATTTCTATTACAACAGTCGATTCATCAAGATGCTACGGCCCAAAGAGATTGAGTTCTTGTTTGGACACGAAGTCCTGCATTGTGTCTACGACCATTTTGGACGACGCGGCAGTCGTGATCCACAACTGTGGAACATCGCCAATGACTTTGCAGTCAATGCCGATCTCAAGAAACACCGAGTGGGCGAATTCATCACTTCGGTGCCCTGCCTTTATGACTCCAAATACGAGGGCATGAGCAGTGAAGAAATCTATGACGACATCTATGAAAATGCCGAAAAGATCGATCTTGACCAATTGATCGATCGCATGATCGACGAGCACATGGACGGTGACGAAGATGGCGGCAACAGCGATGGTGATCAAGACGGCAAAGGTAAAGGACCAGCTCGGCTCAGCAAAGAAGAACGAGATCAGATCCGAGACGAGATCAAAGAAGCCATGCTCAATGCCGCCCAGGTATCCGATGCCGGCAACTTGCCCTTGGGTGTGCGACGACTGATCCAGGACCTCACCGAGCCCAAGATGAACTGGCGTGAACTGCTCCGCATGCAATTAGAATCCACTATCAAGAGCGACTATTCTTGGATGAAGACCAGCCGCAAAGGTTGGGACATGGATGCGGTGATGCCGGGCATGCGCAACGATGACATGATCGATATCGTGATCATGAATGACATGTCGGGTTCGATCTCCGACTCCCAGGCTCGAGACTTTATCTCCGAAGTGGCTGGTATCATGGAACAATTTTCCAGCTATCGCATCATCATGGCGTCGTTCGACACCGAAGTTTACAATGTATGCATCTACACCAGCGAAAATCTCGAAGATGTTGCCAACTACGAACTCAAGGGCGGTGGTGGTACCGATTTTGATTGCATCTTTGAGTATCTCAAACGCGAAGAGATTGAACCCCGGCGCTTGGTGGTTTTCACAGATGGCTATCCGTTTGGTTCGTGGGGCGATCCCAACTACTGCGACACTGTATGGATCATCCACGGTGATCGCGACCCACACCCACCATTTGGTCAGTGGGCTTTGTACGGCGAAGACAAGTAATTTCTCCAGAATCACTGTCAAACCCTGGATTTTATTTGATCCAGGGTTTTCTTTGTAGTAAATAATTGCATGGAAAATCAACGCTCTGAATTCAACATCAACGATCTTGCCAGCCTCAAAAACATCATTGAACTGGCATGTACACGGGGTGCCTTCCGTGCATCTGAAATGACTGCTGTGGGTGAAGCTTACCAACGCCTGGACACTTTCCTGGCTGGTGTTTTGAACCAGGCACAGTCACAACAGGCTGCCGGCGAAGAACCCGGACCCGAATCACAACCCGAACAAGGAGAAGCATCATGATCAAACACGTGGGCAAACACGGAGACCGAAAGGTGGCCATCGTGTTCCGAGAGATTCCAGCCGAAGAGCACATGTGCTTGGTAGTATATCCCGATGTTCTACCAGTGGCCATGCACGATGCCTTGATGCGAGTGATCGAAAGTGCACCAGCACAGACTGCGGAAAACCTCGGTGATGCACTGTTTCGCGAACTGTTCAATGATGGCAGACCCATGCTACAGACTCTCCATGCCGAGGGCATGCTGAAAAAAGTACAAACCAAACAGATCGTGGTCACACCCAACCCCAGTAGTCATGTCAACCTCGAAGAGATGAACGAGATCATCCGTAAAATGAAGCTGGGCGAAGATGCCATTCGCGAAATGGCTGACCTAGACAACAATCGTGGCATGACCGGCAAGGTGCGTCCACGTGACGATTATGGTCGAGAGATCGGCGCTCCCACCGATCAAGTCCGACAAGGTTCCAAAACCATCGCAGGCAGTGATGCTTCCATGGCCTTGGATGATCAAAGCCTCGCACAGAATCTCTTGCAACAAGCTCAACGCATGGAAAACGAAGCCAAAGGACTCATGGCCGAGAGTGCCAGATTGCTGAAGGAAGCTCGGGAGATGCTGGGTGAGCCAGCCACCGCCAAGAAAACCACTCGGGGTCGCCCCAAGAAACAGGTGGTGGCGGATGCTGCTCACTAACGACTTCCTAAAAAATTGGGAATCCATAGTTGACCAAGTCGACAAGCAGCATGTACCGATAGATTGTGTGAAAAAGGTGGTGTTCCGTACACGCGAACGGCGCCAACGAACCATCAATCTAAAGCGTCTCCGAGAACAGGGCTTTGATGAAGATGTCATCGAGCAAATGGTCAACACGTTCATACGGTCCAATGAGGAAGACATCGTGAGCATGGAGTTCGTGCTGGACATCGAGACTGTGGCCGGTATTTTGCAACCCGAAACCGACAAACTACTCAAAGGTATTGCATGAAAGTACGCCTGGTTTCTTATTCACAGCCTTGCACTGAATTTGCAGATCAAGGCATCTCGGATGCACAAGAACTCATCGCGTACTGTGCCCGTGTTTCCAATCCAGCCAATCAGTTCAACACCGAGACCTCGGAACGTCTCATACGCTACCTGGTAAAACATCAGCATTGGAGTCCGTTAGAAATGGTGTCGGCCTGCATGGAAATCACTACCACTCGAGACATCGCACGGCAGATACTGAGACATCGCAGTTTCTCGTTCCAAGAGTTCAGCCAAAGGTATGCCGACCCCACACGTGATCTAGATTTCACAGTGCGCGAGCTACGCATGCAGGATCAAAAGAATCGGCAAAACAGCATCAGCATCGATGATTCCGATATCGAAGCGCAAGAGCTGGCCAAGACCTGGCACATAAAACAACTCGAAGTGATCGAACTGGCTCGACGCAACTACGAATGGGCCATCACCAAAGGCATCGCCAAGGAACAGGCTCGTGCCGTGTTGCCCGAGGGATTGATCGAAAGCAGGATCTACATGAATGGTACCCTGAGATCATGGGCACATTTCATCGAGCTCAGGAGTGCCAATGGCACACAACGAGAGCATCAAGAAGTGGCTCGGGCCTGTGCAGAGGCCATTTCACGTATCTTTCCCATGGTTTCTGATTTCGTACAATCGTGAAGATCACTTTCTATCGCTTCAATCTGGGCGATGTAGATGATGTAGACATCTATGCGGCACAACCCATATACCAGTGGCAACAGACCGAGCAAGGACGATGGGTCATGGAGCATGCGCACAATCTCACCTATCATACACAACCCGATGAAAATTACTGGGGATATGATGTGGCCATACGAGGCGAAATTTCAGATCCACGAAAAGTCACGGAGTACTACTTGAGATGGAACAATCAAGAAAAATCTTAGTTACAGGTGGGCTTGGTCTCATCGGTCACAATGTGGTGAATCGTCTGCAAGCACTGGGACATTGGACCACGGTCATGGACAACAAAACCAACTACGGTATCATACCCGAAGATGAGATGCAGTATCTGTTCCAAGAAAGAGAAAAACGCATCGCACCCGATACACCATTGTATGTGGGCGATATCTCTGTGTCACACAATGTGGATTATGTGTTTCGCCAAGAACAGCCCGACACTGTGATACACATGGCCAGTTTCCCGAGACAGAAAGTGGTGAATGCTGCGCCGGCGCTGGGCTCGCGTACCATGATGGAAGGTCTTTTGAATCTCTTGGAAGCAGCGAGACTGTCGGGCGTGAAAAAGTTTGTTTACATATCATCCAGCATGGTCTATGGCGACTTCCGTGATGCAGTGACCGAAGATGCCGAATGCCGTCCACAAGGTCAATACGGCATCATGAAGCTGGCCGGCGAATGGTTGGTGCGAGATTACACCCGCAAGTATGGAATGGCGCATGTGGTGATCCGTCCCAGTGCAGTATACGGACCCTTGGACGTGGAGGATCGCGTGATCAGTCGTTTCTTGATCACTGCCATGCGCGGAGAAACCATACGCGTCAACGGTGCCAACGAGCGCTTGGATTTTACCTACGTGGATGATGCTGCCGATGGCATCGTGGCTGCGTGCCTGAGAGATCAAGCCAACAATCACACCTTCAACATAACCAAGAGTCATGCATGGACACTGCTAGAAGCAGCTCAACTGGCACAAAAACTAGTGGGCCGTGGTGACATCGAAGTGCGCGATCGTGATCAGGATTTTCCCAGTCGCGGAAGACTCGACATCACTCTAGCACAGCAACTACTGGATTTCAATCCCAAAGTCGACATTGACCAAGGATTCCAAATCTATCACAACTGGATCATCAACAGCGATTACTGGCGTCAACGACTGGCATTGTGACCGATCATGATCAAAATCCCGTTCACTGGAATCAAGAAACAGTACAACAACTTGCGCCAGGAAATCCTGGATGTCACCGATGAGGTGTTGAGATCTGGGCAGGTCATGAGTGGAAACTGGACCGAAGAGTTTGAACACTGGCTGGCACGAAAAAATCGATGCAAATGGGCCATAACCTGTCATTCAGGCACACAAGCCCTGGAAATCATCGCTGAATTCTTGCGACACGAAACAACCGACGCCCAACCCACGGTGGCTGTGCCTTCCATGACATATGTGGCCACCATCAATGCCTGGCTGCGAGCGGGCTGGGATGTGATATTGTGCGATGTGGATTCAGACGGTATCATGGATCTCAGAAAACTTCCAGATCGTTCCAGCATCAATGCCATGTGTCTGGTCGGGCTTTATGGACATCCAATCACACACCATGGTTCGGTGCGAGATTGGCAAAAATTCACTCACATCGCTGTGATAGAAGATGCTGCCCAGCATTGGATCAGTGACGATTGTGGCAGGATCGGATCTGGTGCTGCCATCAGTTTTGATCCCATGAAAAATCTCAGTGCATACGGAAACGGTGGTGCCGTGGTCACCAACGATCCCAGACTGGCCGACTATGCACGGGCTTGGCGCGACAATGGCAAATACAACCGTCATCGCACTTGGGGTACAAACAGTCGCATCAGTGAAATAGATGCCGCGCATCTCATGGTCAAGACTAGGTATCTGGACCAATGGCAACAACGCCGGGCCAAGATCGCCGAACATTGGATCAAAGAGTTCCGAGGATCCATGCGCTGTTTGATCACCGAACACAATTTACACGAACATGCCTTGCACAAGTTTGTGATCGATGTGGATCATCGCGATGACTTGGAGCAATCGCTTTTGCAGGCCCACATCGAGGCCCGTGTGCATTATCGTACTCCGTTGCACGAAATACCCGAGTTCCATCAGTTTCCGGGGCCGGGATTCCTGAGTTCGGCCAGTGCGCTGAGCCGTCGTGTATTGAGCTTGCCTTTTTATCCCGAGCTCACTGACCTCGAAGTCGAATACATCACCGAGTCGGTGAAATCCCACGTTTGAAGAACAAGTAACTGGCCAACCAGGACCACTCGTAGCTCTTGCGCAGTTCATCAAAATCTCCCGCAACTTCTTGGTAGTAGGCCACGCCATCCTCGGCACCGTACACTGACCATTCGCCATAGGGACCTTGTCCCTTGGTCAACCATTGGCGCAAGCGATATTCGTTTTCGACATCGGGCAGGCTGGCCTGCAGTTTGATCACTTCTCGGAAAGCAGTACGCCAAGCAGTCCAGGCATCGGTGTTGTAGCGTGCCACGCCCGACAGTATGGGCACCACTTCGTGTGCGTCATCCAAGGTAAAGTCCAGACCACGACCGGGATTGGCCAACACTAGATCACGATTGTAGGCGATCATGGCCTGGTGCCCGTATTCCAGCATGTTCACGGGATTGAGTGCATGGAAGATATAGTGCTTGGGCTGTTGCAGGCGATCCGGCTGCCACGACCAATCAAAGTCGGCCAGCACATCCAGCTTGGCAAACACAGCAAAGAACCACGGCGTCTCACTGGCTCGAGCAGCAGCATGATAGGCAGCAGCACGACCTGGCACTCGATCCACCCGCACCAAGCGGTTGGGCTGTCCTTGTTTGCGCAACATCAGGCTGGCCCAGTTTCGATCAGCGTCGGGTTCTCCGTTGGAGATGTACACGATGTCCAATGCCTCTGAAGGTTCTAGGTCCTGGCCTCGATCTATCACAGGATAGTCATACATCTGTGTGCGCAGATGATTTTTGGCTTCACGTGGCACCAACACACTGGTCCCCCCGGTGCGCAACAGAGTCACTGCTTTGGTTTCATCGCGCCAAAGATTGAGATCCACGAGCTTGGTGGCCGGTTGTTGGCAATAGAATTCCGCGATTGGCTGTGAAAAATCATGTGCGAGCACTGCCGGTACCACGGAATCGCTGTGATACTTGATGCGTGGCACAGCATGTCGAGGAACACAGGGATCTTGTATGAAATTCAAGGTGTCGAACCACTCCAACAGAGCTAGGTTCTGGCTTTTTTCCAAGAACGTGGGCACATGCACATAGAATGTGTCTCCGAACTTTTGAGAACCACTGGCAAACACAGACAACATGTGATCTTGCCATTCACTGGGATGCCAAGTGAAATCAAAATGTTGATAGTCACACACATCGGCAGTGACCCAGCACCAGGTCCATGTCACGTGAGACAAGGCTCGTCGCAAGGTGCCCAGATAAGAACCAATATAGCGTGTGTTGACATCACCGACATCGGCACTGGATGAATGCTTGATGTGTAGCCTGGGCACAGACTTGCAGCGTGTTATGGTTGCATGATCGCGATTGATGTCTTGATAACCTTCGCGTGGTATCAACCATGTGCCTCCATTGGCTTGATGTTGACTGGGCCACACATGTGCTTGGTGTTTCTGTCCAGGCGGTGGCTCCCAGTACCAGTCAAACGTGCTATAATCATTGGCACCATGGACCACCCATAAATATCGGGTGCGAGACTGCTGTCTGGCATGTTCTAGATCCCGCGCTGGTTTTTCGTGTGGGAACAATCCCGTGGGTTCACTGATGTAAAAAACGTCAAACATGATCAAGATCGATGAAATCTATCATTACCTGTTCTGGCCCTATATACAGAAACATGTTCCCGCCACACGCATGTTTTATTGCGATCCGTTTGGTAGCTCACGACCCGAAAATCTCGTCAAGGTCGCAGCCAATGGCTTTGAACTAAATTATACTTACTTTCACGATCAAGAGCCAATATATTTGGACATGCATGCTCCGCTGTTTGATGATCTACAGATCCGCAATCGTGATCTCAATCACAGGATAGGTCCCAGGCATCGAGCCATGATACACAGCGAATACCAAAGCGACAATGTGCGTGAACTGTGTGAAAGATACCGCCTCAAAGACTACTATTATTTTTTCCACGGATGGGCTGCTTTGGATTGGTTCCGTGGCTACGACCGCACATGGTTGATCACCGACCCCAACAAGCGGGATATAACTCACAGTTTTTTCAGTGCCAATCGCATAGTCGGGGGACGCCGCGAACATCGAGTGCGACTTTTGCTGAAACTGTTGGAACACAACGTCCACAATGCCTGTATCAGCTTTCCGGATCAATGTCCCGTAGAGGGCCAGTCTGTGCTGGATCTAGCACATGCCCTGGGCGGGGACCAGGCACGTGAGCTGGTACGACAAGCCCAACTGCCCTGGAATTTTTCCGGGGAAACCGGGCATCCCATGAAAAGCTATTGTCTCACACAATTCCACGAGACTGCGAGTAGTCTAGCCTACGTGATCACAGAAACTGTGTTCAGCGGCACACGACAGCATCTCACTGAAAAAACATTCAAACCCATCTGCCTCAAGATGCCGTTTGTGATGGTAAGCTGTGCTGGCAGTCTCGAATATCTTCGCAGATATGGATTCCACACCTTTCATGACGTCTGGGACGAAAGCTATGACAGCGAAGTCGACGATGCTGTGAGGTTATCAAAGATATCGCAACTGTTGTGTTGGATGGACAGCCTGGATCATCAACAACTCAACGACATGTACCAACGCTGCTTGCCAGTGATCGAACACAATCATCGACATTTTTATGGTGGCGGCTTTGAACGTGTGTTATGGGACGAAGTTTCATGCATGCTGGAAAAAATGCGACGAGATTTCAATGATTGATTTTGTTTTTGATCATGTCTGGGATCAAGCAAGGCCAGCACCAAACATCGCACGATGGCAGGCCCGACCATACACACCCGAGTGGCATCAATTCAGCCAGCATTGGCCTTGGAGCGAGCCGGTGATGTTTTATGAATATTGCCGTGTGCATGGCATAGCAGTAAGAGCCATCACTCATGATCAAGTCAGACATCAGGCGTTCTATCCCATAGCTCTCACATTTTTCGATCATGACACACAGCATCTCGATCTCGTGCCCCAGGCAGTGAAACAGCTATGTCAACAGTGTCGTGTGAAGATACTGATATTCTACAGCGAAGGCGACAATCCCGGCCGTATAAGACAGAGCCTGGATCAACAATGCCTCAACAATTCATTGCCACCAGAAAGTGTGATATTGATATCGGCCAACACCGAGGCCAGTACCATGCAAAACTGTCGTTACTTTGCCGACGACGAGCTGTTGTTCCGTTTGCGCAATCAACAACATCCGGCTGTGGCTCCGGACAACAAAAGAAAAAGACCGCATGCGTTCACCAGCTTGGTACGCACACACAAATGGTGGCGGGCCACTACCATGACCGAAATGCAGCGCCGTGGATGGTTGCAACGAGCCATATGGAGCTACAACACCCAAGTGGCCCTAGACGAACCTTTTACCGACAACCCCATACGTTTCTGGTATCGTCCGGGGCTGAAGCAAAGCCTCGAGCTATTCATGGAAAACGGTCCTTACCGGGCCGATGCCTTGGATCATCAGGCGCACAATGATCACACACACCATGTGCGCGAACACTACACCAACAGCTACTTCCAGGTCGTACTCGAGACACACTTTGACGCAGACGGATCTCGGGGAGCCTTTGTCACAGAAAAAACCTTCAAGCCCATCAAGCATGCACAGCCTTTCGTGATATTTGGTGCTGCTGGTACCTTGTCTGCCTTGAGAGGTCTAGGTTACCGCACGTTTGATTCTGTGATCGACAACAGCTACGATCAAGAACTTGACAACAACCGTCGCTGGGAGAAGGTGTTTGATGCCATACAAGGTATCATGCAACAAAAAAATCTACGCGATTGGTATCAACGCTGTTGGCCTGATCTCGAACACAATCAGAGATTATTCACCGGAGATCTCACTCCGCGTTTAAATAGCTTACTTGAAAGCCTGACATGGAATTGACCGTACAATCTTACACCAGTTGGCAGCCCTTGGAAGAAGTGATAGTGGGGCGCGTCTATAGCAAAAAACATTTTTCTTCGATACCGGACCGCCGGGTACGCAAACAACTACAGCGTATCATGGAAGAGACCGAAGAAGACCTGGACAATCTGGCTCGAGTCATACAAAGATTCGGTGCCCGGGTGCGCAGACCTGAACCCACCGGAGTTCTCAGTTTCCAGGACATGCTGTCGCGTGGCATGCGTCCACCTACTCCACCCATAACCCCCAGAGACACACAGATAACCCTGGGCGAGCGTTTGTTGCGATTCAACGATGACTACGAGTACAACGGAATCATCACCGAATATCAGCGTTTACAACCGGGCTCGGTGTTGCAGGCACGTGATGCTGTGATGGCGGGCGCTGTGGCCAGCTGCATAGTTCGAGTTGGCACCGATGTGCTGTTTGACAACAGCGAATACATGACCAGTCAGCAGATGGAGTGGATACAACAGCATGCATTGGATTCAAGGTTCCGTGTGCGCCGTTGTCAGACCAACGGTCACGGAGATGCTGTGTTTGCCATATTGCGACCCGGAGTGATATTGTCAAGCAAACACGATGCTGACATCAATTATCGAGACACGTTCCCGGGCTGGGAAGTTTGCCGTGTACCACTCAGCAACATCGAAGCCAGCTTGGCCGTGGGACAATTCAAAGAGTCTTCGTTCAATGGAAGATGGTGGGTGGAAGGCAGCCACGATGATCCGGCCTTTGCTGCTTATGTGGATCAGTATCTCTCGCACTGGACCGGATTTGTCAGCGAAACTGTGTTTGATGTCAACTGCCTGGTGCTCGACGAGCATCATGTGATATTTTCCAGCTACAACAAAGAAGTGTTTGAGTTCTGTCAACGCCACAGGATCGAACCCATAATCGCTCCTTTGCGGCATCGATACTTTTGGGATGGCGGGATTTCTTGTGTGACCCAGGACATACGTCGTCGTGGGCCACTGGAAACCTATCTATGATCTCACGGGCACGCCGTAAAATCTAGTGAATCTATCAGCATCGTCTCGAGTGTTGATCATGGGTTCCCCGCGCACATTGAGACTGGTGTTCAATAACATGGGACAGCCGGTCTGGGCATACCATTGTTCTAGGAGTTGGCGGATGCCCGATCGCGAATTCTTTGGAACTGTCTGTACTCGGCTGGTGCCATCAACATGACATATAGCAGGAAAAAGATCAGGGCGACGGCACCGGGCGACCACTTGCATGTAATCGCTGCGGTGCCAAACAGGTGGCATATCAAAGTAGTCATTGACCATCTCGGCCAGTATGACCGGGGCAAAGGGTCTAAATTTTTGACGTCGCTTAATTTCATTGACTCTATCCTTGATATCCTCTCCGCGAGGATCTGCTAATAGACTACGGTTGCCTAGGGCACGAGGACCAAACTCAGCTGGTCCGCTAGCCACAGCAGCAATACCCCCGTCAGCAAGATCATCGAGTAGGGCACGAACAGGATAATCGCCAGTGATAGTGTGACCAAGATAAGGGTCACGCCAGCGCAGGCGCTGACCATAAGCAAGAGCGGCTGCACCAAGACTCGATCCAGCATCTCCGGGATTGGGCATGATCCAAATGTCATCAAAATAGTCTCCCAACAAACGATTGGCCAGGCAATTCAAGGCCACACCACCCATGTAAACGAGATTGCCACCACCGGTGAGATCGCGAGCACGTCGCATCACTGACATGATCAACTGCTCGGTCAGGGCCTGGGCCGAAGCCGCGATATCTTCGTTGTGGGTGAATGGCAACTCGTATTCATCGAATCCAATGTGCAGATTCTTGTGGAATCTCACTTGTTGTAGATCCTCGACGAGATGCTCGCGCATCCAGGCGGCACCGAGATCGCTGCCATAAGCAGCCATGCCCATGGTTATATATTCTTCTTCCATGGGCTTGAGTCCCACGGCTTTGGTCACGGCACTGTAGAATAATCCAATGCTGTGTGGATACCTTTGCCGCCACAGTCGTTGATACTGTGCCTGGCCCTGGTCATCGTAACAGGCACGATAGATGGAAACAGTGTCAAGTTCTCCAATGGCATCTATCACCACCACAGTGGCGTCATCAAACGGTGATGTCTGGAAACCCGCAGCGGCATGACTGAGATGATGCGAGAAGCATCTACGATCTTCCACGGCATTTTTCAGATACCAGCCATTGAGATGTTGGGACAACGTGCCTGATAGGCTCAAGGGTGGCAAAGGAGTCTGCCCACTCACTGCTCGCTGCAAACCATGCATCCAAGGTCGTTCGTAAAAGGCCAGTGTGCCAATTTGTGTACCGTCGATTTCGGCCAGCATGTCTGGTGATATACCATCATCGTTTTTGACACGGCTGTATCTTTCGCTGTGGGCAGCAAACAATATGTCGCCGTTCGGGGACACCAGGCTCACTGAACCGTCATGGAAACCCGCACTGATTCCTAGTATGTTCATTTATAAATGAAAGGGTCGCGTTTGCGTAACTCGCGCAGTTTCCTGCGATAACGTATTTCTAGTTTGATCCATCCGATCAATCGTTTCAACCATGTCATGACATTTCCTTGCTGATCACATCAATTTGTTTTTGAGCATATCCAGTGTCGCTCCAACGATACTGGTACGTGGTTCTTGCATTTGGAGTTCGTATCTCTGCCACGTTTAGATGCGTATTTAATTGCTGCCAAATGTCGCGATAATGTTCTGAACCAAAGCTGCGCTGGAGATCCACTTGCGCCACACAGGGATGACCGATAGTGAGACTTTTGTCTTCGGGATCAAACCCGTTGTCTCTCAGCCAATCACGGAAAGCCTCCAGCTCGGCCAGTTGCCAAGGTTGGTCCCCGGCATAGCGGCCCCATTCGATGTCAAAGTCCCCGGCGGCCTCGGTCTGTCCCTTCAACACTGTGGTGGTCAACTCACCGATCCTGCTGTCACGGCCCTCGTCGTGGAACACTTCCCAGTGATGCTTTCCAACTGCTTTGTTCACACCCACATACACACCGCCCAGGCGGCGACTTATGGTGTCGACCCCAAACAGTTCAAAGTCTTGGGGTTCGAGCTTGAATCTCGGAGCCCCCAACCAACACATGAGCTGGCTGGGGCGGATCCAGTCTGGTGCTTCCAGCTGTTTGCGCCAGCTCAATGCCCATGATTCGAACTCGTGACACAAGAGATTGAGTTGTCTGATGTGCCACCGCGTGGCAGCATCGGCCCTTTGATAGTACACACTCATGGAACCACTCACGCCCTGTAATTCTTCAAAGTATCTATGCAAGTCATTCATGCGCTCCTGGCGCATGGTGCGTGGTCTTGGTTGGTGTTCAAACATGGTGGCCATGTCAAACCGATCCTGTATGCGATATCCCAAATCAGCGGTGTTGATGGCTTGTATGCTGTGATTGACTTGATCTAGGATGTAGTTGCCATCGCGTGCACCATCGGGAAATCCCAAGAAACAGTAGTTTTTCTCTAGGTGATACTCACCGCTGATCAAATGCTCTAGGGCGCACAACCATTTGTGACCGAGACTGGTGTCTCCCACATCGATGTAGAGAGTGATGATGTGTTCGTGATGATCTGTGAGATCGATTTCAATGCGTTGGGATTTGTTGCCACCATTCATGGACTTCGGGATCCTTGCGTAAAATATCGGCCATGGTATAACTGTCGTTGCGTATGGACTCTAATTTTAACACACGAGCCTTGCCTTTAGCAAGACCCATTTGCCAGGTGTCAGGCCAAGATTCCTGGAACGTGGGACGTTTTATCAATTGTTCGAGCACATCTCGCATGGCCCCGTGTGTTTGTGACATGAGACTCCGCAGTCTCGGCTCCAGCAACGACCTTGGCAAGCACAGCGGACTCATGACGATGTCGGGAGTGAAACTGAATACCACTTTGGCCAAAACTTCTACTTGGTGTGTGTCTGCCAATTCCTGTATATTTCCGACTTCGTATAAACCGGGTAGGGTGAGCGTGAAGTCGAGTCTAAATTGGCGGCTGTGTCTTCGGTGGTCCACACCTCGTTGGAAGTTTTCAAGCCATTGGTCGTAGCGCAGTCCGGTTCGGATGTATTCTCCTGTGGCTCCAGTTCCGTCAAGGCTGGCGCAGATCTGGTAATCTCGTAAATGATCGAGGATGTCGCGAAAAAGATCCACGCCGCGATAATGGCAACGACTAAGATTAGTATTATACCTAGCATAGACACGTGGACCGTCTCCCAGTTCAATGATGCGTTGCATGTAGCGCCAGTGTTGCTCGTACATGAGCGGTTCTCCACCCACCCAATACACTTCTTCCACACGATGTTGTTCCACTGCCGCAGCGAACTCGCGCTCGATCACAGTGTCTTGGAACTTACTTATTTCCTGGCGTGTGTGGGGTTGCATCCAAGCGTTCTTGGGATTGCTCCAATCGATCATGTCATGCTGGCGCTGTTCGGTTTCCCAGCTCGAACTCAGCATGTCGCCACACATCCTACATTTGAAATTGCAGAGATTTGAAAATCTATAATCCCAGCTCACGGGCTGCATGTCGGTGCGTCCGTCTGTGTCTGTTCTGGCTATGGCCTCCGCATACTTGTGACCAAACAGCTGATTGAAATAGTCGCGATAGACCGCGGTGTTGAGCAGTTGATTGTTGCATACTTCGCATTCAGGCAAGGTGTCCCCGGCCATCATCCTGCGACGCACGCTGCGCATGTGATCGCTGTTCCAGTGTTCGTCTAGGGTGATGGGGATGTACTGGCCTGTGCCTGCGGCTGTGTCTATGTACTGCTGGAAATTCTGCGCAGGCTCGCGGCTGGCACAGCACATCCTGCGCTCAGTCTGTGGGCTCACATAAGTGTGAGTCCACGGTGCCATACAAAAAGAGTCAGGTCGGGTCATAGTCCAGGGCCTCGGCCAATTCCCAGATCGTGGATCTCAAGTCCTGGTCGCGTCGCTGATCCAGTCTCCGGATCTGTTCGCGGATGGTTTCCACGGGCATGCTTTCTCCGGCCATCATGAAATCCCGGATCAAATCAAATTCTCTGCGATGGAAATCGCTGACTGTGGCTGTGTCCAATCTCTGGGCTGCCAACATCTTGGCTCCGGGCGGCAGAGCTGATATACTGAAATGTCGGGCTTCGTGTAACATGTTCCAGTAAATGAAATCGAAATCCTGCTGGTCGATCCATTCGGCCAGGCCTTCGAGGTGCCATACATTGAAGATGTTGACTGTGCTACACACCTGTAACTGTATGTTCCGGTGCCGTGACCGCAGCTCGCGGAAACGACTTAGATTGGCCACGACTTCGGTCCACGCTGCATTGGTTCTTTGATATTCGAATCGTTGATCAAGATCGTCGATGCTGAATGCGATTTCCACAGTCCGGAAGTGCTGCCATATCGCTTCGGCACCCTCGGGCCATTGTGTGCCATTGGTATTGTAGTGTATCTCTACGTTGTGAGCGATGCCACGATCCACCATGCCTTGCAGCATGTCAAAGTGTTCTTGGATCATGAAAGGTTCACCGCCGGTGAATTCGATGTAGCGGATCTGATCTAGTAATCCGTCGATCTGCGCCCAGAATGTGGGATTCTCTCGGGGCCAGGCGCCTTGCTTCAGCATCTGATAGTGGACACTGCTTTTGCGGAATGCCGGATCGGGTATGTTTGATATTTCTTCAGTGGCAAACGAAGAGCTGCTCCATGATCCGCAGATCCTGCATTTGAGATTGCAGATGTTGCCCAGCTTGAGATCAAGGAACATCAAAGGCCGGGCATCCACAGTCCATTCTTCATCTTTGACGATGTGCTTGAGACGATCCAAGGTGTGCATGCGTTTGCTGGTGCGACCAGCGTCTTCTTCGCTCCAGCACTTGCGACATGTGGTGGGTTTCTCACCGTCCAGGAACTGTTGTCGCAGTCGACGCATGTGTGCGCTGTGTTGGATCTCATGGAGATTTGCGCGATCAAGATTGAATTTGCAGCCGAGATCATCCACGATCTCGTGTTCGGCCAGACAGCAAGGCCGCACTGTGCCCACAGGTGAAGTCTCTAGACTGATCCAGGGCAACACGCAAAATTTGTCGTGCGGTATCATGCTTGTAATGCCTTCAATTCAGGAACATGGTCCAACAAACGTTCGTTGCGTATGGCATCTAGTTCGTTGGTCTTGGCCCAGAACACTGGAATCATGTGTGAGTTATCGATGTTGTTCAAGAAAGATATCGCACTCTTGAATCCGTTCGTGGCTCGCTTGAGCGAGTCCTGTGGTTCTAACCAGTCCAGGTGATCTTTCCACATGGCACTGAGTTCGAGTTTCATCGGCTGTGTGGCCACATCGATTCGATAGTGCAGGGGATCTTGCAAGATGTTGACATTGAGATCTTGCGCTTGTATCAATCCACGCTGGGTCCAATCTCTATGGAATTCTGAGATATGATATGCATTCAATATACTGAGCGTGGGACTGACATAGAAATCCACGTCGGGACATATCTCCAACATCTTTTCACGATTGGATTCGATCTGGTACCAGTCAGTGCCTTTGCGGATGTATTCTGCACGTGGGCCCATGGCATCAAGGCTGGCGCCCACGCTCACTGAATCAAATTTCTTCCAATACTCGAAAACCAAACGATCTTTCAGTCTGGTTTCGGTGAAATTGGTGTTGTATATCAATCTCACATCAAATCGCTCGCGTCGGACCAGTTCGTCTAATATGAGATAGTGTTCTTCCATGAGCAAGGGTTCGCCGCCAGCAAAGTAGATCTGTTCTACGTAGTCAAGATGTGGCATCATCTGTTCCCACATGTCAGTTTCGTGCCGTCCAGCATAGTTCAACACCGGAGTTTCCCGAGCCCATTTGTCACCCCACTCGCCCATGAGTTTCTTTTGATCTTTCCACCATTGGCTGCTGAAGATATATCCACAAGTGCGACACCGGAGATTGCAAAGATTACTGAATCTTATGTCCCAATACACCATCTGGAAGTCTTCCACTGACCCATCAATGCCGGTGCTGTCTATCTTGGAGATGTGGTGTCCCTGATGCTTGTTGGCGCTGCGACGTCCGCTGAAAAATCCACTCTGTTCTTTTTCGTAACAGCGCACACAAAGATCGTTGGGTTTTTCGTTCAGCATGTCGAGGCGCAGTTGTTTCATTTTATCGCCGTTCCAGATCATCTTCAGCTCCTGGGTCTTTGAATTGCCCAAGGGACCCGGCTTGGAATCGGCCATGCAGCATGGCCACACTTCACCGGTGGGCCAAGCATGAAGATGCGTCCAAGGATACATGCAAAAATACTGGCTCTCTGACAGCAGATATTGATGCCGGGGCGAGAGGCTGTCCAGGCTGACTCCAACTGGTTCGGGACTGGAGTACGAGTAACGACGTTTGGACTCCAGCTGTGATCTATTGTAAGATCCAGCCACAGTGGCATGACCCAACGGCGTTGGATCTGTCGAGATCTGTTTCAACTCTTGGATCTCTTGATCCAGTGCAGGATTGCTGCTGATGATCACACAGAAAAAATTCGAGATGTCCACTAGATTCAGCTTTTCCTGTAGACACTTGATTTTTTTGCCTACCACACTGTGATCAGTGTAGTAATCTTCGTGATAATAAAACACCAATCTCTGATGATCGTCAAAAACTGGTCGATGGAGACTGCGCAATTTTTGTTCGATCCAACCCGGCCATGTCATGGCCGAATATTCAAACTCGTCGAGATTTATCGATGCCAATATCTCGCGATCTCGGAGAATCCCGATGTGTGAAAAATCTATAGTTGACTGTACCATTGGGCCATTCCCGGAAAAGTTTCGACAAAGCATTTGCCGCGTCGCTGATCATACTGTTGATAAAACTTGGCGAAATCATTTTGCAACACCGATCGTTCACGTGCGCCAGCGTGCGGAGTTTTGACCACGTCTAGATAGTCTACCAGTCGTTGCAGATGCCGCCATTCGTGTTCGTGCAGATACGAACATCCTTTGTGTTTGACCATGAACTGGACCAAACGATCACGATAGCATGTTCGCAAGTCATCGGGCAACACCAACGGTGATTGGAAGCTGGGAAATCTCAGTATGTTGAGAGTGAAATTGACTCGATCTCGTCCGTAGTGTTTTTTCAGCTGTATCAGTTGGTCCAGATATTCCGGCAGACTGTCCAAGCAAAGTGCATTGATGGTACACATGCTGTGTACTGCGCGGATGTGTTGATGTTCCAGGAGTTCTTGTACATTGTGCATCCAGAGATCATAGTCAAGTCCGTCACGTATGTACTCGGCCTGGCCGCCAACACTTTCGTTGCTGGTGTAAACATCGAGATTTTCTATGTACTGCGTGGCTTCAATGAATTCCCGGAGACGCTGACGTGTGATGCTGAGATTTGAGTTGATGGCTAGACGCGTCTTGGAACGACCCTGATTCGCCTTGAACCATTCCAGCAATTGCCATGTATATCCCGACATGAGCGGTTCGCCACCAGTGATGCGCAGCTCGTCCAAGGTGCGGTGGAGGTCCGTTTCCCACCACCGAAAAAACGCGCTGATATATGGATTATCCTCACCGAAGCGATACAACTGGGCATGATCATGAGCGTGAGTAAAATGGTTTCGACCATCAGATTCCAGGGCCAGATATGGTCCATGAGTCCGGATGTCTTTAACCCAGGTAGAGCTAAAAGCAGGATTACAGTAAGAACAAGCCAGCTGACAAGTGCGGTCAAAGGCAATCTCCAGCGTGCGGAGATCGACGTCCACATTCGGATCCATCTCGCTTGCATCATATATAGCCTGGATCGGGTATATGCGGCTCTTGTATACACGATCCGACACAGCGTCTCTGCCCATGTCTTCGATCTTCCAGCAATACTCGCAACCAGCGGGTCTACGACCAGCCTGCATGTCAGCGCGGTCTTGTTTTTTAGCGGACGTGTTATGTAAGGCCTTGGGATTGTCATGGATGGCTGTGATGTCTATGGCATGAGCGGGCGGGTGATGGCACGACGTGGTCTGGCCCGATCCCAACCATATCGTGGCGTTGTACCATTTGGCTGCACAAAAGCTGGCGGATATATTGTCCAGGATTTGTTGGCGATACTCGATGTCATTCATTGGTTTTTATGAAATCAAAAAATCGTCGGGGCAATTTCCGGCGATGTGATTGTGAAAATGCTGCTAGATGGCGCTGATTGTATTTACACACCTCCTGGCAGGCATCCACAAAAGCCGAAAGGTCCTGTCGGCAAATGTCTTGCACCACGGCAACTATGCGCTCTAGACGAGTCTGATGATCCTGGATGGCATCAAAACTTTCGTCTATCACATGTGAAAAAGTTCTGAATCCCAGGGCACGCAAATCCCGGTAGAATCCAGGATTGGCCACTGCTATCCAGGGATGGCCCTGGGCCAAGGGCTTGGCTATCTTTTCAGTGAAAAAACTGTGTTGCGATTCAAACACAGTTTCGGTGACCACACTGAAATAGGTGTCAACATAGCCCTGTGGTTCCAGATAAATGTCGCCCCAGGTGTGTTTGAACAGTTCGGGCTTGACAAAGGTGCGATTGGGCGGGCCAGGAATCACTTGCGAGTCTCGGAATTCATGATATTCATACTTTGTCGGCAACCACTGCAAGGGTATGACATCGCTCATGAGATCATGTCCGCTGTGGTGCAAAGTCAGTCCAGTGGGGTATATGGGGCGGCCATCCAGCATGGTCCACAAGGCACGATCCAGCAGACCCAACTGTTGGAATCGATGCCATAGATAGCGTCGATGCCCGCGGCCACGACCGTTCAGGAACATGAAGTCGTAGGGCCGGGACTTGTGGTCAAATATGTCTTGTGTGCGTTGTTGCGCCAGACGATTTTCCGGATAATCAAGCACACAACACAAAAAATGCTGATAAAGCAGATGTGGATATGTGTGATCCATGTCTCCGCCCGCGATCACCAGCAAGCGTCGAGATCGTACCAATTCTTCGATGCCCATTTGTCGGAAATGGCCAGTGAGTGTCTCCGATCCTTCCGAAGAATTTTCCAACACCATGACATGATCATCGAGCTCGCATAACTTGCGTACCAGTTCGATGTTCTGCACCAACTGTTGACGACTCAGTACATAGCACCCAGGTCCGTGATAGCTGGCAGCTAGGTCATGGAAAGTGTGGTGGGCCCAGGGCCGTAGACAGCTTTGTACGTTGCTGAACTCATCTAGAAAAAGTCTATGTTTGATTGGAGAGACGTTCACAGTGTTTCCACCACTCGCGCATTTCGGGAAAGGTCTGTAAAAAATCAGTGCCGCGGCGGCGGTCGTGTTCGGCAAAGAATCTGTAAAAGTCGGCTTGGGCCTGGTCATGGTCCAGTCGCTGACCTTCGCGCATCCAGGCTATGTCGCGGCGCAGGCGCTGCACTTCGAAGTCTTTGAATCCATGGAATGGGTCATCCGGCGTTTCCATGTTCAGCTCCATCCAGTCAGCAGTGCGCTCCAGGGTGGCAGCATAACTCTCGGGCAAGATCTGCAGGCTCTGCCATGCGGGTTGACGCAATACGGGAGTATCAAACCAGATCTTTTGATAGGTCTTGCTGTGTGTCTGTCTCAACTCCAGTATATATTCTAACAGACGTTGCAGTCCCAACACCGATAGATTGTTCATGGTGATGATGAAAGTGAGACTGTTACGTCCCGGCACACGTTCTAGGTATTCATCCACGTAAGTATGAATCCTACCCATGCTGAGTCCATGACGTATGTATTCAGCATGTTCTCGTATGCCCGAATCCAGGCTCACGTACTGCATGAAATGTTCGATGTTGGTGGCACACAGGCGCTCAACATAATCTAAATATTTGACCCACAGGCCTGGTTCCACGCTGAAATTCGACGTGACATTGAGATGCAGGTCAGGCTTGGGCATGGCCAACACATAGTCAAACACTCGGTAGGTGTTCCGGTCCATGAGCGGTTCGCCTCCGGTCATGCGGAAATGTTGCAGGCGGGGATACAGTGTTGGCCACCACTGCCAGAAGGCCTCTACATAGGGATTATGCTCCCGTAACGGAATAGGTCGGCGATCACCATGAAAATACTCAGGTGCATTATGAGGAGTGCTAGTAGGATAGCCGCCCAGTCTGGCCACTTCGTCGCCCCAAGTCGATGAGAATTGCGGACTACAATAACTGCATTTAAGATTGCAAGCATGGCTAAAATTGACTTCAACATAACTGGGGATAACATCAAGTTCGTCTCCTTGGCTGTTGGCGATGCGATCAAAGTCTATGGCTGCCCAGGGTTCGCCACTGCGATAATGACGATCACTGAGATGGCCCAGGTCTTCCATGTTCCAGCAGTACTGGCATTCTGCAGGACGTTCTCCCTTCAGCATCATCACTCGCTGCTGTCGCTTGTGATCTGTGTTGTGCAAGGCACCGGGATCCTGGGCCAAGGGCTCGATGGGTATGCGATGCAGGGGTGGATGATAGCACGAGTTGGTGTGTCCTGTGGTGAGATGCAGGCTGGTCTGTTTCCATTTGGCCAGGCAAAGACTGGGACTCACAGCCGCCAGTTTCTTCTGCATCTCTTCGGCCGCGTTCATGAAATGGCTTTTGTTGGTCATGTCAGTGACAATAGCTCCAAGAGTCTTGTGCTGAAAAACCATCGACGTTTGTGATTTTTACCCAGGCTGGATTCCACGATGTTCCGACAAGCCACATGGTCGGGATGACGGAGGTCCAACACATTGTGTTCGTGGAATCGATCCCAGGTGCCCCAGTCATCGAGTTCGTGTATGTGTGGCTTGAATCCATGCGTTTGGCACAGTGCGATGAACTCGGGTATCTCTTGATAGTTGGCTTGTTGCACACAAAAATTCACAGTGACTTCAAAGTCGCCGTCAAAATTTTGCAGGAATTCAAAGTTTTCCATGAGCGTGGGCCAATGTCCACCGCGACGCACGCGAGCATATGTGTCGGCACGGGCTGCATCCACGCTGATGCGGAAATTTTTTATAGCTGCCAGCACAGGCAGTCGTTCCAGCTGTTTTTTGATCAACAGTCCGTTGGTGAACATGGTCCAAAACTGTGCCGGGCGAGGTTGATAATTCTGCAGGAATTTACGCATGACCACGCTGGCCAACGGATCTCCGTTGCCCGAAGTCACCACATGCAAAGGTCGATCAAAATCCTCCAACCATTCCAGTATGCGCTGCATGTCTTGTTGTTTTTTCTCGACCACAGCACCGGTGGTATGCATGATGGTGTCACGTCGGCAGCTGGCGCAGGAAAGGTTGCAGCTTTCATCGATGTTGATGGCGAGTTCGTACATGCCATGGTCAATGTCGTTGTGCTTGATGCCACAGTGTTCCACAGCGCACCAGGTGAACCTTCCTTGGTCTATGTCTTGTTGCAACATCTGTGCCCGCGACGAAGCCCATACCGAATCCAGTGTGCTGAAATCTTGTACCTGCCCCACTGGTACCGGTAACCATCCATCACAGCTACACACCAGACAGTTGCCGTTGAAGTCCACAGTGACCACACGACTGGGTCGATTGCAACGATGTGTTATGGGTTGGGACTTGTGTGCGCCACGTGGCATGCTTTCGAGTTTGAATCGATAGCCATCATCGAGACCGATTATGTTCAATTACCATCCTTCCTGGCGACGTATGACATCGATCTCGCGCACCATCACACCCAGGTTCGACCAATTGCTGCGATAATGATGCTTGAAGAATCGGCTTTGTTCGGGGTCAAGTCTGCACGTGGGAAGATCCAACCGTGTTCGCAAACCTTTGGCATAGGTATCGGCGGCTTCGTAGGGATCCACGTATTGTTCCACTTCCCAAAGTTTGGCTAGAGCGTCAAAGCTCTGTACCTCTCGATAGTCCCAATCATCCAACATGGTCAGATAAGTTCCCATCCTGGCGCCCATGATGGCCCAGATACCATGTTCGACATCGTCGCCCACATTGTGCCATACAGTGAGATTGTCGAGATTTCGACTGTGTACTCGTTCGCGGAATTCTGCGACTGTAGGTCGGCGTCCTTGATCCAAGCACATCTTGACACCTTCTCGGAACCCCGCACGCCAGGCCTGGAAAGCACTGCCGTTGGGGTATGTGGTCGAATAACAATCATGCATGGACCAGTAAAGGGGATCGAAACAAAATTCCACCTGTGTTTCTTCTCGACCGTCGGTGTTTTCATGTGTGCGCATGTTCCATGCGAATTCGCGTGTCCATGAACTGATGCCCCCGTTGCCGTACATCAATCCATTGATGTGATTCCTGGCCCGCCATCGATACACTGCTTGTTGATGTTCCAATGTGGGGAACTCTAGTATCAAATTAAAAAACTCCATGTCGGGTATGTTGTCCCCGTCGATGAGGACGAACCGTTCGGTTTGGCTGGCATCGGCCGCGGCCTTGTGTGCAGCATCCGATCCCTTGACACCATCCACTCGTTGAGCCCAAGGGATCATGTTTTTGATTTTCACCCAAAATTCTTCGCGTTGTGGTTCGTCGTAGGTGAGGAATATGCAATCTAGGTCCGCGATGTCATATCGTGGATTCATCTTGTAATCTCCATAATCTTGCTGGCATTGATTCAGACACTATCACTGTGACATCACAGGGATGACATCTTTGTCCGTGATCCGACACTGATATCAGTTTCTCGGCCGGGCGCCGCGACACTGTGATCAACTTGCCGTTTTTCACACGCACATGTGGGCTGGCAAACGCATACTCGTCCACAGTGAGCACCACATAATTACCGGGCAAATCTTCGGTGGTGTAAGTTATCGGCCTTCCTAGATCGTCGTAATAGAGACGATACTGCGGCGGTGCAGGCAAAGGCATGCGTTGCTGCATGGCCTGGATCAATGCAGGGTATTGTTTCATGATGGATCCCAGTCCTTGATCTGATAATGGAACATGCCGTGTTGGCTTATGGTGTTTATACGCAACTCACCATCGACTTTTTCCCACATCATTTCTCGTGTCCAAGGCCCGGTCAAAGAACCACCTATCACTGGTTTCATGTGCGTGATCGTGGGGCCGATGCCCACTGGCAAAGTCACACGCTGTCTTCCCATGGTCTCGGCTGCCACAGCATAAACAAAGTCGGTGCTGGGTTCTTGGTCAGCGAATTTCAAATTGGAAGAAATCGATTTCCAGTTCTGCCAGATCACTCGGGTGAGATCGAAAAAATCGCGGGCAGTGTCGCTGAGACGCCAATAGGTGATGGCATTGTAGACATCTGGTAGATGGTTGGCGTCCAAGAATCTTCGGTATCGTCGCACCGGGCTGTGTTGCCCTTTCCAATCGCGGCAGCCTTGGCTGATGACCACATCTAGGTTTTCAAACAGTGACCACCAGTGATCGAATTGGCTGGTGCACAACATGTCGGATTCGAGTTTTATGGTCTGGCGGTAAGGCGAAACATAGAACATCTGCCAATCATTGGCTTGACCACCCTGGTCACCGTGTGGCAGATCTTCGGCAGTGATTATAGTGACATCTGCTCCGGGATTCCAATCCAGCAGGCTCTGCTTCAACCGTTGTGCGCAAATCAGGTATTCCTGACCAATGGCTGGAATGAGGTACCCACGTTCACATCGCAGCATCGACTATGGCTCCAAGGTCGCGTTTACACATGGCATGGAAATCCTGTCCATCTATCATGATTCGGCTGCGTCGTCCATCGGGTTTTGAATAGATGACTTCGAAACGATCTTGATCGAGCTGTGTCAATTTGTGTTCGGGATCAAGGCTGGCCATCTTCCAAGGTATGGCTGGCCAACGCCCTTGATGTCCGTGCAAGGTATTGAGCGCGATACTGAGTGCGTAGTCGTTGCGGAACAAAGATCCCGGAAACCCATAAAGATCGCGATAGTGATGCCAGTGTTCGCGTATCATTTGCATCATTTCAAACACTGCCCGAGCCAGCCGACTGCGACGGAAAAACATCACTGTGGCCCAGGCCATGGGCATGTTGTATCTGCCAAATTGGTTGATGTTTTCTCGTAGACCGGTCACGTCGTAGGCCTCGCCCATGGCCAAAAAATCTTGCTTTGTTTCAAACAGCTTGATCAAACAATCGCTGGACACCACGTAGTCGGCATCCAACACCAAGGTCTCGTCATAGGGACTTAGATTCCAAGCATCGCTGCGATCCGAATTGTACCAATCCACGTTGCTGCCAAAATCGTCAAACCAACGCTGTTGCGGTGACAGGTCTTGCCCATTGATCACAGTCACTGGCAATCCGAGATGTCGTTGTATACGATCAGCGCTCCACTGGGCCATGGCTGTGTATTTGATCGAGTCTGAATCTGTGGCGAAAATAACTACTCCACGATTCATCGTTGCCGACTCAGATTTTGATGTTCGATCAGCCAAGCCGTCATTTGTTCTTGCCAACGCTCTTGGCTTTTGGTCATAAGATCCTGGACATTGATTTTTACCGGTGTTTCATAGAGATCTAGTATCACGGCTTCGGGTTCTGGACAAGTCAGCAAAGTGGTCTGCAATTCTGGACCAGCTTGCCACATACCGCCGGCATGTGCAAACACAAGTTTGGCTTGATATTTTTCTTTGAGCACCCGGCGAGCAGATTCATGATCGAATCTGCTGCGGGATAAAGCAACGATGTCTTCGGGATTCATCTAGTTATTGTACTAGATGCCGGGGCAGATTGTCAAGCCAATCAGGCCACCGAGGCTGCTATGCTGGGTGTACCCCAAGTATTGGTGATATAAGTGGTGCCAGCAGGAATCACGGTAACCACTGTGGCTGGAGCAGTACCAAATGTAGTAAACGGACTGCTGGTGGCTGTACCGCCAGTTATCACGCTGGTGTTGAAGGTGCCACCGCCCGGATCCACCCAAGTAGTGGTCAACACCAATTGAGTGCCCGATGCTGCTGTTTTGGCATTGATGGCTATGTACTGACCGGTATAGGGGGCAGTATCAGCATATTGGCGATAGATCAGTGTGTCACTGGTGGTGAGATCGTACCATCCCGTGCCAGTCAACAACACGTTGGGTGTGCCGGTTCCGCCAACTTTGGTGGTGCCAGTATAGTTGGTACCAACGATGTTCTGTGTAGTGACACCACCTGTGATGTAAATGTCGCCCACCAGGGTATTGGCTAGATCATTCCACTCGGTGTCAGCTTGCTGCCCCGTGGATGTCTTGGACGTTTCCCATTTGATGCGACCACCAGCGTTGAAAAAGTATCTAGCAGCATTGGCACTGGCAAAAGTGATGGTGTGTGTAAAGGTTATGGTCCAAGCAGATGTACCGGAACCAGTGTCGGTGGTTTTTGAAGTGGTGCCACTGAAAGTGTTGATGGTGGTACCAACCACGTTGGCCCAGCCACGATTGGTGTCTAGACTGGTGATGTCGGTACCTAGGTTGGCCAAGATTTCAATGGTGTTACCAGTTACCGGTGCGGATCTGGCAGTTATCGTGGTGCCCTGATGTGCTGCAAGATTGTCTACAGAGTTCACGAGAGTGGCCCATTGTGTAGCAGTGACTAGTTCTTCGGCCGCTACCGTGCTCAATGTGGTCTGTCCAAGACCACGATCACTAGAACCTGTGCCCAACAACCCATTCATGTTCTGTGCGTTGGTGGACACAAATCCGTTGTAGTCTGCGGCTTCAATTAACTGCTGGCTAGAATAAGTCATGCTACTTTGTCCTAATTATTTTATAGTAACGATGGCCTCTACCATTCCGATATCGTTTGTGGTTTTGTCTTCAAGAGCTCGACCAATCGTGTTAAACGGTGTGGCTTCGCCGCGTTTAGCTGCTCGAGCCATACCCTCGCCGGCTGACACCAAGCGATCACCTTTTTGCACCGTGCCTTTGACTTTGACCGGTACTCGACCTGTCATAGCCACTGGTGGGTGGGTTTCATCGTCGCCTGCTGCCGAGTTCATGAGATAGGCCGCACGAGTTGATATCACGCCAAACACGCTTTCACTGAGTTCTTCGGTGGAGCGAGTGATCTCTGCTGGACCACCAAGCTCGACCACGGTTCCAGCTTCCAACACTTCGTCGGCAGCAAAACGCTCGGCCACGTCAGCGTACTGTGCTGAAGTAGCTTTAGCGAACACTGTGTTGAACACGCTGGTACTAGATCCGATGTTTCCGATACCGTTGGCACCGGTCTTGGTGATGGATTCAACCGAAGCTGCGGTAAACACACCATTGGCCGAAAACACTGTGTTGAACGTGTTGGTGCTCTGACCAATGTTTCCAACACCGTTGCCACCGATTTTGACCAAGCTCTCTGTGCTGGTGATACCACCAGACGCATAAAGGTTGCCGCCGGAAATATTGCCGGCCACTGTGAGAGCATTGGTGCTGCTGTTGAACGTGAAGCTCGACGAAGCTGCCAGGAGCCCGGTGTCATTGTAGATCACTTGTGTGGTGTTACCTGGAGCACCGATGTTGCCCGAAATACCACCGATCACGTTACCAATAAAGTAAGGTGCGGTGACGTTGCCGGTGGCTGTGACTGTGGTGGGGATGCTGACCTCACCAGTGGCGCCATTGGCAAAAAACACTGTGGTCACTGCACCACCGTCATTGACCTTGAGGCTGAGGTTGGCATCTTGTGTTTGGTTCTGTAATGTGATTTCAGAAGTAATGGTGTTGACCGATATCTTGGCATCTTGGTCTAGACCCACTGTGAAACCAGTGTCGTTGAGAATGCCCAGGGTGCCTGACGTGGTATCGTTGGTGTCGCTGCGCAAAAATTGTGTGCTGTTTAGGCTGTCCAAGGTCTGGCTATTGGTGGCAGTTCCGCGGAACAACACGCTGGAAACAGTGGTCGACAACTGGATTCCAGGACTCACTGTGGCAAAACCCGAGATAGCGGGAACCGGTGTAAATGTGGGGTCTTTGCTGATCAAACCCACCAACACGTTCTGCACATACAGCTGGATCACCACGTGATCGACTGCGAGGTTGTCAGTGATTGTGGTGACGATCGCACCTGACGTTCCCTCACCGGCCGAGCTGGCTGGTCCTACCAGGATAAAGTTGGCGCCGTTGTAGACTTTGAGCTGTTGATTGACGGTGTCAAACCAAAGGTCACCAGCCACGTTTGAAGTAGGCTGTGTGGCCGCAGCAGTTGACGCTGAAATAACCTTGAACGTGGTGCCGTTATAGACCTTCATCACGTTGTTGGTTTTGTCCCACCACAACTGTCCAGTGAGCGGAGCTCCAGGGGGAGTGGTGTTAGCACCATTCTCTAGCAGATGTATAAAGTTCTCGTCGAGGAACTCGCCGTATCCAGCGTAGTTCTTACCAACAAGCACCATGCTTGAGCTGGTATTGATTGTACCGTCGGCGATGGTAGCAAAAATACTGCCATCTGTTAAGTTAATCGTATATGCCATGCTTGTGTCACCTTACCTTGTAAAAGATATTTACCATCAGTTTAACTACACATATTTATGTCGCACTCAAGTTCGTTAGAGTTTGAATGCGCACTGTGTAGTCAATCTGTATCTGACGGTTTAAGCTCTTCTGTACCGGGTGGAAAATCACGTGCGTGAGCAACAAAAGCTCACTGGACGACCCTTCCCAGCCTTTCAACCCCAACTCGTCAAAAACGAATTCACCATTGAAATTGGTGCTATTATCAAATGCCTGCTGTCCTGCGGGTTCACCGTAATCAAGCAAACAACTTACCAAAATGTCCGTGTACACTGTTCCTGCTGTGTGCAACACAGTGAGTTTGTTGCGACTCGGATCGGTGTTGGCCGAGCTGTTGTCATCTACCACTTTGAGGTATGTCTGGTTGTAGAGATTGGCGTTCTGCCCCACTGTGTTGGGCGGGAGATATGTGATCACGCCGGTCTGATCCACGGCACTGCCGCCGTTACCAAAGGCCATGGCATAGATGTAGCCGAGATTTTTATTGGCCAAGCTCTGTGCCAGCGCGATACTCATGTTTTCGTAATGTATGGCATTGCGCTTGTCTACAAAGACTTCGCGATTGTTGGGGTCGTATATCTTTAAAAACCCCTCGACTGATACAGGCATGGTAATCATGTGCGTGTCTTCACTATGGTTTCTTGTGTGTTCGGATCGAAAATGCGTACCACGCCATCGATGTGTATGGCTCCCCAGTCATCGGGGCGCCCGGGACGCACAGTCTTTGGCTGAGATTGCTGGGCAACCGGCTCGGGCTTGGTATCTTTGGTTTCATTTTGCATCATCTATTTATCACGTGCGATTGCTGGCCAAAAACACCGAGGCCAGAGATCCCGAATCTTGCAGGGTGCTTTCTAGTCCGGGTTCGTAGAATTCTTGTCCTTGTCTCACGATCACAGTGACTTGATAGCCCGCTGGGGGCGCAACATCAAATTCCACTGCGATGGGACTCTGGCTCAAGAAATAGTAGCCCGATGTCTGCAAGAATCCGCCCACATAAATCTGCACGGCCTGGTCGAAAAACTCGGGAGTCAGGCTATTGAGATTGATGCCTTCTGTGACAAATCTTCGATTGGTGCCGTTGGCCAGGAAATCTTGCTGGAATATGGTGTCTTGATAGAAAGCCGGGAGCAGATTGCCCCGACCTATGTCATAGACCCAGCTGTCAACTGCATGATTGGCTGCTCCGGTACCAGCTGTTCCTCGACGCAGTCCGCTCACAGAGTTGGTTTCCACATTTCTGTAACGATACAGCAAGCGCTCACCGTTGATGGTTATGGTGCCTAGGACACCACGAACTGGATTGGTGTCATCGAGTTTGGTAACATCGTCCACATAGATCACATCAGCTGTGGCTGTGAGCGGCTGAGCGAGCCGGGTGCTGGCACTGGGGGTTATGCGATAAAACCGTTGTGCACCACGCATGTCTTGGAAGATACGGAATGCCACCGGAGCGGGCACAGTCTTCATGGTAAAGCTGGTGCAAGTAACAGTCTGTGATGCGTTGATGGTGGGTCCAGAAATCACCAAAACCTGTCCGTCGATGGTGTAACCACGATCGGGCTGCAGATAACGTCCGTCCAAAGTGACTATCAAACGATTGGAATCTGTGATGTCAAATCCCAACGGGAATCGATTGCTCAATATATCACTGCCCGATGAATAATCATAAGATCCCGGATCATCGGTGATGTTGCCCTCGTCGAATGGCCGCTCATCAAATGCCTGTGCCAATCCAAACGACTGTGTTACCGGGCCCACAAATACCTGTGTGAGTATGTCTTGATAAGCAGTGTCGTTGAACGAAGTTATGCTGATGATGTCGCCCTCGACGGGCACCAGACCTTGTCGGGATTGGAACGTGATGGTGTTTCCAACCACCCAGTATTGTGCGGCAGTGCGCACAGATATCAATATCTGTGCACCGGCTGCGGGCACATCAGTCAGGGTCACAGTACGCAATAGGGTGCTGTCGTCTAGTGGATCTAGCACGAAATCCACGCCCAGTATCAATGGTTGATTGTCTACATAAACACTGACATCGTTGTCGGCCATAGCGATCTGGCTGTAGCCTTCGGGCGGTGGCAGATCGTAAGTGACTGTGGTATTGTCGCCGATGTATCGGGCCGACTGTGGTGGGCGGGCACGCACGCCGTTTTTGTTGACTATGAGGTTGGCTGGATTGGTACCAGACATGCTCTCGCTGAGTGTGAATCCAATGCTGCCATCTGATACCACATATTCGGTTACTGGTGTGCTCCAGGATGTGCCAACACGCAAAGGAGATACACCAAGAGCACAAACTATGATGCGGTCGTTGGGACCATAAAGAGTGCTGTCATTGAATATGATCTTGGTGTCAGCCACATTGAACTGCTCGTAGGTGAAATCAGTGACATTGTCGCCGTTGACGAACACAACAAGTTCATCGATCACGCTGGTCTGGACCGGGAATATCAGTGTGCCACCACTGTCGGTTCCAAGATAGGATTCGGTGAGTATCTGATTGCCACCGCCAATACCGTACACATTGATGGTCAAAATGTTGTTGTCATCGGCGTTGTCAAGTATGGTCACAGTAAAGTTGGCCCAATCAACTGTGTAATCAAATCCTTGATTGAGTTGGACTCGCTTGGTGGCGTTGTAGACTGCTACACCCACAGGGTATGGCAGAGCGCCCGAGAACGACAGTTCGACTTCGGTGCTGTCAAATATAAAATTGCGACTGGCGATGGGGAATCCATGACCGTCCTGGGCCCAATCATCACCAGCAGTGGTATACACTCGCATGTCTAGAGTGTCGAAACTGGCGCCGGGCACAAGTTCTTCGGGTGCATGACTGGAGTATGTGTCAACGAATGCACCGCCGTCCACGTTGATGTCCGACGGGCGTGTGCCCAAGAAGGGATCATCAAACTGGCTTTCATAGATGGCATCAAGTATGGCCACATCATACGTGGTTTGTCCGGTCTCGTCGATGCTGATGTTGTCATAGGGATTGATGTCAAATCTACCACGGTCAAAACCAGTGTCTTGATCGAAATCGGGAGCATCCACTTGCACGCCAGGATACTCGACTCCGGTGATCAGCTGAGCAAGATCAAGTCCCGGAGTGGTCGGGGTTGGGACATAGAATCCCATGGTGCGATCCACACCACTGAGATCAGCTGCTGCCACCAAGGTCCACTGCGTGGGATCAAACTCAGAGCTGGTGATTGTGGTAGAATTGGTCCATACACGATCATCGTAGCGAACTCGGCTGCCCGGTGCATAAGTGACGCCTGCGGTCCATGTCAGTATCGATGTCTGATATTCGTAGCGATCGTACTTGATGTTTGTGGTTATACCTCGCACCATGCTGTTGTTCATCAAGGCCACAGCTTTGGCGCCAGATCCATTGCCACCCGTGAACGTGATGGTCGCTGTGGTGAGATATCCTTGGCCTGGATCCAGGACAACAACATCGACCACTCGACCAGCACTGTTGATGCGAGCACGCATCACAGCCTGTCGTTGGCAATCTCCGGTGACTATGACCTCGGGGGCTAGGTTGTATCCAGATCCTCCATCCAGCACAGTGACTTCTTCGATGCCGAGTAGATAATTTGAATACCATTGATCCCAAGGCGATGTTTGCCATATCTCACTGGTGCTGGGAGTGCTGCTGGTGGGGCTCAGTGTTCCGGTATTGTCCAACACCGGACTCACGAACAACTGTTCGGTCTGATCCCAGTAGGCCGGTACATCAAAGTCTGTGGTGGTGCCTTGATAGACATCTGCGCCCTGATACTTGAGATTGAATTCTTTGATCTGTGTGTGATAGGGCTTGACTTCTTCGATGTAGTCCTGGATAAAGTCTTGATTGTCTCGGCGATAGTTCTGGAACGGTACGAGATCTCGCACGATGTGATCCACGTCGATGAGACTGGTCTTGGTGAGCCACTCGGGAGCTTCTTGCTCGCTGAGGATGAAATTGAAGATCATGATCAAGAGACGATTGCGCTCGATGGCAAGATCGTCTATGAACAGTTCTTGGTTGATTCCTTCTATCACATTGCGTGTTTCAATCAACGGAGCCTGGTCAAAGTACTGTGCATCAAACACTTCACGGTCAAAACCAAAGTTTCCAATGCCATAGTTCCATAGACTGTTGCTGATCTGTATGGTACCGTCTTCCACGGCCACGCGGTTCCAACTGCCAGATTCTAGGAGATAGATCTCCCACTTGGCATCGAGGTTGGCTTCGACTTTGACGCTGGTGCCTTCGGGCACTGTGAGGGTATCCAGGCTGGCCACATTGGGCACAGTGGTAAAGATACGACTCAATGGATCGTAACCGGGACGATACCAGGGCACTCGAGTCCAGTATTTGCGTGTGTCATAGTTTTGCACCAACTTGATCTGCAGGTCTTTGCCGCTGGGCGTCAGTCCCGGTACCACTTCGTATATGGTCCAGAGACCATTGTTGGTGCGATCAGTGTCCACTAGATAACGATATCCCATGGATACCTGGCGTAGATCCTGATACAGCAATTCATCGTATGTGGCCACTTCTAGGTTCCACAGCCCCGAACTAGCGGGCGGAGTGGGATCAAAACTGGCAAGCAGCCTAAAACGTCGTTGTTCGGCAACGGGCACTCGTGCCAACACCGAGTTGGTCTGAGTGATATAGTTTTTCAGTGCCAGGAAGCGGTTGGCAAAAAAGCTCTGTCTCGGACGGAACTGTATGCCGTATCTTTCACTGGGGCTCAAGAAAGGATCTGGAACTTGATTACCAAACGTGTCGGCACCGCTTATGCTGTCCAGGAACTTGCGGTACAACACCGGTGTCAAGAAGCCATCGCTGCGATCTTCAGCGATCAGATGATATTCTTGGTGTACCACACTGTTGTTGAGTTCTTTGTCGAACTCGACGTGCAACACAGTGTCTTCGGCAGAAATATAGTTTTTGCCGTTGTAGATGGCCAGGGTCGATGCCGACAACGGAGCGATGTAACTGATGCCGCTGGCTCTTGGATTTTCAATGTAGCGTCGCACAGTGTCGATGCTCAAGGTCTTTCCGGCATCTCGATCGATGGTGCTGATACCAGTGACCCAGAAGTAGTACTGTGTCTGCAGGAATCCCTGTTCGTTGATAGACGAGCTGACCACATAACTCTGTGTGCTGAACACTGTGCCGGTTCCAGCATACTGCGCGGGAGGCACCGGACTAACTACCCATTGATAAACATCCACTGTGCTGCCCGGGAAGAGCTGGGCCCAGCGTCGGCTGGCATATATGATATCGTCTTGGTTGGGATCGATGAATCTAGCGTTTGCAGTGTTCCACCATACCCGTCCCACTTGCTGTTGTCCCCAGCGGCTGCCTTGATTGTTGACAGCACCTTGGTTGTAGAAAGCCGGATCCACAGCACCAATGTAGTCGATGTTTTGTTGCACGGCACCCAGCAAACGTCCTTGCAAGGGATCCAAGAAATCAAAGTATTGTCTGGGCTGTCCACTGGCACGATCGTACATGAATATGGTGTTCAAGAGATTGACATCGACCACGGGCTGTTGCTGTCTCAACGGGAACCAGGCCGGCTGATCTTCTAGGTTGCGGAACTGGGCTATACGGCCAAAATCGCTCAATGCGCTGTCCTCGAGATCGTAGCCCGGGGCGCCGATCAACAGTGTGCCCGTGGTCAGGTCCACCGATGCTCCAAAACGATCCAGTGACTGTAGACCTTCTATCACGAACTGTTGCCCAAAAATCAGTTGACCTGGGTTGGTGATGGATGGGTTAGCCGAGTCCAAGAAATCGTAGGAATAAACAGCACCACTCTGCTCGATGGGATCGATAAAGTTGGTACCGTCGCTGTCAAACACTGTGTTGCCATCATCAAAGTTGGTGTCAAGTATGGTGCTACCGTTGGGAGCACCAATGATCAGCGTGCTGGTGTCGTCGCTGACAAACATACTTTCACCGAATCCAGCAAATGCTTGCTTGACCGGTGGCCGCACAGTTTGTTGATACACATAAGTTTCTATTCCAAGATCTGTGAACACAGATCCTGTGCCCGGTGACACCTTGAGTTTGTCTAACTCGGGCGCTGCTGATATATTTTTGGCCGATATTGTCAGTCGCCCGGACACCACACGCACAGTCGAAGTGATGATGGGAGCCACCACAAACACTATGTTTTCGTTGTCGGCATCGTAGGTGTAGTCTACGCCTTCGGTTTGCAAAACATCGTCGAGATATACCACGGTGGTGTAACTGGTGGCATCAGAATAAATGCTGCCTATGCTGAATATCTTGGTACCGCCATCGCCGGCAAATTCTAGATCCGGTGTGACAGCGGCCACTGCATTGGGTATGGCAGCAGCATTGATGTCATCGGCGAGATCGCTCACTGTGGCACCAGTGACTTCCACAAAATAATTGTTGATGCGTATGTAATCGCCGATGGTGAGAACTGGATTGGCTACATCTGTGGTGATGGTACCGTATATGCGGGCTTGGTTGCGCAAGAATTCAACGCTGCCACCATTGCTGATCTCGTAGCTGTCTCGTGGTGCACTGATGTAAAGACTGCAATCGTTGATACACTGATCCACTAGATATCCATACTGTGGTTTTTCAGCTGATTGTGTGGCTGACACGGTTTCTACCAACACAAATTGATTGGTGTTGATCTCGACTGTGTCACCGAGATTGAGTGTGTAATCCAAAGTCACGGTTTGGTTGGCAGGATTTGACACATCAACCGAAAACTGACCGCCAATGTTCAATGTATCAGGCAACAAAAATCTACCATTGACACTGACACTGATGTTGCCTGGAACTTCTAGATCACGCACAGTGCTAAACACTTGATCGGTGGGATCGGTGACCAGGAACCTCTGTACCGATCGATCGAATATGTAGGCACGCCCTTGATCAGCGCTTTGGTTAGGCGCACCGACTATCAACACCGATCCATTGGTGTTGCAGGTCACACTGTGACCAAATCGTGCGTTCTCATCCAAACCAGACACAGAGATAGTGTTCACGTATTTGAAATGGCTGTCGGTGCTCACAGTGATACTGGATCCTATGGCCGGTACAGTGTTGAATATCAGTTCGGGAGGATCCAACGAGCTGTCTGTGTTGAGATCGTAGTCTAGATGTGGCCGATAGACTTGATCATTGACTGTGATCAAGAAACTGTAGAGGTCAGTGGCTGTGGCCAAGTAGTCATCGATGGAGAAATTGGCTTGGTCGGCCACACCGTGTCCGTTGGTGGTAAATGATTCTAGTGTGCCAAAGTCGATCACAATGGCATCACCGTACAGCGGTGCGGTGACAAAAATCACGCTGGAATAGTCGTCGCTGAAGTTGTAGTCCACGCCCAATGTCTGTTGCACCGAGTTCACGTACACTTCGGTTGTGGTGGTATAACGACCTAGTATACTGAATGTTGTTGTGCTGCCGTCACCTTCATAGGTTTCTTGTCCCACGGCAGTGATCACCAACAATGCATTGTGGCTAAACACTAGATTGCCTGACGGTGTGCTATCTGGGGCTAGATTTGTCGTGATGGTGGTCGAGTCCACCACTTCGGTGACATACTGTGCGCTTTCAAATCCTGTGCCGCTGATGGTCATGCCCACGCCAATGCCGGTGGTGCTGGTGACATTCACTGTTGTGCCACTACCTCCGGTGTAGGCTGTGGTCACTGCGGCCGGTGCTGGTGCGTCCCGGGTGTCGATGTCGTCTTGATCGATGCTGAGAACATCACCAACTGCATATCCGATGCCTGCAGATGTGGCAGTGATTTGATATTCACCACGCTGGGTCACACATGTGAATCTAGCACCCGAACCCGAACCCACGATATTGGTGGGGATTAGATCGGTAGATACTGCTCGATCCAGCTGTTGTATGGTTCGCCGGCTCAGTGTTACAACATGTCCGGCCGGTGGTGTGAACGTGAGGATCACATTGCTGCTGTCCACGGTCCAACTGGTTGCGTACTCCAGCTCTTGGTCATTGTACAACACAACGATCTGTCTAGGATCATTGCTGTTGACCACGAGATGGTTGCTGTAATTGAACGTTTTAGCAGCGCCGTCGGTGTTGTAGCTCACAGTCTGCGGCTGTTGATCCACTCGAGTGTAGGCATAAACTTTGTTTTTTCCCGGGGCACCGATGTAAACCCACTGTTCGTCGAGACTCATGGTCACCGAGTATCCAAACTCTAGATCACCAAAATCTTGATCGGGCGGTACCAACAGTTGTTTGAGTCGGAAATCTTCGGTGCCAGGTGCCACATACACCGTGGTCACATAGCCCATGTTGTTGTTGCTGGCGCTGGCTCCGGCCACGGCCCAGTTCTGATTGCCCACATCGATGGCGTTTCCGTAACCTTGCACACCAATGGCATTGAGCTCGGTGACGCTGCGCTGTTCGAATTCGTCTTCTTCGTTGCGAACATAGTTGTAGACTGCACCCGGTGCTGCGGCTAGATCAAGAGGATTGTATCCCGGAGCCCCGATCAACGCACTGAGATTGTAAAGTCCCTGGCTGATCGATGCTCCAAAGTTTTCGTATCGCACCGGCACGCTGGGGGCGAGGGGCACCTGCGCTGTAAAGGGCTCGGTCTTTTGCAACACTGTCCAACGATTGTCACGATTGGTGTCAACCCAGGCTCGCACTCCTGGAAACAACTGAGTGGCATAGGGCAGCTGGGCGATACGACTGGGTTCTGACACCCGCGAGCTTGACAAGGTCAGCCCAAGACCGGTTCCAGTCAGCGTGGTAACATTGCCATCAAATGCATAATCAATGGTGAGAGTGGTCAATGTCGGAGTGCCTCGTACCACATAGAAACCATTGACATCGTCGTTGAAATACTTGATGATCAGTGTGTCGCCAACCTCGAGATCGTGAGCTCGATCAAACGTCACTGTGCTGGTGCCGTTTAGATTGTCAGACACTCGTGTCACTGCTGCATCTACTTTTTCTGTGCGATAGATGTTCCAATCATAGACATTGACATTGGCTACCCATACCGTGGTGCCCACGTTGATTTGATTGATGATGTCAGGATCTACATTGTTTTCGAGGCTGAACACTGTGATGTCCACGTCTTCGAGATTGACATATCCTGCGCTGGGCAGTGCTTGGTCGGGACGAACTGCAGAAAGCGTGGTGGGCAATATCGACGGCGATGTGATTTTGTAGCTGCTTTTCCATATTGAATCCACAGTCACTATCTGATCAGCCACGCTGTCAGTGACCACTGTCTGTACCACTTGTATGGTGCTGGGATTGCTTTGCAGATTGCCTTCGTTCAACAAGAGTTCAAAGTAGCTGCGATTGGCAGTGGCCCCGTAGCTGTTGCGGAGCATGGCCCAGTATTCATAGATGTCGTAGCGAGCTATTTCTTTACCAAGGTCAGCTTCGTTGAACACACCAGTGCTGATGCGTGTGCCTTTGCTGTCAAGGAACTGTCGATAGAGATTGACCTGGCTGACATCATTGAGATCCAAGAACTGCATGTAAGCACGTGGTCTGAATCCAATGAGTCCGTAGCTGAACAAGTCAACTTCTTGTTCTAGATTCGCTGAATAAATGTCATAAGAGTTGGACAGTTCGTCGCTGCTCAAAGCAGCATTGGGCAACAGCCCGCGTTGGATCTCGGCATAGTCGCTCTTGATCCATTTGCTGTAGTCAAAGGTCTCGGTGGGCTGTATTATAGTCGAAGCAGACCAGTACTCGTCTTTGAACAGCACGATCTCACCTTTGGTGTACTTGCGATTGCTCTGCCATTCGGGCACGTTGCTGATGTTGAACACAAATCCAGGAGCATTCACAGTGCCGTCCCAGTCGGCGCTCTTGTAACCCGAAACCAGGATGCGACTCTGACGATTGCCGGTGCTGGGATCGTAGATCAATTCGTCAAATATGCTGGTGTTGTTGAGCACGATCATGTGCTCGTAAGTGGTCAGTCGCACATTGGCAAAGTTTATGGTGCTGACTGCGCTGAGATTCCGTATACGGAATTGATCTTCGATGCGATCAAACACCAAGTCAGACGCTGCCATGGGCTGTCGTGCTTGATTCAGTACGATGCTGTAGGGACGGAACGGAGTGACGCTTTCTACTACTTCGCCGCTGCGCTGGAACTCCAGGAGGTTGGCACCAGGGTTGAGATTGATCACGCTGCCGGTGCCCCATCCTTGGTTGCTCCAGTACAAGAATTCGTTGGCCATCTGGAACCAATCCATGGTATAGCCATTTTCTTGGGTGGTGAATCGGAATCCTCGATCACCCAAGAATCTACCATAACTCAACAAGAAATCACACACCGCAGCACGACTAGTGAATGTATATCCGTAAGGTACTCGTGTCACGATGTCGGTGTATTCATCGGGCACACGCACCGTAGTGCCGGCAGCTTCTATGGTCCGGAACGTACCGGCTGGATTGCTGGTGAGAATTTCAAAATAAGATTTTTGCAAATTGTAGCCCAGCACGGTCCAGCCCTGATCGGACACCTGTACCATCACGCTGCTGTAGGCCACTTCTTCGGTGGTTTCGTTCTGATACAGCAACAGTTGATAGCTTTCGTCTGGTAGCATCAAGCTACGGTTGTCACCGCGCGGAGTGGAGCGCTCTGTAAACACTTTGAGCAGAGTCTTGGATGTGAATCCAGCCAACCTCCAACACAATCTCACATCCAAGTTGGCGAGATCTACTGTGAGATTGGTGGTGCTGTCTGCACCAGTCTGTTGATTGTAGTCAATGATCCAGTTGATGTAGCTGGCACGACTGACTCCGTTGCCGTACAACGGTGCTATGTCTGCGGGATCGAGACGATATCTTTCGTTCCAAAGATACTGTTCGAGATTGCTGTCATAGGCATAACGATCGCGATCCACAAACAGTCCAAAAAACTTGGCTGGTTTGGTGAGCGCCAGCAAGCGCATCACAGCGAACGGCCAGCTCGAGCTGGTACGCCAAGCATATTCCACCGGGCCGTTGTCTCCAAACACCCAACTGCGTCGGAAACTGTTTTTGTCAAATTTTCCAACCACGCTGCCCAAAGGACTCAAGAGTTGTCCCTCGGTGCCGGCTGGTATCACCGATGTCAAACCGGGTCGGGCATAGCGAGCATCAAATCTTGGATCGTTGGGATCGGCGATGTATCCTCGTTCGAGATCTCGCCACAACACCAAGTTGCCCGAGGTATAGGGCGCAGGGCCGTAAACCGATTCCCACCAGTCGGGTCGTTGGCTGAATCCCAGCATTTCCCAAGGACGTGTGGTGGGCGCCGAGGTATCAAAGAAATAATCATAGATTCCTCGCCAGGCACCCAGCAATGGTTCACCAGTGAGTCGATTGCCGGATTGACTGTAATTGTAGGTAAACTCATCGGTGCCGATGTATGTTTGTTCGTTGGCATTGAGACCGTTGTACCCCACCCATGACAAAAAGTCAGGCAGCAATATAGAATTGATTTCGGCCAGGCTGTATCCGGTGTCCCGGAACTGTCCGGGGATCACATCAACATCTTTTAGCGGAACCGGAGTATTGATCTTGATGTTGTTGAAAATCCTGGTTTCAAACTGCAACAAGACATCGTCACGAAAATCACCAAATGCCACAGTCAATGAACCGTCGTGACCGCGTATCATAGCAGTTGGTTCGGCATAACTGGTGTCTATGAATATCTCGGGCTTGAAGGCTGGATACAAACCCATCTTGGTGGGCGTGTTTGGTACATAGCTGCCATAAGTGGTGTCATACTCGCGTATCTCAATGACATCACCGATGGCCAATGGGATCAAGAGTTCGACCACTGCACGATCGTTGGGCACTAGATAATCGTAGTTGCGTGTGAGTATGCGCCCGTTCAAGAACACAAGAACGCCTTGGAAGTTGGAGCTGTTCAAGTCAAAAATTCTTGTGGTATCAAACACATTGGTGGTAATGGGCGACACTGTATAAAGCAAACGAGTGAAGGTATCGCCCGACGGCAACATGTCACTCCAGTAGAACGGGAAGGATTCGGTCTTTCCCAGCGTGATTTCTTCGACTGCGTTGTCTAGTATCTCAGTGGGAGTGAGATTGACATAATCCCCTTTGGCTGCGAGATCCAGCAACTGTGTCTTGTACTTGATGTACTCGCGGCTGTTGTATTCGATGGATGCAAACACATCATACTCGGGCTTGCGCAAAAACACGCCGGGGAGTATCATGGGTGCGCTCATCTGAACGATGCTGGTACCATATCGAAGTATGTTGCCGAGGTCGCGACTGTTGTTGGCACCGTTGATCGGTCCTTCTAGATCCCTGAGATTCTGCCCGATGCTGTCGTAGTGATTGCGCAATCCGCCCAAGGTAAACCGAGTGCTGTCGAGATTGAGCGGGTTGTTTTCGAGATTGATTGGGATTTGATAGTATGCCAACTCGCTGGCAAAATCACTGATGACCTGGAGTTCGATCAAGCTGCCCACGGGAGGTGCATCCACAAAGCTGATGCGTGTGGTTTCACCTTGTATCGATACTGTGTATCGATCAGTGTCATAGAACACACCTTCCACGAACATCTGCGTGGAAGAATATGTGTAATCCAACAACACCGGCACATCCAACACGAGATCAGCACCAGTGAAATTGAATCTAAACACCTGGCGGCTGCGGCTTTCGGCCTGGGCAGGTTGCCATCCGATCTGATTGAGGAAACTCACACGATCTAGGTACTGCCGCACATAGCCATCGCCCACGGATTTTTCAATACTGGCGTTGTCTTCGATGTAGAGGAAATTTTCTGTGTACAGGAAATTTTCAAACACGATGTCGCCGATGTTTTCGATGTTTTGATAGGTCAGTCCAAAGCCCAGCACCGAGTCCACTGTGGCAGTTTCGTCGCGCCGATATCCAAACAGTCGATTGCCCACAAACGTGTTGCTGGGATAACGAGTTTGATTTCCAAAACTGATACCGTCGGAATCAAACACATCAAACAACAGAGACTGGTTGATGGATGTTTTTTGTTGCCCCAGTATCCAATTGTTTCCGTCAAACCAGAATGCCTGTCCTTGTTGTTGGACACCGTTCAAACACACCAAAGTTTGATTGGCTTGTGCTATGCCATTGGGTTCGGCCACCAGCCTTATCAGAGAATTGCCGTCATCGTTGCTGTCAACAAACGTGACACGATAGATCCGATTGCGAACTTCTCGATCTCGGTCCGACGCAAACACCACACGGGTGCCTTCCACGAATTCGTATCCATCATAGCCATAACCGATCTGCCCATTGATGTTGCTGAGAGCATCAGTTTCCAGGAAATCGATCACATTGACTTGTCCCTGTGACTGCGAACCAAAATTCCAGAGCTTGAGTCCGGCACGGAATTCGATAATGGGACGTTGCGCTCGATACTCGTTGTCATAGACTGGTACTGAATTGTTGAGCTCGGCGCTGTAAGCGATCACATCTTTGTGGAACCATCGATTGCTGCGACTCCAGGGGTTCTGATCCGGACTTGCTCGACTCATGGTGATATAGTCAGGCAACAACGGAGCATTCAGCGTGGCATCAAAGTTGCCAACATCAAATCCAAAGTCGCTGTAGGGCACGGGTTCGTTGAGAGTGTAAGTCTCAGGAGTGACCATGTCTGTGACCGGTATCAATTTGATGCCGTTGTTCTTGATCACTCCGGGCTGGGGATCGGTTCCTAGGGTGGCCAACAACGGACCAGCCGATCCAGCGGCGGCTATGCTTTCCTCCAGCGTGTCATAGATGTACTGCTGCAACACCTCGTCGCTGTGTTCGGCACCGGTCATGCGTCGATTCTCAAACACATGGAACGGCCCAAAGTAGGCTTCGCCATCAACGAATCCCACTTTGAGTTCGTTGCCTGGACCAGTGCCCACACCTTCTACATAGAATTCTTGATTTTGATATTCAACTGGATTGGTGGGACCTCGAAACTTAATCTTGAGTCCATTGGTGAATATCACACCATTGGGACTGGTGTATTTGGTCTGCCCCACTATGTCGTCGACATTGATGGGGTTGGCATCGGCCACATCCACCAAGCGTATCAATCCAAAAATATCGGGATTGGTGGAATCCTGATACCACAGCTCATCTAGCACGGCACTCAAGGGCGGAACACGATCCAAGAATCCTGAACCATCTTTCCACCATTCGGTGCTGCTGTATTCGGCACCGTAGCTGATGCGGAAACGCGACAGATTGGGTATCTGTGCCACGCTGCGCAGTGTCATGTAGTATTCGCCGTCGGCATCCTCGACATACTGTATCTGCCACACGCTGTAACGCTGTGCTCGCAACACGATGTCGGTGTCTTGATCATAGGGTAGGCTGTCATAGCTACCGTCGGCACCGTCCAGTGGATCGGGTGGACCCGATACTGACAGGACCTGGGGCTCTTCAAATCCACTGACGTCAAACGTGCCCGGTGTGCCATCCAAGGGATCGGTGGGACCGGCAGTGACTTCGATTTCAGGAGCGTCAAAGCCCCAATCATCGGTGCTGCTGTCCTCGGGATCAAAGTCAAATGTGCCGGGTGTGCCATCCAAGGGATCAGGTACGCCGGTCTCGACATTGGTGGTGGCTCCAAATGGCTGCTCGTCAAACGGTAGCACTGTGGCATCGAATCCCACTTCTTGCACCACTTGATTGGGCACGGTGCGTGTGACCAAGTCAAAGCTGCGAGTCTCTGACGTGCGATCGGCCACGGTTCTCGTGACTAGATCATAGCTGAAGTAGGTGCCAATACGATCGGGCGTGGTACGCACCAGTGGATCAAACTGTGTGTCTATGCGCCAACCGCCATCATCGGCATCGCCGATGCGACTGGGGAAAACAATGGTGAGTCCGTTGAGTTCGGTGATACCGTCGATGCCCTGGGGATGCTTGGCCAAGAAATCGTTGACATAGATGTTGTTGATCTCGTTGAACTTGAATCCCTGACCCAAGAGATCCACAGGCTCCATGGTGTTGAGACCATAGTAGAAATTCTGTGCGTCTTTGTAGGGCACGTTGAACTGCACTGTGCCGTTGTCTTCGCCGTTGTTGATCACGCCCAGCACATCTCGAGTACTGAGATTGGGGAAGTCGGGATTCACACCGTTCACTCCCGGTGCTGTTTGGATCCAAAAGTTGTGACCGTTTTGATTTACCGCAAAATTATAGGTTCCGCCACGTGCCAGGGTCAATATGGGATTTTCGCCGGCCACTCCTGAAAAAGTGTAGTCGTTGCTGCCGCGTGTGACTGTGAAATCATCGGTGATGGGGATGGCAGTGCTGCTGACATCGACCGCATCGGGCCCTTCGCTCAACCAAAAGTACTGGCTGTAGTTGCTGAACTTGTCGAGATCTACAAAGGGATCATAGGCGTAGTACTGATTCTCGAACATGCGATCCTGGCGAACCGTGATTCCGTTGTCCAATCGCAGAGCATCCAACATGCCGGGATAGGTGATGGTGTCAGTGGCAGTGGAGGTGTCGGGTTTGAGGAATATGACACCGGGCTCGAGCTGGTAATCGGTGCGAGATTTGGTGGGCTCGTTGACATATGGATCGCTGGGTATCACTCCTGGACCGATGCGACGTCCCACATAACCTTGTATTCGTTGTACGCTGGGCTCTTGGATCATCTGATCCAAGGTGGCCGACAGGAACTGACGATTGGTGTCTGTCTGGAAAATCTCAGGAAGTAAGTCTATGGTCCTGCGCTTGGCCATCAAATAGTCCCGTAATCTGTTCCGCTGTTACCAGTCACCAACGGTGTGGTTCCAGCTTGACCCACCGTCTGTGACGGTGATCCCAATGTACTTACCGGATACAAACCAGCCACGCTGGTCTGACTACGGATGTTGGTTTGTGTGAGAGCATCAATGACTTCCACATCGCTGACTGTGGCTGCGCTGACGAAAATTTCGTTGGGCGCTGAACGTATTTCGTACAAGTCTCCAAAAGTTTTGAGCGGATTCAATGGCACCAGCACCACTGAACTGATGATGGAGCCCAGGCGCTCGTGCAAATATGCTGCCAGTTCCGAGAAGAAAAAGCTGTCGCCAAAGTCCCATTTGTCGATGGTGAAATAGTTGTTGATGTTTGATATGACCTGGCTCTTGATTTCACTGTCCGAAGCCACGGTGTTTTGGGCACGCACCACTTTGATGATACCGCGCAGCTCGGTGGCTGCCTTGGCACCAAACAAAGGCTTGAACGTCACTGAATTGAGAACGATGTTGTCTGACACCATCTTGTATTCGTTGAGTGTGTTGTAGGCCGCAGTAAGGTCCGAGATGGTGGGCGGTGCTGGCTCGGGCACGGAACCAGTGGTGTCTTTGATGTAGTTTTGATACTGTGTGTAGTAGCTGTCGGTGACCAAGTAAAGATCAATGATGTTCGTGGTTCCGGGATCAATCACATTGGTCAATGGACTGTTGTGGCGGTATTGGAAAGCGAGATCGCCGCGCCCAATGCGTGCCAGGAAATCCAAACGAGGTACCAAAGTGCGTGTGATCAATCCATTGATCAGTTCGATCTTGAGTTCCCAGAACGTGTTTTGGGTGCGTGCATAAAATATTTGCCCGTTGATGAACTCGGCCTTTACCAGCTCAATGTCTTGCACAGTGTCAAATCCGCTGTTGACTTCGCCGGGAGTCAAAGGCAGGTAGCGTTCGAGATTGTCAAAGTCAGTGACCTGCTGGAAGAACACCAGTTTGTTGGCCGGACTGACATTGGGAGCCACTATGGTTTCAAAGAAATCAGGATCGTCGGCCACACCATCTGCGTCACTGTCTTTGTAGCTGATCACCACTTCGTAGTCGTTGACAAAACCATCGCTTTGCAACGGCTGTCCAATGATGTCCATGACGATGTCGGTGGGCAATGGGAGATTGCTGTCGGGCAGGGCATTGACCTTGAGCACATTGACGAAATCGTTGATCACGCTGCCGGTCTTGTTGTCATAGACTTGTCCGGATCCTGCGTAGAAGAATCGTGTCTGCAACACCGAGGCAAATTTGTAGTCAAGGCTGCGACTGTTCACAGTGTATGTGACACCGTCGGTGGTAAATTGCACCAACCAGGATGCATCTAGATTGAGACCCTGGGTGTTTTTTGCATAGGTACGGCTGAACACAGCATTTTCGTTGAGATTGCTGGAAATGATGAGATACCAAGTGCTGTTGAGATTGTCGTATCCAATGGCAAAATTACGATACAGTTCGATCTGTTGGATCATCTGTTGCTCGAGGCTGTCGGGAAGATCTATGGAGAACTTGGGAATCACCAATTCGGCTAGAGCGCCCGTGGGCACAAAGTTGTTGAGCGTGACTGGACCTACACCATTGGGTAGGTTGCCCAGACCTTGATTGGTCCCTTCAAGCACCACGTTGGTCACTGTGGCCCAGACCACCAATTTTTCATCGGCACGTGTGGGTGTTCCAGCACGCAGTCGATTGTTGGCATCAAAGAAGTAGCCCGAAGGCGGAACAAACTTTACTAGACTGCCCACAGTCACGTATTGCGCATTGTTGCTGGTGTAAGGACCTATAGGCAGCGGTCTCGTGCTGTTGCCTTGATAGAAAAATCCCGTGGTCTCGTTCACCAATGTGGTGCTTTGCTGCCACCCGGCATTGAGCACAGACAGAGAAGGTCTTGGGAAATTCTGATAGTAAAATTGCAGCATGCCTCGGCTGCTGATCAACGGTTCCACAGAATTCTTGATGGTGTCAACGATGTCGTTGCGATTGAGCCAGGTAAACTCCACTGAAGGCAGTGTATTTTCTCGATAGATCATGCCATCACTGCCAAATATATTGGTGCTGGAATATTTGCCAGTGATGTCGGTGAGATCTACGTAGCGGCTGGTTCCAATAGAACTGCGAGCCACAGCCTTGCTCTTGATGATCGAGTTGAATTGTGTAAATGGAAAATTGTTGTAGTCCTCGCCGTTGACCATACGATTCTGCGTGTAGTAACGGGCCGGGGCACGCTGCTTGATTTCAGCGATGCTTTCGCGGGCTTGAGCATTTGTGACCGGCGACATCACGCTGCAAGTGAATGTAATGGTTTCCAAGCGACCACGACGACTGATGTAGCTGATGGGCAACAGTATGTTTTGCATCTCTTCGGGATTGATGATGTATTCCAATCCATTTGATGCACGCACATAGGCACGGAAGATACCCACGGGTATGCTGCTGAACACACCGTCACCGAATCTCAGCGAGATCTGATCATTGGTGCGGCTGGTGATGGTGTAGAATTTGCGCTGATCCGGCGCCAGCTGTTCGGTGGCACCAGCAAAAACATTGTCCACGTACTGCCATTCGCTTTCAATGCTGCCCACATCATCGAGCTTGAACAGCCAATGATCGTTTTGATTACAACCTTCGATGTTGATGTTGACCACTCGGTTGGGCAAAGCTTCGGCGAGATTGAAGTCTTGATTTTGCAACACGCCTTGCTTGAACAAAAAGAAGAACCCAGTGTCGTTGCTGCCAAACCCTTGGCCGTCGTTGCGATACAGCATGTTGAATGCGCCTGACGGTTGTGGTGCAGGCTCGTAAATGAAATTTTTTCCGGTACTGGTGGCACTGACCACTTCAAATGGCATGCTGACACCGTCAACGATGGACACATAAGGGATCACTGGCAAGAATCCCGGGACCAGATTGATGGTGTATTCATCGGTGTCCACGCCCTGTATGGTTTGGCGATTTCCGGGACGCCCGTACTTTTGACTGTCCACCAGGGCCGCGTTTACCACCGTAGTAAACTGTTCAAGCCAATTGGGGTTGGCAGGATCATCCCAGTCTATGGTCACGTTGCTGAGATTGACTCCGTTGAAATCGGTGATGCTTTCCGAGGTGCTCACACTCATGATCTTGATGTAGCCTTCGGCTGGCACGTTGCGCTTGGGTGTATAACCCACGAGATTGGCCAGTCTCACCACGCTGTCTCGGCGCTCGGCGGTGTCTAGGAAGTTTTCACGTGCATTGAGATCGTTGCGGAAGGCCAGGGCCTGTCCCATGAACGCCATCACATCCAGCAAGGCAATGAATTCGCTGCTTTCGATGTAGTCGTTGAAGCTTTCGGGATAGTACAAACGCAGATAATCAACGAAGCTCTTGCGCAGAGTCTCGAAATCGTAGCTCTGGAAATCGGCTTCGCGATAGGTCTGGTAGAGTCTTTTCCAATCCTCTACACCAAATATCGCGGTCTGTCTTGTGGTCTTGGCCATGTCTTTACCTGTGTATCCGATATTTATCGACGCTATAAACTACACAGTTTTAGATAGCGATGGCTTGTCGTGTCTGCTGATCAAAAAACAGTTGCAACAGTTGTGGTGTGGTCGTGGGTGCCACTGTGACTTCGAGTTCGATTAGCACCCCATTTTGCTGAGGATATACCCGAGCGTTGCTGACAAAGATGCGAGGATCAAGCTCGATCACTCGTTGCAATTCTTGCAGTATGGCTTGATTGGTCTCGGGACTTTGGTTTTCAAAAATGTAGCTCCATATGGTGGTGCCGTATTGCGGTCTCCCGGGAATCTCACCTTGCTGTATGTTCAAAGCGTTGGAAAGATCTCTCTTGACCAAGTCAAAGTCAGTGAGCGTGAATTTTTTGTATTGATTGATGGTGTTGAAACCGATAAACGTAGGCATGCACTATTTATGTGGTCTGTCTTGCCCGTAGTTCAGCTATGATCTCGCGCACGCTGGCCACCAATCCCTGTAATATGCGTATTTGCCGCGTGTAACCGAGATATTGGCTGTTGAATTCATCGCGGAGTTCGATGGGGGCCGAATTCACTGCGTCTTGTATGGGCTGCAGATATTTTTCCCGGTTGTTGTTGTAAAGATTGCGCACTGAGGTGAGACGGCTTTCAAGTGCGTCGACTTGGGATGCACTGATGTTGTCGCTGGATCTAAGGGCCTGTGCCGAATCATAGAGAGCATCTAGCTGAGTCTTGACTCCGCTGAAAAATATCGATGCTTCATCTACTTTGTCTTGGAACGAGTCGCGTTGATCTTGGAACTGAGACGGCTGATCTTCCTTGCGTACCTGTGGTTTGTAACTGGGAGCCGGGATTTTTGGATCGCCTAGGCTGGCTGTCAATGCTGAGTCCACCGCTGCTCGGTTCACAGTATTGGTCACCGATGCTGCTCGCCGACTCAAAGATGTGAATGCGCCCAACTTGTCTGTGATAAAAGAAGTGGTAAACTGAGAGTTGCGAGTCAACGATGACATGGCACTGTTGATGTCTGGAGCGGCCACACCCTTCACAAACGACGATGTGTTTGCTATTCCAAATTTTGATGCCACTGCCAACAATGGTGCCAGCACCGATGCACTTTCTGTGCCCTTGGCCAAGCCCGATGTTTGCAGACCAGAGAGGCTGTTTTGCAATAGACCTTGCTGTACTTGATTTTGTAGATTGCTGTCGCCCAACAACGACGAGAAGCTGCTGACTCCGCTCTTTCCAGTCCAGGACGTGGGAGCAGACAATATTTCCTGCACCGTGCGCTGTTGTGCCACTTGTTGTGGGGTATAATTGAGTCCCAGTCCGGTGAGACGATTGGCTTCGGCTATGTCAGCGGCTGTGGGTGCCGATGGTACTGCAGCCAAGGCCTGTTGCATGGTGCCGGGTTTGAGATAGCCCGCGGATTCCAGTTGCACGGGTTGCAGTCCATATTCGCCGATGCCTTTGTCGATGCTGAACACACTGCTGTTTTGATTGGTGATGGCCTTGGATTGGGCCAACAGCCCACTCACTTGTGATTTGTCCAAGCTGCCGATACCAACACTGGCCGGTGGTGTGCTGAGAACATCTGCGGCATTGATCGTGGTCGATGGTACCTGTGAAGATGCTGTGCCCAGGGCCTGGCTCACACTCGGCGACGGTGGCGAACTTGCCGATGCTGACAGGTCAACTTCCACGGGCACGCCGCGATTGTGATAGGGATAAGGTTCGTGTGTGGGCGCACGCGGAACTATGGTTTCCAGTGTGCCTTCTTGTTTTTGCCATCCGGTGCCGGCCACAAACTTGGTGTCGTCCAACTTGTATTCCACCAACACCTTGGGAGCAGTCACAGATTCCGGTGCGCTGCCTCCATTGAGGTCGATACGGCTGCCGCGCAGTTTGAGACCACCCGATGCTTTCCAGCCACCGGTCTTGGCATCCAGGTTGATGCCACCATCGCTTTTGACGCCCAGTTTGGTTTTGCTGTAAAGAGTGAAATCGGTGCTGGCCGACATGTTCAATGTTTCTTTGGTCTCAACCTGCATGTTTTTGGCACGGATGTTGAGATTTTCACCGGCATTGATGTTGATGTTTTTGTCAGCATGGAGATTGATCTCACCTTGGCTGCGCACGTTCACTGAATTGGTGGAATACACGTCCACAGTTCCCTCGCTGCCCAGCTCGATCCAGGTCTGACCATTGGCTGCGATGATGTAGAGACAATCAGCTTCATCGCTCATGGTGATCTGATGTCCCTTGGCTGTGCGTATGCGTATGAGATTGTCGCGACCGCGCAGATCACCATCGTCCATGATGATGCTGTGTCCACCACGTCGTCCTTCAATCTTGACATCTTCGATCTTGATGGCACCCGACTGCACCTTGGCCAGCACTTCTTCTTCGCTTTGTATGCCGCTCACACCTTGGTAGATGGGTCGTCCGGGACTGCTCATCCCAAACACCGAGCTGGGACTTTCGCGTTGTGCCGAGCTTGATATGGGACCACGGATATAGTCACCCAACAACCCTTGGTTCAACAACACTGTGTAAACATAATCGTGTATGGGTTTTTCTTGATCAAAAAATCTTGGACTCTCTTCAAGACCCGGATTGTCCTGATTGATTTCTACCACCGGCATTTGTTTTGCATCGGCAGCAGATATCTCAGTTTCTTGCTGACTGTTTTTGGTGATATAGTTACGGCTGGCACCAATGGCCGGGATCATGTGGGTGACACCTGGATCAGGCACACAGGCCAACCAATAGCCTTGATTGGGATCTCCGGCCACGAAAAAGCATATCACTTGCACGCCGAGGTCGGGCGGAGTGAACCACATGCCGTAACTCTGCTGATTGCCTTTGTAGGTACCGGTACCAGCACTGCCTGTGGCGTTGTTCCTGGGAGTCACACCATAGAAAGGCGGGCAATAGCTCACGGTTCTCCACAGACTGGGATCATCAGGATTGTTGCCGCCCAATTGTTCGATGTACACCTGCAAACGACCCGATCTCGTGGGATCGATGTTGTTTTTGATCACACCAATATAGGGACCAAATTCGGCGGGAACACCGCCTTTGTCAAACTTGTAACTGGCACCACGTCCTTTGGTGCGAATGATGTTATCCGCCATTGTCGTCCTTTACTATTCGTTGTGGTACTGTGTTTGTGCTGGAACTCTGCGCCGATCGTTGTTTGATCTGCAGGCCATTTATGGCCTGTGTTCGCTCGAGGGCAGTTATCTGACCTTGTATAAAAAGTTCTTGTATCTGTGCTTCCGTGGTCGCGGTTCTCACGCTGCCGTTGGTCAAGAATACCTGTATAGACACATCGGCGCTGTTGGTGCCCACCGCCGGTGGTGCTTGTAAGCCCACGGGTTGGCTGTCACTGGTGGGCGGTGTGGCTGTGGCTGCTGGGGCCAGCGTGCGTGGGTTGATCGATCCACGAGTGGCAGTTGGATCGCCGCTCTGCGACGCATCCACAGCGGCTGGTTTGACCACGCCTTGGGTGGTACCCGTGGGCGTGCCTTGATAGCTGATACCGTTGCTGGAACCCACGCTGGTGGTCTGAGGATTGGCCTGTGTGCCAGTGCCCGCACGATTGTTCGTGGCATTGGGTGTTTGTGACTCTCTTGCAGAGTCGACCGTGGCCGAAGTCTGGAAAGTACCGGTGTCTTTGCCGATGTCTTGTCCGGGAAAAGTCAACAACACGCCTTCTAGATCCTGCGTGAATCGCCCTTTGCTGAATTTGCTCACACACAGCGTGGCCTTGTAAATGTAGTTGACTGTGGTGCTTGATGGCAAGTAAGTTTCTAGGCTGTCCACACCCGAGCTGGTGGTCACCGAAGGTTCGGGTCTGGCCTGGGCCGCTAGATCAGGATCTCCGCCTGGTGGCAATGCAGCTGGCGGAGACAACGGAGTTGGCTGGGGCAACACGCTGGGAACAGCATTGCTTTCTCCCAGCGTTTCCTCGTTTATGGGCTGTGACGATCCTTGCGGCAATGGTGGAGCCTGATATGTGGCACTTTCTCCGCGTGCTCGCGAATCTTCGAGCACGATCTCGCCAGCTGACACTGTGCCCGGTCCTTGATCGGCGCGGGCCTTGGCCACGGGTTGGCCGCGTTGGGACTCGGTCAATGCCGATCTCGCGGTTTCGGCCTGAGCCTCACTGATACGACCTTGATCCAGGAGATTTTCGATCTGGCTTTGGCTGGACACTGCCACCACGTCACCGTTTCTGAGAGTCAACGCAGTGACCCCGGTGCCTTGATCGGTACGGGTCTCGTTGATCTGTTGTTCTAGCTGCGATATCTGTCGTGTCACATCATTGAGTTGATTCTGCAACACCCGTCGTTGATACATGGCCGTGTTGTAACGCGAGCGCAGATAATTGGTGTAGGCTTGCTTGTCAGCGAAGTTTTGTCCGTCGGCGTTGTAAGGTGGATCGTTGCGATCGTTGTAGGATGCCTTGACACGATCATAGGCCTCCAATGCAGCTTGGGTGGCCGAATTGACTTCGGCAGACAGTGTCTGCTTTTGGTCTTGCAGTTTCCTTATCTCTATCAATAATTCATTGACCGACATTATCGATTGGTCCTGTCACCTTGTATGCCCATGAGACCGGTGTACAGATTGTAGTCTTCGGGCAGATTCCAGCTGAGCTCAAACAGTGCTTCCTGGCTGTCAAAATTTATGGTGCCATCCGACAAGAATGCATCAAAGTAGGCATCTTGTCCCGATGACGAACTGTTGTTGGTGAGTCCACGTATGCCCGACCATACTTCGCCTTGGGCGATCCAAGCCGGATCTCCCAGTATGGTCATGCGTGTTTTGGCAAAGTCACTGGGACTGTAGAGATAGTCAGCGGCAGTGGCCACGGGATCAAACACACCATTTTCAGCACCTTGCGTGGATTCCGGGCTGGCTGCTGCATAGATCCTGCGCTCGACTTCGCGATAACTGGCAGTGTTTTGTGAAGGATCTTTCTGGCTGCCGGTCACAGTGATGTAGTAGAGATAGTTGAAATCCTGTTCAAAATCCAATATCTGTGTGTTTTCTCCCGAAAACCAATAGGCATAGCGTTTTTGTGTGCCTCGGAATTTTCCACCCGGAAAATATTCGCTTTTCATGTCATTGATTCCAAACGGCGCGATCTCGTATGTGATCTCGTAGGGATAGTCACCGCGCTTGGGATCTATGACATCACCAATGGGCTTGGCTTGCACGCCCACGCGAAACCAGGCCATGGCCGACGATGCCGATGCTGCTGGCAGCTCTTTGGGATTGCCATTTTCGTCCTTGGTCTTGAGTTTGGTTTGCTGATTGGTTATGAACTCGGTTCTTTGCACTGCCATGTTGAGGAACTGCATGATGCTTTGTCCAGCCGTGCTCGACGATGTTTTGGCATTGTTGTTCACGCTTTGTTGGTCGGGGTCTTTGGCTTGTCCCGCGGTGTTTGGGGTCACGTTGGGTGTGAGTTTCTTGTCGACGGGACCGGGCGGCACCACCGATGACTCGGCCAGTTCGGAATGACTGATCACGAACTTGTATCGATCCGGTTTGGTGTACACACCCTTGGCCACCAATTCGTCTTGGAATCGATTCAATGCCTCGGCCAGGCCAGTCACCAACGTGGGACTTGGTGCTGAGTTGGCTTTCTCGGGAGCACCAGCAGTGGTGTTTTGATCGCGTGCGTTGGCTCCGGGATCCTGTGCCGAATTGTTGAGCACCGTGGCTCCCAATAGATTTTTCAATGTGGTGGCCGTGAGCTCGATGTTGAAAGGGATCACGCCGCGACCTTGTCCCATGGCCACTTGATTTTGCGGACACACGCATTCACAATCGTACTCGGTGATCTTGTTGGCGATCTTGAATCGTATGTTGGTGAATTGGAATGGTATGAACTTTTCCACGATGGCATTGGCATCGGTGCGTTGCGCTGCATCGTAGCTAGTGGGATCGGTTATGATGTTGCCTTGATCATCGTAGCCATAAAAACGTATCACCATGAGATAGTTTTGCGCGGCATAGTTTTGATTGGCATTGCTGGATTTCACTGTGGAGGGATTTTCTCCGGGATCGGTCTGACCAGTGGTGGCTGTGTTGGCCACGTATTTTTTGGCAGCGGCATACAGCCTAGGCAGCAATGAAATGCCATTGGGCTCAAATATACGAAACTTCATTTTGGTGACATTGTGAGCCATGTGTGTGCCGCGTCCGGGCATGACTTGTTCCATTTCCATGTCATCGATGTAAAAGTCCAGGGGAAATTCTTGATTGCGTCCTGTGATGGGAGCACCACCGCTTTGTATCAATAGGTTGGACCCATTCAGTGTTTTACGCTTGCTACTCAGCATTTGTGAATAGGCTTGAGGACTCATGATGTAGATGCTGAGGCTATAGGTGTAACTGGCATATTTGTCTAGCACATTGTCTTGTGGTACGATGGCACGATCAAACCGACTGACCAAACTGGATCCGGCAGAATCCACTGTGGATGTGGGCGTGGCCGGTTGCACTGCATCGTCGCTTGGACTACCGGTGCCGCGCTGCTGTGTTGGGGTTGGTCTCTGCGGTGTTTGATTGGCATCAACTGATGTGGCTGTGGGGTCATCAAATCCCTCGGCCTCCCATTGGCTGGGTATGGGATCAGGCGCGGTAGGCGGTGGTATCTGCTGCGTGGCAGAGATGGGGCGCGTCTGTGCATTGATGCCTTCGGTGGGATTGGGTTGGAACGGTTGGGCGTTGCTGATGCCGGGACCGGCGGCCGAGGCCACCGTGGGTGATGGATTTGCGATGCCAGCCCCGTCGTCGCGAGCTGCCTGTCCCTCGCGCACCACAGTACCAGCACTGACCACTGGACCTTGTGTGGATTTGGCTGCCACTGAAATTTGTTGATTCACCGAATCCAGTTCTTGCTTCAATCTCGATTCTTGGGCCGTGCGTTCCTGTAAACGAGCATTGATGTCGTTGATGGTGCGTTGTATGCGCTGGCGATTGGTTTCGTCTGGTGTTACAGACAAGCGGCTCTGTAAATCACGCAGGGCTCGCCGCAGGCTTTCGATTTCGGCTGCGAGATTTGATATCTGGTCAATGAGCTGCGCTCGTCGGGCGCTGAGTTTGGAAACATCAGCCATGTGTTAAAACCCCAGACTCGATCTTAGTGTGCTTATCTTTGGCAGGTAGATACTGACTCCCACGTCAAAATCCCAGGGCGGAGTCATCAAGGTATTGGGATTGCGCTGGTAAAACACCCACCACAGACCAGGCTGTTGATAGAGGTCAAACGCCAGGAGATCGGGACGATATCGATAGGTTTGTGTTATTTCAAAATAGACATCGTCGGATTCCCTGGGTATGGCACGATTGGCCATGACATCAAGATAAAACTGGCTGTAGTTGGTGGTAAAATAGGGGCTGATGCTGGTGTAATTTGCCATTACCAGAATCCTTTGCGTATGAGATCACCGTTGGCGTATTCTTTGAGACTGAACTGCTGACTGACCTGGGCTCGCGACTGCACCGGCAACAACGTGATGGTAAAGTCGATCTTGGTGGGAACATAGGTGGGAGTAGAGGTACCAAGATTGGGTGGTGCCGGTCTGTATACTTCGCCGCCCACCGGCAGTCCGGAACCAGTGAGCCTGGCATTGATGAATTCAGCCGAGTTCACAGGAAGATAGCTTTGATCGCGTCGCGACACCAGATTCACTGCATTGGCTTGATTCACAGTGCGGGCTCGGATATAATCCACATCATCGGGCAGATTGTAGGCAAAACTCTTGACCACACAAGGTGCATTGTTGAATTGGAATTCACCGAAGCCGTGCAGGAACACCAAGGGAGGCGGTACGCCACGATTGGTGTCTTGTCCATAGAACATCTTTGTCACTGAACGGAAAAAATGTATCACGGCCAAGAGATAGTTGGCTTCGTTGGTGTCCTGGGCCGTGAACTTGGCCGTGATGGTCACTGCATCAACATAGCTGCTCTGATAAAAATAACCACGGAAATTGCTGTGGGTAAGATCATAATTGCTGTAATTGGCACCATATTCGGTGGTGATGGTGGGAGTGTAAGGGAATATCACACCATTGGTTTTTCTCAGTGGCCAGAGTATGCCCGATGAATTGATGTCGGGATCGCGGTACAGATAGTCTGCGCCCTGGGCCAGGCTGAGCCGCACACGCCAGTCGGTGTTTTGCTGTTGGCCGATGTCTTCGTTGATGGATGCCTGCTGCTGTGCGTTGTCTTTGAGGGCTTGTATCACTGCGCTGCCGTCGGGATCATCCTCGTCAAACACATCACCGCCATCGCTTTCCAGGTCGGGATCGACCTGCGCCACTGCAGCCGGGTCATCCTCGTCCACAGCATCGGGTTCGTACACCAGTTCTAGATCTTCTTCGTCGGCAGCAAAAGGATCGTTTTCAAAGCCCAGTGCTGCATCGTTGTCCAGTGCTGCTTGTTGTTCGGCATCCTCGCGAGTGAGTCCGGTTTCCACGAATTGACCGGTCTTGGAATCATAGACACCGTATGTGCCCGATTCGGTGTCGTAGCGGCTTTCGTAAGAATCCACTACTTCAGTGCCGGAAGTGGCTGGTGTGTCGATGCTGCCAGTCAATTCAGGTTCGCGTGCCACGGGGTCGCCTTGACTGGCAGCTTCGGCCTGTGCAGTGGCTTCTTGTTTGGTCAGTCCGGTCGCGACGAATTCGTTGGTGTTGACATCATACACACCGTAGGTACCTGTTTCTGCGTCAAATGCCTCGGCATAATCTCCGCCAGGAGGGGTCGCTGATGTCCGTGCTGGTCCTGTCACTGTTTCCGATGTTGTTGTTGCTATCGCAGCGGGTTGGTCTGTGACTTGCGTGTCTGGTGGCAGCACCGTAGTGGTGTCTCGCACATCGGGATCGCCGATCACCGGTGGCGGTGTTTCGGTAACTGTGCTCACGACCACTGTGCTCGTGGCAGTGACCGGTGCTGTTGTGGGAGTGTCATTGATGCCGTCATCGCCCACTAGGGGTGACTGACTAGCTGGTACACTTCCGCTTGGAGGTGCTATGGGCTGTGTGGCAACGCCGGTGTCATTCTGCAGTTGTAGTTCGTTGTTGCGCAGGGCGTCTCGCAGACGTTCCAGTCGATCTACCGCAGCTTCTTGCTCGGCATAGGCATCTTGGCGTTCCTGGTCAAGCCGATCTCGCGTGGCGGCCAGGACCCGGAGCTGCTCGGGGGTGGTGCTGGGATTGGCCGCGGCCTCGTTGTATCTGCGCCGTGCTTCGCGATAGGCAGCACCGGCTTGGTTGGCACGACCGTCGAGAACAGTTACCCGGGCTTCTAGTTCGGCGATCTCGCGTTTTTGGCGTTCTATGAGTTGTTCGAGCAACGTGGCCATGATGATTTCCTATATGTTATTTATGGTACCCAAAAACGGCACAGTTTATCAGGTTGACAAACCCAAGATCTGTGTTAAAATAAATATACAACAGGAGAACCAGCTTGTCCTTACCAACCACAACCAAAGTCAACTATCTCAACAATCGCGACATACTACGCGAAATACACCTAAGCAAGAATACCTACTGTAGTTTCCTTGATCCTGCGCGAGATCATCAATACGATATCATATTGCCCGCAGTGACCAAGATCAACCAGAGGACCATAGCCGAAGCTCGCAGGAATCGCGCAGCTCGACTCACCAAAGAGTCCGGAAGCGAGGTCAACGAAAAGAACATACCCAACACTGACCTTGTGTTCCGGATCATGACCTGGGAACACATTCCACAAGCACCAAAAAAACAGCCCAAAGTGGCACAGAAAAAACGCACTCTGGAAAACATACTGGGCATCGAAGAAGAAGAGGACACCGATGCCGAAGAACTGGTGCCGGACATCATGGTCGATCCCACTCATGTGCGAGTGAACTTTCCTCCGTTTTTCCACTATCGTGTCAACGAACATCGTGTTCCTTATCTAGTGGGCAAGAGCCACTGGCAGGGCGATCTCGAAACCGGATGCTATTGCCGCGAACACGGCGCCATGACCCGGCGGCTGGCCGAAATGTTCATGAAACTGTGTGAACGCTATGCCACGCGATCGAACTGGAGGGGTTACACCTACAACGAAGAAATGCGTGGACAGGCCTTGTTGCAACTTAGCCAGATCGGCTTGCAATTCGACGAGTCAAAGTCGCAAAATCCATTTGCATACTACACAGCAGCCATAACCAATTCGTTTACTCGCATACTCAACATCGAAAAGAAAAACCAAAACATCAGGGACGACATCTTGGAAATGAACGGACTCAACCCCAGTTGGAGTCGGCAATACGCCGATGCCGATCGCAAGTATCAACAAGTCGCGGCCAGCGAAGACTGATCAATGGCCAATCTATTTCAACGTGCCGCGGTATGCACTGACATACACTGGGGTCTCAAAAGCAACAGCATCCTACACAATCAGGACTGTGATCAATTCATAGATTGGTTCATCGCCACAGCCAAAGAGAACAACTGCGAAACCGGCATGTTCCTGGGCGACTGGCACAATCATCGTGCATCGATCAATCTACAGACCCTGCAATTTTCGCTGCGTGCCCTGGAAAAATTGTCAGCGGCGTTTGACCAATTCTACTTCATCCCTGGCAATCACGATCTTTACTATCGAGACAAACGCGACATCACTGGCGTGGAGTGGGCTCGACACCTGCCCAACATACACATCTGCAACGACTGGTTCCAAGCGGGCGATGTCATCATTGCTCCGTGGCTGGTGGGCGATGATCACAAGAAAATACAGAAGATGTCGGCGAGATACATGTTTGGTCATTTCGAACTGCCGCATTTCAAGATGAATGCCATGGTGGAGATGCCAGACCATGGTGCACTCAAGAACGAGCATTTCTCCGGGTTTGGTGATGTTTTTTCCGGACACTTCCATCTCCGACAAAAGAAAAACAACATCAACTATATCGGAAACTGTTTCCCGCACAACTTTGCCGATGCCGGCGATGATCAACGTGGAATGATGATCTTGGAGTGGGGATCTGACCCCGAGTTCCATGCCTGGCCTGACCAACCCTTGTACAATGTCTGGGATCTCAGCCATGTCATTGATCATGCCAGCGATGTGCTGCGCAAAAAAATGCATGTGCGTGTGAAACTGGACATCGAGATCAGCTACGAGGAAGCCAACTACATCAAAGAAAAGTTTGTGAACGAATACAATCTCCGGGAGATGGCCTTGATACCCAACAAGCAATCGGCCCTGGAAGAAGATCTCGCGCCTGGAGACGTGAGATTCGAAAGCGTGGATCAAATCGTCACCGATCAGATCTCGCGCATCGAATCCAATTCCTATGACAAGAACTTGTTGTTGAAGATCTACCAAACACTCTAGCATGCTCACACTTGAATATCTACAGCATCTAGCCGGAGACCATGTCAAGATCAGCTGTTTCTACAGCCTGGCATCCTACGATCGCGACATGTCACGGCTGTACTGGGATCTCAAAAACTATCTAGATCAGCGATTCGAAGGCGATGCTGTGAGATTTGAACCACACGAACGTTTGGTGTTTGAACACGACGATCTAGATTTCTGGATCGATGACACTGCCGTGCCGTTTACCTTGTACAATCTCCAATTGATACTGCGAGAACTGGACATCAGCAATTTTTTCGTGCGCTTGGTCACCAACTTGCCGGACTATGATGCCTATGCCGAGCGTGTGGCTCAGCGGCTGGTGTGTGATCAACCCATGCCCGTGATTTCGTCGTCGCTGATGGGCTCCTGTTTGACTCCGCCGCGGCCATGGCACCGGTACGAGGACTACGACATGGGCTACAAAAACATAGCCATGCAGGATCAAAACATCGAATGGCCGTTTATCTGCCAGAGTCGTTTGCGTAGATTCCACCGTACCTATTTCATGAGCCGACTGCATGCTCGTCAATTGCAACGATCCGGATACATCAGTTACAGCAACCAAGGTCCGATCCTGCAGCAAACACGCGACGCCGACATCGAGCCAGCACCTTGTTATTTCTTGACTGCATCGCCGTTCACTCGCAGCAGTCCCGAGATCGTGATACGTGAACCCGCGCATCAAAGCTGTGTGCGTGCTTTTGGCACTGTGTCTCAGTATCGATGGCCCGAACACCAACCCGATCCACCCGAGGCTGTGGCGGCCAGTGCTTACATGAGTTCTCCGGAAATGTCCAGCGCATTGATCTACGTGGGGCTTGAGACCGCGGTAAATCTGCCAAGGCCATTCATCACTCGTGTGACTCTACGACCCGTGGTCAATCAAAGACCGTTCGTGATATTCGGCAGTGCCGGAGTGCTTTCGATGCTGCGAGATCTTGGATTCCGCACTTTCCATGACTTCTGGGACGAAAGTTACGATCTCGAAACTGACATCGAGGCTCGAGCCGAAAAAATCATGGACGTGCTGGAGATCTGGTCCGCTCGCACTCCCGAGCAGCTACAGGCAGCCTATCAGGACATGAAACCCATCATCGAACACAATCATCGACACTTTTTCTCGAAATTCCAACAGCAACAAAGCGATCATCTGCGGCAGGGACTGCGTTGATCAGATCGCTAGCGATGCTGACATCAAACGTGTTAAACTAAACAATGATCAAGATAGCCAAACTCACTGTCAAAAATTTCATGAGCGTGGGCAATGCCACACAGGCCGTGGATTTTGATCGCAGCGACCTCACTCTTGTGTTGGGCGAAAATCTCGACCTCGGCGGCGACGGTAGTCGTAACGGCACCGGTAAGACCACCATCATCAATGCTCTCAGTTATGCCTTGTACGGACAGGCGCTGACAAACATACGCAGAGACAATCTCATCAACAAGACCAACAACAAAAACATGTTGGTGAGCCTTGACTTTGCGGTCAACGGACAGAGCTATCGAGTCGAGCGCGGTCGCAAACCCAATGTGCTGAAGTTCTATGTCAATGATCAAGAGCAGTCTGTGACCGATGACGCACAGGGCGACAGTCGCGAGACCCAGGAAGCCATCGAATCTCTCTTGGGCATGAGCCACGACATGTTCCGACATATCCTGGCACTCAACACTTATACCGAGCCGTTCCTCAGCCTCAAGGCCAACGATCAGCGTGCCATCATCGAGCAACTCTTGGGCATCACGCTATTGAGCGAGCGTGCGGAACGCATCAAAGAGTTGAACCGCGCCACCAAGGACGCCATCTCGCAGGAAGAGATGCGCATCCGTGCCGTGCAAGAAGCCAATCGAAGGATCGAAGAACAGATCATCAGTTTGGAAAAGCGCCAGAGTCTGTGGATCAAGAAACAGCAAGAAGACTGCGATGCCTTGATCCAGGCCATCGACGGATTGGAACACATCGACATCGAAGCCGAAGTGCAGGCGCACCGAGATCTCGAACTCTATCACAGCCAGAAAAAACAGATCGACGAGCACCAGAAGTGGATCCGGCAGATCGATCAGGATGACTCAAAGTTGGAAAAGGATCAAAGCAAACTGCAACGCGACATAGATGCGCTGCGAGAACATCGTTGTCATGCCTGCGGACAAGAACTGCATGACAGCAAGCAAGACGAGATTCTGGCAGAGAAGCAGAAGAACTTGCAAGAGATCGCCTTACAACTCTTGGCCAACGAAACACAGCGAATAGAACATCTCAATGAGATCGATGACCTGGGCGAGTTGGGTACAGCCCCCACGGTGTTCTACGACGACATCGAGCAGGCCTTGAATCACAAAAACAGTCTTGACACCTTGCGCAAAGATCTCGTGAGTCGGCAGAGCGATGTTGACCCGTATCAAGAACAGATCGACGACATGCGAAATCAGGCACTGCAGGAAGTCACATACGATGTCATCAACGAGCTGTCTAGATTGCACGAACACCAAGACTTCTTGCTCAAACTACTGACCAACAAGGATTCGTTCATACGCAAGAAGATCATTGAACAGAATCTCAGTTATCTCAACAGTCGCCTCACACATTACCTAGATCGCATCGGACTGCCACATCAAGTGATATTCCAGAACGATCTCACTGTGGAGATCACTGAACTGGGACGTGACCTAGACTTTGACAATCTCAGCCGTGGTGAACGCAACAGATTGATACTGTCAATGTCGTGGGCCTTTCGCGATGTCTGGGAGAGCTTGTATCATCCCATCAATGTGCTGTTCATCGACGAGCTCATTGATTCGGGCATGGACACCCAGGGCGTGGAAAACAGTCTCGCACTCTTGAAAAAGATGGTGCGTGATCGCAACAAATCGGTTTGGTTGGTGAGTCATCGAGACGAGCTGGCCGGACGTGTGGAAAACATTTTGAAAGTGATCAAAGAAGGTGGATTCACCAGCTACAACACCGACGTGGACATCACGTAACATACGAGTACTGCACCTCGAGCCCACCGACGTGTGCCAGGCACGCTGTGCTCAATGCAGTCGAGAAACCGACGCTGATTTTGATCGGCGCAGGCACCATCATCTGCGTGTGGAACAGATCGCTGCCCAATTCAACGACGAATTCATATCGGGTCTGGACAAGATGTTCATGTGTGGAAACTACGGAGATCCCGCAGCGGGCATGAACACGCAGGCCATCTATCGTTGGTTCCGGCAAAAGAATCCCACCATCACGCTGGGCATGAACACCAATGGTGGTGTGCAAGGCACGTTTTGGTGGTACGAGCTGGGTCGTATCATGAACCGCGAACAAGATTACGTGGTGTTCAGCATCGACGGACTGGACGACACCAATGCTGTGTATCGTCGCGGTGTGGAATGGCGTCGAGTGATCGCCAACGTGGAAGCATTTATTTCGGGCGGTGGACGAGCGCATTGGGACATGCTGGTGTTCAAGCACAATCAACATCAAGTCGATGAATGCCGAGATCTCGCGCGCCTCATGGGGTTCAGTTGGTTCCGAGCCAAGGTGTCTCGGAGGCCCATGCTGTCGGGGCTTGAAGCTCCGGTGAACTGGGCGCAGCCACGCTCGGGAAAAAAACAGATACGATGCCATGCCTTGAACGAGCAGAGCCTTTACATGGATTGTCGCGGACGCATACATCCCTGTTGCTGGCTGGGCAATCGACTGAAAAACTATGTCACAGACTTTGATGCTGTGCAAGCGTCGTGGAATACCAACAGCCCCGAACCAACTTGCTTGAGCACTTGTGGCACCGATCATGATGTCACTGCTTTCCAAGATCAATGGCAGCGAGAGGAAAAGCTGTGCTGAAATGGGATCACTGGCATATCGAACCCAGTTCGATATGCGCATTGAAATGCCCGAGATGTCCCAGGGCCGAATTGCCCGACAGTCTCTTGAATCGACAACTCACTTTGGCGTTTTTCCAACGCCAGTTTGGCGCCGAGCATGTGCAGGAACTGAAAAAGATCACGTTCTGCGGCAACGACGGAGATCCCATCTACTGTCGCGATCTCGTGGACATCTGTGTATGGTTCAAGACCCTGAATCCCACAGTGGCCATCACCATCATCACCAATGGCAGTTACAAACCACCAGACTGGTGGCAATATCTGGGGCATGTGCTGGGCGAACACGACGAGGTACACTGGAGCCTGGATGGTTGGGATCAAGACAGCAATCAGCAATATCGCGTGAACTCGGACTGGGACAGCATCATCGCAGGCATCACAGCGTTTGCATCAGTGAACACCAGCACTTATCGAGTGTGGGACAGCATCGCATTTAGATTCAATGAATATCATTTGGGCCAGCAGCAAAGCCTGGCACAGCAGTTGGGGTTTGACCTTTATCAGCTCACTCGTAGCACCAAATTTGGTAGTAAATATCCCGAACAGTATGGTAGCATAGATCTGCTGGAGCCTACCCAACCGGGCCTAGTGCCCGATGGACATCGATTCGAACGCAATCATGTGCGCCTTACTCGGAGATCAAGGCCGGGCCAAGACATAAAAACATTGTTTTGGCAGCGAGCACAGCAGTTGGAAAGCAACACGCCCTATTCGGGCATCTGCTTGATCGGCAACAAAGGCGTGTTTTTAAACAGCCGAGGACAGATATATCCCTGCTGTTGGACTGCCAACCGTTACGATCACAATCAAGTCTGGCATGATCGTGCCAGCCGATTTGATCTCTGGCAGAGGAATCTCACCGACATCAAAAACGACGAGTTTTGGTCCACGGAGTTCCTGGAATTTGACAGCCATGAATGCAGGAGCAAATGCACACGAGCAAAATTAAAAGATCAGGAGCACACCACAGAATGGTAGAATTTGACCATCAATCAGTGACACAGCTAACTACGCAACATGACCTGGCTGTTCGAATCAAATGTGGTGGAACACATCGGCGAAGAGTATGTGGGCTTCGTTTATCTCATCACGAATCTAGTGTCAGGGCGCAAATACATAGGCAAAAAACTCAGCAAGTTCAAGAAAACCACGTATCGTGTGGTCAAACTCAAGAATGGCAACAAAAAACGCAAACGCATAAGCAACAAAATCGATTCAGACTGGCAGACCTATTACGGCAGCAACGACGAACTCAATCAAGACGTGGAACGACTGGGCACCGAAAATTTCCAACGCGAAATCTTGTACTACTGTAGGTCCAAGGCCGAATGTAGTTACATCGAAGCACGCGAACAATTTGCACGACGAGTACTGGAATCAGACGAATACTACAATGGTCACATACAGGTTCGAGTACATGGATCACACATCAAAGGCAAACTAGGTAGTTAAGGCTCGCACAGGCCAATTTCTTGTGCCCTAGACCTGGACCCCGAGTCGCAGGGATGGAAGACCCACCGCACCAGTGGGCACTCAACCACTACCCCCCGGGATGACGATGGCAAAGACCTGCCGTTTGGTTGTTTGAAAAGGATACAAAAGGCCCAATGAGGGGAGCGAAACCCCAGGCACATGCGTCGTGACAGCGTACGACACCTGTGTTGCCGTTGTGATAAGACGGAGTGAGTAGGTACCGGACAACCGCCTACGTGAACAAGTCTGTTCGTAGCTCTAACGCTGTGTGACTGTGATGCACTCGGATGATGCCTCAGTTTTTTCTTGGCCCGGCAACGGGCTAAGTGTGACCGTTGCATCTGGATGATACGCTGAACTCGCTGCGCTCGGTCCAATAAAAAAAACATCGATGAGCGCAGCGAAATCGATAGATCTACGCAGTAGATCTCATAACTGATCGGGCCAATCCCGGAACAACGCATGCTGGATATTTCCTGACACGAACTGATTGAAACTGCGATGCTTGTCTTCGAGTTCACCTTCGCGTGGAGCTACTCGTTGAAAGCACTGCTCGAGTTGTGCCATGTCACGAAATTCCATCATGATATGCCATTCCGGCAAGTCCGCGATGCTGCGGAATCCCATCTTGCATCGTGTGATGCGATAGCTTTCCATGCGTGCTTCGCTGACTAGATGATCAAAAAATGCTCGCATGTTTGTCACCCATTCGGTGTCAGAGATGCCTTCTTGCTTGTCGGCCCATACATGATAGATGTCCATTTTGCTGTACCTTTATGTCTATAGATAATTACTTACGATGAATCTCACGTTTGATCACAGTTTTGGTCTGGTGGAAAAAGGCGAAGTCTATCACTATCGCGCCGAGCTCACAGATGTACAACCACACGAACACGAAGAGGCCATCAATCTAGGCTGGCTGGCCACTGCTCATCAAGGACAGCCGCGATGGTATCAGAGTCGCAGCACTCGCTGTGATCTCAGCGCCATCACCTACGACATCATGCCGGATGCCGAGATACTGGATCCAGTACCGCGCACCGAATTGGATCACATCTACTCGGCCTACTGCCTGCATCGAGGATTCCGCAAGTACTTTGAAGTCAACGATGATCTGGCCAATGATGTGTACATGGGTTATCGTGATTGGCGCGGCGATCTCGTGGCCTGGAGCAAGCTGAGACCCTATTCGCCTTGGTCCATCGAAACTGTGCTGTTTGCCTGGGACTATCGCGAGCCCGATCTAAAACTGGGCCTGCGAACACTGGAACACGAATTGGCCTGGGCTCGTCGGCACGGCTATCGTTGGGTGTACATGGGACCCGGCTACGAACGTGTGAATCGCTACAAGAGTCGTGTGGCCGGATTTGAATGGTGGACCGGATCGGCCTGGAGCAACGACGTTGAACACTACCAGTGGTTGTGTGATCGAGACAGCCGTATCAAGTCTGTGTTGGATCTGCACGACCTTGGAACAGATCGTTGAGATACTCGCGCGGCCAATTGTGATAGTAACCTTTGGTGGCCAGCTGCTGGGCAGCATCGTTGAGCCGCTTGAGGTCCTGCACAAACAACAAAGCCCAGGTGCCTTGATTCATGCAAACTCCGCGCACCATCTCGGGCTCGCTGGGATGATCTTCCAGCACCAAAAGGCCACGGGCATGCAGATGTTGCTGTGCCGATTGCCAGTGTTTGCGGAACGTGAGCAGATCAAATTGACCGGGATCGTACACCAGCACCACCACGTCTAGATCGCCCAAGCCCTGTGTTGCCAGCTGCTCGAGATCGTGATAGGGGTGAGATCCCATGCGTATATCCACGCGATTCTCTAGCCGGGCCTGCCGAGCATAGGGACACGGCGGCCATCCATTCAACAACGGCGAAGGTTTTTCCACGAATCCAGTGATCCAGTTCGTGACATCAATTCTGGCCTGCACTTGATCCATTAAAAGTAAGGTAATCCGCTTTTCTTGGTGGTTTCCAGATGATCTTTGATCATGGTAGCGATCTCGTCGCGTTCGCCCTGGCTGAGATTCATGGCCTCGGTGTAGCTGAGACCACCACGCATGTGCCAGCACATTTTGAGAGTTTCGGCGCGGATGATCTTGGCCTCCTTTTCCATCTGATCAATCCATTTGGTGATGCGGTCAGCATCTAGGGTCAGGAGGCGTCCGCGAAAAAATTTGCCATGTCCAAGGTGAATGGTTGCTCGTACTCGTTCTGGCAGTCTGGGCACTGTATCTTCAGCGGCTGTAGCTCGCCCTGCTGCTTGGTGTTGATGATGTGATCGCGTATGCTGGAAAACGTGCTACGATCGCAGTTTTCCAGCCAATCGGAGATCCACTCGATCTCGGTCACTGTGGCCTGGGGAGTCTTGATCATGGCAATGTTTTGTGCCAAGGCCCGTGTGGTCATGCTGGTGATTTTCCGCAGCACATCACCGACTTGACGCAGCTTGTCCTCGTCGTTGACGTTGGCATCTTGTAGCATTTGCAGCATCTTTTGGTCTTCAAACTGCATCATGTTGTTGTCATTGATCTGCCGATAATCCATGGGTTTGAAATAGATTTCGAGGTCACCCAGGGTCTGGGTCTGGCTGTAGTCCGGAGCACGCATGCGTTCCATCACTGTGCGCAAGTCCACGCCAAACGTGTTGATGCTGGCACACTTGGTGCACTGGGTGTCCAGTTTGAGTTCATGACCATAACTGGCTATGCGTATGGCTATCAGCACAGTGTCAATGTCCATGCTGGGCATGTGCCAGGCATTTTTGATGTTGGGCACACAGCTCTGGATCACATTCACCGAAGCAGTGCCGTTGAACAAGGCATCTGGTGTACGGTAAGTGATCTCGTCCATGGTGGTCATGGGCAGCACCGGATACTCTCCGTTTTCGGTGACCTCCAGGCTGTCTTTGGGGTAGTATTTGCCGCCAGATGGCAATTTTACATAGATGGCGGGTTGCCGGAAATACTGGCGTAAGGGATTGGTTTCCATGGGATCCTCGCTAATAAATATCTAGATGCAGTTATTTATAGGCGCAGAAAACCATGGCCGATCAATATGACATTGACGAACTAGTAACACAGCTCAAAGAATTTGTCCAAGTGGCTCGCAGAATGGGCACCACCGGTGCCTCGGGCCAGGACTCGGCTCGCAAATTTGATCGTGGCACCGAACGCATAGTGCAGGCGCTGGCACGCTTGGGCAGCCAGATCAAGAAAGACACAGTCACACGCGCCAAAGCCGATCGAGAACTGCAAGATTTCGTCAAGGCCGTGGATCGTGCCACAGACGCTGTCAAAGACGAGATCGATGCTTCGATCGAAAAAGCCAAAGCCGATCAGGAAGCCGCTGATTCGGCAGCGTCTTTAGCACAGGCCCAGCAAGATGCTGCTCGCACGGCTCGCATGAGCGCCGAGGAACGTGCGGCCTATGAAAAGCGCAAGGCCGAAGAGCTACAGGCCGAACGTTGGAAAGCTCTGCAAGCCGAACTCAGAGATCAGTATGAAAAGATCGGCTATGAACGCAATTATGGCCAGATGCTGGCCAAGGAACGCATCAAGCAGATCGACCAGTACAGCAGCTTAGAATCTCGCCTGGGTCGTTTCGGCGACATGATCATCAAGAGCCGTTTGGGCCCGAGCTTGGCCAAGAATGCCCAGACCGCGATGGCAGTGCAGATGGCGATGCTCCGTGTGCAATCGGCCGCAGAAAGCGCCAGCAAGACCATGGTTGGCCTGGGCAAAGGCCTGCTGTCGATAGGCGACAGCACCAAAGGATTCACACAGTTCAACGGCGTGATCGATGGCGTGGTCCAGTCCTTGGGCAAGATGCTGGAAAGCATACCCATATTGGGCACTGTTCTTTCGGGGTCGCTACAGTTGGCCGCCGAAGGTTCCAAGTTTGTGTTGGACCGCCTGCAAAAAGCCGCAGAAGCGTTCCGTGATGTCAGTTCAGTTGGTGCGCTGACCGCAGGTGGCATGACCGAACTGCAACGCCAGTTCATTGAAAGCGGTGTCAGTCTCGACGATTACAAGCGTGCTGTGGCTGAAAATTCCTCGGCCCTGGCACGATTTGGTGGCACCGTGGGCGAGGGCGCCAAACGATTTTCCAAGTTTGTGGGCGACATCACTCGCAGCGATCTTGGTGATCAACTGCGTCGCCTGGGCTTCAGTGCCAGCGACATCAGCGACACTGCTGGTGCTTTTGTAACACAACAGACCAGACTGGGTCTTTCCCAGCGCAAGACCAACGCACAGCTCACACAAGGTGCCATGCAGTATGCCAAGGAGCTGGATCAACTCAGCAAGCTCACTGGCATGCAGCGCAAAGAAATCCAATCCCAGCAAGATGCTGCATTGGGCGAAGCTAGATTCCGTGCTCAGTACGACGAGATGGTGGCCCAGGGCCGAGAAAAAGAAGCCAAGGCCATGCTGGACTTCCAGACCATGGTCAGCAAGGCCGCACCTGAGATGGGGCAAGGATTCCGTGATGTAGCAGCGGGATTTGTCAACACCGAAGCAGCACAAAAACTGTTTGTGGACACCGGTGGTGCATCGGTGGACATCATGAATCGTCTCAAGGCCGGACACATTGATCAGATACAGGCCTTCAAAGAACTGCAAGAAGCCACGTCCCGCAACATGCAGACCAGCCGAGATCTCGCCAAAGCCACGGGCGACTCGGCCGGTGTCATGACCAATTATGCACAGAAAAGCGATCTAGTCAACGCCCGGATCATTGACGGTCAGGTGCGACTGGCCAACGAGCAAGAAGCTCAGATGCGCAAAGGTACCGATCCTTTGACCGACAGCACTGTGGATGCGCAGAAGAGCATGGATCAGCTGGCACGTCAGATGGATACATTTGCGTTTGCAGCCATGCCAGCAGCCGCTGAGGCTGTGAATCAATTCACCGGCGCACTCAACGATTTCATACGCCACGTGGCCAAAGAAACTGGCATGGACATACCCACGCTGAGCGATGCGTCGGTGTTGCAAAAATCAGGCACCCTGGGCGGAATCACCGACGAAAAGACCGGCGCTCTAACTGGAAAGGTTGGCGCAGCAGCCGGGGCCACCACACTGGGCACAGCCGGTGCTGCCATAGGCAGCATCATTCCGGGTGTTGGGACAGCCATAGGTGCTGGTATTGGTGCGGCCCTGGGCGGCGCAGCCGGCTACTTTGGTCTCATTGACTATGGCTTGGTCGACAACAAAAAACAACGCAACAACAAGCAAGAGAGCGGCACCGGTGACAGCGAGAAAAAACAAACCGATGCACGGAAACAAGCAACACAACAGGCCATAGAACAGGCCCAAAAAGAAGCATCTTGGTGGGATCGCCTCTGGAGCAACAAACAGCAGCAAACGGGACTTGCAGCACAGGCCGTGGATCAAGCTGCCAAGCAACTGGAATCACAAAAAGCCATCACACGTGGCACTCGCGTGACCGAAGAGGCCACCTGGAGCAACGCGACGTTCGCCGAAAACGATCGCGAAGGGTTTCAGCAGTATCAATCACGAATCAACGAACTTCGCCGGGAGATGCTACGCACCGAACAAGGTCGCTTGGAAAAAATGCGCCCGAATCAAGCGCAATTCGAGCGCATGCGCATCCAGCAGGCCGCCGAGGAACAGGCACGGAACGAGTTCTACGAACGTGCCAATCGTGCTGGCGCAGCCCAGCGCAAGATACAGATTCAACACGAGCAACAGCAAGCTCGCACAGCCAAAGATGCCAGCGATCTAGCCCAGACACGTGTGGACCAAGATTTGTCTTGGTGGCAAAAACTGACCGGCGAACGATCAAATCAAGCCGATGCTTTGGCGGCTATCCGCCAGCAAGAGATCGACGAGATCAAGAAATCCCTTGACTATGTGTTTGACGATGCTGAGTTTGCCCAAAAAGACAACGAAAACTATCGCAAATACGTGGAAAGACGCACGGAACTGTTTGAGCAGAAACTCAAGATACTGCGTCAGAGCAAGGGACTGTTTGCTCGCGTCACCGAACAGGAAAAACAGCAGGCACTGGCATCTGCCACGATACAAGCCCAACAGAATTTTGCCAAACCTGCACAGGCCGCGGGAGCCATGCAAAGATCCGCTCCCGCTACTGGCAATGTGGGCACAAGATCAGCCACCGCGCCAGCTGTGCCGGCTCCCAAAGGCGGACAGGCTCAGATACCGCGAGCCAGTGGTGGAGGAGCACCTTCGGTGGGATCAAGTGTGCAGGATCTGTTCCGATTTGGATCTGGAACCGGCAGCGAAAACCATTTTGAAAAATTAAATCCCGCGGTGCAGCAGGCCATGATCAACATGGGCGCGGAGTATCAGCAACTCACTGGCCGAGTGCTCAGCATCAATTCAGCTTACCGCAGCGTGGAAGAACAAGCGAGAATCAACTCGGGTGGTAGACCACGTGCTGCACCTGGCATGAGCAAACATCAGCAAGGCATGGCGGTTGACATCAATTCCAACGAAGCTTCGTTCCTGGCACAGTCGGGTTTGTTGAACAAGTACGGATTCAAGTGGGGTGCCAGCTTTGGTGATCCACCGCACATTTACATGCGTGACGGTGGGGTGATACCAGCCCGCCCAGGCGGTGTGCAGGTCACTGCCGCCGAGGCCGGCCAGAACGAAGCCTTTGTGCCCTTGCCTGATGGCCGGCGCATACCAGTGGACATCAAAGGTCTTGACAATGATGCTCTCATCAAAAAGATCTCACGGCTTGATGGCACACTCAAACTGCTGACCAGAAGCGAGATCGTTGAGACATCACGCAATGACAGCCAAAGTTTCCGTGCCGAAGTGCAACGGATGGCTGAGATCCTGTCCCAGTCCACCCAGGAAGCTGTGAATCGTGGACTTGATGTGGCAGCCGCTACCCAAGCCAAACCTTTGCAAACTCTAGAACAACTGAGCCAAAATTTCATGGCCAAGGGCGGCATCACCCAAGGCCCCAGCATCGCAGGTGAAGCCGGTCCCGAAGCTGTGATACCTTTGCAAGGCAAATCCATACCCATGAGATTTGTCAACGATCCTTTTGGTGAACTCAAACGTATCCTTGGACAGGGATTTGCCACTTTTGGTCAGCGCACTGACAAGGCTGAGCCGCCCACGGCCAAGCCAGGATTCTTTGATCGCATCTGGGACACACTGTTTGGTGACAGCAAAAAAGCCATAGATCAACTGAGATTGGCTGAAAAACAAGCTGCCACTGAACGAGTAGAGTACACCGTGAATGGTCGCAAGGCCACTCGAGAGCAATACGAAGCACAGCAGCGTGGCATAGCCGAACTCAGCAAAGGCATGGGTCTTGGATTTGATCGACTCGGCACAGGCATGGGTCAGTTCAATCAGAAAAGTCAAGAAGCTATCTCAGGCATGGGTTTGTTTGGTGACAGCATTGGAGGTTTTGATAAATTTGTGCCACAAGCAATGGCAGAAATACAAAATCGCATCACCACAGTGAACGCAAGCCTGGACACCGACACAACTACACCCAATAAACCCGAAATTCCCGAAACTGAACCTTCATCGTTGTTGGGGCCTGCCGGTAATCTACGCAACACATCGCCAATACCGGTCGAGATGCAGAACATGAGCGATCTTGTGCGGCAATTGGAAAATCTTGTGGGACTACAGCGCGACAACAATCGCACCGTGGAGAAGTTGCTGCAAGCACAAGCTAACTAGGTAAGTAACTGATCATGGCATGGAAAAAATACTTTAAAGTCGCAAACACTGGCGGTCAACTCAGTCCACTATCGGGTCGCGGTGAAGACGGGCTGCCCGGTTACGGACGCAATGATGGGCGTGATCCATTAACCAATCATGCTGAAATCGTTTATCGCAACTATGCCAGCCGTTTGCCCGAGGTGTATTCGGGCCACCCCAATCGTATCGAACGCTACAATCAATACGAGCAAATGGACTGCGACAGCGAGATCAATGCCTGTCTCGACATCCTGGCCGAATTCAGCACACAAAAAGAAGACGGCGATCAGGTACCTTTTCGTGTGACCTACAACGATGATCCTACTGACAACGAAGTCAAGATCATCAAACAACAATTACAGCAGTGGGTCAAACTCAACAAGCTGGATCAGCGCATCTTCCGCATCTTCCGCAACACCCTCAAGTATGGTGATCAGGTATTTGTGCGTGATCCCGAGACTTTTGAGCTGTACTGGGTTGACATGACCAAAGTGGCTCGTGTGATCGTGAACGAGAGCGAAGGCAAACGTCCCGAGCAATACGTGGTCCGCGACATCAATCCCAACTTCCAGAATCTCACGGTAGCTGCCAAGACCACCACCGACTATCAGAGCAATCCGCCCACGCTAGGCTATACCGCACCACAGAACTACACTGTGCCCAACAGTTCGGCGGGTGGTGTAGGCACTGGACAGACTAGATTTGCCGCAGCCATGAACGAGGCTGTGTTGGATGCCAAACACATCGTACACCTCAGCCTCACCGAAGGTTTGGATTTCTACTGGCCGTTTGGACAAAGCATACTGGAAACCATATTCCGTGTGTTCAAGCAAAAAGAACTCTTGGAAGATTCGGTGTTGATCTATCGTGTGGCCCGTGCTCCAGAGCGCCGGGTGTTCAAGATCGACGTGGGCAACATGCCATCACACATGGCCATGGCTTTTGTGGAGCGAGTGAAAAACGAGATACATCAGCGTCGCATACCCAGCAACACCGGCGGTGGCAACAACATCATGGACAGCAGCTACAATCCGCTCAGCATCAACGAAGACTACTTCTTTCCGCAAACTGCTGATGGGCGTGGGTCATCCGTTGAAGTGTTGCCGGGCGGCAGCAATCTCGGTGAGATTGACGATCTCAAGTACTTCAACAACAAGATGATCCGGGCGCTGCGTGTGCCATCCAGTTATCTACCCACCGGGCCCGACGACAGCGACCGTACCTACAGTGATGGACGTCTAGGCACTGCCCTGATTCAGGAATACCGATTCAACCAATACTGTGAACGTTTGCAGCGATTGATCATAGAAAAGTTGGACGACGAGTTCAAGATGTTCCTGCGCTGGCGTGGATTCAACATTGATTCCGGATTGTTCAATGTCAACTTCAATCCTCCACAAAACTTTGCCAGCTATCGCGAAGCCGAGCTGGACACCACTCGTGTCAACACTTTTGGTAGTCTAGATGCAGTTCCCTATCTCAGCAAGCGTTTCCTGCTCAAACGCTATCTTGGACTCAGCGAAGATGAGATCCGCGAGAACGAAGAACTCTGGCACGAAGAACGGGCCAAACCCGATGCACCCACAGTGGCAGGCACCGATCTCCGCAGCGTGGGCATAACACCTTCGGATCTTGAAAGCGATATCAACACCGGTCAAGAACTTGGTACTCCCGACCTGGGAGCCGACCTGGGCGGCGCAGAAATGGCACCCGGACAGCAACCAGCTGCTGGAGCAGCGGCACCCCCGGCCGCGGGCGCTGCCCCCACAGTATAAATACTCGATCATGATACTCAACGAGCTTTATTCAAAACCTCCAAAAGCCTATCAAGACATCAAAAATGACAACAGCCAACCACGGCTGGGAGATCTCCGCAAAACCAAACTTACCCTGAGACAGATCAATCAATTGCGGCGCCTCAACGATGTGCGGCAGTACGAGTTCAAGGAAAAGCTCAAAAAAGTGCAGACACAGTATGCACCCCCGGCGCAGCCAATGACGTGATTTCGTAAAAAATCCGTCATTTATCACAAAAAAGACTCCAATAACCACGCTTTTTTTGACAAGATATTAAATATCTTGACAGAGCCATTCACCTTTTGGAGGAAGACATGAATAAATTTGAACAACTGATCGAATACGTGATCAACGACGAAGATGCCAAAGCTCGCGAGCTTTTCCATGACATCGTCGTAGAAAAAAGCCGTCAGATCTACGAAGAGATGATGCAAGAAGAAGCCGAAGAAGTTGACGAGGCCGAAGATCACGACGAAGAAGAAAAAGACAAGATGGAAGAAGGCATGCACGACATGGACGAAACTGCCATGGGTGGTGATCAAGCCGACGATCTCATCGATGATGTAGAAGCCGAAGAGACCGGAATTTCCATGGAAGCCGAAGAAGACGAAGACGATCATCACGACGACGTTGGCGGCGACGAAGAACTCGAAGACCGTGTGGTCGATCTCGAAGACAAGCTGGACGAACTCATGGCCGAATTTGAAGAGCTCATGGGCGGCGGCGATGCCGGCGAAGTGGACATGGATGACACCGCAGACATGGGCGGCGATGACATCGATGTTGACATGGACAGCGAAGAAGTGGTCGACGACGAATTTGAAACCGAGGGCATGATGGAGAACGTAGATCTCAAATCTGCTCCCAAGCCAGTCACCAGCGAAGAGGGTGGAATCAACAAAAAGGCCGTGGTAGCTGCCAACAGCGGCAGTCGCGGTGCTGTTGCCAAACCCGTGAAAGAAGTGGGCGGCGAAGAAAATGGTCGTCCTGCGCCCAAGGCTCAAGACATGGGTGGTACCACCAAGCCCAACGTCAAGCCCGCGGTAAAACCACACCTGGCCCAGGCCACTGGTGTGAACACCAAGTCAGTAGTGCAGTGAGGATAGGGTAAATGGCTCTTTACCTAAAAGAACACCTTACCTTTGATGCTGCCCAGATGGTACTGGAAGGCACCGAAGGTAAGGATCTTTACATGAAGGGCATATGCATCCAAGGCGGCGTCAAAAACGCCAACGAGCGTGTGTATCCCGTGAATGAAATTGAGCGAGCCGTAAACACTCTCAACGAACAAATCTCTACAGGACACAGCGTCCTGGGCGAAGTCGATCACCCCGATGATCTCAAAATCAATCTTGATCGTGTGAGTCACATGATCATGAACATGTGGATGGACGGCCCTAACGGATTTGGTAAACTCAAGATACTGCCCACACCCATGGGAAATTTAGTGCGTTGCATGCTAGACAGCGGAGTCAAACTTGGCGTCAGCAGTCGTGGTAGCGGCAACGTAGGTGACAACGGACATGTCAGTGACTTTGAAATAGTCACTGTTGATGTGGTTGCCCAACCCAGCGCACCCAACGCTTATCCAAAAGCCATATACGAAGGTCTCATGAACATGCGTCATGGACATCGTGTTTTGGATATGGCTCGGGACGCAGGCAAGGACAACAAAGTACAGAGATATGTGAAAGAGGAAGTTAAACGCCTCATTCGCGATCTCAAAATCTAGGAGAAATCGATGTTTGATGCAATCAAACCATTAATCGATAGCGGCCTAATCACTGAAGAAGTCAGCCAAGAACTCAACGAAGCTTGGGAACAAAAGCTGGTGGAAGCACGTGAGCAGGTGCGTGCCGAACTCCGAGAGGAATTCGCCCAACGCTATGAGCACGACAAAGCAGTCATGGTGGAAGCCCTAGATCGCATGGTAACAGATGGTCTCGGCAACGAGATCCAAGCCCTGGCCGAAGAGAAAAAAGCCCTGGCCGAAGATCGAGTACGGTTCCAGAAAACCATGAAAGAGTCAGCAAGCAAGTTTGACAACTTCATGGTATCAAAACTGGCCGAAGAGCTCGGAGAGCTCCGCAAAGACCGCAAGGTACACAACGAATCAATCGCCAAACTCGAAAAGTTCGTTGTCAAGGCCCTGGCCGAAGAAATCATGGAATTTCAGCAAGACAAGCGCGATCTCGTGGAAACACGAGTGCGTCTGGTTGCCGAAGCCCGTGACAAACTTGAATCACTCAAGACACGTTTTGTGTCTGAAAGTGCCCAAAGGATCAACAAGGCCGTTACCAGCCATCTCAAACAAGAACTTGTTCAACTCAAAGAAGACGTCGAATCTGCTCGCCAGAACAACTTCGGTCGTCGTATCTTTGAAGCTTTTGCAGCTGAATTCAGCGGTACGCATCTCAAAGAGAATCGTCGTATCCGTGAGCTGAATCAACTTGTTGCGGAAAAGAACAAGAAACTTGAAGAAGCCGTGAAACTTGCCGAGAGCAAACAAGCTCTTGTCGAGAGCAAAGAACATGAGATCAAACAGATCCGCGAAAGCAATCAACGCCAGGCAGTAATGGAAGAATTGCTGAGTCCTCTCAACGAGGAAAAACGTGTGATCATGAAAGATCTCTTGGAAAGCGTTCAGACGTCTCGTCTCAAGAACGCATATGAAAAGTATCTACCAGCCGTACTTGCTGAAACTTCTGTGAAAGCTCGAAAGGTGATCTCAGAAAGTGTTAGAGAAGTAACTGGTGATAAAACCGTGCCAGCCGCGCCCCAGGACGATGATCGCAGCAATGTGATCGCGATCAAGCGCCTGGCTGGTCTATAAGTTCAAAGTAAAAAGGAGACAGTAATGTCACAAGAACTACTTGAAAGCCGTTGGGACGAGACCAAAGATGCCCTCATGGAAGGCCTCAAAGGAAGCCGTCGCAACACCATGGGTGTGATCCTCGAAAACACTCGTAAGTACCTGAAAGAGAATGCCAGCTCGGGTTCTACCGTGTCTGGTAATATCGCTACGCTGAATCGTGTGATTCTGCCAGTGATTCGACGGGTTATGCCCACTGTGATCGCTAACGAGATCGTTGGTGTGCAGCCCATGACCGGTCCTGTTGGACAGATCCACACTCTGCGTGTGCGTTATGCTTCTACAATGACCGATCAAACCGCAGCCGCTACTTCTGTGGTTGCTGGTGAAGAGGCACTCAGCCCCTTCAAGATCGCTACAGCCTACTCGGCCGGCGCTCGTGGTGCTTCTAACGCTGCCACGACCCAGACTGCTGCTCAAGGCTATGCTGGTTCTCCCACTGCAACACTCGAGGGCAACGGTGGTCGTCAGATCTCTGTGCAGATCCTCAAGCAAGCAGTTGAAGCCAAAACTCGTAAGCTGCAAGCTCGCTGGACATTTGAAGCTGCTCAAGACGCACAAGCCATGCACGGCATTGACGTTGAGGCAGAAATCATGGCCGCGCTGGCTCAGGAAATCACTGCTGAAATCGATCAGGAGATCCTCCTGTCCCTCCGCAGCCTGGCCCAGACCGAGTTCACATACAACCAAGCTACCGTTTCTGGTACAGCTACATTCGTTGGTGACGAGCATGCTGCTCTTGCTGTTCTCATCAATCGTGTTGCCAACCTGATTGCACAGCGCACACGTCGCGGTGCTGGTAACTGGGCGGTTGTGTCGCCTGCTTCGCTGACTGTGCTCCAGTCCGCAACAACTTCTGCTTTCGCTCGTACCACAGAAGGTACTTTCGAAGCACCCACCAACACCAAGTTCGTTGGAACACTGAACGGCGCTATGCGTGTGTTTGTTGACTCCTACGCTTCTGACAGCACTCCTGTGCTGGTTGGTTACAAAGGTTCGTCCGAGGCTGATGCAGCGGCATTCTACTGCCCCTACATCCCCCTGATGAGCTCGGGTGTTGTGCTGGATCCCACAACGTTCGAACCCGTCGTGAGCTTTATGACTCGCTACGGTTACATCGAGCTTACAAACACAGCTTCGTCCTTCGGTAACGCAGGCGACTATGTTGGTGAGATCGCTGTTTCGAACCTGTCGTTCTCCTAATCAGAGAGCAACACTCAAATCAAAAAAGCCCCGCAAGGGGCTTTTTTGTTGGCTTAAATATAGTATGCCTAGTTTCTTTGCACCAGACAGCCTATCAGGTACTGCCGAGCTCACAGTCACAAACGGCCTAACCGTTGTTGAACAAGGACTGTGGAATTTCAGCCAGGCAGGCTATAACGATCAAGCCACGTTTGGACTAAGTCTCACACATCCCAAACCCGACGACGGTGGCGCATTGCGTGTAGAGGCCACGAACTGGTCCATAGCCGTGATTGGAAATCAGCTCACCGACTATGTGGGCGAAGATTCGGTTTTCTACCCTGCCAGTCGCTGTCGAATCGTCATCACTGGCAACTGGCAGATCGTGCGACAACAAAACTCCAACAGTTTTAACAGCACGGGCATTGATTACGGAGGCCATACTCATACCGATCTTGGCAATCGCGACTATTGGGGTACATTCTTTACCAATCGTGCTACCTATGTGATACAAGGTGCAGATGTTGATGGTGGTGCACAGGATACTTTTACCAGTCATAGATTCTACGCACACATGACCGAAACCACATCAACAGACAACAGCAATCGACTGTATCAAAGCAACACTATCACACGACCAGTCTGGGTCTATACCTACAGCAAGAGCTGGCAGATCTCCCCTTAGACATAAATACTTGTGACGCAATCGGCGTCTTATGCGGTCTAACCCGCCGCGTAGTGGCTAGAACCCACATTGGACTTCTTTATAGGAGAAAACAAAATGGGACGTCCTCTCAAAATCCAAAAAGCAAACACAACCAAAGACATTGGTTTCCCGCAAGTCAGCACTCTTACCAACCCAGTGACACCAGATGGTCTGGATTCGGCCGAGTTTTATGGTGTGGTGGGCGGTGACCAGCTCACTACCACTACTGCCAATGGCGGTACTTCCAACTTCCCTACCATCGGCGTTCGAGTTTACATCGCTGGCCAAGACGAACAAGATGGATACATCCTTCGTGCCAAAGGCAGCCGCAAGTTCTTGGTGTACGATCCCACTAATGGCGCATCTGGAGTCTGCACACTCAGTGATGAGGCCGACAGCGCACTCACTTCGGGCAGCATGACCATCACTGTTTACACCGGTGATTCTACCGCGATCCGTCTCAAGCGCATCACCAACAAATGGGGTGTTGATTGGAACAACAATCGTTGGTTCCTCAACTTCTTCCAGGGTGTTGAAGGTGAAACAGCCATCAAATCTGGTGCTGCCAACAACGGCACAGTGACGCTGGCTCGAGTCGAACAAAGCAGTTAATTCTGTTGTGCTCTGGATCCTCCCTGCTACATACAGGGAGGATTTTCTATGACAGCATTTGTGTTAGGCAACGGCGTGAGCCGTGAAAACATCGACATTGACCATCTCATGACTCTTGGCCGGGTGTATGGGTGCAACGCCTTGTATCGCACACATCGAGTCACAGCCCTGATAGCCACAGATCACCCCATCGCCCGAGTCATACAAGAAAGTGGATACAGTCGAGAAAATAGATTTTACACACGACGCCCCTTGCCCGATCTCGGAGCTGAGCCAGTGCCAAAACCCTATTTTGGATTCAGTTCAGGCCCCATCGCTGTGGCCATAGCTGCGCAAGATCGTCATCGACGCATCTATCTCTTGGGATTTGATCTTGGGCCCAACCAAGACGGCAAGTTCAACAATTTGTATGCTGGTACCGACAACTACAAACCACAAGGTGCCGCACCAACTTACACCGGAAACTGGATACGCCAGTTGGTGCGTGTGGCCAATGATTTTCCAGATCGAGAATTTGTGCGTGTGCAAGGTCCTACCACAGCACGACATCTAGATCTGGATCGTGTATCAAACATCTCTCATCTGCCAATCGAGTCTTTTTTGGAACGTATAAATACTGGAAAGGATCTATAAATGGCTTCTTACAAGCGAGTTGATGGCGATTACACCATTGAAAACACTCTAGAACCCGATGGTGTTACCTACACCGGCAACGTCATCATCAACTGCGGTAATCTAGAGATCAACACCAACGATGGTGGCATCGGCAACGTCGACATCGCTGGTAACTTGAACGTTGGCGGTAATGTCACGTACATCAACGTGGAAGAACTCAACATCCGTGACCCGTTCATTTTGCTCAACAGTTCCAACACCGGAACATACGCATCCAACAGTGGCATACTCACGCACAAAACCAGTACCACTTTTGCTGGATTGAGATACGACAATCTGTCAGGCGAATGGCAGATCAGCATTGACACCAATGTCTACGGCAACAGTGGATCCTGGGGAAATCTAGTCACTGGCAGCGTGGTACGGAACGCTGCGGGATCCAACACACAAGTACAATTCAACACTGGTGGTAACTTTGATGCATCGGCCAATCTAGTGTTTGACAAGAGTATCAACCAGCTTGCACTGCAAGGGCATGCTGTGTTTGGAAATCTAGGAGCAGCACCCACGGCTGTGGCCAATTCGGTGGCACTGTATCACAACACAGTGGGCGCTGGCGAGACTGGACTCTATGCTTTGGATGATGCACGCAACGAAGAATTGATAAGCAAACGCAAGGCTGTGGTTTACAGCCTCATACTGTAAGGAATCAAGATGGCCATAACCAACACACGACTCACCACAACCGACAGCACCGAAGTTTTCCGTGCCGCCGAAGACACTGCTATCACCACCGTGTACATTTGCAATACCACTGCCAATCCAGTGACAGTGCAAGTGTACCTCATTGCCGATGATGGCAGCTCGGGCGGCAGCGATCTCAACACCATTTACAGCGATCTTGAAGTCACAGCACATGATACCTATGTGATGAACACGGAAAAGTTGGTGCTGGGCAGCGACGACTACATGGAAGTGGAAGCAAATGTGTCCAACTCTATCACGGTCACAGTGAGCTCGATCGCAATCTAATGGGCAATTTTACCAAAAATCGCATACTTGAATCTGGCTCGACATCGGTGGTAGTTCCCGGTGGATCGGCTGCCGAGCGACCGTTGGCTCCGGTGTTTGGGCAGTTTAGATTCAACACCGACATAGCCAAGCTGGAATTCTTCAACGGTACCAGTTTTATACCCATTACCACAGCCAACGATGTCACTTACACCATCGACAGCTTTACCGGAGATGGTAGTACCACAGTGTTTACCATGAGCATACAAGAAAGCGCAGCTTCGGCTATATTGGTGTTTGTGGGATCGATCTATCAAGACAGCACCAGTGCTTACACAGTGGACGGTGGATACGACATCACGTTTACTTCAGCCCCGCCCGACGGTGACCCTATCTCTGTGATACACTCGCGCTTGATCGACGTCTGATAAATATCTGGACAGGGATCCAGCATGGCAATCAATCGCATATCGGGCAACATACTGCAAGACAATCTAGTGCGCGGCGACAACCTCGCAGTGCAGGGCAATCTCATCTATTTTGATGTACAAAACAATCGCGTCGGTATACTCAACAGCACTCCCACCACTGATTTTGATGTTGTTGGCAATGTGCGCTCGGGCAATGTCACCATCTATTATTCCGGCAACGTGGATGCCGGTAACGTCTACATCAACAACTTGTCTGATCCAGTGGCCAACAGTGATGCAGCCACAAAATATTATGTAGATTTTGAAGCCGGTGCAGTGGGCAATCGCTTGGGAAACATCAGTATCGATGACACCACCATATACCCCACATACAGTCCAGCAAATATTACTTTGCAGCCCACCAGCAACTCCGAAGTTTTCATAGACACCACTTCGGGATTGGTGTTGCCCGTGGGCGATACCAGTCAAAGGCCAGCGTCCCCGGTGGTGGGAACAGTGAGATTCAACACCGATGACGTGCGTTTAGAAGTTTATGATGGCACCGAGTGGGATAGTGTGGTATCAGGAGTTACCGGACAGATTATCACCCCGGATGGGGTAGCAAACACGTTTACGTTAGACCGTGACAGCACATCAGCAGCGACGTTGGTGGCAGTCAACGGTGTGGTGCAGTTGCCCACGGTGGCCTATACAGTGACTGGCAACAGCATCACTTTTGCAGAGGTACCGCTATCCACTGACATCATTGACGTCCGATTCTTGTAACGCTTTTTTGGTAGCGTGCAAGAATAAATACTCCGAGAACTAGGAGAACATGGATGGCGGTTACCCGTATCAAAAACAATCAGATCACTGATCTGACGGTCAATGCAGCCGCAAAACTGCTGGATTATTCGATCACATCCGGGAAAATTGCCAACAATCTCGTGTACGGCAGCGACCTTACGGTCAGCGGAAATCTCACTGTACAAGGCAATGTGACATCGATCGACAGCCACGATCTCGTGGTAGAAGATCCCATCATTCTCCTGGCCAAAGATCAAGTTGGATCGCCCAGCCTTGACATTGGATTCATTGGTGCACGTGGTACCGAACTCAACATAGGGTTTGTCTGGGACGAAAGCAATTCTGAATTTGCCACGATCTACACCTCCGACTATCTCACCAATACCACGGTCACCATCAACAGCTATGCAGATCTCCGTGTGGCCAATCTCACAGCAGTGGATGCCAACATCACCGGCAACATCACCTTCAGTGGTAATATACTTGGAAACTTTTCGGTCACCGGCAATCTATCTGCTGGCAATCTCATCGCCATCGCCAACATCGATGGCAACAACATCAATGCCACTGAGCTGATCACAGCCAATGCTGCCAACATCACCAACGACATCTACATCGGCGGCAACATCGACGCTCCCAACTCTATCTTCCAAGGTCTCACAGGTATTTTCTTGGGCGATGACCCCACTGGCAACAACGCTCTCTATGCCGGTGTGGCCAATTACACACCGCTGGGCAGCGATCATGTGGTACAGTTTAGTGGCAATGTCAACGCTTACAGCCAAGTCAACTTCCAGAACATCAACGCAGGCAATCTAGCATCCACAGACTATGTGGCTACGGCTGATGATGGCGACGACGACAACTATTATGTTAATCTTGGTATCAACAGCAGCACATACGATGATCCTGTAGATTATCCGGGATTTTATGCCCACGATTCATACCTACACAATCATGGTGGAAATCTAATCCTCAATCCTGAAACCACCGGTACCTACATCAAACTCATGGTGGGTGGCACCGACACCAGTAATGTGGTAGCCGCAGTCAGCGAGACTGGTATTGAAGTCACGGGCTATGTTTCGGCCACTGGCAATGTCACTGCCGCAAATATCATCGCCAACGGTGTGGTTGATACCACCACTGTGGTAGCATCAGGAAACATCACGGCTGCAAACGTGATTGCCAACAGCGGATTGTACGGAAATACACTGGACATAACCGGCGATGCTTTGATCTCTGGTAACCTCACAGTACAAGGCAATCTCACCTACATCAACATCGATGACTTGCGAGTAGAAGATCCCATCATCATGTTGGGTACCGGTCCAAACGGCAATGTCTTGACCACCAATGATGGCAAAGATCGCGGCACCGAACTGGTGTATTACAGCACAACCAACACGCAGCAACAAGCAGCATTCATGGGCTGGATCAACAGTTCAGCAAACATGGTGTTGGCCAGCAACGTCACGGTGGCCAATGATGTGGTCACCATCGTTGAATATGGAACTTTGGAAGCTGGCAACGCTTGGTTAGAAACAGCCAATGTGTCAGGCAATGTCACGGTGGCCAATCTCAATGCCAACACAAATGTAACAACCACCACGCTCACTGCCACTGCCAACGTCAATGCCAACAATGCAGTGATCACATCAGATGTGAGCACAGCCACAGTCACAGCTTCGGGCAATATCCTGGCCGCCAACGTCAATGCCAACACAAATGTAACAACCACCACGCTCACTGCCACTGCCAACGTCAATGCCAACAATGCAGTGATCACATCAGATGTGAGCACAGCCACAGTCACGGCGTCAGGCAACGTATTGGCAGCCAACGTCAATGCCAACAGTTTTGTCACAGCTTCAGACATTGATGCCAGCGGCAACATCATAGGCAACATAGTGCAGGCCAACACACAGGCCAACATTGGCAACATCGTGATCAGCGGCAATGACATAACCAGCACCGACGGCATAGTTGTCATAAACAATGCCGGTGCTGATGTTGATTTCCGCGTGGCCAGCGACAACAATGCCAACATGCTGGTGGTTGATGCTGGCAGTGATGCAGTCATCGTTGGATCTGCCACAGTTACTTCGGGCGCCAGTTTAAAGATTGGTACCACGGATTCTTTGTTGTTACCAGTGGGCAACACTGCACAGAGACCTGCCAGTCCTGTGCAAGGTATGATACGTTTCAACACCACCATCAACGACCTAGAATACTACGACAACGACTCTTGGAACCAAACCAAAGAAGACATCACCATTGTCACAGCAGACTCGTTCAACGGTGACGGATCCACGGTGGCATTCGTGTTGAGCCAAGATGCTACCACTGCATCGGTGATTGTATCTATCAACGGTGTGGTACAAATACCCACCACTGCTTATTCAGTGTCTGGAAATGTGCTGACATTCACTGAACCGCCTGAAGCCAGTGATTTCATTGATGCACGTTTGTTGACCACCACCACTGACGTGGTCAGGATCTCGAACACTCCGGCCAACGCCATCGTTGCTGTTGATGAACTGGTGGCCAACGTAGACATCACCGGCGAGTACACCAACATATCCGGCAATGTGATAGCACAGGGCAACATCACTGCCGACTACTACAATGGTACTGTTGTGTTCAGTGTGCTGGGTTTCCAGAAAGACAGCGACGTCACCGGTACCGGTAACGTGACATTTAATACCACACCCTATTTCAGCCAAGGCAGCAGTTTTGGTACCTTGGACGGTACCGGTGTGTTCACATTCAGCCAGGCCGGTGTGTATCAAGTCAACGTGGCCTACAATGTCAGTGCTGATCCCGATGCCTGGGGTGGTATCAATGGATTGGCTGGCGATCGTTACAATCAAGCAAATGGCTCTCAGCTCAAGAACAGCGTCACGGATATCATATCAGTCGCGGCCAATGACACTTATACCTGGCAAGTCAACAACTCGGTCACAGTGTACGGTACAGGAAATACCAAGACAAGAATTCAATTCATGAGAATAGGATAACACCCGTGGGTCTTACCAAGATACGCGCCGGACAGATTTTAAATCTGGACTACAAACAGAGCGTACGAGCCCTGAGTGATACCAACGTCACCCTATCGGGTGGCGCGCCATTGGTGGTCGACGGTGTCAGTTTGCTGGACATCGATCGGGTGCTGGTAAACGGCCAGACCGACAAAAAACAAAACGGTATCTATCGTGTGCTGATACCCGGCACCGGAAGCAATGGTACCTGGGTACGCAGTTCGGATGCCAACGAGGATGGCGAGATCGAAGCCGGCATGATCGTGATGGTCACCGAAGGCACTGTGTACAAAGACACGCAGTGGAAACTGGTATCCAACGACCCCATAATCCTGGGCGTCACTGAACTGATATTTGAACAGAATTCGGCCTATGCGTTTGGCAACATCTATGCCAATGGCACCGCAGTGTTGGCCAACACCGTGGGCGACACTCTTTCGATCACGGCCAGCAACAACATTTCTATAACCGGCAATGCCACCACCAAGACCGTGGACATTGCTGTGGTAGCATCGGGCAGCAACAGCCAGATACAGTACAACGTCAATGGAAATCTAGCGGCCAGCAGCAAGCTCACTTACATCGATGGCACCGGCGTTTTTGTCAACCCCGGCAACGTCACAGCCAATTTCTTCTTTGGTGACGGTAGCGGCCTCACAAACATCGCTGCGGCAGCAGGTACTCGCATCGAGTTTGGCACCAGTAACGTGGCTTTGGCCGAAGCAGACGGTGTGGCCAACATCACGGTGGGTGGCGTAGCCAACATTGTTGTAGTCAATACCACAGGACTGGTCACATTTGGCAACGTCACTGCCAACAACTACGTGGGCTATGATGGCACCATACGTTTGTATGGTCAAGAAGTGGTGATAGTCGACGATGGATCGGCCAACGCACCCGGAAATCTTGTTGCCACCAACCTCTTTGTCAACACCATAAGATCCGACGATTCCACGTTTGTTGAGATCAATGACGGACTCAGTACCGACGAAATCATCGTGGCCGGAAACGTGTCTGCCGACTACTTCTTGGGCAACGGTGCTCTCTTGACCGGCATTGACACCACTTTGATCAGCAACGGTAACAGCTTGGTACAGGTGATCAGCAACGGTGGCAACATCATAGCCAACGTGGCCGGCACCAATGTGATGACCATATCACCAGAGCTGGTAGAAATTGATGGCAACATCACTGCCAACTTTGTGCTGGGCAACGGTCGATTCCTCAGCGGTATTGACACCACGCTGATAGCCAATGGCAACAGCTTGGTGCGCATCGTCAACGCCAACGGCAACATCGAAGCCAACGTCAACGGCAACAACATCGTGACCATTGATTCAGTTGGCCTCACTGCCAATGGAAATCTCACCAGCGAATACATCTTGGCCAATGGTAGATTCCTCACCGGTCTCACCATTACTTCGGCCTTCAACAACATCATACCCGGTGCAGAAATACCCGGTGATGTCGAAACAGCCAACAGTGTGCCGGCCAACACCACCGGCGATCTCAATCTCGTGGGCGGACCAGGCATTGACATTTCTTCGGATCCAGCCAATCTCAAGGTCATCATCAGTGCCGAGCCCAGCGAGGTTGACTATGATCTAGTCACACAAGCTGCTAATGTCACCGGAGATCTAGGAACCATCACAGTGATGGCCGGCGAAAGCATCAATTATGGCCCCATAGCCACGTATGGTGGACTTTTTGTGAGTCGCGGTGGTATCACAGCCGGCGCCAACATAACTGCCAACTTGCACATCACAGCTTCGGGAAACATCAGTGGCGCCTATGTTTTGGGCAACGGTGCCTTCCTGACCGGAATACAGACCACACTCAGCGGCAACACCGGAGAGATACAGTTCAACTCTTCGGGCAATCTCGCAAGTTCGCCCAACCTCACGTTTGACAACAATACACTGACTGTTACTGGAAACATCGAAGTTGGTTTGGTCGGCAGCGATCTGTTGCCAGCCGCGGACATCACCTATGATCTAGGAAACACCAATCTGCGTTGGAGAGATCTCTATCTCTCGGGCAACACCATCTATCTGGGAGATGGAGCCCAGATATCGGCCAACAGTACTTCGATCACATTCACCGGGCCCGAGGGCGCCGAGTTTATAGTCACCGGAAACAGTGCAGGAAACACTACCGGTGAATTTGGTGCGGTATCAGCCACCGGCAACATCACTGCCAACTATTTCCTGGGCAACGGTAGCCAGCTCACAGGAATCAACGTAGGCAACGTCTATGTGCAGAGCGAATATCCAGCCAATGCTGTGATCGGGGACATATGGATTGACAGTGATACTGCCATCCAATATCTCTATTTCAATGATGGGGTCACGAGCCAATGGGCCGAAATGGAGGCGTTCCAGGCATTCTCGGCAGGTGGCGGTGGTGAGAGCAACTACTCCAATGCCAACGTGGCCGCGTATCTACCCACGTATACTGGAAATCTCAACAGCCTCACTGGCAACATCACTACCACAGCCAATGTTGACGCGTCTTATTTTATTGGTAATGGTAGCCAGCTCACTGGCATACAGTTTGGTGCCAATGTCACTGTGTCAGGCACCGCCCCAGCCAGCCCCAGTCAGGGTGACATTTGGATTGATACTGCCACAGGTGTTCAATTCATCTATTTCAGCGACGGAGATTCCAATCAATGGGCTGAGATGGAGGCTGCCACCAGTATCAGTGTCACAGAAACGCCCAATCTAGCCAACATCAGTGGCAATGTGATACCCAGCAGCGATATCACTTACGACCTCGGAAACGCCACCAATCGCTGGCGAGATCTCTATCTATCAAATTCTACAATTTTCTTGGGCGAGGCCAACATCTCGGCTTCAGGCGGCAATCTAATTTTGCCCGATGTGATACAAATCGGAAACACCACATTGGATGCCAGTTCGGGCAACCTAGCACTGCCCGAAGTGATTGAAGCCACCACCATTGACTCAAACACTGTTATCGCAGTCAATGTCAACGCCAACCTTGGAAACTTTACTTCGGTGATCGGAAATGTCACATCAACCAATGTGGCAGCCAACTTGGTTGAAGCCAACACAGTCACAGTGGGAAATATCTCTATATCAAGTGACAGCATCACCAGCGCCGACGGCACCATAACAATTGATCCAGCCGCAGCAGGGTCAAGCGGTTTGGTGATAGTGGCCGGAAATCTGCAGGTCACCGGAACCACTACCACTGTGGATTCAGTCACAGTCACCATCAATGACAAAGACTTCAATCTCGCCAACAATGCAGCCAACGCCAGCCAGGCCGACGGCGGAGGAATCAAAGTAGGCCCGGTGGGCTCAGAATATGCCACCTGGTTGTTTGACAACAGCAGCAACTCTTGGATCACCACCTTGGGGATACAAGCCACTGCAAACATCTCTGCTGGCAATGTTTCAACTGCAGGTATACTGACTGTGACCGGTAATGCGAACATTGGCAACATTGGCAGTGGCATTGGTGTGTTTACAGGAAACATAGACGCTGCCAACTTCAACACAACAGGTGCCATAGCTGCAACTAGCAACATCACGGCAGGAAACATTTCAGCCTCGCAAGTCACTGGTAACACAGTCAGTGACAGCAAAGGCGATTTGCGCACAGTTCCTGCAGCCACTAAAAACGAAGATTATACCTTGACCTTGAACGATGCAGGTCTCTACATCAACAGCAATGCCAACATCACGGTGCCCAATGGCGTGTTTTCGGCCGGACAGAGCGTGACCATATTCAATCGCAGCGAAGGCAACATTTTGTTGATCTCAGACGCAGGAGTGACCATGTATCAAGTGGGCACCACAAACTCAGGAAATCGCACACTGGCACAAAACGGATTGGCCACAGTGTTTTGTACCGACGCCAACACTTTTGTGATCACGGGCGGCGGGCTCAGTTAATGAGCATCTATAATCTTTTGGCAGGATATAGTCCAGGCACAGGCATAGTCAGCGGCTTTGTTCTAGTAGGATCATTGAACAGTTCACCAGCTGGCGGTTGGCAACTAGACATCACCTCTGATGGTGCCATGTTTGCCATGGCACAATCGGCCGAGCCCGGCGGCACCGGTACCATATATTACAGCGCTGATCTAGGAGCCAATTGGACACAGCGAGGCAGCATGGTGGGAACCGGCTCGGCATACGGTTTTGGACTGCTGGCCATCTCTAGCTCGATCGTGATTGCTCAGCATCGAGGTTCCATGTTCCGCAGCACCAACGGCGGCGTGACATTCAGCAGTATCCTCAATACTTCGGGCGGCCAAAACAATTTCTTCAGACCCACCACCGATGGAACCTATGGAGTGTGTGGTGGGTATGATCAAAACATGGTGACCTCTAATAACTGGGTTTCGGCCTCCGCGGCTGGGCTGCCATTTGGAAGATGTATGGCCACTGTGACTGTGACCAACAACGGCAGCAACCGGTTCTTGCATGCGGGACTTGGCAGCAGCTCATCGCCGGCAGCGGCTTACATAGCCACCAATGTCGGTGGCAGTGCTGTGGGTCCTATCTCTGTCACTGGAAATCAAAACTATGTGGCATCAAATCCGGTCACAGGATTCAATGCCATAGTATCTGCACCTGAAGGATCTGCTACATTTGGTGTTCTCTATGCCACATATCCTGGTACTAGCTATTCTAACGCCAATGTCACTGGAATGGGCACTCTGCGCACCGGACAACCTTGTATATCCCCGGGCGGTACTATCATAGTTCCTATGACTACCGGGGTATGGAGCGTGAACACTTCGGGCTCGGCACCAACACTGATTTCAGGTGTCACTAATATACGCGATGCTCGCAGCGACGGTGAAAATTATGTGTATCTCATAGGCGCTGATGGCCAGGTGTATAGATGGGCCCCATAAAATCACTATAAATACGAGTCAAATACACCGAGACCAGACATGCCTTTAGATTTTCCTGCCAATCCTTCGTTGAATGACACTTACTCGTTTGGTGGTAAGACCTGGATCTACAATGGGTCAGCTTGGCGCCTGAATTCAGCAGGGTCTATCAACAACATCCCTATTGGTAACGTCACCCCCAACACCGGGGCTTTTACCACAATAACTGCCACTGGAAATGTCAGTGCGACCGGTAACGTCACTGGCAACTACTTTATCGGCAATGGTAGCCAGCTCACTGGTTTGCCCGAAAGCTATGGTAATGCCAATGTTGGAGCCTATCTACCGACTTATACTGGTAATCTTGCCGGCGGAAATCTCACGATAGGCAATATCACAGTTGGGTCTGACACCATCGTCAGTGCCAACACCACATTGACCATTGATCCCAGTACTACCGGTGCTGGTGGCACAGTGGTGATTGCTGGCAATCTGCAGGTCACGGGCACTACTACCACAGTGGATAGTACCACAGTCACCATCAATGATCTAGCCATCAACGTGGCCAACAACGCCAGCACAGCATCAGAAGCCAACGGCGGTGGTATCAAAGTGGGTCCTGTGGGCAGCGAATATGCTGCTTTGACTTATGCCAGCACTGGCGACAAGTGGGTCAGTGACAGTCCTTTGGACGTGACCGGAAACATCACTGCCAGCTATTTCTTGGGCAACGGCAGCCAGTTGGCTGGTGCCAAGACCACGGTCTCTGGATCGGCCCCAAGCTCTCCCAGCCAAGGAGATGTGTGGATTGACACTGACACTGGCAAACAGTTCATTTATTTCAATGATGGAAACAGCAGCCAATGGGCCGAAATGGAGGCGTCGCAGAGTTTTACTAGTACTGGAGGCGGCGGCGCAGCCAATTCATTTAGCACCATTGATGCCAATGGCACCAGTTTAATTGCTACCAGCAGTACCGAAACACTGACGTTGACCGCGGGCAACAATCTCACTATCACTGGCAATGCTGCCAGTGACACGGCTACATTTGCTGTGTCAGATGCACCCAGTTTCACTGGAAACGTGTCAGGCGCTAATCTCAATACTGCAGGCTTAGTATCGGCCACTGGCAACATCACTGGTGGCAATCTAGTAACTGCTGGAGTTGTAGCTGCTACAGGCAATGTGTCGGGTGGCAATATTGAAACCGGTGCACAAGTGGTGGCCACTGGCAACATCACTGGTGGCAATCTAGTAACTGCTGGAGTTGTAGCTGCTACAGGCAATGTGTCAGGCGGCAATCTCATAGCCAGCGCCAATGTGTCAGGTTTGAATTTCTTGGGCAACATTGCCGTGGCCAACGTGGTTGGCACTGTATCAGTGAGCCAAGGTGGTACCGGTGCCGCCAGCCTTACCAGCAACTATGTGCTGCTAGGCAATAGTACCAGCGCTGTGCGCCAACTAGCACCGGGAACCAGTGGCAATGTGCTGACATCAAATGGATCGGCCTGGATCAGCCAAGCTGCATCTGGTGGTAGTACCAGCGGCGTAGTTCAGAGCAAGTATTTTTACAAGTCAAGTTCCTTCAGCACCACATCTACCAGCCTCACCGAAGTCACAGGCTTCAACGCCACACCACAGATCACTATCCCGGCCGAGCGTAGCACCAGCATAGTCAAGATGACAGTGACTACCTGTGTATACATTGATGGCAATGCCCAGAGTTTTCCTTCGGGCTATTTCCAGCTACGCGAAGGCAGCACAAATCTTGGTGAGGTTTATTATATAATACTCAGTACCAATGACGCTACCAACACCGAAGTATTGCTGGTTCCCATAACCATGGTAGGTTTTTCCTCTGCTGGCAGCGGAACTCGCAGTTTTAACTTCCAGGCGGCAGTAGGTCTCTCTGGCACGCTTCTTGAACTGCCTTACCAGGGATGGACATATATAATGCTGGAGGAAATAGCACCATGACGAGGAGAATAAATCTCGGTCGTGCCATACTTTCGTTGAATCCGCTTGCTCGATTCACCATGGAAGACAATGATTATGCCACCATTGTCTGGCAGCCCGACCATCAAGGAGTGCAACCTACTCAGGCCGAGGCCGAGGCCGAATTGACGAGACTCACCGCCGAGGAACCCAACCGACAAGCTCGATCAAATCGCCAGCGAGCATTCGAAGTCGAGGCTGACCCACTCTTTTTCAAAGTACAACGCGGTGAAGCCACCCAACAAGAATGGTTGGACGCGGTGCAAGCCATACGAGATAGATATCCTTATCAATAACTGGAACAAATGATATGCCTTTAGATTTTCCCGCCAGCCCTAATCTCAACGATACCTACAGTTTTAACAATAAAACATGGGTATGGAATGGATCTGCCTGGGAACTACAAAGCACTGGGGCCATCAATGGTATCCCCATTGGCAATGTGACTCCTAGCACAGGTACATTTACTACGGTGTCTGATTCTTTGGGAGAACTGCGCACTGTGCCTGAAAATGCCAAGACCGCAAGTTACACATTGATAGACAGCGACGCTGGAAAATACATCAGCAGCAACTCCAGCGTCACTGTGCCTAACAGCGTGTTCACTTCGGGTCAATCGGTGGCAGTTTACAACAACAGCACGGGCAATATCACTTTGGTTCAAGACACCGGCGTGACCATGTACAACATTGGTACATCCGACACCGGCAATCGCACTCTAGCACAACGCGGTATCGCCACTATATTCTGTGTGGGTGCCAATACTTTTGTAGTGGGTGGAGGAGGAGTCAGTTAGTGACTATCTACACCTTGATGGCCAGTGGGTTTGGCAAAGGTCGATACATAGCACCACCCGGACAACAAGCCTACACTTCGGCCGGCACTTACAGCTGGCTGTGTCCAGCCGGTGTTTTTTCCGTGTCAGTGGTAGCAGTAGGTGGTGGGGGATCGGGCGGAACAAACTGCGCCGGAGGCGGTGGCGGTGGTGGTTTAGGTTACAAAAACAATATTTCGGTCTCGCCCGGAACCAGTTACACGGTGGTGGTTGGTGGAGCAGGCGGCGCCAGTTATTTCATTGACACTGGTACTGTGCGAGGTGGCGGTGGTAGCAACGGCGGCAACAACGGTGGAGGCGGTGGAGGTGGCGGCTCTTACACCGGTGATGGTGGGGGAAATGGCGGCAGCGGTGGATCATGCCAAGCTGGTGGTGGCGGTGGTGCTGGTGCTGGTGGTGCTGGCGGCTACAGCGGAACAGGCGGCAATGGCGGCAGTGGAGTCGTGGAGTCAGATGGTAATCCGGGATCTTCGGGCAGCGGCGGAGCCGGTGGTGGTGGTGGTGCAGGCCGTGGTTGGCCACCAGATACAAATGCCGAAGGTGGCGGTGGTGGCGGTGGTGGTGTAGGTATACTAGGTCAAGGCAGCAACGGTGGCGGCGGATTTGGATCTAGCTTCCAAGGTGGTGGCGGTGGTGGAGGCGGATCCAGTGGCGGCAATGGAACCAATGGTTCAGGTCCAGCCGGAGGACCGGGCGGTCCCGGCGGAGCCTATGGTGGCGGTGGCGGTGGAGGATCTGGCGGTGATGGCGTCGGGGGCAGCGGATCTGGCGGTGCAGTGCGTATAATTTGGGGCGAAGGGCGTGCGTTCCCTAGCACCAACACTGGAAACGTGTGATGAACCTGTATATACGATACAAAGATGGTGTGATCTATGATCACCCAGTCCTGGAGGACAATCTACGGACAGCCTTTCCCGACTTTGATGCCAACAACAATCCGCATGATTATGTGCCGTTTGACCGCAGTGACAAGCCCGTGATCGATGACTGGTTAGTGATAACCGGATTTCATTACGAACTCAACAACGGTCGTGTGTACGATGTTTGGGACACGAGATTCATGACACAACAAGAAGCTGAAATCCAGCGCCAAGCCATGCTAGACGAATGTGTGAGAGCAGCCACATTTTACATCAACAACATCGATACCATACACGAAGCACGCGATCTTACTCCAGAACAACGGCAAGAATTCTTGGACAAACTTGTTGATCTCCGGGATAACCCGGTTCTGTACCCAAAATTCTGCTGTTCAGGGTGCATGGCCGATGATACCGGGCAGCAAGCCCCAGATCGTTATGGTTGGAACAACTGATAAGTACAGGATCGGAGCCAAAAATGCCATTACAATTTCCAGCCAACCCTGTACTAGATGAGACCTATACCTTTGGTGATAAAACCTGGGTATGGAATGGTGGCGGCTGGCAGTTGCAACGAACCGGTGCCATCAACAACATCGTTATCGGGAACACTACTGCATCCAACGGAACTTTTACCAATCTAGCTGCCACTACATCCGTGGTATCGGGAAACCTCACGAGTGGCAACGTCACAGCATCAGGCAAACTCATTGCCACAGGCAACGTAGAGACCGCAGCCCAGGTCGTGGCCACCGGCAATGTCACGGGTGGAAACATCACTACCTCGGGCGAGATCGTGACCACCAGCAACATCACTGGCGGAAATCTCAGATCAGCCAACATCACAGTGAGCTCGGATTCTATAGTCAGCACCAACGGAAACATCGATATCATACCTTTGGCCAGCGGCAACGGTACTGTGATCATTACTGGAAATCTGCAAGTCAACGGTACCACTACCACCGTAGATAGCCAGACTTCTACCATCAATGACATCACCATCAACGTGGCCAACAATGCTGCCACAGCCAGCGAAGCCAACAATGGCGGACTCGAAGTGGGACCAGTGGGCGCAGAATATGCTGCCCTGCTATATCGCGCAGCCCCCAACACTTGGTTCACCGCCACCACCATCAATGTCAATGATGTGGCCAGTATTGGCAACACCGGTAGCATAACCGGAGCATCGGCTACGTTTTCGGGAAATCTAAATGCGGGCAATGCCAGTATAACATCTGCAGTGTCGGCAGCATCGCTCACTGTGACCGGAACTGTGTCAAGCGGCAACGCATCGGTGACTGCAAACGTCACTGCTGGCAACATCTCTGCCACAGGCACGATCGCAGCCACCGGCAACGTCACAGCCAATTATTTTCTGGGCAACGGAAGCCAACTCACCGGCGTGTCAACCTCGGCCGGCGGCAGCGACACGCAGATACAGTACAACAATTCGGGCGCATTTGCAGGCAGCGCCAATCTCACCTGGAACGGTACCACGCTGGCAGTGACTGGTGGTGCCAACGTGTCGGGCACACTCAACGGCGCTGCGGCGGTGTTTTCTGGACCTGTGAACACTCGTATCGTGTTGGAAGATTGCGCAGTGTCGGCCACAGCAGCCACAGGAACCATTGACTATGATGCTCTCACACAGTCGGTGGTGTATTATACCACCAACGCATCAGCAAACTGGACATTGAATGTGCGTGGAAATTCTTCGACCACTCTGGACTCGGTCATGGAGACTGGACAAACATTGACACTGGCTTTTTTGGCCACGCAAGGTTCCACGGCTTATTATCAGTCTGCTACCACCATCGATGGTGTCAGCGTTACACCCAAGTGGCAAGGTGGTGTAGCGCCCACGGGCGGAAATGCCAACGGTATTGACATGTACACGCTTTCGATATTCAAGACTGGATCAGCCACTTTCACCGTGTTTGCTTCGCAAACGAGATTCGCATAATGCCCATGATCAACAGTCTGGGATCGGCCAGTGCTCGGGCTCTGGGATTCCGAGCCCGTCGACTCACTACCACCACAGTGACCTACACATCCAGTGGTACTTTCACTGTGCCTTGGGGCATTTTTTCCATCAATTCCATGACCGGGCAAGGGTCAAACGGAGTCAGTGACAGCACCGGAATCGATTATGTGATGTGGGTCAGCATAGGATTTAGCATAGCTGACATCGTGCTCCAGTACGACCCAGGTGTGGCCACCATGCAGCAATTCTATGACTTGCTTGAACAAAAGCGCAACGAAATCAACGGACTGAGCGGAGTGAACACAGTGGAGACCACCAACTATTATGGATCAGTGTACGGTCCAGTCACAGACAATGATGGTCGAGGATGGACACAACGAGCCACAGTGGCCGGTCCTTATGGGGGGCAGCCTACCTATCAAGTCGTGGGCGGAACTGCTTACATCGCCCAAGGCGGAACCTTTAACTCGATAGCCCCATTGCCCAACGATGACATACCCATCAGCATCAGCGAGTATGGATTCAACCCCGACACTGGTGCGAGACAGAGTCGTCGTTACGGTTCAGCGGTGTTTGCCACCCAATATTTCGCCGGGACTGCGGGCACTTCGGCCACGGCTTTTGCGTCTTACTCGTTCCCGGGCGGAGCCTACGAGGCCGGTACTGGATATCCAGCAACACCCACATCTTACACCAATTCATCGGTGTTGCCCAGCACTACTTACAATATTTCGGTACCCAGCGGGGGATCTGTAGCTATAACGTACACCACTGATGCCAGCTGAATCATCGATAAATAACATCAAACACCGGACGCAGACTCAGTCTGTTAGTTCATAACCATAAATACCGGGACGGAGACAACTGACATGGCTGTACAGATACAATATCGACGAGGAACTGAACAAGAAAATGACGCTTTCACTGGAGCGTTGGGCGAAATCACGGTTGACACCACTAACGGTACGCTGCGGGTACACGACGGTACCACAGCCGGGGGCACCACTCTAGCCACCGAACCCTGGGTGGAAAACCTGGTATCTCCGTTCAGCACCAGCGAAATTTACAATGGTACCAGCAACGTCAAAATTTTAAGCTCGGGTGGCAACGTCAACATCAATGTTGGCGGAACACGCATAGTTGAAGTGCTGCCCAACGGAATCACAGTAGTGGCCAATGTCACTGCAGATAATCTACACGGAAATGTCTACACCAATCTCATTGACACTCAAGATGGCAGCAGTGGAATCACAATCACCCCAGAAGCTATTTTTGCCAATGGAGTTTCGGTGGCCGGAGAACTCGAAGCATCGGCCAATGTAAACATCGACGGTGTGTTGACATTGAACGACACTCTTGTGCCTTTTTCGGTGGCAGGAAACCTCAATCCCAGCGCCAATGTCACTTACAGCCTGGGCAATACCACCAATCGTTGGAACGATCTTTATCTAGCCGGCAATTCCATATTCTTGGCCAATGCCACTTTCAGTGCCAATACCACCAGTGTGATCATCACCGGACCTGAAGGTGCTGAATTCGTGCTGTCCGGCAACAGTGCGGCCAACACAGTGCTGGACATGGCCTCGCTTGATGTGTCGGGGAATCTCACAGCCGGCACACTCACAGTTGATGGCAACATCGTAGCTGCCAATGTTTCTGCCACCGATCACTTGTTCTCGGGCAATGTGGATGGATGGTTGTCTGACGAAGGTGTTTCTGCCGAAGATCGGCGCATCATGGCCGTTGCCAACATCGCAGGACCGGTTGAGATTGCTGTGGTCAATGAAAGTGCAGCCAATCTTGCCTATTCAGAATTCATTGCTATGAACGATGTTGGCAACATCGACCAGGGCTGGATCAGCATGGGCATCAACTCCAGCACCTATGATGATCCTTCTTTCCCTATCACCAAAGCTGATGGTGGATATCTCTTGTATGAAGCACCAGCAGGAACCACTGCTGGTGGTAACCTCGTTATAGGTACCGGCACCAATGGCGCCAACAACTACATCGTGTTTGGCGCTGGTGGATTTGCCACTGGTAACGTGCAGATGCTGATCATGCCTGACGAGCAGGTGCACATCGAAATACCCACGGTGTCTACCAACACCGCCACTGGTGCTTTGCGAGTGGGCGGCGGCATGGGCCTTACCGGTAACCTCAACATGGGCGGCCAGCTCAATGTGGCTGGTAATATCACCGTGGGCGATACCAGTACAGTGCTGGCCAACAATTTCTTGGCCAACAATCATGTGTACTCGGGACCAGTGGAACAGTGGCTCACAGATCAAAGTGAAGCAGACACTGGCCGACGCATCGCTGCTGTGGCCAACATCGCAGGCGCAGCCGAAATACTCACAGTCAATCAAAATGCTGGCAATCTAAGTTACTCGGAATTTTTGGCCATCAACGACGTGGGCAATGTAAGCCAGGGTTGGATCAGCATGGGCATCAACAGTTCCACTTACGATGATCCCAGCTTCCAGCTCACGATGGCCGACGAGGGCTACATCCTGTTTGAAGCCCCGGCCAACACTTCTGGTTCAGGCAACTTGGTGATCGCCACGGGCGGCAATGGCAGCAACAACTCCATCGTGTTTGGTGCTGGCGGATTTGCCACTGGTAACACACAGATGGTGATCATACCTGATCTGCAGGTGCACATCGAGATTCCAACCACATCTACATCTACCACCACTGGCGCATTGCGTGTGGCAGGTGGCATGGGACTCACTGGCAACCTTAACATGGGCGGTAACCTCACAGCCAGCGAAACCAGCTATATCACAGCCAACAACATCACAGCCAACAACTGGGTGCATTCAGGCGAAGTCAACGCTTGGCTCACAGCACAGGGCGAAAGCGAGGAAGGGCGACGTATCATCGCTGTGGCCAACATCGCTGGCGCAGCGGAGATCGCCTCAGTCAACGAAAGCTCGGGCAACTTGGCCTATGGTGAATTCATCGCCATCAACGACGTGGGCAACATCGAGCAGGGCTGGATTTCCATGGGTATCAACTCCAGTCTATACGACGACCCTGCTTTCCTGCTCACCCAGGCCAGCGACGGTTATCTCTTGTTTGAAGCTCCCACTGATGTGGCGTCAGGCGGTAACCTCATCATCGCCACGGGCAGCAACGGCAATGTCAATGCCATCAAGTTTGGTGCCGGCGGCTTTGGCACTGGTAACACACAGATGATCATCTTCCCCGACCAAAAGGTCGAGATCGTGATCCCCACAGATTCCACATCGACAACCACCGGTGCTTTGGTGATTGATGGTGGTTTGGGACTCACGGGTAACCTCAACGTGGGCGGTGACGTCAACATCGTTGGTAACATCACCCTGGGCGGTTCAGGCAACACCATTGACGTGTCGGCCCTGGTGGTTGATGATCCCTTGATCTTCTTGGGAGCCAACAATGCCGCAGACCTCCTGGATCTGGGTTTCGTGGGTCAATACAATGCCGGTGGCAATCTCTACAACGGTCTGGTGCGTGATGCCACCGACGGTGTGTTCAAATTTTTTGCCAACATAGCCAATCGACCCAACACCGAAGTTGATTTTTCTGATGCCAACTTGGTCTATCCAGGCATCAAAGCCGGATCAGCCAATCTCACAGCGTCAACAACATCTACTTCCACCACCACTGGTGCGTTGATCGTGGCCGGCGGTGTGGGCATAGGTGGTGAAACCTATGTGGGTGGGCAAGTGATCGCTACCGGAAACGTGTCAGGCGGCAATCTCGTCACTGGTGGTCTAGTGTCTGCTACTGGAAACGTAGGCGGTGGCAACTTGGTCACAGGTGGTGTGGTACAGTCTACAGGCAACGTCATAGGTGGCAATCTGACCACAGCTGGTGTGGTACAATCCACGGGCAACGTCATAGGTGGTAACTTGGTCACAGCCGGTGCAGCAGCAGTCACTGGAAACATATCAGGTGGCAACCTGGCCATCGCTGCCAATGCCACTGTGACTGGCAACGTCAATGCCGGTAATTTCAGCACTTCGGCCACTCTCAGCGCGGCCAACATAATCATTTCTGCATTGGCCAACGTGACTTCAACCACGGCAGCCACTTCCACCACTACTGGTGCACTTCAAGTGGCCGGGGGTGCGGGTGTGGTTGGTAACCTACATGTGGGAGGCCTGGGACAGTTTACTGGCAACATCACCGGTGGCAATCTGAACACCGGCGCACAAGTGGTGGCCACAGGCAACATCACCGGCGGTAATCTAGTCACAGCTGGTGCAGTCAGCACCATCGAGATCATCAAGACCGGTTCCAACGGTGTGGGCAATATTGGATCAAGCAGCAACTATTTCAACACAGTTTACGCTCGAGCAACCAGCGCACTTTACGCTGACTTGGCAGAAAAATATCTGGCTGATCAATCCTACCCCCCGGGCACCGTGGTGGAAATTGGTGGTACAGCCGAAGTCACGCAGACCACTACTCCCGCCAGCAGTCGTGTGATTGGCGTGGTATCTACCGATCCTGCTTTCTTGATGAATACCGGTCTAGATGATACCGCAGCAGTGTCAGTGGCACTGACTGGACGTGTGCCTTGCTTGGTGAAAGGACGTATACGTCGCGGAGATCTCTTGATCAGCAGTGATTCACCGGGTGTGGCCACTGCCATAGATCACACCGTGTTTGTGTATGGATCAGTGATAGGAAAAGCCTTGGAAGATCACGACAGTGAAGGCTTGGGTGTGATCGAAGTGGTAGTGGGACGTCTATGATATCCGAGCGGTATCGCAGCGAGTACACCGGAGAATTTGTTATATCCGACACCACATGGCGTGATGGTGTCAAGATACAACAACGCGAATGGATCCCAAATCAGATCCAGAATCACTGGATCTCAGGGCGTGCCGCAGTGATTGGATCAAACAGCGATCGAAGCATGTTTGATCACACTCGTTTACAACGTCATCGTGGTGGACTGCATGGTCGTAAGCGTTTACAGACTTACGGTGCTTTGGATACCTGGCGTGACATGCGATTGGATTTTTATGCCACTACGATATCAGAAGAACTGGACAGTCTATCAAAAAAAGTACACTACGATATCACTCCATTCTTCACACGTCGAGTCATGTATCATGAGATGACCGCAGTGTATACCACGGCTCCCAAAGTTTTGGCCAATCCCGGAAAATTTTATCTCATCCCACATTCAGTGCCCATGAGCAACCTAGCACTGCCGCTTTATATCGCGGCTTTTGATGGGCACCAAGAGATCTACATGCTGGGCTACAATCAAGAACTCACGCACTACGAACGCTCTTGGATGCAGGACATCGAAAATGTCATGCGTGCCTACAGCGGTGTGCAGTTTACTCTAGTGGGCGCAGCCAGTAACATGCCCGAAGATTGGAAAAAGCTGGCCAATGTTCGTTGCATGACTCATCGAAAATTTGTCACGCACTGTGACATCTGAAAGTCATCGCGTATCAGCGATATCTTGTTTTGCACCACGTCAAAATTCACGGTGTTCCAAAGTCCGGGGTGCAATGGTTTGGGCAGGACTCCGCTGTCGATCCAGGCATACCCAAGGTGCTCGTCGTTGAGACGGGGTCTGAACTCGTCGGCAACACCAGCGAAAAAAGTGTGATACACAAACTTGCCATCATCGCTGGTGAATTTTTCTATGGGCAGTAACTTCACGTATTCGGGCATGCTGCCCAGTTCTTCTTGACATTCTCGATTGATAGCATCCAGCAATGCTTCGTTGGCATCACATTTGCCGCCAGGTAGACCCCATGTCATGGGATGTCGAGAGTCGTCTCGCATGAGATAAAGGTATCTATCAGTGTTGATACTGTAAAACCAAACACCCACAGCGTTTAAAATACGATGCTCCATTCTCCTCCCGGATACAGACCTTGATAACTCTTGACCCATGTAGTACCAGTCCAACGATATTGTATGTTGGTGGTTATGTTGGTAACAAATTGTATATTATCACGCGATTGCGTAGCGTCAAAACTTACTACCCATCCCTGACCGTCGTATTCGATGATGTCGTTGGCATCGCCTTCGATCAAGCCCCAGGCCGTGGCTGGTCCAACATTTTGAGTGGTATTGATCGGTTCAACGAGAAGATATCGTTGTCCAGCGGCCGCCGCAGGTAATCCAGCTCCAGGACCGCTCAACAAAGGATTGACCACAGCATCCAATGGTGACAGGGTATTCTGGGGGATGGTATCGATGTCAACATCAAACAGCAGGAAACGATCGTCAGTGGGATCTTGGCTGATGTATCCAATCACCTGTGATTCGTCACCCCATTGGCTGTCAAGTCGTATCTGGCTTATGCCCGGACGGATCACTCCATACATGTTGATTATGGTATTCCACAGCTCGTTGCTGGGCGGCGATGTGGGAGGATCTAGACTTCGGTTGCTTTGATCTACCACTGCGCTTTGTTTCAGTGCCTGCAGTTTGTTGCCGATGAGCAGGACTTGATAGCCAAACGGAGTGATTTTTTGTCGAGTGCCCAACAACAGGTCATTGTTGGTCACGGCCTCTACAGCATCGCCCTGAGCATCGTACACTGATGCAATGATTTTTTCAACCACTCCCAGCTTCTTGACCTTAGCTGGTGAAGATATCCATATGGGCAGGGAAAATCTCATGGTCATGATGTCTATGGGATCTTCGGTGCCCACGGGCACGGTACGACTGCTCCATGTGACTTGATCCAGTTCCACCACCGAGAGGCTGGTCCAGTCCAGATAGTTGTCGGTGCTTTGTATTTCCAGTGCAGGATTGAACAAGGTTGATATCTGCTCGAATATCTGGAATTTTTGATTGGTGTTCGAAGTCCAGATGTCGCAGTTGATGGTCATCTTGTAGGGAACCGGCATCAAGCGTTCAATGGTGAATGCATTGCCTTGCGTGGTCTCGTAGCTGTCGGTGTCGGAATCGTAGGTGCGTTGACGCACTGATACCCGATCAACAAAATAGGGATCTTGCATGCGAGGGCGATCATAGTCCATGCCAGTGATGTAAAAAGTGATCATTGGTGTGCTAGGCATGGAGTTGGGTGAATTGTTTTGGATCACTGTTTGCACTTGGCGGCTGGAATCACCATAGCGAACTGGTACACGCAACAGAGTGGGATTGCCTTCTTCGTCTCGACCGTATTCGACCTGGAAGTTGCTGAAGATCCTAGCAAACTGCAGGAGGAATCTGCGTATTTGTTCATCGTAAAAGAAGGACTGCATTTGTTAGCCTCCGTTGTCGGCTCGTGGTTTGAGAATCTCGCTGAGACTCTGACGGCTGGGTATGTCGCCGCGATCCGTGGTCGGCACCGTGTTGTCGTTGTTGACAAAGCTCGAGCGCAGGGTCTGATTGGCCGGACCGTTGGTGAGGTCAGTGCGTACATTGTCCTCGATCTTGATCCATCCTTTGCCGTTGAATCGGAACAGTCGGTTGGGGAAATAGTCCAGCCGCAAACAATAGTCGCCTTCGTAAGGGTTGGAAGGGAAGCTCACTCCCGGCGTCACCGGCAAGCCGTTGGGAGCGATGCCATCTCCAGTGAGATAGCCCATGGTATAGCCATCGCTCTGTGGCGTGGCAGATGCTTGGGTGACGTTGGTGCCACTGCTGTCAATAGTGACCTGTGAATCATCCACAGACAGGGCCTGGGGCGGTGCCGGAGTACCATCTTCCAACGTGGGATAGATGTAAAACTTTACTGTGTCGTAGCCCGAAAGCGGGACTTCGATCTCGGCTTGTGCCAAGATGGCATCGTTGATTTCAAGATCTTTGGGTCTGGTAGTGACTTTTTCTTCTTGCGTGGGAGGATCAATCTCTCGCCAATAGTTGGTGTCAGTGATTTCGGTGTCAACGGGCACGTCCACTCGAGCTTGATAGTAAACATCGCCGTAGTTGACTATGGAACCTGCAGGATAAAAATTGCCCGGATCCCAGATTTGATCCTGCACGAACGGTTTGTTGAGCACATCCTGGTATTCTTGTGCATTGACCATGGGTGTGGCTTTCACACGCCACAGGTGCGGCAACCAAGTCTGGCTGAATCCTTCACTGCCATAATTGGCTTCTTGTATCACGTAGTATCTGGGTATGGCTTTTGCGATAGTGGTGTCAAGCGGATGCATGTCGCGCAGGTTGGGCACTTCTAACACATCACCGCTCATGAGCTTGCGGCCGATGGTGTCGATCATGTCATTGTAGTGGAACGTGATAAACAAGGTATCATTCTGCAAGAACAGGCCAAACTGGCTGAGGTTGAAATCTATGTCTTGGGTATTGTAAACCCCGCGCAAGCGATAGACATCGGGATCGTAGGCTCGGTCTCGATTTTCCAGCAACAAGAGATCCTGTATGAACAAGGGGTTTTCGTTGCTGTAAATCGGCTGCGTGGCATCGTAGTTGCCGCTTTCGGCAGAATCTTCGCCGCCGGTTTTTGGTCCCATGTATTTGTGGACGTAGATGTCCACTCCGCCCACTGTGTACATTTCCGAAATAGTTCTATCCAAAAATCGGTAATCATTGGTGCGATTGGGACGATAAAGACTGAGTCTGGGCATAGTTCTGTATTTATGGACGGCTTGACCGGAAACGATGATCATGCTAAAATAGCACATGGACCTGGAAGATTGGCAAAAATTGCATGATCGTTTGGACCAAGCTCATCGCAACTGTGTTGGCATGAGAATAGGTGTCAGAGAATTCTGGATCTGGCATCGAGCGATCTCAAAAATGCTGAACCAGGCCAATGCCGAATGGGTCAATTGCCGACGGCGAGGCACCGGAAGCCCGCGCTTCAACGATCTTCTCGCCCAAGCCGACGAAGCCCTGAAGAATTTCGAAGGACACATATTGATGGCTAAACTAATGAACAAGGAGCCAAGATGACTGCGACTGCACTCAAACCCGTGAAACCTTTACAGCCCAAATCGCACGAAACCAAATACACTGGCGGGGAACCACAGTGGCGAGCACAACCCGAAGCCGAACAGCGCATGAGCCAGGTCATCGGAGCGTTCACTTGGTACAACTACCACTATGGTAAAAAGGATGCCAAGAATTTTTTGATTGATTGGCTCACACGCAACGATCGCCAGAAAGATGCCCGCAACTATCATCGTGTACCTGACAGTTCGGTGAGCTTGCAGGCTGCTTGGCTGAGTCGCATGAGTCTCATGGGCCTTGCCCTCTCGGATCGCGAACTGCTCTATGTCAACGATCATGTTTCTCAACAGTGCCAGGCCGCGTTATCCGTAAAAGAAGTCACCAAAGCCGTGGACGAACCCATCGTACCCAAGATCACTATCCAGGATCGTTTGCGTGAAAAGATGATGGAGGCCGCAGGCGAGCTAGAAGGCATGTTTGATGACATGTTACGGGCTGGCTGCAAGATGTCGGCCGACTTCAAACCCATCACAGTATTGCGCGGCATGAATGTGTCACCGCAGATGGTGGGAGACATCGCTGGACTTTGGCAACAACGGCTGGAAGAACTCGAAGCCGTGGCCGAAGGTCGAGATGCGCAACTGGTCGAGGGCTACGGAAATTTTGGAAAATTGCAGATACGCGGCATGATCAAGTTCGTGGAACAAGTGATCGCCGATTGCAACAGTTATCGACAACTCAAGAAAGTGGAACGCAAACCCAGAGCCAAGAAGGCCAAACCTCCCGAGGTCATAGCACGCGGGTTCAAAATCTTGGTGGAAGATGCCGAGCTCAAATTGCGCAGTGAGACAGCCGCTCGCTTGGTGGGTGCCAGCGAAGCCTGGTTGTATGATGTCAAAAAACGCAAGCTGATACATGCTGTGGCAGATTCTCATGTGGGCAGTTTCACAGTAAAAGGTTCGGGCCTCATTGGACTTGATACCGCACAAACACTGCAAAAAACACTGAGGAAACCCGCTGAACAGCTCAAGACTCTCATGGCAGCATCGGTGCCCAATGCTCGCAAGTTCTTCAAGGACATCAAAGCCACCGAGATCAAATGGAATGGTCGTGGCAACGAAAATTTAGTGATCCTGCGAGTCAAATGATAACTAAACATGCTCGTGTAGCACATACACACACTCACAGAAAGGAGACTACCATGAGCAAAACACCCTACGAGATCCGTCTCGAACTCCTCAAGCTGGCCAACGAAGTACTCACAACGCCAGTATTCCAACGCCGAGAGGCCTTGATACAGGAATATCACTGCCGGTTTGAAACCGACAAACAGGCACCATTTCCTGCCTTGCCGGATTTTCCCAGCACTGACAGTGTGCTGGCCGAAGCTGAAAAACTCAACAAGTTTGTAAGCCAGGGTTAATCCGTGTGGGCTCCGTGCTAAATACCACACGGAGCCCACTATGGCAGATCAAACACTAGAACCCCTCAAAAGCCAACTGCTCGAGTATGTGAGACTCGAACTGGGTGATGGCATCATCGACATCGAGCTAGACCCAGCACACCTCGAAGCAGCCTATCAGAAAACCCTAGGCACATATCGCCAACGAGCTCAAAACGCCTACGAAGAGAGCTACAGTTTCTTGCAGTTGCAGGATGACGTGAACGTGTACACATTGCCACAAGAAGTCACTCAAGTGCGCCAGATTTTCCGTAGAACCATTGGTATCACTGGTGTAGGTGGCTACAGTTTCGACCCATTTGGCGCAGCCACACTCAACGTGTATCTACTCAATTTCAACCAAGCATCGGGCGGAATGGCCACATATGACTTTTATCAGCAATATGTGGAACTGGCTGCCAGGATGTTTGGAGGTTACATCAACTATACCTGGAATCCGGTGACCAAGAAGCTGCAACTCATACGCGATCCGCGCGGCAACGACGAAGTGGTGTTGTTGTGGACCTACAATCTCAAGCCCGAAATCACGCTGTTGAGCGACTATCAGATCTCGCAGTGGTTTCGTGATTACATGGTGGGTGCAGCCAAATACATCATCGGCGAAGCTCGCGAAAAATTTGCCAGCATCGCAGGCCCACAGGGTGGTACAGCGCTCAATGGTGCTGCCATGAAGAGCGAAGGCCAGGCCATGATGGACCGGTGCATAGAAGATCTCAAACTCTATGTGGATGGCAGCCAACCACTGACTTTTGTGATAGGATAGTTTGTGAGAGCCAGCGAATTCATCTTGGACGAGCATCGCATGGTGTGGCGGCGGAATCCCAAGACCGGCAAAGTGACCCTGCGTTGGCGCTGTGAATCTGGTCCTAGGCGCAACCGTACAGTGCCCAAGGTGTCCGACTGTTCGTCGGCGCCAGATGTTGCCCAAGCACAACGCATGAAAAAAACACGCCAGCGCACCAAGGTTCGACAGGCACGCAAGGCCAAGCGTACCAAGCGGATAAATCCCAAGGCCAAACTGCTCAAACTACTCAACCTTTATCGCTAGACTGGCTTCCCAAGTCATGCTATAATCCCAGCATGGCTGATATCATGATCGACATCGAAACCTTGGGCACAGGACCCGAGGCCTGCATAATCACAATCGCAGCGCAGACATTTGATCCCCTCAATCGGCATTGCGATTGGGAAAACTGGATCAGCTACTATGCCAGGATTGATCCCGAAAGCCAGCCTTCTCGGCGAGTACAGGACGACACCTTGGCCTGGTGGAGCCAACAACCCAAACACATACAAGACGAAGCGTTTGGAGACCACGATCGTATTTCGTTGAAACAAAGTCTGGAAGAACTGGGCCGGATGATCTGGCACAGCAATAGGTTCTGGGCCAATGGTCCCACTTTTGATGCCAACATACTCGAGCATGCTTACAAAGAAGCTGGCATGGCCCTGCCTTGGAAATATTACCGTGTGCGCGATGCTCGAACAGTTTACAGCCTATGGCCGGGAGTGCCAAAACCACCGGCCACTCACAATGCCCTCGAAGACTGTCGGCGACAGATTGTGATGTTGCATGATACCCTCGAACATCTCAACATACGTGAACTCACATGAAAGTGTTGGTCAACGGATGCAGCCATGTGCAAGGTTGCGAATTACACGAAGATGCCGAAGTGAGTCCGACATTGACTTGGCCCAACTATGTTGCGGATTGGCAGGTCGTGAACATAGCCCAGGCCGGCAGCAGCAACGACAGCATACGCCGCCGCACTGTGCAACATCTCGAGGAACATCACTACGATTTTGTGTACATTCAATGGAGCCACTTCGATCGTTTGGAATTGGCCATACCATTCTGGCAGGAACGCGATCTAAAATCTCGTTATTTTTCGTTGAACAGCGGTAATGCCATAGAGCTGCATCCTCGTCTCAACAACAACGGTGCTTTGATGCATGTGTTGGCACAAAGCATATTCCGTGATCAGTTTGATGACGAATGGTTTCGCGAACACAGCGTGGTGCAAATGCTGGCTTTGCAACAGTATCTTGACAGCAAAAACATTGACTGGAGATTTGGTTTCAGCTATCAGGTGCCCGGGGATACCTCTTTGCATCGATGCCTGAAACAAAACAATCTGGTTTTGCCCAGCTGGGTGGATTTCTGTGACACTCACGGATTCAAACGCATAGAACAACATTACGAACTCGAAGCCCATTGGGCTTTTGCAAAATTCATACAGGAGAAGTTGCAATGATCATTGGAGTGTGTGGTCTCATCGGGGCTGGAAAAGATACCATCGCCGATTATCTCGTGAATATCCATGAGTTCCGCAGGGACAGTTTTGCAGCCACTTTGAAAGATGCGTGCGCCGCGGTGTTTGGCTGGGATCGTACCATGCTAGAGGGTCGCACCAAGAGCAGTCGGGAATGGAGAGAACAGCCCGATGAATGGTGGAGTCGTCGCTTGGGTCGCGAGATCACCCCACGCTATATCCTACAACATTGGGGCACAGAAGTATGTCGACGTGGATTCCACGATGACATCTGGATAGCCAGTTTGGAAAACAAACTACGCACAGCACAGGACGATGTTGTGATCTCGGACTGTCGTTTCCCCAACGAGATCCGTGCCATCCGTGCCCAAGGCGGTGCTGTGATCCGTGTGAAACGTGGCCCAGATCCTGACTGGTACAGCATCGCCGAATCGGCCAATAGTGGCGTAGAATTTGCCGCCGTGGCCTTGCAAAATCTAGGAGTACATGCCAGCGAAACTTCGTGGATTGGTACCGACTTTGATCGTGTGATCGACAACAACGGCAGCCTTGACGACTTGTATGCCCAAGTCAATGATCTGGTTCAAGATCTCCGCGCTTCCAAGGCAGATCCATCTTAGTGATTTCCACCGAGCAATTCAAGCAAATAGTTTTGAGATTTCTCAGTTCGTTGTTGTTGAGATTACCATCTACGTGATACACCAACAGTTGTGATGTGTGCCGGGCTATGAAACGGCAGCGGTCGCACTGTTTCTTTTTTTGATATCCAGCACGAACCCATCTGGGTTGCACCTTCTTGAGTTTCTTTCCTTTGCGTATGCATGAATCACAACGACTGCGATAGTAGACGCGGTCATACTTGTGGTACGCCACTGCCCGGAAATTGCTGTTGCAAACGCTACATAACGGTCTCATCTTGTATTTAAACCTATATGTAGGCTATCGTAACGGCCTGATTTTATCGGCTTTTCATAAATATCAAGGACAAACTTTTTTACAAGGAAGCAACTATGGCCCTCGTATCCCCCGGTGTAGAAGTTACAGTTATCGATGAGTCGAACTATGTACCTGCTGCTACCAACTCAGTGCCTTACATCTTGATTGCCACTGCGCAAAACAAGATTTCGGGAACTGGAGTAGGCGTAGCACCTGGCACATTGGCTGCCAACGCAGATCGTGTTTATCTCATCACAAGCCAACGTGATTTAGCCGCCACGTTTGGAAATCCTTTCTTCTACAAGACTTCGGCTGGAACACCGATCAACGGTTATGAACTCAACGAATACGGTTTGTTGGCAGCGTTCTCTGTGCTAGGCATCACTAATCGTGCCTATGTACAGCGTGCTGACATCGACCTCGCCGAGCTCACAGCATCACTGGTGCGCCCTCTTGGTGCTCCCACCAATGATACTTATTGGCTTGACACAGAAAGCACTTCTTGGGGTGTTTTTGAGTGGAATCAAACCACTGGCGCATTTTCTACCAAGATTCCTTTGGTGATCACAGCATCCAATCAAGTGTCTGGCGGCGTACCTCTTGCCAGCATAGGCAACATTGGTGACTATTGTGTGAATGCTCTCAGCGCATACAACCCCATCTATTACAAAAACAGCGACAACGCCTGGGTCCTGGTAGGCAGCGATGCCTGGAAACTCAGCTGGCCCACAGTTCAAGGCGAAGAAGCAGTGACCGCGGCTCTCACAGCCGGACAACAGATCGTGATCAACGGTGTGTACGTTTCGGTACCTGCCAGCCCCAACAACACCGTGGAAGGTCTTGCCAACGCGATCAACAATCAGCGTTCGGTGAACTTGCCCGGCATCTATGCCGAAGTCGACAGCAGCGATCGCTTGGTATTGACCGCTGACAGCTCGGCTCTCAGCGATGGATCCAGTTCTGATGGTGGCGTCATCAACATCTCCAGCGAAAGTACCGCAGCACTGTTGACCGCGTTGGGCATGACTTCGGGCACTTATTTCGCCCCTGCTCTCCAGCAGAGTCCCAACTACACAGTACCACGCTGGCGCAGCACCGACGTTTCCCCGCGCCCCACTGGCTCGGTATGGAACATGCTGACAGCCGTGAACAACGGTGCCGACATCGTGGTGCGTCGTTACAGTTCTGCTCTGGGTGCGTTTGTGACACAGAGCACACCGATCTACGAAAACAACTGGAGCGCCGACAAGGCTCTCGATCCAGTTGGTGGTGGTCAAAACATTCCGGCCGACACACTGTACATCCAGTACAATGCCGATCCTGAATTGACCAGCGCTTCGGTGCTCAATAACACTGTGACATTCCTGCCGTTGGTGCGTGCCACCACTGGTCCCACAGTGATTGTTGGTGACGAACTCACACCGACCTTTACTTCCGGCAACACCTTTACTATCCGTGCCAGCCAAGCCAACAGTGACTCGTTGACTGCTGCCGTGACAGTGACCTTGAGTGGTACCACAGCAGCCGATTTCGTTGCTGCGGTTTCGGCAGCTGGTGTAGCCAACGTGTCGGCTTCGGTCACAGACACCGGAGCTATCGCATTTACACATGCTCGTGGTGGTGACATCGTTCTCGCCAACACACTGGGTACACCACTCACAGCAGCTGGATTCACTACCAGCACCGACGGTGTGCGTTCAGGACCCAAAGACATCACTGGTTCTCTGTTGCTGTCATCTTGGGAAGAGCTTGATTATACCGCTGCAGCCGATGCTCCAAGCCTGGATCCTGCTGATGGACGCCGTTGGTACTATTCGGCCACCAACCAAGCTGACATCATGATCAAAGGCGACTCGGGATGGCAAGGTTATCGCAACGTCAATCTCGACGTTCGTGGATTCAACCTCACTCTCACCGACCCAGCCGGTCCGATCTTCAGTGCTACTTCGCCCACCAAGCAAAGCGACAACACTGATCTGGTCAACGGTGATCTCTGGATCGACACCAGCGATCTCGAAAACTATCCAGTGATACGTCGTTGGCAGCCGCTCAATGGTGTCAATCAGTGGGTGTTGATCGACAACACGGATCAAACCACATCAGACGGCATTGTGTTCGCTGATGCTCGTTGGGCACCAAACGGTGTCACAGATCCAGTCACTGACTCGATCCCCAGCATCACAACACTGTTGACCAGCAACTATCTTGACATCGATGCTCCCGATTCTACTTTGTATCCTTCGGGCACATTGTTGTTCAACACACGTCGTAGTGGTTTCAATGTCAAGACATTCCGTTCTGACTATTTCAATCCTCGCGACTTCGAAGTTGACGGTTACAGCAATCCTACCACATACGTTGGTGGCGACCTTGTGCAGTACGATGGAATCATTTACATCTGTACAGCTACCACACAGGGCAATCTCCCCAGCGACTCAAACTACTGGAGCGTGCTTGAAAGCAATGCTTGGGTTACCACAGTGGGCAATCGCGCTGACGGATCTCCCTACATGGGTCGATTGAGCCAGCGTCAGGTAGTGGTTGCGGCCATGAAAGCAGCCATCGACAGTTCCGACACATTGCGTGAAGAACAGTTGGTGTTTGATCTCATCGCAACTCCCAACTATCCTGAACTGATCCCCAACATGGTGGCACTCAACAACGAGCGCAACAACACCGGTTTCGTGATTGGCGACACACCCATGCGACTGGAACCAGTTGGTGCTGATATCGTGAGTTGGAGTACCAACAACAACGGTACTGGTTTCCCTTCGGGCGATGGCCTTACTATCAGCGATCCTTACCTGGGAACGTTCTACCCTGCTTGTTTGACCAACGATCTTTCGGGATCGGTGGTGGTACAACCAGCCAGCCACATGATGTTGCGCACTATCGTTCGCAGCGATGAAGTTGGATTCCCTTGGTTGGCCCCGGCAGGTGTACGTCGTGGTGTGATCGACAATGCTGCATCCATTGGTTATGTCAATGCACAGACTGGTGAGTTTGTCAGCATCGCGACTGGACAAGGACTGCGGGATGTTCTTTACACCAACAAGATCAACCCCATCACGTTCATCCCCGGTGTTGGTATCACCAACTATGGTAACAAGACTGAAAGTGCAGTGACCAGTGCATTGGATCGGATCAACGTAGCACGTCTGGTAGCTTACATACGTGGACGATTGACTGAGATTGCCAAGCAGTTTGTGTTTGAACCCAATGATCAGATCACTCGTAACGAGATCACAAATGCGATCGACGGTCTCATGATCGACTTGATCGCCAAGCGTGGTATCTATGACTACTTGGTGGTCTGTGATCTGTCTAACAACACGCCGGCTCGTATCGACCGCAATGAACTCTATGTAGACATTGCTATCGAACCAGTCAAGGCTGTTGAGTTCATCTACATTCCGGTGAGACTCAAGAACACCGGTGAACTGGCAGCAGGTCAAACTGCTACAAGTTCGGCGGTATGATGACTGAGGACAATCGGGGCCTAGGCCCCGATTTGACACACCGACTGAGTGATAAATAAAAGGAACAGGAGAAAACACAAATGGCCGTTTCATCTTTGACAAGAATGACAGTGCCCTTGGCCAGTGACCAGAGTAGCACTACTCAAGGTCTGCTTATGCCCAAGCTTCAATACCGCTTCCGAGTGGTATTCGAAAACTTTGGAGTAAGCACCCCAAGGACTGAGCTCACCAAACAAGTGATCGATTTTACTCGCCCACAAGTCGAGTTTGAAGAGATCGAGATTCCCATCTACAACAGCCGACTCTATTTGGCTGGCAAACACACCTGGCAAGAACTCACGGTCAACCTCCGTGACGATGCTTCCGGTGAAGTGGCCAAACTGGTGGGCGAACAACTCCAGAAACAATTGGATTTCGTTGAGCAGGCATCTGCTGCTGCCGGTATCGACTACAAGTTCCTCACACGCTGTGAGATACTTGATGGTGGTAACGGAACTTCGGCACCCACAGTCCTAGAGACCTGGGAGATGTATGGTTGCTTCCTGCGTAGTGTCAACTACAACGAACTCAACTATGCCAATAGTGAAGCAGTGACAATTACCATGAACATACGTTTCGACAACGCTGTGCAAACACCGCTTGGTATTGGTGTGGGTACATCGGTTGGACGAGCAGCTGGAACCACGGTAACTGGCTCAGGCTCTTAAGTCGATCTGACGTATGGCGTTTGGTCAGGACTTTCTCAAAGCCTTTTTTGGCAATGACTATGTCAAGGACTATCGCCATGCGTCAAAGATTTTTCGCAGTGGTGGATATGAAAACGCTCCGCGCTTCAAGTTTCTATTTCATGTCTACTTCAATCTCAACACTTCACAGATACCACGTCTGAGAAATATTTTCTCCTCTCCTGATCAAAGCACGATAGGTCTACTGGTAAAAACAGTAGACCTACCCAAATACAAGGTGTCTGTGGACACCATGAATCAATACAATCGCAAACGCTTGGTCCAGAGCAAGATCGAATATCAACCAGTCACTGTGAAATTGCACGATGACGGCGGAGATTTGATCCGTACCATGTGGTACAACTATTTTGCCTATTATTACAAAGACCCCAGCCAACCCTATCGTGGTCAGGCCACTACCAATGGTACCCTGGGTGTCAGTGGAAACCAAACCAATGGGTTTGACTACAACAGCAGAGACATATATGCCCCAGATAGGCTGGCCAATGACTGGGGCTACATCGGTGAATCCTACAGCGACGGTACCACCAACGGCAAACCGCCTTTTTTCAAAGACATATCTATATACGGATTCAATCAGCACAAGTTTGTTGAATATGTGTTGATAAACCCCATGATCACGGATTGGTCGCACGACAACTACGACTACGATTCAGGTGACGGTGTCATGGAAAACACCATGACCATCAATTTTGAAACAGTGAAATACTACACCGGTGCCATTGGTGGTGTGAGACCCGACACCAATGTGCAGGGATTTGGCGATCCCAACTACTATGATCAAGAAACAAGTCCATTGAGCCGTCCTGGCGGTACCCGTAGTGTGATCGGCCGTGGCGGTATCCTAGACACCGGTGTTGGTATCATACAAGACGTACAGGCTGGATCTGTGGCCGGGGTAGTAGGTGCTGTGCAAAAAGCCGGTCGCATTTATGAAACCACCAAGACCAGCAAACCCAGCATCAAAGAAGAAGTTCTAGGTTGTGCCAAGACAGTGTTGCGCGGACAGCAGACCGGTGTGCTTGGCAGCGGAGTAGTGGGATCGGTATCTTCACCGGTGGTCACCAATCGCAGTGGATTGTTGCAAGCACCACAGTTTCCGTTCCCACCATCTAAACCGGGCGCTGTACCTTGCATTCCTGATCCTGCTGTGGCCGGTCGTCAACGTTCTGGAGGGTAGTCATGGGCTCAGTCAACAATGCCAATCCGGGGTTGGATCCCACGGTCAGGGTATACGATCAATTTTATCAGTATGACGCCAGCGTGCCGGCCACTGAGTACGATGCGGTGTTGTCGTTTTTTATGTCTCGTCTCAAAGACAAAACAGCAGCCAAGAATTTCACCACATCAGTGTTCCGTATCAGCACTGCCACTGGAACCAGCGCATTGGACATCCTGGCACAACTTGAATCGCAGCCCGGAATACAACTGTCAGCTACCCTGGCCTATTACATGAACTCTTTGCGCAGCAAGACCACCCTCTTGGGCGTGGGCGGAGTCACATACGGCAACCCATTCGTGAGTCGTAACATCCGTGTATGAGCAACTTTGCCCAGGGCACATTCGTGCCAAAGAATCCACAGAAATATGTAGGTAAAGGAAATCCTCGTTATCGATCAGGATGGGAGTGGAGTTTCTTCCAGTTCTGCGACAACAACGATGCTGTGCTGGAATGGGCCAGCGAAGCCATAGCCATCAAGTACCGCAACCCCTTGACCGGTAAGATGTCAAGTTATGTGCCCGATGTGTTCATGCGATATCGCACTCGCAACAACAAGATATGCACCGAGATCATTGAGATCAAACCGAGAAAGCAGAGTCTCATCGAAGGCAAGATGAGCGAACGAGACCGCATGGTGGTGGCCATAAATCACGCCAAATGGCAGGCAGCCCAGGCCTGGTGCCGGCGTGCTGGCATAGTGTTCCGAGTGCTCAACGAAGATTCATTGTTCCGCAACGGTGCCAAAAAGCGGTAAATACCGCATGGCCCTTGCAAATAATCACAACCTCGAAGAACTGTTTGATCTTCCAAGATCATCAGACAATCCCGAACCCGAAGATTCAGACCAGGCCGAGCCGGCCGACGACCTCGCCAACAATCTGCCCATACTTCCCGAAACACTCAAAGCACTTGACAAAATCGAAGAAGCCTTGCCCACGGTGCGTGGTCTGGAATCGTCAGACAACGAGATGGACGACCTCGCTAAAAAGGCTCAGGAGAGTTTTGACGAGCTCATGACATTGGGCATGCAGGTGGATTCGAGATACGCATCAGAAATCTTTGCCGTGGCCGGTACCATGTTGGGACATGCCATCACAGCCAAGACAGCCAAGATGAACAAGAAACTCAAGATGATTGATCTACAGCTCAAAAAAGCAAGACTGGATCAGGTAGAACCATCAGACAAGGCATCATTGCCAAGCGCCGAAGGGCGTGTGCTCAATCGCAACGAACTGTTGAGATCTATATTGGGTGATCGCGAAAACAACGGTTCTGATAAATAAAGATAGGATCATAAATCATGAAGACATTCGCACAATACCTAACCGAGAGCCAAAAAACACACGATTATCGCATCAAAATCGTGGGTGATGTGCCGGCTGGATTCACCTCACAGTTCCGAGATCAACTCAAAAAGTTTGATCCAGTGACTGTAGGCGAATTCAAGAAAACACCGGTCATGTCCAAGCCACAAGATTTTCCTGCCTTCAACAACCAAGCAGTGAATATCGTGGACGTTACTCTGCGCTATCCAGCCACACCGCCACAGATACAAGAGATCGCCAAGCTGTTGGGGTTGGATCCCGATCGATTGGTAATACAACAGCGCGACTGGGCCAATGGCATGGATCGTGAACTGTTGGGCATTGAAAGTCAGAAAGATCTATTGACCACCGAATATCCTGCTGACACCAAAGAACAAAAAGAAGCCAGCAGCGATTATGCAGCCGTGGGCAAAGACAAAAAAGTGATCAAGAATTCAGCAGCTGATGCCACGTTTGTCGTTGCTGGTGGCAAAACCAAGCCTGCAGAAACCACAAATGATATTCCCATGGGTGTGAACAGTCCCATGACCACTATCAAACGCCCCCCGCGTCCAGCCACTGGCTTTCAGAAATAAGGATACACAAAATGGATAACATGTACGACATACTCGCAAAAATGAATCTGCTGGAAGGCCGCGGCAGCAAACCCGACTTCATTGACCTTGACAAGGATGGTGACAAATCAGAGCCCATGAAACAGGCCGCGAAACAGGCCAAACAGGTGAAAGAAGGCGACGAGGGATTTACACAAGCAGACTACGACAAAATCGCACGCAAAAAACGGCACCTGATGATATTGAATCGCAATCTTGAACCAGAAGATGCCGAAGAAATGGCTGCACAAAAATTGGGCTACGATTATGATGAGGTATTGGCATGGGTCAATGCCGATCATGACCAAGTCAAAGAGGGCAGCACCGGTGATTATTCGGCCAAGAAAGCCCGCGCCGGCAAAGACATCGGCAAGCCCGGCAAGCAGTTTGCCAAGATAGCCAAGTCAGCGGGTGAGCGATATGGATCAAAAGAGCGCGGCGAGAAAGTGGCTGGTGCTGTGTTAGCCAAGCTGAGAAAAGAAGATGTCAATGAAGCCGACATGGAAGAAGGCAACGAGTTTTCCGGCGAGCTGGCCAAGGCCAAGGCCGCAGGCAAACAAGAATTTGAAGTGGATGGCAAAAAGTATCAGGTGAAAGAAGCAGCCAAGCCCGATTACATCGACCTTGACAAGGACGGCAACAAGAAAGAAAGCATGAAGAAAGCTGCCCAAGACAAAAAGAAGAAGATGAAAGAAAGCATGGCCCTGGTAAAAGTGCTGGAAGGCAACGACCGGCGAGCTGAAGTGTTTGTTGATCGTGAATACAACGAGTATCAAGTGCGTTTGCATGCCGATGGCATGATGTCTCGCCACTTCACTGAGAACAAATCCAATGCTGTGTCGATGGCCAGCGCATTTGTCAACGAAGCCCTGGACATCAATCTTGTCAAAGCCATGCAGAAAGGTGCCAAGCCTGGTATCAAGGATCCTGAAAGCGAGCGCAACATACACAAGAAATACGGATATCGCAGCGATCGCGACGACGAAGGCGGCGAGGACGATGACTACGACGAGTGGGGCAACCTCAAACCCGGCAAGAAGAAGGCTGCGCATGTAGTGCCGGGCGAAAAACGCGGTCGTGGACGTCCCAAAGGTTCAGGTGGTGGCAAGCGCCTCGGTGCCAAATCCACTGGACTCAGCAAACTAGCCCGTGGTGCTGCTATACGTGAAGAAGAAGTTGAAGAAGCCATTGGCGATCCTGAAAACACAGGACAGCGTGCTGCTGATCGCAAGCAGTTGGCCCGAGATCACAAAAAGCTCGACGATCTTGAGCGGCGTGCTCTAGAAAAAGCCAAGCAGACCAAGCTGCCTGCCAAGAAGACCATGGGCGAAGACTACGACAAAGACGAGTACGACGAAGAAGGTGAGATGGCCCAGAGCCAGGCCCGCAGCATCGAAGATGCTGCCGAAGAACTGCAAAGCATCCTGGATGCCAACGAGAACCTGCCAGAGTGGGTGCAGAAGAAGATCACTCTAGCACAAGAGTACATCGATTCGGCACGTGACTACCTCAAAGCCAATCGCCCCGAGGACGACAGTGAAATACAGATGGAAGGTGCGTTCCGTGATGTTGATGACAAAACCGGTCGCAAGATTTCTGATTGGTTATCATATCATGCCGACGGTGTATTCGACGACAATCCATACTTGGGTGATGCTCTCATAAGGATACAAAACAAATGGGACTCGGGAGACATGAGCTTCCGCGAACTCAAAGATGCTGTATTAAGCAAGTTTGAGCAGGGCGAATGGCAGAGAGCAGAGTTCATCCAAAAGTTTGCTCCCAACAAAGTAAAGATCACACAGCCTGATCTCTTCGATGAAGAAGCTGTCAGCGAAAAAGCTGTAAGCAAAGCACAGCGCAAGGCAGCTGGCATAGCCTACGCTGCCAAGAAGGGTGACATCCCCAAGAGCGAACTGCGTGGCGCATCAAAAGAGATGAGCGACATGCCCACCAAAGAACTCAAGAAGTTTGCCAAGACCAAAGAAAAAGATCTACCGGCCAAGAAGGACGAAAGCGTGGAAGAAACAACCACAGCAGGTTCAGTGGCCACCAGTGACGAAGCTCCCAAGAGCAAGAAAGGCGGCATGCAGTTTGGCAAAGGCGTGTACGAGGGTCGATTGGAAGAAAGTTTCCAGAACAAGATGTCGGAGATCTTGGGCGAAGAAGTCAATGCTACCATGAACGCCAGCACACAAGGCGATCCCTCGGTCACTGTCACAGCCACTGGCGAGGATGCTGCCAAGCTGGGCGAGCTTTTGAAACTGGCAGGTTTGTTTGGTAGCTCGGGTTATCAGCGCATCGATGCCGAAGACACCTGCAGTGAGTGCGGTGGTGCTGGCATGCACGAAGCCGGTTGCAGCCAAGGCGAAATGGTGGAAGAAGAGATGGCCAACAAGCCCGATCCCGCTTATGCTGAACTGGGTGCCACCCGAGACTACGGGTTGGCTGGCGGCGTCAATGGTCCCAAGCTGCAAGTGAACCCCAACAACATGGGTGACAACCCCATGGCCATGCGTGATCTTGGCCGAGCTCCGTCGGGTCAGGTCAATCTAGGCGCCATTGCCGAGCAGGTGGAACAAGATCAGTATCAGCGCATGCTTGATCTCTACAAGAGGATTTCATGATGCGTACTCTCAAAGAGTATATTTCTGAATGCGAGACTTGGATCGACACACCAGCAGTGGGCGACAGCTTTGCCATCAACATCCGCGAGGAATGCCTGATCGAAAGCCACATCGTTGAAACCACTGCCGATGGCGTGGTGCTACAGGCCGATGATCGTATGATCCAACTCATGGAGCAGTATGGTATAACTCTCGAAACTGTACGGCGCTATGGCGCGGTGGGATCCAGTCGCGGTCAAGGCTACACTCTAGAAGAAGAATCGATCGATGAATGCGGCAGCGAACCTGCCCCACAACACGATGCGGGATCGGCGTTTGATGCTGTGTTAGATCTCATACGCAGTCGTGCTGGCCTAGAAAGCCGCATGTCCGAGAACGCCAACGACAATGACCCTCTTGCCGCCAAGGCCGCAGATGATGCAGCAGTGAATGCCATGGACAATCCCAATCAAGCCACCACCGTGGACGAAGGTCGAATGAGTGACATAGACATCGATCTGCGTAGCCTGGCCAATCGCGGAGACGAGGAAGATCTAATCGCTGCTCTCGAAGGTGACCTGGGACCTGGTACGGCAGATGTCTTGCAACACATGATGGAAGAACTCAAAGACGAACTAGCATCTAAAGGCATGAACGATGTCATCAACGACTATGATCGGATGATCGAAATACTATGGGACAAGCTAGTCGAAGAATACGGCGGCGATCCTGATTTTGAAGAAATGTCCGAAGCCGAATATCAAGGCCGCAAGGTACAGTTGGGCAAACCCATGCAAGGCGATGTCAAAAAGTTCAAGGTCTATGTCAAGGATCCCAAGACTGGCAATGTGAAAAAAGTCAATTTTGGTGACAAGACCATGCGCATCAAAAAATCAAATCCAGCACGTCGGCGCAGCTTCCGGGCACGGCATAATTGTGACAATCCCGGTCCGCGCACCAAGGCACGTTACTGGAGCTGCCGCAAGTGGTAAGAAAGGAACTATAATAAATGGCACAGGCAAACGTCTATACATCAGTGAGCGCCCAGAGTTGGTACACTGACAAATGCAGGATCACCACGGGAAACACCGCTGTGACCTACAATGTCAACATGATTTATGGAACTCCCACCACCGGCAACATCTACAGCAATGCTGCGTCGATCCCGGCCAATTGGAGCAGCGATGTTTGGGTGGGCGTAGGCAATCAGCTCACCATCACCGGCGCCAATTTCACAGCCGAAGAACTAGGAACCACGAGCTCGGGCAAAAACGCAGTCAAGGCGGGCTAACATGCGTGCTCGTGAGTTTATAGTTGAAAGCAAAAAAATGCACCCATACCAAGAGTACCCTATACCTGGTGGCTTTGGTGGTGTAGACAAATACTATGAATTGTATAGGATGGGTGTGCTCATGGCATCTGCGCCTGGTTTCGATGTCGGAGACAGCGACGTGAGTTGGATCGGGGACAACATGTTTATCGGAACCTACACCAAGGCCGATCAGGAAAAGATGCTGGCTGCTTTCAAACAGTTTGGCGTCACGCCCACAGTCCACACTGATGTGGGCAGCCGGGAACCACCAGGTGGCAACATCCAGAGCATCGTAAAACCCTTCGCAGGATATCCACGATGAGAGCTCGCGAGTTCATCACAGAACGAAACGGTCGGCTGAGACACACCGCTCAAGCAGCCATGACCGGAAACATACGATTCCGCAGTCTAAATGATCGAGCCTACAATCTCAATCGTGTGATGATGGCTGCTGCCTGTGCAGATGGACGCAGCACTGCGGCAGTAGACATGCCCCAGGCTTCGTGGTTGGATCGCTACAACTCAGCGCATCCCTACACACGCGAAGAACACAACATGATGAAGGCAGCGTTTGCCACAGTGGACAGTGAATACGAAGAACTGGTGGGCAGCGAAGACAGTCACGAACCGCCCGGCGTCAACACCGAGAGCCCGATAAAATCATTCCAAGGATATCCGAGATGAAGATAGCAGACATATTGCGACGCTTGGCCGACGAAGTGGACCAAGAAGATGTGCGTGATCACAATCCTGTGCCCGAACTTTCCAGCACAGCAGCCGGAGATCAGGTAGAAGCTCCCAAGAACAACGATGCCGCCGAAGGTGATGACAATTTTGTACCTCCCTTGCAGCTCAAGCTGGAACTGCTCAAGCGTGCTGTGGGCGTGGACAATGTGTACGACGGCGAGCGTGCTGACGAAGTCACAGATGGTGACAGCGAAGACGAGATCGCGATCATGCAGCGACGTGCCGGCATAGTGCCTATGATGATGGCCGTAGATGACGAACCTTTCGACGACTAGGAAAAACGGTGGCCATCCAGAATTTTTTTACCAGCCGTGACAACAACCTTGATGGCAACACCTATGTAGGCCAGCTGGGCCGCCTGTGGTACAATCCCGACACCAACAGCCTTTATGCATCAGACGGCGCCACTGTGGGAGGTATTCCTGTGGACCTGGCCACTGGTGCCAACATCACGGCTAACACAGTCACACTCAATGCCGTAACATCCACATCAGGCAATATCACAGTCACAGGCAATCTCGTCATTTCCGGCAATATATCACCTGCATCCACCAACAAGATCGGTGGTATCATACCCGGTCCCGGTGTTGAAATCAGCAACATCGGGCTGCTCACCATCGACTCGGCCAACTTACCAGTGAGCTTTGGTAACTTCTTTGCCAACAACAATGTGCTGACCATAGTGAATCTAGATGAGAACATGATCTTGGCCACACAAGGTTCGGCAGAAATACAGTTGATCGGCAACATAGGATTTTATAGAACCAACGGTTTGCCGCCCAATGTGGCCAATCGTTATTTCCAGGCATCCAATGATGGACAGATTAGTATCTTGGTCTCCAACACTGATCCCTTACTGGGTGCAGTGGAAATCGTGGGATCCACCACAGGCAATTCCATCGCTCCGGGCACACCGGGTACCATGTTGCATGTGACCGGGCAGCTAGACACACCCTGCCGCCTTTACTACGACGGCAACGGCGACTATGTATCATGGGTGGCACGGCGCTGGAACGGCAATGTGACCGCACCCACACAGGTGCTGGCCGGCCAAGATGTGTTACGCATCAATGCCACTGCGGCCACCAATGCCGGTGGCGGCAATGTGGGCAATGTGGCCATGGCACAGATCTCAATGGCGGCTCTAGAAAATCAAACTGCCACAGCACAAGGCAGTGAAATTGTGTTTACTGTGACCCCAGTGGGATCAGCAGCTACATCGAGAGTAGATGTGGCCAATATCACAGTGGCCAACGGTGTCACTGCCACGCAATTCAATACTGCTGGCAACATCACTGCCACGGGCAACATCGCAGGTGGGAACCTCATACTCAGCGATGGTGGGTTGATATCCAGCACCGGCTTGATATCCACCACTGGCAACATTTCAGCTGGTAATGTAAACTCTTATGTGACCTTGCCAGCGGGCACGGCCAACATAGCACCTCTGGTGTTTACCACAGGAGTGGTCACCACCTCTCCCATCGCAGGCGGCATGAACTATGATGGTCGCGTGTTCTATGCCACACCACAAGACAGCGAGCGCGGTCTCATAGTCACCGAACAGATCTACGTGATCAACGCGGACTACAACATCGTGGATCAGACCGCGCCGCAGACCCTGCTGGGCGCCAGCGTGACCTTGAGTTCAAACACCCGATATGCCTACCGCATTCAATCTACCGTATACAAGACTGCCAACAACATCGCCTTGCAGTATGCTCTAGGTGGTACTGCTACCCTGGCCAGACACACCTACGAGACCCTGACTACTGCTGCTGCGGGCTTGGGTACTCTCACCGCGCCCAACGTGGTGCGCAATGTGTTGACCACCAATTTTGGCACTGCGGTCACTGTCACTGCATCACTCAATGGTGCTGGCTATTACAGTCTCACTGTACAGGGCAAGATAAATGTCACCACAGGCGGCACCTGGTTCCCGCAGATCGGATTCACCGGCTTGCCCGGTGCCGGAAGTTTAGTCACTGCCGGATCCAGTATCGAAGTTTGGCCTATTGGTGCCACTGGGGCCAATGTCTCAATAGGAAACTGGGCATAAGTATAATAAATGAACATCAAAGATATACTAGGATCTGGTTCAGTAAACATACAGAACATGAATGTGATCGTGATGTCTCCCACCGAAGAAAAACCCGCTGTTGTAAATCCTGGCATCAGCTATGGTGAAGATGGCCGAGCCAACTGGAGCACGCCCTTGCAACAACAGCTGGATATCATGCGCGATGCTGTGGGTCCCACCACAGATGATGTCACCGAAGAACCCACTCCCGAACAAACCCAAGAACTAGCATCTGATCAAGAGATTGATCGATTACGCAAACTCGCTGCCATCTTTACTCCGCCCACACAGCCAGCAGGGGGTTAAACCCCAATGGCCATCCAAGAATTCCGCACCAGTCGCAACAACAAAGTAGTCAGTGTTGACTATATTGGTCAAGATGGCCGTCTCTGGTACGACCCCATAACCAATACCATTCGTGTCTACGATGGTACACCGGGTGGAGCAGTGGTGACCGGTGGCAGCAGCAATAGTTCGCCAGGTGGGTCAAACACACAGATACAGTACAACGATGCCGGCATCTTTGGTGGTAGCCCGGACTTGGTGTATGATACAAACAACACCACCCTAACTGCCAACAACATCACGGTAACCAGTTCCATCAATCTCGGCGATGTATCCAATGTCACAATACAAGGCGGATCGGCCAACTATGTGCTGAAAACCGATGGCACCGGCAATCTGTCATGGGTAGCTCAGACCTCAGGCTCGGCCAACATCTCTGTCAGCAACTCAAACGTAGAACTCACTTCTTCGGTGAGCAGTTTTAACTTTGTGGGCAACGCTGTGACAGCCACAGCATCGGGCACAGACGTCACGGTCACTGTTTCTAGCATCGTAGCAGGTGGCGAATCCAACGCCATACAAATCAACAACGATGGTGAATTATCGGGCAGTAGCAATCTCACCTTTGATGGTGCCAACATGACCGTGGGCGGCAACATCGTGCCCACAGCCAATGTCACCTACAATCTCGGATCTGCTGATCTGCGTTGGAACAGCATTTACCTGGCCGGCAACACCATAGATCTTGGTGGAGCTGTGATCAAGACCGATGCCACGGCCGGCATTTTATTGATACCTCCGGTAACCAACGACAATCCCAGTCCCACAGCAGTGCTCATCAACCCAGCCGGCAAATTCATACCCATAGCCACTTCAAACGGAGTGGCCAATGCCAATGCTGTGGCCAATGCTGCCACCACCCAGGACAGCGAATTCGCCAATGTGATTGTGACCGGAAACCTCACTGCCAACACCGGTGTCATAACCGTGGGCAATGTGGTGATAGAAGGTGATCGCATCACCAGCGCCAATTCGATCATAACCATAGATCCCGCTGCTGACGGCAGCACCGGTACTGTGATCATCGAAGGCAATCTCACTGTGCGTGGTACAACTACCACCATTGACAGCGATACCATCGTGGTGGCCGGCAATGTTGAAGCAGCAGACATCACTGCTTCGGGCACTATCACTGCCAATGTTTTTGTTGGCAACGGAAGCCAACTCACTGGTATATCGGGCTCAAATTCCTTTGGCAACATCACAGTGGCCAACGGCAATTCGGTGATCGCCAATGCACCACTCAGTACCGTGACCTTTGCAGCAGTGGGGCCAGCCAATCAAAACGTAGGCATGCAGATCACTGCCACCGACAGCACATTGACATTTTCTCTGGCACAACCCAACAACTATCCCTGGACCGACGGCAGCGATTTTGGTGAGGTAGTACAGTTGGCCAACAACATAGAAAATCTAGGCGAAGTATTAGAAGTAGTAGCCACACAACTCAATCTTGGAGGAGTGGTATTATCAGGTGTGATAGTACCCAGTAAATTTGTGTTGCCAGCATTCAGGATCAACACACTTCCGGGCGTAACACCAGCTGGCCAGATGGTGTTTGTCACCGATGCCAGCGGCGGAGCAGTACCGGCCTATTCAGACGGTACCAACTGGCGCAGCGTGGTCAATGGCCAAATCATCGAATAACAGAAAGGAATCACGATGAAAAAATTTTTTCTAGCAGCAATGATCTCGGTTTCAATGATGTCCTCGGCGACGGCCAATCCTTATCCGGTCAAAGTGTTGAGAGTGATCGATGGTGATACCATCGAAATCGAAGCACGCTTCCTTCCACCCGAACTCAAACAAAAACTTTCTATACGAGTCTTGGGCGTAGATACGCCGGAAAAAGGACATCGTGCCCAATGCCCACAAGAGGCTGCCTTGGCTGAACGTGCGTCGGCTTATACCAAGAGCCTCATCGCTTCAGGTCAGCCGGTAGAGATAGACATCGTCGGTTGGGACAAATATGGTGGTCGTATCCTGGGCGCAGTTCGCGTGGGCGGACAGGATCTCACGCAAGGTCTCATAGCCAACGGCCTGGCGCGCCCTTACCACGGCGAGAAAAAATCCAGCTGGTGCCAATGACACTGGATGAGCTGCGACGTCTCAGCGGAGTAGGCCAAGGGGTCTACTCCCAACCTCCGTCTCGACCCACTGCTGGTAGCAACATCAGCTACACCGGCACTGAAAAAGCTCGTATCATGCGAGATCAAAACATCCAACCCGGAACTCCCGAATGGTTCCAATTGTGGTTCAGTCTTCCTTACCTCACCGGTGAGCGGCCCGTTAAATAATCGCACTACTTTTACGGCGGAACCAAATGAACCAATTAGACTTAGTCAAACTGAGATTTTATTACGAGCATGTGCTCACCCAAGTTTACAGCGAAGGCATCAGTCCAGCGCATCGTCATATCACCAAAGATGTGATTTCCAAATTTGTGGAGCCCATGAAACTCAAAGCCGATGCCAAAATACTAGATCTAGGCTGTGGTCCCGGTTACTTTCTCGAAGACATGAGACAGCGAGGGTATACCAATCTCACGGGAATCACTCTCAGCCCTGATGACTTTGAAACCTGCCAGTCCCAGCAGTTGCCAGTGCGCATGACCGATTTCAACTTCCTGCAAGAAGCCGACGAAAGCGTGGATCTTTTGTTTTGTCGCCACGGCATCGAGCACAGTCCGTTCCCCTTCATCACCTTGCTCGAGTTCAATCGAGTGCTGAGGCCCGGAGGCAAGCTCTACATCGAGGTCCCGCAGCCCGACAACGAACGGCCACACGAACACAATCAGAATCATTACAGCGTGTTTGGGCGTACCATGTGGTTGAGCCTGCTGCAAAGAACCGGGTTTGACGTGGAATGGTATGATTATCAAATGCCACTCAAGTTCCAGGATGACAGTGAAACTTGGACTGAAAAATTTTTTGTGTTTGTGTGTACTCGACGGAGATCCGTGGACGTCAAGTAAATGGCCAAGAACACCGAAGTCGCCCTCATCAAAAATCCGCACGAAAGCTCGATCTACACCGACGAGCAGATACGAGAGTTCGCGGCCTGTGCTGATCCCGATACCGGGCCCATGTACTTCATGGACAACTTCTTTTACATACAGCATCCCACCCGGGGACGCATGCAGTACCATCCGTTTGAATATCAACGTCGGCTCATAGACACCTATCACCAGTATCGATTCAGCATATCCATGATGCCCAGGCAGACTGGTAAGTCAACATCTGCGGCCGGGTATCTCTTGTGGTATGCTATGTTCATACCCGACTCTACCATCCTGGTAGCAGCACACAAATATCTCGGCGCACAAGAGATCATGCAACGTGTGCGATATGCCTATGAAAACTGTCCAGATCATATCCGTGCAGGTGTAACCAGCTACAACAAAGGCAGCCTGGAGTTTGACAACGGCAGCAGGATCGTGAGCCAGACCACAACTGAAAACACTGGCCGAGGCATGAGTATCTCGCTGCTCTACGCTGACGAGTTTGCCTTCGTGCGACCCACCATAGCCACGGAATTCTGGACTTCGATCTCGCCCACATTGGCCACAGGCGGTAAAGCCATCATCACATCAACACCCAACAGCGACGAGGATCAGTTCGCCCTCTTGTGGAAAGGTGCCAACCGATGCATCGATGAATACGGAAATCCCACCGAAGTTGGCATGAACGGATTCCGTGCTTATCGGGCTTTTTGGAACGAACACCCTGATCGCGATGAAACTTGGGCACAGCAACAACGGGCAGCATTGGGCGTGGATCGATTCCGTCGCGAAATGGACTGCGAATTCATCATCGCAGATGAAACATTGATCGCACCCGCCAAATTGGTGGATCTCGAAGGGCATGATCCGATTTACAAAACCGGTGAAGTGCGATGGTACAAGCAACCGCAAAAAGATCGTATCTACGTGATTGGACTGGATCCCAGCCTGGGCACTGGCGGTGATCCTGCAGCCATCCAAGTCTATGAAGCCAACAGCACCGAGCAGGTGGCCGAATGGCGCCACAATCGCACTGACATACCCACGCAGATCAGGATCTTGCGAGACATCATGGTCCATATCAATGATGTGGTACAGAATCCCAGTGGTATCTATTATTCGGTAGAAAACAACAGCATCGGCGAAGCTGCCTTGATATCCATAGCTGAATACGGAGAAGAAAATATTCCGGGCTACTTCCTCAGCGAACCCGGTGCGGGCGGCTCCCGTAGATTCCGCAAAGGATTCAACACCACCAACAAGCCCAAACTCGCTGCATGTGCCAAACTAAAAAATCTCGTGGAAAGCGGCCGCATGAAGATACACAGCCGGAATTTGGTGAGCGAACTCAAGAACTTTGTGGCATCGGGCGCTGGTTATGCAGCCAAAGCAGGCGAGACCGACGATTTGGTCATGTCTACCATCCTCGTGATAAGGATGTTGCAGGTTTTGCAGAGTTACCACACTGACCTAGACGCACAAATGCGTGATCACCAGGACAGCATCATCGAGCCCTTGCCCTTTGTTGTTGTCATGTAGCATAAATAACACATATGGAAAACACGCCGCAAAAAGAACTCTTTGATCTATTGGTGACACGAGATCTAGACATCGAGACTCTAGACAGCTCGGGCAAACCCGTGGAAGATCCCAGTGAAGCTGAATTGCTGTCATTTGATTGGAAAACTCCGGCCAAGAACTACGGCACAGTGGTGATCTTGTTTGACAACAACAACAGTGTCGAGCTTTATTTTGGTGACAATCTCGGCAAGAGCATGGAAGGCGATGACAAACAGCAATGGTATGCGTTCCTGGAACAGATCAAAAAGTTTTCTACACGCAATCTCTTGAACTTCCGGGTCAACAATCTCAATCGTTTGAAATATACCATGAAGGGCATGGCCGCCATACGTGAAGGTTTGTTCGAAGGTTATTATGGCAAGAAGAAAAACATCAGCTACAGCGACCAGCCCAAGCAGACACGACTCATGATCAAGCATTCTCGTGACCTCGGCGAGGGCGAAGCTAGATATCGTGCCATCGAAAGTTTGTTCATTGAAACAGCCGAAGGCGAGCGTTTTCGTGTGCCCAGCCGCAATCTCACCCATGGTAAACTGTTGGCCCGACACGTCAGCGAAGGTGGTACCCCCTATGATCTGTTCGGCAATCACATCAATGAAATGGTGAACGAGTTGTCGGTGCTGTCTAGATTTTTGCGTGCCAGTGACAAGCGCGACTACGATGAAAAAGCCAATCGAGTGCGTGAAGCAGCCATACGTCATTATCAGGCCTTGAAAACCAAGACCAGGAAAATGCTGGGCCAAAGAGGTTATCGCGAAGAACGAGAAAAATTTGATCCATCCGCAGTCGATTCCACCCAGCCCGAAGTAGAAAACATACGCAACATGTTTGTAGAGAGAAACATCGATCATCGCATCGAAGAAGCATTGCCGGTGTTGGCGAGAGTGGCTGGCACACTGTCTGGCCAGGCTGTCAGTGACAGCGACTACATGGAAGAAGTCAACGAGTTTGATTCTTGGACCCAACGCATGCTGGAAGGCACATGGGCGTTACCAGACACTCCACAATCCCGGAAACAATTGGAAGAACTCCTGGCCCAACCTTTGCCAGTGGGCCCAGATGCATCCAATGTCACTTCCATCCTAGACGGGATATTGGGCGACGATGAGTTGTTTGATCGCCTCGGTGAGTTGGCAAAAAAAGACGCAGACGCAGACGCACGCCCGTTGATCCAGGATCGGCTATCCGAACTAGGCATAGACATTGACATTCCCGACAATCAGCAACCCACCGATGAAAATCTCGACACCGACGGTGTCATGATGACACGACCATCCAACATGAGCAGCGAAAGCATCGAGCGGCATCTAGCAAGACTCCTAGAACTAGCAAAAAAATAGTTGTTGCCCCCGGTGTCAATTAAATAAGACACCAACAAGATGTCGGCTCAGACATCTCAAGTATCCACACAATCACATGAAAAACAACATCGTCTACAACAGTCTGACTCGTTGGGCTGCCGGACCCAAGCATGATGCCATCGTGTATGATGGTCAAGTCCGTGATTGGGCGCAATTTAAATCGTCCTGTCTCAGCACAGCGCACTATCTCTGGAATCGTGGCATACGCTGCCGCGATGCTGTGACATTCATCGCTGATGACGGTGTCAAATGGTTGGAGGTTTTCCATGCCCTGACAGTGATCGGTGCTGTGCCAGTGGTGGTCATGCCCAATGCTGGACGCGACTATGTGGTCAGCATCAGCCAGCGTGCTGCCAGCCGCTGGATAATCACCCAGAAAAACATGCTCGATGATCTAGAGATACCGCCGGGACTACCAACAGTGCTCATGGACGACATCAATGACCAAACGGAACTTGACATTGACCTGGTCTACGATTACACCGAACAGGATGTTTGGGCAGTGATCACCAGTTCGGGCACCACTTCGGATCCCAAGTTGATAGCGCATCGACATCACGGACTTGAACAAACATTTTCCAAGCCCAATCCATTGGCTCTGGATCACACCAGCCGAGTCATGACATCAGTCAAACTGGCCAGTTCGTTTGGTATGATCATTTCGATACTGGGACACCTTAGTCTGGGATACACTTTGATAGTGCTTGACACTCCCAGAGATTTCCGTCGCATACACGACATCATCGATGAACAGGGCGTGACCAATGCCATGGTGAGCCCAAAGATCATTGACTTCTTGGTGAGACACAAGATCGGAGATTTCCATCCCGGGCTACAGGCAGTGTACAGCACCGGCGAAGCCCTGTTGCCCATGACTGAATCGGCGTTCCGGGAAAAATTTGGCCGGGACGTTTTGAACACTTATGGCGCCGGAGAGATACGCACCTGGGCAGTGCTCAGCAACAGTCCCGGCGATTTTCGCCGCGGCAGTCTGGGACGCATGGGACCCGGGGCGAAGTGCTTGTTGACACGCGACGATGGCAGTGTCTGCGATGTTGATGAGATTGGTGAGCTAGTGGTGTATCACAGCAACATCGCTGTGGGCTATGTCGGAGATGCTGTGCGCACACAACGCAGTTTCGTTGATGGGGGATACCGTACCGGTGACTACATGTGGATGGACAGCGATGGATATTATTACTATGCTGGCCGCCGCGAGCAGTTGATGGAACACCAGGGACGATGGATCAGTTGCCTGGAGTTGGAAAATCGCATCAATCAGCAGCCCGGAGTCACCGACAGCGTGGTGATACGAGTGGACCAAGGTCTAGCAGCCTTTGTTCTAGGCGATGTATCCAACATAAGTCAAGTCAGCGGCATTGATTCTATATACTCGGTGGTCGACATCCCAATCACCGATACCAACAAAAAATCTAGATCTTTTGATGTTTTGAAAAAATATGTTGTATCAACATGAATTGGGCGAGTTTTGGGTGGTAGGCTCGGGAATACTGGCACAAGAATACAGTTTCCTATTAGAGCGTGAATCCACAGTCACCGCAGTACATCACATCGAATATGACGAACTGCATCGTGTGCCCCAGGGCGGAAGTTGTGTGTTGGCGTTCGGAAACATTGATCGACGAAAACGGTTCTTGGAATCCAATGACATCGATCGGGTGAACTGGCCCATTTATGTCCATCCAGCAGCCTGGGTGGAAGAGCCGGAAAATTTACAGCGCGGTACTTGGATCTATGGTCAAGTCTATGTGTGTTTCCGTGTGCGTTTGGGCGAGTTCAATGTGATCAGCACGCATTCCAGCATCACGCATGAGACACACACTGGTAGGAACGTGTATTTCAGTCCCAATGTCACCGTGGGAGGCCGCAGCAGCATCGGCCATAATGTATTCGTGGGCTATTCGTCCACGATATCGAGTTACGTGAACGTGACCGATGATGTCAAATTCATGATGGGCAGCCTGGTTCACAAAGATGTGGTCAGTCCCGGCACTTATTATGGAAATCGGGCAGTGCCCGGAGCAACACAAATCTAGGAGAAGCTCATGGATGTTAGGAAACACGCCATGCTGAGTTGCGTCTTGGGCGCAACCATAGTATGGTATGATTTTGTTATATTTGGTATCGCCACTGCATTGGTGTTCAAAAATCTATTTTTCCCTGACCTGGGATTTTGGATCGCTGCATTGGTGTATGGGGTGGGATTTTTTGCGAGGCCCGTGGGCAGCGCAGTGTTTGGCTACCTAGGTGATCGACTGGGTAGAAAACCCACTCTGGTGCTGACCTTGATCATGACCGGTATCACCACTACATTGGTGGGACTGATGCCCACGTTTGAACAGATCGGTGTGTGGGCTGCGGTTGGATTGTTTGTGTTGCGGATCATACAGACCATGGCACTGGGCGGCGAATGGGCTGCCACCAGCACCATCATGATCGAATACAATCTCGACAGCCAACGGCGCGGGCTGTTCAGCGGATTGTTGGCCTCGGGGCTGCCCTTGGCCACTATCATGGGCACCGCGGTGTTTGCCGCACTCACCAGTTTCGGTGACAACTTTTTGCTGGATGGTGGATGGCGTATCCCGTTCCTTTTCAGCGTGGTTCTCTTGGCCATAGGTGTGTATGCTAGGCTCAAGGTGCTGGAAACTCCGGCTTTCCAGCAGGCACAGAAAGAAGAAGGTCCGGGCATGCGCGAACTGTTGGCACAGCATTGGAAACGAGTGCTGGTGGCCATTGGTGTCTATCAATTGGGCGCAGCGTTTTATCACGGCATCATCTTCTTTTCTGTGGCCTGGATGGTACAACATCTGGGCGCCAGCCGTGCTGCCATCATGGACACATGGTTTTATCTAACTTTCGTGTATCTGGCGTTTGTGCTGTTTGCTGGTTGGTTGGCCGATCGCTTGGGTCCCAGCCCCTTGGGCAGTCTACGTGTGTATCAGATCGTGACCCTGGCCGGGATTTTCCTCAGTGTACCAATCTTTGGTTGGGTAGCCGAGGGCTGGGTACTGGGCCCATTTTTGCTGGGAGCCATACTGATCGGTGGTGGGTCCTGGGCACCGGCTTCGGCTCTGCTCACAGAAATCTATCCCACTCGCATACGCCAGTTTGCCAGCGGTGTCAGCATGAATCTGGGCGGCATGGTGGGCGGAGGGCTGGTGCCACTCATGAACACCGAAATATTGTCCAGCTACAACAATGACATCACGGTGTTGGGCTGGGTGTTCACGGTGTTGAGCATCATAGCATTTGTGTCCACTTTCTTTTTGATACCGCGATCAAACACTGTGTCTAGCACATGATACCGGGAATTTGGGCGGCCAGGTCGCCCAAATTTCAACGAAAGTGCTTGACGGACTAAATAAAAGCACGCTATACTCAGTGCAGTATGCGTTTGAAGGCACATACTAGGCTAAACTTAGGCAAACGAAAGGAAACTTCTATTATGGCATCTCTAGCAGAAATCCGCGCACGACTCGCAGCCGCAGAGTCAGGCAAAGGCGGTCAAAGCACCGGCGGCGACAATGCAATCTATCCCCATTGGAACATCGACGAAGGCGCAAGCGCAGTGGTTCGGTTCCTGCCCGATGGCAACTCAAAGAACACATTTTTCTGGGTCGAGCGAGCCATGATCAAGCTGCCGTTCAACGGCGTCAAAAGCGAAATGGACTCCAAGCAGGTACAAGTACAAGTACCTTGTGTGGAAATGTGGGGCGAAAGCTGCCCGATCCTGGCCGAAGTGCGCACTTGGTTCAAAGACAAGAGCCTCGAAGACATGGGTCGCAAATACTGGAAGAAGCGTAGCTACATTTTCCAGGGCTTTGTTCGCGAAAATCCGCTCAGCGATGACAAGACTCCGGAAAATCCCATCCGCAGATTCATCATCGGTCCCCAGATCTTCCAAACAATCAAATCCGCACTGATGGATCCCGAGTTGGAAGAACTGCCCACCGATCTCTTGCGTGGTCTGGATTTCCGTATCACCAAGACATCAAAAGGTGGTTACGCAGACTATTCCACATCCAAGTGGGCCCGCAAAGAAAGCGCTCTCACCGAAGACGAGCAAGCAGCCCTTGAGAAATACGGCTTGTTTGATCTCAACGAGTTCTTGCCCAAGAAGCCCACTGATGTAGAGCTCAAGGTCATGAAAGAGATGTTCGAAGCTTCGGTGGACGGCCAGCCCTTTGACATGGAACGCTGGGGACAGTATTTCCGTCCGGCTGGAATGTCGGCTCCGTCGTCCAAGCCCTCGGTGGATGGACATGGTGATGTGCATCAAGCACCAGCCAAGGCAGCCCCAGTGTCTAGCTCGTTTGACGAGGACGAAGACACACCGGTGGCCACAGCACCTGTGGTGTCGGAACCGGCCAAGGCCTCCAATGCCAAAGCCGAGGACATCCTGGCCATGATCCGAGCAAGACAAAACAAAGGCTGACATGACACCCGGTATCACGGTTCTATATGATACCGGGAAGCCATTGTGCTTTGTTGGCACGGCTTTGCTGAGTAGACACATGATGAAACTGTTGTCTACCACAAGGCCGTGCGTTTCATACACTGTGGAACAACTACAGCAACAAAACAAAGATTGGCTGAGCCAATATCAATACATCATGCTTGGAAGCGACATCGCTCTCAAGATCAGCGCAGTGGAATATCTAGATTCGCAGGGAGTGGATTGGTTCAGTCTCATACATGACACCAGTCACACCATCAATCCCGATGTGAAAATTGGTCGTGGTACGTTGGTGAGTTCCTGGGTGGATCTATTGTGTGGAGTGATCGACATCGGGGATCATGTGATACTGTCATCATTCATACAGTTTGGTCACTATGTGACTTTGGAAAACTTTTGCCATGTCAGCGCCTATTGTTTCTTAAATAACACGCGCATCGGTCAAGGCACAGTGATAGGTTTGCGCAGTTCCATCATGAATCGCACTGGAACGACCATCATACCCAATTACACCAATATCTTATCAGGATCTACCATATATGACAGCCTCTCAGAGTCTGGTACCTACAATGGCCGACGGAGGATCGATGATCGAACCAGCCTCGAACATCGCATACTCTGATCTATCCAGGCTGGTACGACAGAGACTTTTGTTGGACTCACAAGCGCATCTAGTGAGTCGAGAACATGTGTTGCAACGACGCGACCAAAACTGGATGCACACGCTGGACAAGTTGGACTCGGTGACTCGTGATTTCTGGTTTGGAGATCACACGGTCACGAGTCCAGAACACCTGGGTGTGGTTCCCGAAACCACCACCGATCGCTGGCTCAACAATCAATTGTCGGATCCTCCATACGGAGTGTTAGAGTCTGGTGAATATCTAGTGACCTCTAGCGGCAGCACTGGTCCGGTCAAATTGTTCCCTTATCGCCAAGACGATTGGTGGAAAACCCTGGCCTGCACAGCACGTGGTATGCTGGCCTTGGGCATGGATCACGATGATGTGTTTTTGACCACGGCCCTGGGAACCATGCAAGCCGGATTCCGTGTCATGGAGGAAGCAGCACAACTGGTGATCGGTGCCCGAGTCATCATCGAGCGCAGTTCCAGTTTGAAACGCAAACTAGAGCGCATACGCGATCACGGTGTCACAGTGTTCATGAGCACGCCCAGCAAACTGCATCGATTGGCCGACATGGAACCACGCAAATACTTTACAAGACAACCCCGTGCCATCATCAGCACCGGTGGTCATATCACCGACAAACAACGACTCATGGATGCGTTTGGCGTGGACGATATCTATGACATATATGGCAGCAGTGAAATCGGGCAGATCATGTGGACCTGCCGCCACGGACACCAGCATTTCAACGAAGATTTCACGCACATGACTTATCGTGATGGTCGCTCGTTTTTCACCAATATCTGGACGTTGCCCATATTCAACAACGATCTCGGTGACTATATCTCTTACAGCTACAAAGGTCGCTGTGAGTGTGGTAGTTATCTGGCCACTGTGGATGAATTTCGGGCCAAGCCACGCATCGCGGCTAAATGAAGTGATATAACATAGGAGTTACAAATGGATGCATTCCTGATAGCACTGGCCTTGTTTGCTGGACTCATGCTGTTGAGTTCCTGGAACATCGGCAGCCAGTTTCGAGACAGCAAAGTGGGCTACTTACTCAGCAACCGCGACGTGGGTGTCACCGAACTCAGCAGCAGCATCGTGGCATCTTGGATACACTTGTTCGCGTTTGTCATGGTCAGCGCCTTTGTGTTTACCAAAGGTTTCGCTGGATTCTTCTGGTTCATTTTGCCCACGGTGATAGTGTTGTTGATGATGAGTGCTGTGTCAAGCAGTCTCCTGGCTCAAAACAATCGACAGTTCACGCTGAGTGGATTCATACAAGAGCGTTATGGCAGCACCACTCTCACCCGTATATTCCAGGCCGTGATGTTGTTTGGTGTTCTCAATGCCGTGGTAGCCAATCTCACAGCATTTGGTGGTATCGCCACTTACGTGGGCAAGAGTTCGATCACCTACGAAGCGGTGGTGATTGGTGTGGCCGCCATCGTGTTGTTGTACTCGCTGTGGGGCGGACTCAAAAGCAGTATCAGGACCGACATGTTGCAGACTGGTGTGATGCTGTTGATCGCAGTGGGGCTCGGCGGTGCTGCCGTGGCAGCAGCCGGTGGGTTTGGCACAGTGTGGGACGCAGTGCAGACCAAGACCAATGTGAGTCTGTGGGACCCAGCCACAGTGACCAACATCGGCATCATGACCATTTTTATCTTGGTAGGCAGTTCGCTCAACGACAACGGATTTTACCAAAGGATCTTTGCCGCCAATGATGTTTCCAAGATACGTCGGGCTTTTTTGTTGAGCATCCCCATCTATCTAGTGATCCTGATCGGATTTGGCATCATGGCAGGCTCGGCAGTTCCGCTTGGACTCGAAGTCAAAGATCCCAAGCTGGCTGGTACCATGGTCAGTGAGTTCTTGCTCGGGCAATGGGGGCTGGTCTTGATCACCCTGGCATTCCTGGCAGCCTCGGCATCTACCATTGACACAGCCTACAACAGTTTTGGTAGCATCATCAGCAACGACTTCATGCCGGACCGTGATGCTGTGAAGGTGAGCCGCATCGCCATGGTGTTTATCGCTCTAGTGACCACGGTGATCGCTCTGTTCAAGATCGACATCTGGATCATTTTTATCACGTTTGGTACAGCACGATTGCTGACCATCGCGCCGGTGTTGTATGGAGTGTTCAGTCGTCATCAGGCACAAGTACGATTCATGCTTTGGGGTGTGTTGGCCGCCATAGTCGTGGGAGTGCTTGGACACTTCAATGCGCTGCCATTGGAGCGTTGGATGTTTAGTGCCATCATGATAGCACTGCCGGCCCTGGGCATCATTCTAGATCGTCGGAGTGTTCCCAAACTTGCCTGATGCTTTGCATACAACCTCCCTGGAATGAAACCAAGACTCCGGCAGATCTAGCCCAACTGCCGGATGTCTTTTTGCTGGGCGATCATCTCGATGGCATCGATCATCGAGGAAGAAATCTCATATTAGATCGCATCGAAGGCGAAGCACAGCGCCGGGGACGCACGCTCTGTGTGTCTACACCATATCTTCCCTTGCCGCACATACAGTGCAACTATCCACACATCAGCCTTTCTTATCCGGTAAACATCATACGTGAATACCTCTGGCAACGCATGTTGAGTTATCGCGTGCATCCAGATCACAAGTTCCAGGCTTTTCTTTGCAGTTTCAATGGTAGTCCGCACGTGGGACGTCGGTTGCTCACCGCAGCCTTGCATCGACGCGGCTGGTACGATGCCTTGAGAGTGACCAAAAATTTCGCATTTGACTCTGCCATCGTGGACGGGCACATACAAGATTTCACTGGCAGCGATGATCGATACTGGCGCAAATTTTTCATTGGGAAAAACAGTCCCGAGTTTTTTTCAGTCCAGAATTCCATGAACTATGATCGCGGACGCCATGAGCACAATGCACAAGTGTTGGAATCGGCCTTGACCACCAGTTTCGTGCATGTGGTCAGCGAGAGCATGTCTACCACGCACGAGCCATTCATCACTGAAAAATTCCTCCACAGCATCTCCACTCGTGGATTGTTTGTGGCCTATGCTCAACCCGGTTGGCATCATTATCTCGAACGCTATTGGGGATTCCGGCTCTATCGCGGAGTTTTTGACTACAGTTTCGATCTCGAGCCCAATCCAGTCAAGCGCCTGGTTTTGCTGTTGGACATGCTGTCTAGATTTTCCAACTTGGATTCCGCGGACTGGAGAGATCTCTATCAAATCGAGCTTGACAACATCGAACACAACTATGACTGGTTTTACAGCGGGGACCTCGAACATCACATGACTTTGAGGTATCAGTACCATGAGTGATGCATACTATCCCTATCAGATGCACTTGTTGGGCACGCATCCGTTGAAGATACAAGAGTGGTACCGGCTCAAACCAAGAAATCGTCGCGGTCTTCTCTGGAGCCTCGAGTACCTGACACCACATGCATTGGTCGAGATCGTGAACATGGTAAAAGTGTATGACACGGATCGTTCAGCGATCTGGCTGTTGCAGGACGGGTTTGATTACCATGCCGAGCTCAAGCATCTGCTGGGAAAACAGGTACGTTATGTGGATTTTGATCTACACATTTTGCGCCTGCATCTCGAAGAATGGCGAATGGTCAAGTTCAATCCCAGCTGGAACGCCCATACCGGACGTTTCTTGGTGTTGTTGGGCAAAGCCAACCATGCCAGTCGCATGAGACTGTTGTGGAAATTGCAACAGGCATCGTTGTTGGATCGTGCCACATGGAGCTTGCCCGGTTATCCGGATCAGCTGGCCCAGGCCCGTGAGTTTATTCCCGAACTCACAGATCGCGAATACAAGAAATTCGTGGCCAATCATGTGCGCGATCCCGATGGTGCTTTTGCTGATCTTGATTCTGAGCTGAATCTGCATCGCGACGGTGATTGGTTCGATTGGCGGTTGTACCGAGACACATCCTTTAGGATCGTGTGCGAGACCAATGAATCCACACGCGGCATCGTGACAGAGAAAACCTGGCAGACCATGGCCAATCGCCAACCATTTTTGGTGATAGGTAGCAGTCCCGGAATCCTGGATTATCTGCGAAGACGCGGATTCCGCACCTTCGAGGAATATCTGCCCCGACAGACCTATGACATGATTCCTGACCTAGAACAGCGCCTGGATGCTGTGGTACAATGCACAGCTTGGTTGTTGGAGAACATGCATGTGATAGCCGATCGCGTCCGGGAGGATGTGGAATACAACTATCAGAGATTGCAGTATTGGATGCAACGAGATTGGCAAGTGATACAACAGGTACACAGCGAATTGGACACATCGACTCCGGCCAAAAGATTGGTACCCTTGTATCTCAGGCGCAAAAAATGGTGGGAATTTTACTATCGCGTCCGAGATGCCAGTTGGCCAGATTGCGACAACGAACAAGAATTTTCGAGCTTGCCCGATCACATACAGCGCGAATGCTGTGAAGTTTTTGGCTATCGACCTAGATATCCGTTGGGCATTGACAGCTGGGAATAAATGCAGTATACTAACATCATTGATGTGGTTAAAATTTAGAGAAAGAGGCAAATCATGGCTAAACCGTTTGATGTAAGCAAATTCCGCAAAGAGATCACCAAAAGTATTGATGGTCTCAGCATCGGCTTCAATGATCCCACTGACTGGATCAGCACCGGCAACTACGCACTCAACTACCTGATCTCGGGTGACTTCAATCGTGGCATCCCACTGGGCAAGGTCACTGTGTTCGCCGGCGAGTCGGGTGCAGGCAAGAGCTATATCTGCAGCGGAAACATCATCAAGAATGCTCAGGAACAGGGCATCTTCGTGGTGTTGGTGGACACAGAAAATGCTCTCGACGAAGCATGGTTGCATGCTCTAGGAGTGAGCACCGACGAAGGCAAGCTGCTCAAACTCAGCATGGCCATGGTGGATGATGTAGCCAAGACCATCTCCACGTTCATGAGCGACTACAAGTCCCTGGCCGCAGAAGATCGACCCAAGGTGTTGTTTGTGATCGACAGCTTGGGCATGTTGCTGACACCCACGGACGTGAACCAATTTGAGAGCGGTGACATGAAGGGTGATCTGGGTCGCAAGGCCAAGAGCCTCACAGCTTTGGTGCGAAATTGTGTAAATATGTTTGGCGCATATGGAGTAGGCATGGTTTGTACCAACCATACCTATGCCAGCCAAGACATGTTCGACCCCGATGACAAGATCTCGGGCGGCCAGGGCTTTATCTATGCATCAAGCATCGTGGTAGCCATGCGCAAGCTCAAGCTCAAAGAGGACGAAGATGGCAACAAGATCTCCGATGTCATGGGCATCAGATCGGCTTGTAAGGTCATGAAAACACGCTATGCCAAACCATTTGAAGGCGTGCAGGTCAAGATCCCTTACGAGACCGGCATGAATCCCTATTCAGGCTTGGTGGATCTTGCTGAAAAGAAAGGCATGTTGAAAAAGGATGGCAACAAGCTGATGTTTGTGACCTCAGATGGTGAGATCATCAAATACTTTCGCAAAGGATGGGAATCCAACGAGGATGGCTGTTTGGACAAAGTCATGCGCGATTTCCAGGAACCGGCCACCACCAACAAAGAAGAAGAAACTGAACAACAATAAGGAGCAAAAATGTCTTTGAATCTAGTAGCAGATGCTTGGGAAGAGCTCAAGAGATTTATCATCGTCACTGATCGCACTGAAGCAGCCGATTCGTTGGTGAATATTCTGATCGACAACGATGTGTCAAGCCAAGAGATTCGTGATGCTTTCCGTGGCGACACCGACATCAAACGCAGTCTCGATCAATTTGGTGATGATGGCGGTGATGATGGCGATGACTACGACTATGACGAAGAGGATTACGAGGAAGATTGAGTGCCAGATCGTGTTTTCCCGATACGCACTGCCACAGCCTGCCAGCTCAAATGGGCCTGGAGCACCCTGTACCTCAATTCGGGCACCACAGCCAGTTGCTGGCGTACTTCGTTGTCAACGATCACTCCCGAAAACTTTGACCAATTCCACAACACTGAATCGAAAATAACCGATCGTGAGGCCATGTTACGTGGTGACTGGCCTGACACCAATTGTGGATATTGTCGTGGCATCGAGCAAGAAGGTGGAGTCAGTGATCGCATGCGGCATCTAGACATGCCTAGGATCAGTCCACCCGAGCTGGATGCTGATGCCACTGCCACCCAAGTCGACCCCACAGTGATAGATGTGTTGTTCAGCAACACCTGTAACCTCGCATGCTTGTATTGCAGTCCCAGGCTCAGCAGCAGCATCAATCAAGAAAACATCAAACACGGTGCGTTCCAGAAACTGGGAGTACGACTGGAACCGCATCAAAATCAGTATCGGGATTTAGCACCGTCGTTCTGGAAATGGTTTGAAACCGGCTTTCCCAAACTGCGCAGGCTGCATGTCTTGGGCGGGGAACCGTTGTTGATGCGCGAGTTCCAGGAGCTGCTGGATCGTATCTGGCAACAGCCCAATCCTGACTGCGATCTCAATGTGGTCACCAATCTCATGATACCCAGATCTCGATTGGAATCCTATGTGGAACAATGGAAGCAGTTGATCCTGAACGAGCGTCTTCGCCGTATCGATGTCAGCGCCAGCATCGACTGTTGGGGGCCTGAACAAGAATATGTGCGATGGGGCATAGATCTCAAACAATGGCAAGAAAATTTTGAATATCTGTGCCAACAACCGTGGTTGAAATTGCACATCAGCCAGACCATCACCCCACTCACACTGCCCTCTATGCCCGAGTTGCTGCGACGATTGGCAGAATGGCGGAAACAACGGCACATCGGGCACTGGTTTTCAGATGCCAGCCCCAATCCCGAGTATCTCAAGATCAACATCTTGGGCGGTGATGTGTTTGAAGATCGCTGGCAAGAAATACTAGGACTCATGCCACAAGACACTGATGAAAATCGTTTGGCCTGGGCCAACATGCATGGTATATACCTAAAGAGTCGGAGCACCGGACCGGTGCCTGAACAGATACGGAATCTATTGGTGTACCTCGACGAGAAAGACCGACGTCGTGGCACCAATTGGAGAGAACTTTTTCCATGGCTCGAACAATTTACTACCTATCTCGACGAGGCAAAAAATGTGGCTTAGACGAATCACCAGCGATCTTGGTGCCATCCCTGATTTCATCACGCACTATGAAAACGAGCTTGAGTCAGCCAAAGCAGAATGCCGAATCGGGGGGTTGGTGGAGCGCAACATCAAAGAACTCCCGGGCATCACCGAGTTCAGATTCAATCAACTCCAAGAGATCGAAGCCGTGCTCAACTATCTCAACATACAGCTCAGGAAGATACGCAGGCGACACTTCCAGAAATATCTGGAAGGCTATGCCCGGGCACTCACGGCTCGTGATGCTGAGAAATACGTGGACGGCGAAGACGAAGTCATTGACTTTGAAACCATCATCAACGAAGTGGCCTATCTACGCAATCGGTGGTTGGGCATCATGAAGGGTCTGGACAGCAAGCAATGGATGAGTGGTCACATCGTTAGATTGAGGACTGCTGGCATGGAGGATGCATCGGTATGATGAGAACGTATTTTACATCCGAGCAAGAAAGCCACGAACACAGCCTGCGCACACTTGAAGCACTGTACGAGTACGATGATTTCATGGAGAGCATTGGTACTGTGTGCGACATGGGATCGGGGTCAGGCCTAGACCTGGGATGGTGGTCTACTCGTACCACACGCGACGAAAGATCGGCGCCGTTGAACATACGTTGTACCGGTGTGGACCTCACAGTAGAGCCCGGACAAGTGGTGAGACATCGAAACACCGGGTTCATATGTCATGATTTCGAGCAACCCATAGTCGATCTACGACATCACTACGATGTGATATGGTGCCATGACGCTTTCCAATATGCGCTGAGACCCCTGGATACCTTGCGCAATTGGCGATCGATGATGAATGCCAATGGCATGTTGGTGCTGATACTGCCGCAATACACCAACATCGAATACAACACACAGGCGTTTGATCAGAGAGACCATGTGTATTACAATTGGACATTGGTGAGTCTCATGCATGCCCTGGCTGTATCTGGCTTTGACTGTCGAGATGGATTCTTTCTCAAACAGTCAGACGACCCTTGGTTGCATGCCATAGTTTATCGCAGCGAACACTTGCCGCAAGATCCACGCACCACCACATGGTTGGATCTTGCCGAATTAGATCTCTTGCCCGAATCTGCGGTACAGAGCTACCAACGTCATGGCCAAGTGCGCCAAAGAGACTTGGTGCTGCCTTGGCTTGATCGGGCATTGAGAAACTATGACCAACAGTGAATGACATCAAAAATCGATACAACATACTGGTAGCCTGCGATCCCGTATATCATGATGAATGGGCAGCCAATCTCATCACCAGCCTACAGGCACACAACAACTGGCTGTCCATCACTGTGGTGGTGTCGGGTGGTGCTGTGGATCCAGTACCCGGAGCAAGATACCACTATGTAAAGGCACCTCGATTGCACGACGACAATCGTGCTGCCTACTATCAAGCCTTGAGGTTCTTGGTGGCCAGCGAGCTGTTTGATGATGATCAGCTGGTGATGAGTCTGGACATAGACACAGTGTGTACAAGGTCATTTACCCCGGAAGAATTTGAAAGCATCGCTGCCCATCCGCACATGTTGTGGCATGACAAACAGCAAAACTGGTTGGCCGGAGCGGTGACCTTTGGCAGCAACAGTGACTTCAAGAAAGTGCTGAGACAGCGGCTCTTGGATACTCCCATAGACCAGTGGATCTACGGACACGATCAAATGGTATTGCGACAATTGGCCCCAGAGTTTGATATACGACCCATATCAAACATCGGTGAATGGGTGGCCATCGGCAAGGGAACCGGGGTATTCCTGACACTGAAAGGTCGACAGAAAAACAAAGACAACATGCTGCAGATCTACGACTCACAGGTCAAGCAGGCCACAGTGTTGGCTCGCCGGCGTGAGGCCACTGTGAGGCCCGAACTGCGTGCCGTGGCTCTGGTGGGTCCTTGGTGGCAAGGACTGCCTTTGCCTGAATTCACCAACATCCAAGAAGCCAACTTGGAAGACATACGCGACCAACCTTTGCCTGACTTGTGGATCATACACAACAACACCGACAACAAAAGAACCAAACGCTACCGAGACTGCTACAATTATATCACGCAGAGCCGACGACCTTGGATAGTGGTAGAAAGTCCCACGTTCCGTTTCAATCAAGCACGTCCCGAATCAGATCAAGTCTACTATCGTTGGAGTTGGTTCAGTTATTTCTATCACGATGGCATACATTTCCGTCAGGACAGTCCCGCGGATCGATGGCATCGCATACAAAAAGAACAGAACATCGAGATACACCCCTGGCAGCCACGCGGTGACGATGTGTTGTTCATGATGCAAAGACCGCGAGACAGCAGCATGGTCCCGCTCATAAACAAGTGGGGCAGTTACGAAAACATGGTTCTCACTGCCTTGAAGATGATACGGCATCGAACCAATCGTCCCATACGCATACGACTTCATCCCAGCCGGCTGCCGCAGCAGTTGCCCATAATCGAATCGGCCATACAAACCATCAAAGATGTGCGGGTCAGCGATCACAGTTGCGCCATCGACGACAATTGGGTATCTGGCGGTGACAGTTTGTATCGCGACTTTGATACAGCCTGGGCAGTGGTGGGAGGAAACAGCAACAGCCTCACTGAATCGGCTTGTTATGGATTGCCCACCTACTGTTTGCATCAGAGCGCAATGGCCTGGCCTGTGAGCCAGAACAATATTTTAGACATCGAACGACCCAATTTAAATATACCACGCGATCAATGGTTGGCCAATCTTGGCTATTCACAGTGGCGGCGCGACGAGATTGAAGCAGGATTGCCTTGGGAACACCTCATGCATTGGTGGCCCCGGGTGCTGCGAGATTCTCGTCTTCAGGAACAGGAACAATAACAATGTACGAAAAAGACAAAGTCGTAGTATTGGTCACCGGGGGATTTGACCCCATACACAGCGGTCACATCAGTTATCTCCAAGCAGCCAAAGCCATGGGCGATATCTTGGTAGTGGGTGTCAACAGCGATGCTTGGTTGGAACGCAAGAAAGGTCGTGCTTTCATGCCCTTGAGAGAGCGTGGCAACATACTCAAACACATCACAGGCGTGGATTTCGTCATCGACTTCGATGACAGCGATGGATCGGCACGCCGGGCCATCGAGATGGTGCGGGCCAGTTACCCACAAAATCGCATCATCTTTGCCAATGGCGGGGATCGCACCTCTGACAACATCCCCGAGATGTCGATACAGGACCCAAACATCGATTTCAAGTTCGGTGTTGGCGGCGAGGACAAAAAGAACTCTTCGAGCTGGATACTAGAAGAGTGGAAAGCACCCAAGACAAACCGGCCCTGGGGCTATTATCGTGTGCTGCACGAAGATGGCCCACAAGTCAAGGTCAAAGAACTCACAGTCGAGCCCGGAACATGTCTCAGCATGCAGCGACACAGCAACCGATCTGAATTCTGGTTTGTGAGCAAAGGTGAAGCATCGGTTTATACCATTGATGACAAGAGCACAGACATCGAGCATCTCGGGCATTACAGTGAGTTCCAGCATCTACATATCTCTCGTAATCAATGGCACCGCCTCTGCAACGAGACTGCCCAAGAATTGCGCATAGTCGAAATACAGTACGGCGATGACTGCCAAGAAGATGACATAGAGAGGAAATAATGACCATAAGAAACGTATTCATTGGGTGGGACAGTCGAGAGGCCATAGCAGCAGACGTGTGTCAACACAGCATCGAAGAAAACACCGAATCGGTGCTTGACATACAGATGCTGAAACAACAGGATCTGAGAGCCCAAGAAATATACACTCGACTGCCCGATGAAAAAGCCAGCACCGAATTCACGTTCACTAGATTCTTGGTTCCCAAGCTCATGCAGTATCGTGGGTGGGCTGTGTTCTGTGACTGTGATTTTCTCTGGATCGATGACATAGAAAAACTGTTTGAACAAGCCGATGATCGCTACGCTGTGATGGTGGTCAAGCATGACTATCGCCCGCAGAACAAGACCAAGATGGATGGGCAACGCCAAGAATATTATCCCAGGAAAAACTGGTCAAGCATGATACTCTGGAACTGCGAACATCCCAAGAATCGTCAGCTCGATGAAACCGCTGTCGCCGAATGGCCGGGCAGTCGACTCCATCGATTCGAATGGTTGGACGACAGCGACATTGGATCCTTGGCACCGGCTTGGAACTGGTTGGTGGGATGGTATCACGAGCCCTGGGACGGTAAACCCAGCGCCCTGCACTATACCGAAGGTGGGCCTTGGTTCGACAACTATCGCAACTGCGATTACAGTCATCTCTGGAAATTCTACGAACAACAAGTCACCGAATCTCGCATAGACACTTCGGTGACAGCGATTCGAGATCTCGATCTTCCACGGGTATACAAGCATTTTTTCACCAATGTTCTAGAATATGTGGAAAATCCCAATGGTAAGTACGGGGAAACTGCCACACGGGCACAATTGATAAGATGGTTGGATGATCGTCACAAATGGCCAGTGATTGGTATCAGCGAGGAAGAGGATGTTACAAAGAAAATGAAGACCAAAGGTGCGAGATGGGATCCTATCGTGCATGCTTTTGTGCAAGGTGCTGCCGGCAGCATGTCGCCCTGGAATGACATCGAACGGCATGACAGTCCCATAGCATTGCGCAGCATAGCCAAGAAAAAGATCATGCAGCAATGTCTGGACACCGGACGAGACTTTTATTACATCGACACCGGTTATTTTGGAAACAACAAGCGCAAAGAATGGCATCGCATCACCAAGAACGCCATGCAATGGTTGGGTGCCATCGAAAAGCGCCCCACTGATCGCATAGATCGAATCGGTCTCAAAATCAAGCCCATGACTCCGGGCAGCAAGATACTGATATGTCCGCCCAGCGCCAAGGCATTGAGTTACTGGGGTCTGGAAGAAGAGTCTTGGTTGGAGAACACCATTGCCGAGATCAAGCAACACACCGATCGTGAGATCGTGGTCAGGCTCAAGCAAAACAGATCGGTGCGTGCCACTGTGGACACCATGGAAATGGCCTTGGCCAATGACATACACTGCATGGTCACCTTTAATTCGATCGCGGCCGTGGAAAGTCTCATATATGGAAAACCGGTGTTTACCATGGGACCCAATGCCGCACACCATCTCAGCAACACCAATCTTGCTGACATCGAAAATCCACGATGTCCGGACACCGATGAAGTTCGTGCGCTCATGGCTTGTCTCAGCTATCATCAGTTCACAGTGCAGGAGATGCAGAGTGGATTCGCTTGGGAATCTGTAAGCCGGGGATGACAAATCAATGAAAATAGCTGTTTACCTGTCGGCTGTGCCCAGTAAAGCCAAGATGGAACAAAAGCGCGAATATCTCATGACGTTTGCGCACGGCGCCAAAGCAGCCGGCGACGAGGTATGGGTAGTGGACGAGCAAACCGTGATCGATGCTGATGTGGCAGTGTTGCAGGGCTGGATTGGCATGAAATCGGCCCCGCACCTCCGTGTGCGGCAGGCCGTGATCAAAGCACAGAGTAGAGCCGGAAAACGTGTGCTGGTCATGGACAGCAATCTCTATGGCTTTCTCATGCCCAACGATCGAGATCGTTTCCTGCGCTACAGCTTGGATGGTATATTCCCCACCACGGGGTACTATTTCAACCGAGACGTGGATGCTGCCCGCTGGGAACACATCAAGAAAAGCTATGGATTCCAAGAACGACCATGGCGCCTCAACGGACGCAATATACTGATCTGTTTGCAGCGAGACGGCGGTTGGAGCATGGACGGATTTGGTGTCATGGAATGGTTGGACAGCATCTTGCCACAGATCCGTGCCAACAGCGATCGACCCATACTGTTGCGAGCACATCCGGGAAATCAGCAAATCATACCCGAGCTACAAAAACGCTGGCCCGACATTGAAATAAGCCAATCGCCAGACATACGAGCCGATTTCGACCGTGCCTGGGCCACCATCACTTATAACAGCAGTCCCAGTGTTGCCAGCATGTTGTGGGGTATACCGGCCTGGGTCACTGATCCGGTTCCACAACGCAGCCAGTCTTGGCCTGATGCCAACACCGACTTGTCCATGTTGGAAAATCCTGTGATGGGAGATCGAAATACTTTTTATCACCGCCTGGCACAGTGTCATTTTGACTGGAACGAAGTCAGAGACGGCACTGCCTGGCGGTTCATGCGAGCACGACTACCTTAACGTAGACTCAAACACCAGGCCACGCTTGCGCATGAATTTTTTGGCCTGAGTACTGGCTCTTCGCACTTGTGCCGTGATATCCGAGCGATAACGAAAGCCGTGTTGTTGTAAACACTCGATCCAATAGTCTTCGGGCTGACAATTGACATGATGATGACCGTCATGTCCCGGGGGCGCGTAGCTCATGCACAACCATCGACCACGAGCAAAGTCGGCCACAAAGTTTGGAACATACTGCTCGTCGACATGTTCCACAAACTCACAGCTCCACACCAAATCTACCGGCCGATCAAAAGTGCTGGGTCCCACACAGTAATCGTGTATGATGTAGTGGTCCCCGGGGCGGTCCAAGGTGTGATCTCCGTCGATGCCCCAGGCATCTATGCCCCATTCGCGGGCCAGTTCGACTTGTCCGCCCGGGCCACATCCAACATCCAACATGGAACGGATGTCGTGATTTTCCAGGAACCATCTGAGGATTCCACGATCGGTATGGGTGCGGTTGAGATGACCGCCCAGGTGTTCGGCTAGTTCTGCCAATATCCTACTCCTTGATGTACTTGGTAACTGGTGTCATCACCGCGATGTTGGCTCTTGCCCATGTCCTTGCGTGTGTCACCTTTGAGATGATCCATGTACCGTCCCAGCGGCGATGCGATAAATGGATGACCCGGTCCCTTTTCATTGGGTTGTACCGGAGTGAGATTGTGGAATCTAGTGCCGCGATCACTGTAGCGCCGGCGCAAAACATCAAACACAAAACTGTCATGATACTCGCGGAGATCAAAAATAGTGTCATTGACATAGAGATCCTTCCAGTCTTGCATGAATTGAGTAATGTCGGGATGCCGTAGATTGTAGGCCACCCAACCACACTCGCTGTGATACTTTTCTCGGCGACCCAAATAACAGGCCATGGCAGCGGGATCGCATATGGAATCCAGGAATCCCGGCGGAATGTGATCGAACGTGAGCGTGTCAGCATCCAACCATATCATCCAATCGGTGTTGGTGCTGAGTGAGGCGTGTATCACGGCAAATACCTTGTTGCTGAATCTCACGGCATCCCATTTGAAATGATTGTCTTTGTAGGGCACACCGGTGTCCTTCATGACTTCACCGTTGGCCACAGGATTGTCGCGATGTCGCTGTTTGAATTCTACCAGGCTGGGACAGCATTCGTGCAAATCAAAAATTTCAATACGATCACTGGGTGACATGGGATCGCAGTCTTCGGCATAGGCACGCAGTTTCACATCCTGTGGCCAATATCGATCAAAGGTGTCGATCATGCGTTGTGCGTATTTTTGCAAGCCGGGTTCATGAAACGTGGTAACGATGGTATAGGTCAAGACTGTAGTCCTCTTTTGATTAGATATTGTGTTTCTTCCAGCAATCTGATGGCAGTGCCATTTTCAAGTTCGCGTACATGGAACTGACCGTAAGCGAGATGCGCCAGCCAGGCCATGATTTCGTCACGATCGGGAAATCCCGGAGCATCGATCGAGCTCAGATCACCGTTGGCCACCGGCTCGGCTGCATTGGTGGGCGCAGTGACATACACTGGTACGCCGCGGATCACGCTGTGCACCGCGGCAGTGGAATTGAAAGTGACCACCGCGGCCACATCATCTTCCAGTGCAGCGTCAAAGCTCTTGTCTTTGGTGCGATTGTTTTTGACAGCATCGCGTGCTCGATGTCGGATTTCGATGGGACGATCGGTGTGTTGTTTGATGCGCGACACTGTGTTGTCCAACCAGGTTTCCAAGGTGGTGTCATAGAACAAGCATGGTTTCTCATCGGGCGCAACAACCAAGATTTTACTGCCATGCCGGCGGGCATGTACAGGTATACCATGCTGTTCCCAGCGATCCAACGGACGTTTGACCACCAAGTTTCCATGTTGCAGATCATTGTCCACGATGCGATGCCACAGCTTGAATCCGCTGGGATTACGAGTGCTCTTGGCATTGCCAAAATATCCGGTGTCCATGTATCGAAAAGGTCTACGATCATGCCAGCACTGTTTCATGATTTTGTGTTTCATTATGCCACGCAACACCAATCCGTGATCGGGACAGACACCATAGTTCCAGTTTTCGATGGCCGTGGGCTCGACACCGGCGCTGTGCGCCAGTCGATTGATGTACTCGTCCTCGCCTTTTTTGCTGAGATAGGTCCAGTTAATTGCTGTAGATGCCATGACAATGAATAATTAAACGATACCACCGAGGATATTTAGTGATCGAAACCTTAGCCTATTTTCCTTTCCAATGCGCACAGAACAGCGGCAGTGCCATGTCAGCTCTGTTGGACAGCGCACGGGCGGCCGGTATCAGAACCGTGGACGGTTCTTATGATGCTGATGCTGCCGTGATATGGAGCGTGCTGTGGCACGGAAGGATGAAACCCAATCAATCGGTTTACAAACACTATGTCGATCAAGGCCGTCCTGTGATCGTGGTCGATGTGGGCGCTCTGCATCGTGGCACCACTTGGAAGGTGGCCATCAACAACATCACGGCCGATGGTTATTATGGACACACCGAAGATCTCGATGCCAAAAGACCCGAACAACTGGGCTTGGCCTTGTTTGAAACATCACAGACCAACCCCGCGATATTGATAGCTTCACAGCATCAACAGAGTCTGCAGACCGACAGCATGGTCAGCCAGGAATCCTGGATCAATTCCACCATACAAGAGCTGCGAAGATACACAGACCGTCCAGTGGTGATACGACCACACCCGCGCAGCCGCATCAATCACAAACGCATAAATTATGCAGGAGATGTTCGCATCGAAAGTCCGCGCAGACTCCCCACCACGTATGACACCTACGATCTCAAGTTTGACTATCACGCCGTGATAAATTACAACAGTGGAGTGGGCATACAGGCTGCATTGCGCGGATCACCCGTTGTTGTGGATCAGTCCAGCCTGGCACATCCGGTATCAATAAGTATAGCAGACATCGAAGATGCCGAAGTGCCTGATCGGAATCAATGGTTGATCGAGATCAGTCACACCGAATACACAGTAGAAGAGATTAGACAAGGACTATGGCTAAAAAGGCTGGCAGGAAAGCTCTCGAAAGATTGACGCCCACCGAACTGCGCGATCCCAACAATGGCATCGATTGCGCCTGTGTGATACACGGCGACATGTATGGTTGGGAATACGTGGAAAAACTACACAGCATGCTGGAGCGGAATTTTTCCTATCCCATCCGCATGCATGTGTTTACCGAACCCGAACGCCCGGTGCCCGGACACATGATACGCCACGATCTCGAAATCTGGAGCAATGTGAGCGGGCCCAAGCGAGCTTGGTGGTACAAGATGCAGATGTTTGATCCCCGGCATTTCCATGGACGCATGTTTTATCTGGATCTAGACGTGGTCATCACCGGCAATCTGGACTGGATCACGGCTCTGAGTCCCCGGTATTTCTGGACCATACGCGACTTCCGCTATCTCTGGCGCCCAAATTGGCAGGGTATGAACAGTTCGGTGATGTACTGGGACACCGAGTTCTTCCCGCATATCTGGAAAGCGTTTCGGCAGCATCAGCTCGGCAATATCATGCGCAAATATCCCGGTGATCAAGACTACATGACCTCGTATCTCACGCCCGATGTCCGGCGATTCTTTGATGATGGCGTGGCACGAAGCTGGCGCTGGCAAGTGCGCGAAGGCGGCATGGACATGAAAACCCGCACCTATCTTCGTCCCGGAGGCGGCAGCATACTTCCTCCCGACACACGATTGGTGATATTCCACGGACAGCCCAAACCACACGAAATCCACGATGATTTTATGGCTAGATATTGGTGTTGAAAATCAGCCATAAATACAGCACTGGAGAATCGCACAATGACAACACGAACATTCCGTGAACTAGGCACCGGACACGGCTCAAACCCGGTGAGATGCACTGTAAAACTGGGTGGCACCGTTATTTTTGATGGCACAGTGCCCACGGTAAATTCGACCCCGGCACCGGGCACGCAATACAACAGCGTTCTCTGGTCCTGGACCAAAGACATCGCTAGCCAGGGCAGCGAGCCCTACGAGATCACTGTCACCGGCGGCATGCTCACGTTGTACGGCAGCGTGGCCAATTATATCCACATCAACTACGAACACGAAATACCTTCCATGGTCAGCGGCGGCGACGGCACCTACAGTGCTTTTTATGCTGAGATGACCCCCCAGGGATTCTGTGCGGATCCGCGGGCAAACGCTGCCATCAATGGAACACCAGTGTCGCTGATCCGTACATCCGAGACCCTGGGACAATGGGTGTACACTCTGCAAGACGGTGATGTGTTCACATGTGACATGCGCTGGCAACCCGGTGTTGACATGCCCGAGTGGAACTCAACCACCAGTTACATCGCAGGTACTGTGGTCAGGGACGCACGTGGTGTCATGGTCATGGCCATTCGTGATGTAGAGGCAAATGTGCCCACCAGCACCATGAGTTCGTGGCGCACTCTGCCCTTGCCGGTGTGGAGCCGTTGGCAATTCTACAACGAAAATGACACGGTGCGTTATCAAGGACAATGGTATCGGGCCCTCAAGGCCGTGCCCGGAAACATCGACATCACCAATGGCGACTATTGGTTGGACATGGTAGACGACGAGGGCGAAGAGTATCTGCGCAGTCTCAACCCCTGATATTTTTGTTGCGCCGCCAAAAACCCTGCCCCGAGCAGGGTTTTTCATGGTTGACCAATAATTCCCGATCTGGTACAATGTGAACATACTGAATTTTGGAGTTGACCATGGGCTACACGGTTTTCAAGCACAATCAAAACTACAGCGAACGCCCGGGACTTGAAGGCCCGTTCCATTACCCCAACGGGCAGGTCCTGTACTACGACCCCAAAGCGGGCGAGTACTGGGATCCGCGCACAGATTTTTATGTCAACCGCGAAGATGTGGCATATTTACAACAGCAGATCTTTGACAAGATCAGCGGTTGACCAATAATTCCATTTTGCATATAATAATAGAACAATACAACAAAGGAGCTAGTAAATGACCCAAGTCGTTATCCGAAAAGGTACATACCGTAATCAAGATGTGTCGGGACTGCGCTTCACGCTGGTGCGTGATTTTGTTACCGATGCCAAGGGTGGAAATGTGGTAGTGGCCAATGGCGGAACTTTTCCCGGTTACGCCGACAACATCCGGGTGCGGGTGGACAGCCTGCATGACATCGAATTCGTTAATGGAGACAGCGTGAGCTCAGACAACACCGTGGCATTCAAATCAGCGGCAGTGGCCGAAACCCAAGAAACCGACGAAGCAGTGATGACTCGCATCCGCGAGCGTTTTGACATCCTCACCGAGATGACCAAAGCCTGTATCAGCGGTGACATTCGCGCCATGATCGTGTCGGGCCCGCCCGGAGTTGGCAAATCATTTGGCATCGAGCAAGAAGTGGAAAAGGCTCAATTGTTTGACACCATCTCGAACAAGCGACTGAGAACCCAAGTGGTAAAGGGCAGTGCCACTCCCATCGGCTTGTACCAGACTCTGTTCCATCACAGTGACGAGAACTGTCTCTTGGTGTTTGATGACTGTGACAGCATTCTGCTCGATGATGTGAGCTTGAACTTGCTGAAAGGTGCTTTAGACTCGGGCAAGAAGCGTACCATTTCATGGCTTTCGGAGAGTTCGGCCCTGCGTCGTGAAGGCATCCCCGATCGGTTCGAGTTCAAAGGCTCGGTGATTTTCATCACCAACCTCAAGTTTGACCAGATGAAATCGCAGAAACTGAGAGATCACTTGGACGCACTCCAGAGTCGCTGTCACTATCTCGATCTCACACTTGACACCATGCGCGACAAGATCCTGCGCATACGCCAGATCGCACAAGACGGCATGCTGTTCCAGAACTACGATTTCACTGATGCCGAGCAAGAAGAAGTGGTGGCATTCATGGAGAAGAATCAGACCCGTTTGCGTGAGATGAGCCTGCGTATGGCGCTGAAGATCGCAGACTTGCGCAAGCTCAGTGCCGAGCGCTGGACACGCCTGGCAGAGACCACTTGCATGAAGATGGGTGGTTAAAGACAGCAGTACCCCAGCCGCCAACACAGTCTAGCTCCTAGGCGACTGGTTTTGAGGATGATAGAGATATCATCCTCTTTTTTTGACTTGTGTAAATAAAGCCTGTATACTTGCAACATGCGCCAGGCCACTCTAATCATACACGACGAAGTCAACGTCAAAATCGAAGGACTGGATCTCGACGCACGTCGACGACTGGTCAACCAGTTCAAATACGATGTGCCTTATGCTCGATATCTCCCGGCTGTGAGACTGGGCCGTTGGGACGGCAAGGTCAGCTATTTCCAGATGGGCGGTAGCACCTATGTCAATCTCTTGCCGGAGATACTTCCAATATTGGAAAGCCTTGACTACGATATCGAGCTCGATGATCGTCGAGATTATCCCACCTTTTTTGAATTTGACAGTGTCAACGAAGACAGCTTCGCTCACATATCATGGCCCGCCAATCATCCCGCGGCCGGTGAGCCCATACGACTCAGAGACTATCAAGTCAAGATCATCAACTCGTTTTTGTCCACGCCGCAGTGCCTGCAAGAGGTGGCCACAGGTGCTGGCAAGACCATCATGACCGCGGCCCTGAGCCAGCGAGTAGAGCGCCATGGTCGTAGCATCGTGATCGTGCCCAACAAGAGTCTTGTCACACAGACCGAGAAAGACTATCGCAACATGCAGTTAGATGTGGGCGTGTTCTTTGGTGACAGGAAAGAGTTTGGACACCAGCATACCATCTGCACTTGGCAGAGCCTCAATGTGCTGTTAAAAAACACACGCAACCAAGTGGCCGACATCACCATCGGAGAATTCCTGGAAGGTGTGATCTGTGTGATCGTGGACGAGGTACACATGGCCAAGGCCGATGCGCTCAAGACCTTGCTCACGGGCGTGATGTCGCAAGTGCCGATCAGGTGGGGTTTGACCGGAACCATACCCAAAGAACAGTTTGAAAGCCGTGCCCTTGAAGTCAGTATCGGGCCAGTCATCAACCGACTGGCCGCAGTGGAACTGCAAGAGCAAGGTGTGTTGGCCCAGTGCCATGTCAATGTGGTGCAGTTGGTGGATCATGTGGAGTACAACAACTATCAGAGCGAGCTCAAGTACCTGTTAGAAGAACCTGGTAGATTGGACACCATGGCCGAACTCATACAGCGTGTCAACGAAACTGGCAACACTCTGGTGTTGGTGGATCGTATCGCGGCCGGACAAGAGCTGGTGTCACGTCTCACAAATGCGGTATTCATATCCGGCGGTACCAAGGCCGGGGAAAGGCAGGATCATTATGACTCGGTGGCGGAGGCAACAGATAAAATCATTGTCGCAACCTATGGCGTGGCCGCTGTGGGCATCAACATCCCCAGGATCTTTAATCTCGTGCTGGTGGAACCTGGCAAGAGTTTTGTGCGAGTCATCCAGTCAATCGGACGTGGAATCCGCAAGGCCGAAGACAAAGACTTTGTGCAGATCTGGGACATAACAAGTACATGCAAATTTGCGAAACGACATCTCACCAAGAGGAAAGCCTACTATCGTGAAGCCGAATATCCATTCACACAAGAAAGGTTGGAATGGAATTGACATTTCGTCAATCACCATCTACAATAACTAGAATGAAGATACTGACCCTAGACAACATCGCTTATGACCTCGACACACTGCCGGACAAGATCGATGACATGAGATTTGCCATCCTGGACAACAGCGATCCCGGCAATCCCGACTATCACTACATTCCTTTGATCTTCTTGGAGAGCTTCAATGCTCCGGCACTGGTGTTGAGGATCAATCAAGACATCGTGAGCATGCCCGTGGATTGGCAGATCTTGATAGGAGAACCCGATCTCGGAGATCTAGAAATGCTGCCTTTGACATCGATCAATGACCGAGGATTCAAGGCCTTCCAATTCAATCCATTGTCAAGTTTCCGGCCCAGTTTCCCTGACATCGAGATCGTGGACATCTATCACGAAGTGACATGGTATGCGCCCAAGCTCAAGAACGGTCAAATCTTGGCAGTGCCTATCAACGACGATCCCGAGCCCGAGTGTGTGTATTTCGTTCGGGACATATCACGCAACTGCGAGATCGTTGACTACAGCAAGGCCTGGTAGACATGACACAATACCAATCATCCACCACAGTGGAACCCACAGCAAAATCAAACCCCAAACTAGATGCCAGCAAGCATGATCAAGACTTGCGGAGATTGCAAGACATCGTGGAAAGCCAGCGAGCCACGATCGAAGCCTTGCAGAAAGATCTGCGCCGGGTGCATCGACAGTTGGATGCGCATGCCCGGGTCATCAACAGCATGAGTCGCCGCAATGGATAAACTACACATACGCAACGAGATGACGCAGTTGGATCGCAAGAATCGCGGATTCTACGACGAACTCACCGACGAAGAACGCAAGCGATTCTCCAACTATCTAATGATACGCTGGGGCAGCACAGTTTCTGCCAGCCAAGACATGCAGGAGTACTATGTACAAAGCACCAACTATCATCTCAATCGAAACTTTTTTGCCATAAATCGACATCCAAAACTGCAATGGTTGTCGGCCACGGCAGTGAGTCCCGGCCTGGGAGCGTTTGATCATCAGTACATCAAGCTGCGAGGTCGCGACGACAAGAAGTCGGCCAACGATGTCAAAAAAAGATTGATGAACTTGTTCCCGGCCTGGAAGATCAATGACATCGAGACTCTTGCTTCCATGATCGATGCCCGAGAACTGCGAGAATATGAACGCGATCACGGCGCCAACGACTGAGTATCAGTGCCAGCATTGCCAGCGCAGTTTCCGGCGCGAAGGCAGTCTGCTGGTTCACATGTGCGAACCCAAACGTCGACATCAAGAACGCGACGAAGTGGGGGTAAACATCGGGCTCAAGGCCTATCAGAGATTCTATGAAATCACGCAAGGTAGTTGTCGCAGCCGCAACTGGGAAGACTTCGCGGCCTCGTCGTATTATCGTGCCTTCGTGAAGTTTGGCCGTCACTGTCAGAAAATACGAGCCATCAATGTGCCCAGATTCACTGACTGGTTGATACGCGAAAACAAAAAACTCGATCATTGGTGCCGAGACAGCATTTACAGCGAGTGGTTGTACCAGTATCTGCGAACCGAGCATGTCAACGATGCCTTGTCCCGAGCCGTGGAGCATGGCATGTGTTGGCAAGATGACACTGAAAATCCCGCACACGACTATCTGAGATTTGGCAACGACAACGCCATCGCCTTTGCCATCACCACTGGTCGCATCAGTGCCTGGGTGCTGTATAATTGTGAAAGCGGGCAAGGATATCTCAATCGCATCAATCCCGAGCAACTGACCATGATATGGCCCTGGATCGATGCTGACTACTGGGATCGCAGATTCCGTGAATATCCCGCTGATCGTGAATATGCTCGAGAAATTTTGTCCAAGGCCGGTTGGTAATGAGCGCAGACATTGACATCGATCTAGCAGATCGACAACAAGTGATTGACCTTGTGAGGTGCATACCTGCGAGGCTGGACGCCAGCGGACGACACCACAACAGCGGTGTGTATGTGACCGGGATACCCTATGATGCTGTGAACGGATGTGCCAGCATCACCTATGACGAAGCCGATCGCCGCGGGTACTTCAAGATCGATCTCTTGAACATGAGCGTGTATCAGCTGGTGCGAGATGCCGAACACTATCAAGCCATGATGGATCGCGAACCAAACTGGCAGAGGTTATGGAAAGATCCGGTCTGGGCCGAGAAAATCGCACACATTGGAAATTATGATGCTCTCTTGGCATCCATGCGACCAGATTCTATACCACGCATGGCGGCTTTTATATCCGTGATACGCCCGGGCAAGGCACATCTACAGAATCAGCCCTGGGACCAAGTGTTTGCTTCGGTATGGGACGGTGATCACAGTCGCGGTTTCGTGTTCAAGAAAAGCCATGCCCTGGGCTATGCCCATTTGGTGGCCCTGCACATGAACTTGTTGGATCAGTCTGAATAACGCACCAGCGTGATGCTGCGACGTTTACTGCGCCGGCGACTGATGTCATTGATGCTGCAAACAGGCCCGTGTATTATTTCTAGGTCCTTGTTGCTGAATGTGCGCAGACAGAAACGGAAAGGGTCCCATTCTGTTTTGAGGAAAATGTTTATGGGTATGCTGTGATTGCTTTCCCACCACCAATCCGAGGCCAGTTCGAGATAGGCTTCCTTCAAAGGCTCGCTGGTTATGGCACCAAAGTCATACAAGGTGGTCACTGTTTCGTCTCGGTTTTGTATGATCCCGATGTATTCGTTTCCAGCATGAACACATATGGTCATGAAGGGGTAGCGTTCGCTCAATGTTTTTAAAATGTTTTCGCCCATAAATATCAGTTGGAGATCCCTATGTACTCGACCCCTGCCTATTTATATCAACAAATCCAGACTGTACTTTTGGTTGACGTGTCGGGCAGCTATTTTGACCGGAGGTGGAATCCTGTGTATGCCAAAAATTTAACCATAAACCGAGGTGTGGACAATGTACTGTTGTTCCAGTTCTTGAATCAAGATCAAAAGCCGGTCAACATCTCGGGAGCCACGTTCACCTTCCGCGTGATCAGTCAAAATGGTGAACAACTGTTGTTGGCCAAAGATCTAGACGTCCTCAGTGCCACTGCAGGTCGGGCCAAGGTCACTGTGACCGCAGCCGAGACCTTGAATCTCGAACCTGATCTAGCCAGTTACAGCATCTCCATGGCATCGGGCGTGTTGGATCGACCGGTGTTTGTAGACGACAACAGCGGAGCTCGTGGTGTGGTAAACATCGTGGATTCGGTGTTCCCCTCGTTCGTGGCCAGCCGTGTGCTCACCATACCGGATCAAGCCCCCGACTCCAGCATCTACTATTCCAGCACACTGAACACCGATGGCACACGCCTGACCACGTTCCAGATCGACACCAACACATTCACTGGCAGCTTGCAGGTACAAGGCGCCACCACCACCGATGGTGAATGGTACACCATCCCGTTCCAAGACCTAGAGTCGGGCAACACTGTGGAACAACTGTCCTTGGATTCAAACACGCAACGCCGTGGCATCAATGTATCTGGATTCCATCCCTTGCTGAGGCTAGAGCTTGATATCACCGATGGCAACATAGATCTCATCACTTATCGATGAAGTTTACAAAAATAGTGGGGTTTGGTGATTCGTGGATGTACGGCGATGAACTACTGGATCCCGAACTGCGAAAAACACAACCCGCAGCACATTCTTGTTGGTCTGAAAACGACCACTATCGCAACAATCACTGTTTCCTGGGCCTGTTGGGAAAACACTATCAGGTCCCGGTGGAAAATTTTGGCATACCCGGCGGCAGCCTGCAGAGCGAGATTTGGACGTTTTTGTGGTGGTTGGAACACGAATCAGATCCCTCGCAGTGCCTGGTGTTGGCAGCACACACCGAACCCGATCGCATGAGCTGGTACAATCATGCCCATAGATCCTACCCCGATGATCCGCCCTGGAACAAGTTCATACATTCGGCCTGGACCGAAGCATCCGACGACGTGGTACCCCGTGATTGGAAAGAACTCAACAAAAGATACTTGACCATGGCCACGGGAACCGAACAAGCAAGACTGAACTATCTACAAACCGTGCTTTTGTTTGATGGTGTGGCGGCTCGCAACAATATTCCTATGTTGCAATTTCGCGTTTCTCCGCAAAGATCGTCGATCGATCTAGACACCATGATATGGAACGATCGTGATCTCATGACCGACTTTTTCCGACATCCAGAAAACAGCAATGGCAAACGGGGACTGTGGTGCAAAAATGGCCATCCCAATGAAAAAGGTCACCAACTTATCCGTGATCTATTGATCAAAGAGATCGATCATGCTACACTATCCAAGTGATTGATTTACTCCCATACATCGTTGGCAAGAAAAAATCCACAGCATCAGGTTGGGTGAGCTTCAACGCACCCTGTTGCGTACACAACGGCGAAAGCGCTGATCGACGTCAGCGCGGCGGTGTCAAGACCACAGACCAAGGTTGGAGCTATCACTGTTTCAACTGTGGCTTCACTGCGTCGTTCATCCTGGGCAGGAATCTCAGTTTCAAAGCACGACGACTACTGACATGGTTGAACGTGCCCCAAGAAGAGATCGAACGCATCAATCTCGAAAGCCTGCGCCACAAAAGCGTGATGGGTATCCTGGATGACCGTCAACGCACAGCCAACATCTTGCAAGGCATAGAGTTTGAAGATCGCGATTTACCACCAGACTTTTCTCTCGTTGATGAGAACATGCCCATACACTGGCAGTATCTCCGCGACAGGCATGTGCCCGAGGATTACCCCTGTGGCATGATCACTGGTGAACCCGGTGACAAATTTAGGCGCAGGCAAGGAGTGATCATACCTTTTACCTATGATGGACGCATAGTGGGACACACTCGCAGATTCTTCGATGATCACAATCCTCGCTACATCCATGACATGCAGTCAGGCTATGTGTTTGGCACGGACCTGCAACGACCCGACTGGCAACATGCGATCGTGATGGAAGGAGTGTTTGATGCACTCAGCATTTCTGGTTTGGCTGTGTTGCATGCCGAGATCAATGATGCGCAGGCGCGACTGATACGCAGCCTGGGGCGCGAGATCACTGTGGTTCCCGATCAGGACGAAGCTGGTATGAAGTTGGTGGACCGCGCCCTGGAACTGGGCTGGGCTGTGAGCATGCCTGAATGGCCCGAGGGTTGCAAAGATGTCAACGATGCTGTCAAGGTCATGGGTCGCTTGGCCACAGTGATGATGATCATGCAACATCGACAGACTTCGCGCATACGCATCGAAATATCGCGCAAAAAATGGATGCGCCAATGAAACTGACGTCGCTGACCTATCTCAAACAACAGAATCCCGACTGGGGGCTTTACACACAGAGCTGGATCTATGCCGGCATCGCTGCCATGCACAGCCGACAGCAACGATTCGCTGATCTAGCGATTTCTGATCAGCCCGGGGGCCCGGTGTTTAGAGATTGGCGCGGACAAGATCCTACTGCCTGGAAACAGTGGGGCAATGTGTTTGAAGGTCATGCTTTCCACTGTTTCCCTTTGCACCAGGCTCGAGACACTGTGATCATCACTGGAAAAGAACATGCCGAGCATCACGAGAATGGAAACCGCAGCCTGGGCTTTGACTTTTGGGACTTGATCACACAGCAGAGATACTCGTCGGCAGTGTTGTGGAACGAAGTCAATCGTACCTCGGTGTCCCAGGCCCGCTATGATGTGGTGATCCCAGTGGGGAACTTGCACCCGCATCGGGAGATGATGCTGGAGATACTGTCACACTATCGAGATCTACGCATGGTCACCGATGATCGCCAGGATGTTTTAGAAACCAATCTAAGATTCGGTGACCTGGGCCTGGAAGTTTGGTTCAACAAAGCGGGCATAGATCGTTTTGAAAACTATCGGGCACTGCCTTTGTTCTATGACTGCAACGAAAACGTGGCCCTGGATCATCTACCGCATCATGACATGTTTGCACAGAGCCGTGTGTACTGTGTCATGGAAAGCACGGCCTTCGATGGAGTCACTCCCTATCTCACCGAAAAGACCTGGAAGGCCTTGGCACAAGCACGACCTTTCGTGATATTCGGGGATCAAGGCTGCCTGCAGAAATTGCGAGATCTTGGATTCCAGACCTGGCATGATTTCTGCGACGAAGGCTATGACAGTATACGAAAAACGCGTCGCCGGGCCGAAGCAGCCGCCGAAGCTGTGCGACAGCTGGCAGAAGCGGTATATAAGTATCCAGAAGAGATTGATGCCCGATGTCGGCACAATCAACAGTGGTTTTTCGATCGAGATCGCACCAACCAGGCTCTAGCGAGATTTGGTGAGAGGTGCCTAGAATTCCTTTATCAGTGAGGCCTTTGTGTTAAAAGACTACAGTGTGGATGTGCAACGACTGTTCCTTGAAATGATGTTGATGGACGCACAGAGCTATGTGCGTGTTCAAAACATCTACAATCCCGAAAACTTTGATCGCAGTCTACGACCGGCCGCGCTGTTCATAAAACAGCACTGCGACGATCACAAAACCATGCCCGACCGCATGCAGATCTCGGCGGCCACTGGCATCAGATTGAGCGAAGTGCCCGATCTCAACGACGGGCACTTCGATTGGTTCATGGAAGAGTTTGAAGCCTTTACCCGCAGGCAGGAGCTGGAACGTGCCATCCTCAAGAGCGCGGATCTCTTGGAAAAAGGTGACTTTGGTCCCGTGGAAAAGCTGATCAAGGATGCTGTGCAGATATCTCTCACTCGAGACATGGGCACAGACTACTTTGATGACCCGCGAGCGAGGCTGATGTCCTTGAAGAGCAACAACGGACAGAACAGCACAGGATGGCCTGCGCTAGACAAACTGTTGTATGGCGGGTTCAATCGTGGCGAGCTGCAGATCTTTGCAGGTGGTTCGGGTTCGGGCAAGAGCCTGTTCATGCAAAATCTCGCAGTGAACTGGACGCAAGCCGGGCTTTCGGGCGTGTACATCACGCTGGAACTATCAGAAGGCCTCTGCGGATATCGCATCGACAGCATGATGACCAATACCGCGGCTCGAGACATCTTCAAAGATCTCGACACCGTGGAGATGAAGATCAAGATGCTGGCCAAGAAAGCCGGTAAACTGAGAATCAAGTACATGCCGGCACAGAGCACTGTGAATGACATACGGGCCTATCTCAAAGAACTGCAGATACAGACCGGCATGCGCGTGGATTTCTTGTGCATCGATTATCTAGATCTCTTGATGCCCGTGAGCGCCAAGGTATCGCCCAACGACTTGTTCGTCAAAGACAAGTATGTGAGCGAAGAACTGAGAAATCTAGCCAAAGAACTCAATGTGCTGTTTGTCACAGCATCGCAGTTGAATCGAGCAGCCGTGGAAGAGATCGAGTTTGATCACAGTCACATTTCCGGGGGTATCTCCAAGATCAACACCGCAGACAATGTGTTTGGTATCTTTACCAGCCGGGCCATGCGCGAACGCGGGCGCTATCAGCTACAGCTCATGAAAACACGATCGAGTTCGGGCGTGGGGCAGAAAGTCGAGCTTGAATTTGACATCGACAGTTTGCGCATACGCGACCTAGGCGAAGAGGATTCGAGTGGCAGCACCGGGATGGTGCGTAAACCCAACATACTTGACAGTATCAAGAGCACCAGTCGTGTCAACGACAGCGGTGATAATGATGACAACCCCGACACTGGCAAGGTCACTGCCGAAGTGCAGAGCGCCAAACTCAAGCAGCTTTTGGGCAAGATCAAAGCTGGTTGACACTGTCAATAAATACAAACATTATGACACTTAGACTCATCACCACATTCATAGGTTGGGAAACATCTATTCCCCACGAAACATTGCATGATGTAGATGTGATAGACAGCAACGATGTTTTCCATGTCTATGATGCGTTCCAGACCGCGGCCCTGGATCGATTCTGGCCCCAGCGTGGGCGAGCTGGTTACGTGGTCAACGATCTCTGGAGCGCCATTGAGTGGCCAGGTGGTCCTCCTGTGTATACCTGTCCGGCTTGGTTGGTACAGCAGATACGCATGTTCCGACAAGATCGCATCCCTTTGATCGATTCGGTCACGACCGAATACGCCTGCAATTTCATGATCAACAAAAAGCAAGTGAATCGTTATCTCATGCTCAAACTGCAGGAAATGTTTGATCTGGACTGCACATATTCGTACAGCGGCAAGTTCCGTGGCTACGACATGAGCACCATCATACAAGAACTGGAGTCATTGGATTGGCAAGACATGATGACACAACGACAGCGGGGATTTTTGTTGGCACCAGTGGAATTGCCCCAGCGTTGGATCGAATACACCGGCGAAATGCCCCCGGAAAATCCCGACAAAGACAAAGATGACCCGCTCAGCTGGAAATACTATGGTGGCAATACCTGGAGTTGGGTGAATGGCCTGCATGACATTTTTGAAAAATCTGCGATATCTCTCATCACCGAATCGGTGGCCTATGATCGAGGTGCAGTATTCACAGAAAAAACCGCGTTCTCCGTGATGGGGCTCACGCTTCCTATATGGGTGGGTGGTTATGGTCAAGCCGCTGAATGGGAGAAACTGGGATTTGACATCTTTGATGATGTGATAGATCACAGCTATCAGTATCGTGACACGCTGTTTGAACGCTGTTGGTGGGCCGTGAAATCCAATCTAGATCTGTTGCGGGATCGAGAGCGTGCGGCCCAGCTGAGATCAAGCATGATGCCGCGACTGCTGGCCAATCGTGACCTGCTCATGTCTGACCATGTTCGCGATCGTTGCTGGGACATGGTCGAAAGCTGGCCACAGGAAATACGCGACACCGGTGGTGCGTTAATAAAGGCAGTTTATTTGGCGCCCGAGAATCAATAAATATATCGGGGCCAAAATCATGCAAAAAAAGACACGGAGCATCCTCGAAGAACTGGACACGATCTACGAAAACAAATACGCAGATCGAGATCGCCGTTACATCATCGAGAGCCGGGCCAGCAACATCATCGCATCGGCCATTAGATTGATCGAACAAATCGAAACCAGCTTTCCGCCCGATCAAGCCGAAAACCTCGCTCGTAAATTATTGAATGCCATACGTGACCGAGATCCCACCAAATTTGTAAGGACCGTTCGACGTGCAGAATCTGAATGAAGGTGGAAATGTATTCCGTGATGCCCAGGGAAATGCTCGCACCCAACGCATCAATCTAGCAGACATCAAGCCCACAGTGAGTTGGTTGGAGACTGTGACTGGTCTTCCCTTGCAGGCAAACATGCTGGGCAGTACCGGGCAGAAGCCCACCTCAGGCGACCTTGACCTGGGCGTGGATTCCAATCAGATGTCAAAAGACGAATTGGCACGACTGCTGTCGGACTATGTGACCCAGCACGGCCAGGATCCGCGAGATTGGGTCAAAAAGTCCGGCATATCAGTGCATTTCCTCACACCCATACGTGGCCGCGCTGATTCGGGATTCGTCCAAACCGACTTTATGTTTGTGCCCAAGATGGAATGGGCCAAGTTTATGCTGGCAGGATCACCGCCCGACAGTGATTTCAAAGGTGCCAGCCGCAACATACTCATCAACAGCGTGGGCAAGGCCCTGGGCTACAAACTCAATCAAAACACCGGGTTGATGGATAGATCCACCAATGAATTGATCACCGACGATCCCGATAAGATAGCCAAGATGCTGTTGAATCCACAGGCCACGGCCAAAGATCTTCGATCCGTGGAGACCATCATGGCCGCGCTCAAAAACGATGCCCAGCGAGATGCCAAGTTGGCTGACTTTCGAGATCACATGGAACGGGCTGGAACTCCCATAGCAGAGACCACAGACGTCTACACCGAATACAACGAAGTCAACATCATGGCGCGTTTGCGTGACAGGATCGTGAATCAAGGCATGCAGCCCCTGGTGGAAAATCAACGTCTCCAGGAATCCAAAAGTCCACGCATACCCTACATAGAAGATCTAGTGTTCCAGAAAGGTGCAGCAGGCGCACAAGAAGCCTTGGCCATCGTGAATGACACGGCCAAAAACAGCGAACAGCATGCCACCATCAAGTGGGATGGCAGCCCGGCTGTGATATTTGGTCGTGACGACCGTGGCCAATTCATGCTCACCGACAAAGGTGGTGCAGCAGCCGCTGGCGGATCGGGCCTGGCAAAAAGTCCCGATGAAATAGCATCCATCATGGCACAGCGAGATGAGCGAGCAGCCGCACAAGGCAAAGCCGCTGATCGCGTGGAAAAACTGGTGCCGGTGTACCGCGAGCTTTGGCCCTATCTCGAAGCTGCCACACCCCGGGACTTTCGTGGTTATCTCAAAGGTGACTTGTTGTACAGCTCGTCGGATCCGGTGCGCGATGAAGATGGACGCTTGGTTTTCCAGCCCAACAAACACGACGGCATAGTGTATCGTATTCCACGTGACAGCGAGTTGGGTCGCCGCATACGCAACAGCCGCATAGGATTGGCCATACACACACGCATGGATGATCCTGCGGGCGCCGAACAACCTGTGACCGATCCCGGTGCCATGCTGAAGTCGGTGCCTGGACTCATGGTGGCCGGCGCCACTGTTCCGGGATTGAAAAACCTAGAACCCAATCAACAGTTGGTGCAACAGATCAAGGCATTGAGCTCGGGCACCAGTGCCCAGGCCATGAACAGTCTTTTCAATCCCACTGCGCTGAGGGATCAACGAATCACAGATCTCCCGGCATTGATGGAACGATTCATCAACAGCCTCAAAGGCACAGATTACAGTCGTGCCACTCCGGCCGACTTTGGTAAATGGCTCGAGGCCAACGTGACCCCACAAAAATATCGCAACATAGCCGAGTATCTCACAGGCGCCAACTTGCAGGGCATGCAAGCAGCGTTTGACACATGGAATCTAGTGCATCGTCTCAAAATCGATCTACAACGCCAGCTGGATCAACAACAGCCCGGTCAAGAAGGGTGGGTGTTGGCCACGCCGGCTGGTCGCGCCAAGCTGGTGAGCAGGATGGCAGGCGGTTTTGGGGCACGGAAATCCCAGTCCAAAAACACCTCAACAGCCCAGAATTAAATCAAAGGTATAAATAAGTGTAGGGCAAAAGCCCACAAACTAGGAGAAATAAAATGGCTGTTTTCAATCCCTTTAACGGTGACTCGCAACCAGTATTTGCACTGGACATCAACAACGGTAGCCAGACCGGCAACATCGGTTCTACCGACGCTTTGGTACAGATGGCCGGCCCCAAGCTGGACTTCTTCAAAGTGCTGGTCAAGGATACTGGCGCTACTGCGATCGATCTGCGCGCCGAGCTTGGAACATACACCTCTGGTGTGTTTGATCCCGGTGTTGTCAAGAACATCAATCAGGCTATCCAAGAGACTGCCACCATCGCCATGTATCAAGTCGAAGGTGCTACGACCGGACAGATCAGTGTTGCTGTGTATCCCCAAGACGCATGGACCGCTGCAACTCTGCAGTCGGCTCTGCAAGCTCTGGGCAACGTGCAAATCACTGACAGCTCGGGCACTGTGCGCGGTGTTGATGTTTCTGGCACCACTGTCACTGAGCCTGGCTTCCAGCTCGCTTAACAGTCACCAGCGTGACCAACAACCCCGGAATCATTCCGGGGTTTTTCTTTGCCGTTAAATAACGCGACTATGATGCATCGTGTGAGATGCCGGACGCAGTTTGATATAACGGCGACTGGAGTGCGTGGCCCGGTCAAGCATGCACAACTACCGTTTACAACACGCTCCGGCGAAAAAATCAATGATGAAGCTGCCTGGCAGCGTGCTCGCAATCAACAGCGCAACTGGGACACCATCAATCAAATCATAAGCCTGAGATGCTTGCCTGAAAACATCTCTGTGCCTTGTCATCGCGATGGATGGTGGGATTTTGAATTTGATGTCACAGACCTGGCCACTCTGGGCCATGACACCGAACCACTCTACTATCTACATCAGGATGCCGAAGGCGTGCCCATGATCGTTGGGCTCGACGAACTTCAAGAATTGCCTTCGCGCATCGCTGTGCTGGAATCGGCCAACACAGTGTTCGAACTTGTTACCAGCTAAATAACAAGTTGAGAGGACCAGACAATGTCGGAAACATCAGATATCGAAAAAAAGAGTTTGGAAGCGCACGTGGAGCTGTGTGCCGAACGCTATCGATTCTTGGAAAACAAGCTGGAAACCATGGACTCCAAGATAGATCAAACCGCCACAGTGATCCGCGAAGTGCATGACAAGGTAGAAACCATGTCCAGCAAAAGGCAAGATCAGCTTTTGACCTGGGGAGGTTCTATACTAGTGGCTTTGGTGGCAGTGATTGGATATCTATTGGCCACCTTTGTGGTGAAATGATGCAAGACGCCGAGCTCGCAAAAAAATTAGAACGTGTGCTGTCGCCCGAGCTTGACTTGGCGGTGGAAAACATGATCTTGGCCACCGAAGATGGATTTGAACTGTTTGGAAAATGGTCGCTCAAGCGCGATGACGGCATGATATCGGTGTTCAAGGCCGATGTTTTGCAGGGTAGATTTTACTCGTCAAGATCAGCGGTCAGCTATTGCATCGCTGAGAAATACGGACAATTCAAACTGTCACAGGAAATAAAATTCTTGGACCAGGAATACGGTAGGATGGATTGTGACATACAGACACGCACCAGCATGTTACCGGGATTCAAGGACCGACAACGCCGTCTCACAGTGCTCAGCAAACTAGAGGATCGGCGTATCAAGCTCAAGCACATCAAAACACAGCTGGAAAAATGTGTGTGGCGTGCTAAATACTGGCAAATAAAAGGATTCAACGATGAAATTGCACGAACTCGGCGCCCAGCGCCAAACCGAACAATTTACCAAAATTCTAGAAAGTCAATCCGGACGAGAGATTGATCTTTCTAACGTGGGACCGCGTCGTGCCGCAGGCATGCTGAATCGCGTGCGCGGACTCTTGTCCGAGCATCGCAGAGATCCTAGATTCCATGTCAGCGAAAAGAATCCTGCTTATCTACAGTTGATGATCATGGAACAGGCGCTGTCGGCACGCATCGACGAGCTTGATGCTCCCATGGCCATAGATGTCAATGATCCCAAGACCAAGCAGATCATGCAAAAGGCCGAAAAGGGACAGAATCTCAATCCCGATGAGCAAAAAACCATGACCGCTATAGCTCTCATGAAGAAAGAGGGCCGCAAAATGAAGCGCATGGTCAAAGAGAGCGAGCTGCAACAAGCACAAGTGGTGCTGGCCGCACAAGACATGATCGATCGCATACAGAAGATGATGGAAGAAATTTCAGAGATGCAGTTCAAAGATCTTCCTGCGCTGTCAGACTCCATCAAGAATGACATGGGCGCTGATCAAGCCACTCAGTTCCAGAGTTCGGCATCGGCTGCACTCACCAATCTGCTGCAGGCTGTGCAGAGCGGAAAAACTGAAATGGAATCGGCCCAGGGAGTATTGACTGGTCAAGCACCTGTGGTACCCGGCGCCGAACCTGCAGCCGATGGAGATGATCTAGGAGCCGATCTCGATGCTGGACCTGCAGCCGATGACCTTGGCGCGGATCTCGATCTCGATGCCAATCTTGCAACCGACGACGAAGAAGACACCGAAGGCGGCGAAGAAACACTGGGCCGCGAAAGGCGCTAAGCCATGATGATCAACGAGCTGGCCACAGATCCAAATGCGGCCCGATTGCTCGCGCTGAGCCAATTTCTGATAGGCCGTGCCGCGGACACCGATGCTGCCATGAGCATCAGCACTGGTAGTTTTTTAAACTTGGCCAGCAACATGGGCATATCTCTCACAGTCGATCAACTCAAGGATCTCAGCCAACAGTTGCCATTGAAGAATGTGATAGCCAACGTAGAAGGCGATGCTGTCACTGGCAAAGTGTTGTTCAAGGGCAGCGACGACGAAGGATCGGCGCAGATGTCCGTGGATCAAGCCCGCAACACCGTGGACAGCATGGCCAAGCGTGCTGCACAACAAGGGCTGAAGAAACCCAATATTTAAAAGGAGCTTGACATGGAAACTTTGTTCTGGGTAGCCGTGGGTGCATTTGTGGGTTGGAACTTCCCGCAACCGTTTTGGGCCAAGATCGTGCAGGCCAAAATCGTAGACATGTTCGCTAAAAAATCATAAAATGCTGATAGAAGGAATCATATTTGGTATCATCGACAATGGTGTCATGATACTGGGCGCTTTGTTTGGCCTCGGCATCGAAAAATATTTGCCCGCCTATTTCCACCGTGGTGTCGGTACTGTGTTTGGTGCCGGTATCGCAAATGGTGTCAGTGACTGGATGGGGGGTTGGGCTGTGAGTCAGAGTTTTGCCTGGGGTGCTTTACTGGGATGTTTGATGGCCTTGATATTGATTCCCATCTTCGTGGAGGCAAAAAAGATATGGCTTACTCACAAAAAGTCTTAGATCATTATGAAAATCCCCGAAATGTAGGTAGCCTTGACAAAGCCGATCCTGCCGTGGGCACCGGCATGGTGGGCGCCCCGGCCTGCGGAGATGTCATGAAGCTACAGATCAAGGTGGAAGATGGTGTTATTACCGACGCTCGTTTCAAAACTTATGGTTGCGGCAGTGCGATCGCTAGTAGTTCGCTGGTTACTGAATGGGTCAAAGGCCGTACTCTCGAAGAAGCTGGCCAACTCAAGAATACCGACATCGCTCAGGAACTGGCTCTCCCGCCAGTGAAGATACACTGTTCGATCCTGGCCGAAGATGCCATCAAAGCCGCCATCGAAGACTATCGCAAGAAACATGATCTCAGTAACTGATCTAGCTGCTAGAAAAATACAAGAAGCCATACAACGACGAGGTCGTGGTCTTGGCATCAAGGTAGGAGTGCGCACCACCGGGTGCTCGGGACTGGCCTATGCTCTAGAGTATGTGGACCAAGAACAAGGGCTGCAACACTGTGTGGCGCATTTTGACGACAAGGGCGTGAGGGTTTATGTCAATCCCGAACACTTGTCTTATGTTGATGGGATGACCATCGACTATCAACGCCGAGGCCTCAACGAGGGCTTCGAATTCATCAACCCCAACGAACGCGACCGATGTGGTTGCGGAGAAAGTTTCCGGGTCTAATTTGCTAGTAGAAAAATTCAAGTATCATCCAATACCGCGCGAGACCGTGGATGGTCGTCGCTTGTATGTCACACCCGGTGGTGAGAAATTGCCATCTGTGACCACCATCCTAGATGCCACCAAATCCGAAGAAAGCCGACAAGCACTCAACGAATGGAAACGAAGAGTTGGACATGAACAAGCCCAAAAGATCACTACCGAAGCTGCTAATCGCGGAACACGCATGCACACTTACCTCGAACACTATGTTCGATCAGGAACCAAAAAAGAACGTCCCTCGAATCCTTTTGCCTGGGCCAGTCATGCCATGGCCGATGTCATCATCGAACAAGGTCTACAACAAGTGACCGAATTTTGGGGTGTGGAAGTGCCCCTGTATTTTCCCGGCATCTATGCCGGTACCACCGATGGCGCGGGCCTGCACCAAGGTTCGGCTGCGATCTTGGACTACAAGCAAACCAACAAGCCCAAAAAGCGCGAGTGGATCGAGGACTACTTTTTACAGCTCTGTGCCTATGCCGAGGCGCACAATGAAATACACGGAACCGACATACGCAAGGGCGTGATCTTGATGTGTGTGCGACCCGATGTTGATGATCAGTTCAACATCATCAAACCCCCCGAATATCAAGAATTCGTGCTGGAAGGCAGTGCGTTTGAAATGTACCGGCAGCTTTGGTGGCAAAGGGTTGAAAAGTACTACCTCCAGCAGGGCTAAATACCCAGTCAGACGAGGAACCATCAAGTGGCTATAGTACAGATATCGCGGATCACCAATCGCAAAGGACTCACTGAAAATTTGCCGCAGCTTTCGGGCGGCGAGTTTGGGTGGTGTCTGGACAGTCGCCGACTGTTTATAGGTAACGGAACCCTGGACGAGGGCGCACCGGTGATCGGTAACACCGAAATCCTCACCGAATTCAGTGATATCACGGCCTACAGTTTTTACACCTATGAAGACATCACTGTGGGCTATTCAGCCCAGACCGGTCCCAGTGCCAGTGATCCAGTGGTGCGTACAGTGCAAGCCAAATTGGATGATTTCGCATCAGTGCGTGACTTTGGTGCCACCGGAGATGGTCTCACCGACGACACTGCGGCCATCAATCGTGCCTTGTTCCAACTCTACTGTCGTGAAACCAACACACAGATACGCCGTACCCTATATTTTCCAGCCGGTACCTATCGAGTCACTGACACCATCAACATACCCACCTATGCCAAGTTGGTGGGCGAAGGTGCCAACTGTACCATCATCCAGCTGCAAAAACGCGGCGACGACACCTATGCCGCTTACACGGCTCGATATGTAGACAGCAAACAGCAAAGCGGTATCAACGTGGGCACCAACGGTGCCACAGCACCACGCTACATCGAGATATCGGGCATGAGTTTTGAAAGCCAGGGAGCCACTGATGTGTTCCTGATTGAATCGGCCACGCAGTGCCAGTTCAATCAAGTGGGCTTTGTGGGCAATCTCACACAGCTGGCGCTGGAAGACTCGGGCAGCGAAGTGCCCGACGATGTGGCATGCGTGCGTTTCAGCAGCTACGCCACGCCAGTGATACAGGTAAACTTTTCCCAGTGCTCGTTCACCAATTGTACCTACGCCATGAAGACCGATCAAAACATACGCGGTGTCACTGTCAACGACAGCAGATTCAGCACGCTGTATCAGGCCGTGTACCTCGAGGCCAACGCCGAAGGCGGAGAAGGTCCCACGGGATTCCGCGTGTTGCACAACATGTTTGACATCATCTTCGCCGAGGCCTTGATCTTCCAGAACGTGAGCTTGAACATTTCGGCCTACAACACTTTTTACAACGTGGGCAACAGTGTGGGATCCACAGCTCCCACCTTTCCAGCCATATCTTTCACCAATGAATCCAGTGTCAGTATCAATGACATGTTCGCTCGATCGCCGGCCAATGCTCGACTCATCCCCAATATACGAGTCACCACCGGTGAAACATTTGTTGGCAGCACCTTGCAACAGATGGGCAGTTATCAACGAACCGCAGGCATATCTGCCATCTTGGAAAATGCCACGTTCACAGCGACTCCGGTCATCGAGCTCAACAGCGAAGAGATACAGAGCCTGGAAATCAATTATCGTATCCGACGCGGCACCGATGTGCGTTACGGTAAACTGTCAATCACGGCCGGACCCGATGACAGCTCAGCACCTTTGACTTGGAGTGATGAATATACACAAAACGCCGATATCGGTGTGGCCCTCAGCGTCACACAAGTCAGCAATCAACTCACAGTTGATTACACCACCACAGCCACTGGTGTTTCTGCCTCTATCAGCTATTCTATATCCAATCTCGATTGATGTGGAATAATCGATTCGAAGAGCGCCTCAAGGAGTGGTATGCCCTAAGGCAGTCATGTCATGACGGCGATCTGGAAAGATCGCTGTTGGCCATCAACGATTGGTGGTGGCAGGCTCCCATGGTCAATCACTATCTACACTGGGACGATCATCGGGATTGGCCTGGTCCCTGGGATCTTCTGGCCGATGACATGTATTGTGATCTTGCTCGCGGCGTGGGCATCATGTATACTGTAATCATGTTAGAACGGCCCGACATAAGCGATATCGAATTGGCTCAATGCAATGACAGCAATTTAGTCCTGGTGAACCAAGGAAAATATATACTGAATTGGTGTCCCAGGCAGTTGTTAAATATCCAATCACTAGAAAACAAACCCGGTAAGAAAATCAGCAGCGAAGTCGTTCGCCATTTGTTAGGATAAAAAAATGTCACAGATTCAAGTACAAAAACGCGATGGTAGTAGAGAACCGTTGGACCTAGAAAAAATGCACCGAGTCGTGTTTTGGGCCACAGAAAACATAACCGGCGTCAGCGCAAGCGAAGTAGAAATCAAAAGCCACCTGCAGTTTTACAATGGCATCCCCACAAAAGACATCCAGGAAACCCTGATCAAGAGTGCGGCCGATCTCATCAGCGAGGACTCGCCCAACTATCAGTACGTGGCTGGTAGGTTGATCTGTTATCATCTCCGCAAACAAGTGTACGGTCAGTTTGAACCCTGCCACATCATAGATCTTGTCAAGCGCAACGTGGCCAGTGGTTTCTATGATGCCGATCTCTTGTCTTCGTATTCACAGGAAGAGTGGGATCGCATCAACTCATTCATACGACACGAACGTGACGAGCACCTCACCTATGCTGCCATGGAACAGTTCCGTGGCAAATATCTGGTGCAAAATCGCGTGACCCGAGAAATCATGGAGACGCCACAAGTGGCTTATGTGCTTATCGCCGCCACTTTGTTCAGCCATTATGCTCGAGAGAGCCGCATGATGTGGATCAAAGATTACTATGATGCCATCAGTCAGCATCAGATATCTCTGCCCACTCCTGTTATGGCTGGTGTGCGCACGCCCATACGACAATTCAGCAGTTGTGTTCTGATCGAGGCCGATGACAGCCTGGACTCCATCAATGCCACTGCAAGTTCGATAGTAAAATACGTGAGCCAGAAGGCAGGCATTGGAATAGGCGCAGGCCGGATTCGTGCTCTTGGATCGCCCATCCGTAACGGCGATGCCTATCACACCGGTGTCATACCATTTTACAAACTTTTCCAGGCAGCTACCCGCTCGTGCAGCCAAGGCGGTGTGCGCAATGGTGCTGCCACTCTTTATTATCCGTTGTGGCACTATGAAGTAGAAGATCTCCTGGTATTGAAAAACAACAAAGGCACCGAAGACAACCGAGTACGCCATATGGACTATGGCGTACAATTCAACAAAGTCATGTACGAGCGCCTGCTCACCAACGGTGACATCACGCTGTTCTCGCCACACGACGTTCCCGAAATGTACGAAGCATTTTTCACTGATGTGGATCGTTTCCGTGAACTCTACGAAGCCGCGGAAAAGAACACTCGACTTCGCAAGAAGAAGATCAAGGCACTGGACCTGTTCACACGCTTCATGCAAGAACGCAAGGACACTGGACGTGTGTATCTCATGAACGTGGATCATGCCAACACACATGGTAGCTTCCGTCCCGAAGTGGCTCCCATCAAAATGAGCAATCTCTGTTGTGAGATTGATTTGCCGACTCGTCCCTTGTCCGATGTCAACGACCCCGAAGGTGAGATCGCGTTGTGTACGTTGAGCGCCATCAACTGGGGTGTGTTTCGCGACCCTGAAGACATGGAACGTGCTTGTACTTTGGCCGTGCGTGGACTTGATGCTCTATTGAGTTATCAGAACTATCCCATCTTGGCCGCTCAGCTGGCCACCGAAGGACGCAGACCCCTGGGCGTGGGCATCATCAATCTCGCTTACTGGATGGCCAAGAATGACATGACCTACAGTGAGCCCGATCTTGCCTTGATAGATCGATGGGCACAACACTGGAGTTATTATCTCATCAAGGCATCCGCAGATTTGGCCCGCGAATTGGGTGCTTGTCCTCGCAGCCACGAAACTCGATATCACTCGGGTGTGTTGCCGGTGGACACTTACAAACGAGACGTGGACGAACTGCTGCCGCATCGTGATGCCGTGGACTGGGAATCTCTGCGACACAGCCTGCGCGAACACGGCATCCGAAACAGCACACTGATGGCCTTGATGCCGGCAGAAACATCGGCACAGATATCCAATGCCACCAACGGTGTAGAACCTCCCAGGAGTTACGTCAGCGTCAAGCAAAGCAAGGACGGAGTGCTCAAACAAGTGGTGCCCGAATATCGCCGCCTCAAAAACAAATACGAGCTGCTGTGGGATCAGACCAGCCCCGAAGGCTACCTCAAGATCATGGCCATACTGCAGAAGTACGTGGATCAAGGCATATCTGTGAACACTTCTTACAATCCCCAACACTATGAAGATGAAAAGATTCCCATGAGCGAAATGGTCAAGCATTTGGTTCTGTGTTACAAATGGGGCATCAAGCAACTGTACTATTTCAACACCTATGATGGTTCGGGCGAGATTGACCTGGATCGACTCTCCAACAAGCAGACTCTAATGGAGAGCCAAAGCACCGATCTCCAGGCCCAAGAACAGTGTGAAAGCTGTGTGATTTGACAACAAGAAAGAATTCAAAATGACTGTGCTCAACTTAAAACACAAAGATCATACCAAGAGCCTGGCCTTCCTTGATCCCGAGGGTGGCGTGGGCATGCAGAGATATGACACACTGAAATATCGACAGTTTGACAAACTCACTGACAAGCAGTTGGGATTCTTCTGGCGACCCGAAGAAGTGGATGTGTTGCGTGATGCCAAGGACTTCAAAGACCTCACAGCCAACGAACAGCACATCTTCACAGCCAATCTCAAGCGCCAGATCCTACTAGATTCGGTGCAGGGCAGGAGCCCCAACCTGGCTCTCTTGCCATTGGTGAGCCTTCCCGAACTCGAGACATGGATCGAGACTTGGGCGTTTTCAGAGACAATCCATAGTCGCAGTTACACACACATCATCCGCAACATCTATTCAGATCCAGCCAGCGTGTTTGATGGCATGCTGGACATAGAAGACATCATCACTTGCGGCAACGACATTTCGAAATACTACGATGATCTCATCCGTTACAGCCAATGGTATCAACTGCTGGGTGCCGGTGATCACGAATGCAACGGTGTCAAATTCTCAGTGAGCGAATATGAACTCAAGAAAAAATTGTGGTTGTGCTTGGCCTCGGTCAATGTTCTCGAGGGCATCAGGTTCTATGTGTCTTTCGCGTGCTCGTGGGCGTTTGCAGAGCTCAAGAAGATGGAGGGCAACGCTAAGATCATTAAGTTTATCGCACGTGATGAAAACGTGCACCTGGCCAGCACCCAACAATTACTGAAGATTCTTCCCACAGATGATGCCGATTACCAGCGCATCCGTGTCGAGACCGAAGAGGAAATGATCAGCATGTTCCGCGATGCCGTGGCACAAGAAAAAGCCTGGGCACATTATCTGTTCCGTGATGGCAGCATGATCGGACTCAACGAGCAACTGTTGTGCGACTACATCGAATGGATCGCCAACAAGCGCATGACTGCCATTGGATTGTCGGGCATTTTCAAGGGCGGCAGCAACCCTTTGCCTTGGACGCAGAAATGGATCGCCGGTGCCGAAGTGCAAGTGGCACCGCAAGAAACCGAGATCGTGAGCTATGTGGTGGGTGGCACCAAACAAGATGTCACCGAAAACACACTGGCTGGTCTCAGCCTTTGATTGGAGATAGAAACAATGTTGATAGTTTATAGCAAACAAGTGTGTCCGTTCTGTGTGAATGCAAAAAATTACCTCAAGCAAAACAACATACCCTTTACCGAAGTCGATGTCGAGAAACAGCCCGAAGCACTGGAATTCATACGCTCCCAGAATCATCGCACTGTGCCCCAGATCTATCTCAACGGCAAGTTATTCGTGCCCGGCGGTTGGCAAGGTTTAAGTAGCATGACCCCCGAGCAGATACGCGACGAGATCGAACTACGGGAATCACTTGATTCAGGAACCTTATGAAAATCGAAACCAACGAAATTTACACATTCAAACTCACCACCGGCGAAGAGTTCGTGGGCAAAGTCACTGCATCCGAAGATTCGGTGCTGGAGATCAATCAACCCATCAGCACCGTGATCTCTCCCCAAGGTCTGCAGATGATGCCCAGCCTGTTTTCCGCCAATCTTGAAAAAAACGTGCAACTAAATACTGCGGCATTGGTGATGGTGGCCACTGTGCGCGAAGATGTGCGTAACAGCTATATCCAAGCCACCACTGGTATCGCACCAGTGAGCCGCCAGATCATCACTGGATAGCATGCCCCACCGATTCGTGGTGATGGTAGACGGCGAGGTGCGTACATATCATCGATTCGAAGACATACCCGAAGACATCGAGCATGTGATCGAGTTCGATCCCCAAGTACCTCCCCCACCACACACCGATGCCGAGCACCAGGACCTGGAATCTTGGGGTACGAAGTTTGATGAACTCATGGAGAGAGAACATGCCCGCAGCCGCAAGGAAGGGTGACAGCAACGTGGTACATTGCAGTGGACACAACATCGCTTCTGCCAGCGGTGATGTGTTTGTGAACGGACGTGGTGCAGCCCGTCAAGGTGACAAAAGCACGGTACACAAACGTCCAGGAAAAAAATGTCCGTCACATTCGGCATCAATATCCAATGGCAGTGGCACTGTGTTTGTGAACGGACGCCCCTTTGCCCGAGTGGGTGATTCCTATGGTGGATGTACCCGCATCGCTTCGGGCAGCGGTGATGTGTTTGTGGGATAAACATGTCGCTGTCTAGTGTACAAACCATAGCCGGTGCTGGACTGCTGGCCAATCCACCCGCTGACATCGGGGTGGCGCTGGTGATCAGTGCTGGATTGGGCACTGCTCTTGATGCCTACATCAATGAACCAGTGATCGATGACTACGACAACATCGTCACACAATGCACCACCAATGCACCAGCAGCATTGGATGAATTGCGAGCTCTGGGCAGCACCAACTTGCCGGCATTGACCAACAATGCGCCCAGTACCTACACTCTGTCGCAACTTTATCCGGCGCCCAACTACAACAGCCAGATCTTTTACAGCACTGGCAGCCAAGTCATTTACCAAGGACGTGTTTTTTCGGCCACCACAGACACACAAGGCCAAGCACCGTCGTTGCCGTACTCGGATGAAACCACCTACGACACCGATGACCGAGTGTTGTACAACAGCAAGATCTACAAAGCACTGGGCTCGACCACTGGCAATCTTCCCACCGATCCCACATACTGGAGCCTGGTGGGAGATCCAACATGGACCGTGACACTGACTGTGTACCCGGCATTCTCCTCTGTGATCACAGCCACCGGAGAACGCATACTAGGCAACGGTGATCTCAGTCGATTCTGCCAGATTTTTGGCACAGCCCAGGGCTATGTTTTCCAAAGCAACTCGGTGATCGAAGCCGGCGAGGCCAGCACAGTTCTAGCACGCACATTCAGCACCAGCCAAGGTGGCATGAATACCTTGACCACTGGTGGACTCAATCAAGTCAGCAACAATCTATTGTCGTTGTCCACGGACATGTCGGCCCTGGGCCAGCTGATAAATCTAGCCAATCTCGACGAGCTGGGATTTCCTGGTGCGCTGTTGGCGCAGATTGGATTGATCACTGGGGGTACACTGCCCAACGTGGCAGATCTCTTGCTGGAAGCCGGCATCGATGAATCGGCCATCCGGGAACTCAGTTTTGGTACCAATGCTCTCACCAACGAACAAGAAAAATTGGCCTATCAAGTCATGCTGTCAGTGACCGGCGAAGATCTCGATCAGATACTGACAGTGCTGGGTGTGACCGCTTCGGGCATCACCAACATGGCCCAGCTGCTGGACCCTCGGCGCATATTTCCCAAGAGCTATTACACCTTGTTGTGTCCCACTGTGAACGGACTGTACAACATCTATCTAGGATCGGGATCAAACTGGAGCGTGAACACCAATCTCGTGTCGGTGTTTGCCACCGATCCGGTACAAGCCTATGTTGGCGCCAATGATCAAACCGGGCTGGAAACATTGAGCAAGATCATACCATCAGATCAAGCCCTGGCCAACAAATGCCTGGCACGCAGTCTACAGCAAGTCAAACAAATCGCCAGCACCAATCTCGCGGCCTTGGCCCGAGCCATGATCACAGTGGAAACCAACGATGATCTTTCGGCCATATCCACGCTGTCAGTGCCAATCCCCAATTCGGTGCGCAACTTCTATGAACAGAGCCTGGGTGAAGGAACTGGCGCCAACGGTCGTGTACTGCTCAGTGATGTGATCGGAGTGCCCAGTGGCATAGGACTCAATGCTGACATAGATTCTACAGTATCGGTACTGGGACAGATGCAACAGCTGAATGCCTTCGCTGCCTTGATCACCGACGGAGGCAGCGCATCAAGCACCAGCAACGGCGTGTACACCGTGATGGACTATGCTCTGACCACCACTTCTTATGTGTTGGAAACACCGGATTACCCCATGCCCGGAGACACCGGTTATCAGATCGTGATACCATCGGGTCTTCCCGGTGCTGGCACATATCCAGCGTCGCCGGCTGCTTCGTTGGCGGCTGCTCGCGAGGATGCCATGACTGCGGGACTGATACCAGCGGCGGCCACAGCCATTGCAAACATCGTCTCACAGTATCCCACCCAGTGTGACGCACTGAACCAGACTTGGATCGCGGTGGCCGACTATGTGAAACGCAATGTCGGTAATCTTGCCCTGGCCGAAGTTGACTTCAATCAGTTGGGCAACAACAGCCAGAGCAGTACCATGATCTGGGCCGAAGCCCTGCACGAATACGGGGTTGACATCTCGCCAGGCGGTGCCAACGAAATCGTCACTGCCTTGGCCAACACAGCCACACTCAGCGGGCAGAGCGTGCTGGCCAGTCTCCGCGAAGGACGCAACATCCAGCGCCTCAACCAAGCCGGTATCCAGCTAGACACCCAGCTCAACTAAGTCAGTGCCCACCAACCTGGTGGTTGACCAATAAATCCCATTTTCATACAATGTAGGCATACAGTAAACAACCAGGAGCCACAGCATGTCTAAGAAACACTTTGAACTGCTCGCCAAATACATCGACTCGATCCTTGACCCCCATGCCCGTCTCCAAGCGGCCATCGCTGTGGCGTCAGCCTGCAAAGAAGCCAACAGCCGCTTTGATCAGGATCTCTTCTTTTACGCCTGTGGCGTTGGTCCCGAACCCCAATGACAAGGGCGGTTGACCAATAAAGGCCATTTCTGGTATACTTGTTTCAACACTGCGATATCGGGATTCATTTTTACAGCGTGAGTGATGTTGAGGGTCAAGACCGATGGTCCCGAGCAGCCCGATATCCAAGATTTTGAACTGCTCACCCACTCCTTCATGGTGCCACTGGATGCGCCAACGAATCACTTGGTCCAGAGTTGGTAAGTGCTCACTGACCTAAGTTAGCGGGCACTTACCAGCTGGGTTTTCTCAGGTTGACCAGAAATTACCAATTTCATATAATATAGACATACAGTAAACAACAAGGAGCAGACGATGACTACAGCAATCTACCAAGAACTCGACCAGCAAGAATTGCGCGAACTCCGCATGTTTGGTGCCACCCGTGAGCAAGTAGAAGAAGCCGTTGCCAGTTACGTCCGTGAAGGCGACTCGGCTGTGCAAATCATCACTCGCATGATGATGTCGGCCTGGCGCGAACTGAACTGGGGCGAAGTGGAAGATGCACGCCAGACCCTGAACCGTGTGAAGATCACCATCCAGCGGTTCTACCGCGGCGACGAGCGTGGCTTCTTTTTTGATCCTGCTGGTCAGGCCTTCTCGATCCTCAGTGACGCCCAAGAGCTCATGGGGTACGACGACATCGTGCGAGCCAAGATGTGCATCGACGAAGCAGTTCAATTCATTGAAAAAGGAGACAACATCCGTGTCTAACACTCTCAACGAAGTGGTCGAACAACTGATCTACCTTTCGGAAATCCGTGGCGAGCTGGACCTTGAAGGCAATGCCCGCACCGAACAGCGTATCGCGGAACTCAACGCCGAATATTTGCGGCTACAAGACCTGGAAACCCCGGTTGACCAATAATGGTGATTTCGGCTATAATATAGCATAGTTAGAAATTAGGAGCCAGACATGAATACCGCAGTTACCCTTACCGCAGAAGAGTTCACCCGGATCCATAACGCTCTTTGCTTTGCCCACGCCGATGGGATCCAAAAGACCGTCGAGATCATCCGCGAGGCACTGGCTGGTGCTTATCAGCAAGAAGAGCAAGACTTTGATCGCAAGATGGACTACTATGGTCGATTCAAGGCCGATCACAAGCTCGAATCCATCTGGAGCATGTACGAACTACCCGAGCATGGATTCCTCAAAGACCATCCCTATCCTGGTGATGCGACAGTGGTCTATCAAGGTGAGCGTGTGCCAGTTTTCGGCTTTACTTGGGGCGATGTGTATCGTGCCGCTGACTGGGCCATCCGCAACAGCGGCGATGATCATCACATCTTTATCGAAGCGTTTGAGTTACGGAACGGCAACGAACTGCATTTGGTGACCGGATCATGATACGAATACTCGTGTACTTGGCTTTGGGCGCGTTCTTGATGCTGTTATGGCAAGACCCCGACAATGCATTTTTTGAATTGGAGAATCTCTATGAAAACATCAAGACCCTGGTCGTCCACGGAGTTCAATGGCTTAAAAGTGGCATGTGACTGGATTAGAGATCTCGAAAGTTCAGACAGCCGGTTGCACAAAGAAAGTGTGATCGAAAAGGCTGTCATGGCCGCCAAACTGGGATCGGCCAATGCCCAGTGTTTTTTGTACTGTGCGTATCTGGCCTACAATCCCTACTTCGCTTACAACGTCAAGAAGGTGCCCGAAAGCTCGGGCCTTGAAGGCCGACCCAATCCTTGGGTGCGATTCTGGGCCTTGTGTGAAAGCCTGCGCACACGAAGTGTCACAGGCGGCAACGCTCGAGCAGCCATCGAGGAAATCATGCAGGAGTTTGACAGCGATGAGTGGAACGGCTTGGCTCGCCGAGTGTTGATCAAGGATCTCCGTTGCGGCGTCAGCGAAAAAACCATCAACAAGGTGTGCAAGAACACCGAGTGGGCCATCCCAGTGTTCACTTGCCAGCTGGCACAGGACAGCACAGATCAACCCCGCAAGCTGAAAGGCCGCAAGCGTCTGGAGTGCAAATTGGATGGCGTTCGTGTGCTGGCAGTTGTCAATGGCAATTCTGCCACATTGTACAGTCGCAACGGCAAGGCGTTTGAAAACTTTCCGCAGATCGCAGAAGCCATCGAAAACGCAAGATCATTGTTCCGGCATGGCTTGAATTCAAATGGCCGATTCGTGTTAGACGGAGAAGTGGTGGGCGAGAGTTTCCAAAAGCTCATGCGCCAGGCACATCGCAAGAGCGATGCTCGAACAGATGGCATGATCTATCATATCTTTGACATCATTCCCTTGGACGACTTCGAGCGCGGATATTGGAACGCACAGCAACACAAACGACTGGCCATCCTGGACCAGGCTCGTGAGCGTCTCGAAGAACAGACCGATTGCCTGCGCATCATGCCGGGCCTGGAAGTGGATCTCGACACAGCCGAGGGACATGACATCATGCGCAGATTCGCCGAGGATGCTGTGAAAGAGGGATTCGAAGGCATCATGATCAAGGCCGTGGACGCTCCCTACGAGTGCAAACGCACCAGCTTTTGGATGAAATGGAAGCCCACCATCACAGTGGATCTCAACATCACGGGTTTCGAGGAAGGTACCGGTCGCAATGCCGGCCGCCTCGGCGCCATGATTTGCGAAGGGAAAGACAATGGACGTGACATCCGGGTCAATGTTGGCAGTGGCTTCAGTGACAGTGATCGTGATCAGTATTGGCTGGATCGATTGGCGCTTCTTGGTCATGTGGTTGAAGTCGAAGCTGATGCCATCACACAAAACCAAGACGGAAGTTACAGCCTCCGATTCCCGAGATTCGTGAGATTCCGCGGTTTCGAATCAGGTGAAAAGGTTTGATAAACACATTGTTGGTGGCTGGTTGCAGTTTCACTGCTGGTAGCAGTGATCTAGATACCGCTCGACGTGATCCCCAGGTTTGGTCGCATTTTTTGCTGGATGGCATTGACATGTACGCCAATTTGGGCCTGTCAGGCGGTGGCAATTTCGCCGTTGCCAACAATGTCATGATGTTTCTGCAACGGCAACCACATTTTCGTCCCGAACATACCCGGGTATTGTTCAACATCAGTGACATGGCTCGAGTGGATGTGATGTGCGAGGCCGACGACGTCACTGGCAGTGCCAATTTTCCTTGGTCTTCGGTGTTGGGGGTGAACTGGCGCACACACGGATGCAGGCCAGTCAAACATCTCAAACGCATGGGCATACCGCCCGCAGAGTGGACCAATGAACTGGCTTTGATGGGAATGATCAGCTATCTAGAACTTCGTGGATTTGATTATCATTTCATGTACATGTTGGAGCACACTGCCCGTAATCTGTCGCCCTGGTTCCAGGACTTCATGAACACACGAGCACACCGGAGAGTGGACCTCGAAGGTCACGGCGGCATGATGGAGTATTGCCGATCCAACAATCTCGTGACCGATCAAGACAACTGGCATCCCAGCATCCAGGGACATGGTGTGATATCGCAATTGGTAAAAAAACATCTGGGAGTTCCAAACACATGAGCGGACTTTTGTATACATCATCTCTGATGTTTTGTATAGTGTCATTCCTGGACCGGGACCCGGTGTGGTTGGGACTGGGATTGATGATGGCATTCCTTGGAATCATATCTGAAAAAGGAGAACACAATGATTGACCGTCGCGAGTGGTTGCATTATTTGGTATGGCGATTGAAACGCATGTGGAAACAGATCCAATCAAAGAAATATCTACCTGATCGTTTGGCCAGACCGTCTTGATCAATCACGAGATATCTAGTAACATCTACTGGCAGTGATGGGGCACGATAGATAGGGGTTGGCGGACAAAGGCGCCTTGGTCCATGGCTCAGCCACTTAATTCCTATCGCGGGTGTGACACCGCTCAGTACCTACCAAGGGCCCGATCGAGGTAGGTACAAAACTCAAGTGATGTGCCTGGAAAGCACCACTCCTTGGGGGGTAAGCCAATGAGTGGCCCACGGTGAAAAGCCTTATGGTGCTTGTTACAGAGATCTCTGATTGTCATGTCGATGGAATCTAGCTCACTTAAAAAAACGACCCCGGATCTGCACCGATTCTATGTGTGGGTACATACCATCGAACAGTGGTATGCTGTGATGCGCGAGTGCCGGGATTGGTTCGGCAGCCAGTGGCACACACAGCCCCGAGTGCGCCGCAAACTCGTTCACAATCATGGGGTGATACCGGTATGGTTCGACGTGCCCGATGAGCGCTGGGCCACTTGGGTGGCCACCAAGCTAGCGGTTATTGTAAGCAGTGATAACCACCCAAGAAGCGATAAATAATCTTATGATCCTGACTGCACTCATGTTCTTGGTGGCGCTGGCCTTGAGCGTCATCGCCGCATTTTACAGCATAGTGGGCTTGACGGCTATATTTTCGGCCTCGGTGTTGCCCATCATCATCATGGGTGGTGTGCTGGAAGCTGCCAAACTGGTGGTCACGGTTTGGCTGCACGAACATTGGGGCCAGTGCAAGTTGGCCATGAAGTTGTATTTGGTGCCCGCAGTGGCAGCACTCATGCTGATCACCAGCATGGGAATTTTTGGATTTTTGTCAAAAGCACACCTAGATCAAGCTGTGCCCACCGGTGATGTGGCCGCACAGGTCGCGCTGATAGATGAGAAAATAAAAAACGAGCGAGACACCATCGAAAACGCACGATCGCTGATCAAGCAATTGGATGACGCAGTGATCGGAATCCAATCGGCCGGCAATGATCGAGAGATAACTCGTCGAGATGGAAGCACCTATACCCAAAGTTCGGCTGAGCGTGCTCTTGCTGTGCGCCGCAGCCAGGCCCGAGACCGAGACAATCTCACTCGCACCATCGAAGCCGCACAGGCTCGCATAGTAAAACTCCAGGAAGAGAAAGCGCCCATGGCACGAGATCTGAGAAAGATCGAGGCCGAAGTCGGTCCCATACGTTATGTGGCCGCTTTGCTTTACGGCGACAATCCCGATGAGAATCTCCTGGAACGTGCAGTGAGATGGATGATTGTATTATTGGTGGCAGTGTTTGATCCACTGGCCATCATGATGTTGCTGGCCGCCACCGAAAGCCTGAAATGGCACCGGGAAAGAAAAGCAGCCATCGTTACCGAACCGGAGACTCCAGATGCACCCGCTAATGATACCAGTGTTGACAAAGATTTGGATGTGGATGCCGTACATGATGACCAAGGATCTCATGAATTGGACGCTACACCCGTGGTCGATCAAGATACCCGAGACCAATCTCGAGAAGATGTGGCCCCACGTCTAGTGGACTATCAAGTGCTGGATGACGTGTCGGACGAAGAACCCGAACCTTATGTGCCAAAACAACCAGCACACACAGCGATGCCTGAAAATGGCAAATACTTTTATCAGAATCCCGACATCGATTGGAGCAAACCCACCGAGTCCACGGAGGCTGCATCGTTGAGCGACGAACACATGGCACAGCTACAACAAGAGTTGGCGCCAGTGCCTGATTTCATCGCCGAAGAAGATCCGGTCAGCGAAGATCCAGTGATCAAGCAAGCACAACATCTTTGGAAAAACGACAATCCCGGAAAAACTCTCAAAGAGCAACGACGCCTGGTGATCATGGGTCGCATACCCGAGCCAGGCTGGATGGAATATCTCGACGATCCACGCATACGTCGCGATGTTGGATTTGGTCCAGCTTGGCCCGAAACCCCCGTCAAGGGCGACATGTATGTGCGCATCGATCAGATGCCGAGTTTGCTCTACAAATTCAACGGTACGAAATGGATCGAAGTTGACAAATCACAAACAGACAGCTATAGTTACAACAATGCCTACATCGAACATCTCATCAACAAGATCAGTACCGGTGAATACGACCCCGAATTGCTCACCGATGCCGAACGTCAACAGATAGAAAAAAGGCTTGATCAGGAGAATCAGTGAAAGAACAGCAAGCACTTGATTCTTGTGCATTCTGCGGCAAGCACAAGGACGCAGTACAAAAACTCATAGTCAGTGAAAATTCGGCCATCTGCAATGAATGTGTGTCATTGTGCCAGGAACTACTGACCGACCCCGAAGCTTCCGAAGCACACGATTCGGTTGAACAAAGAAACCATGATCCCAGACAGCTCAAGACGTTCTTGGACGACTATGTGATCGGTCAAGACAGTGCCAAGATAGTGTTGGCCGTGAGCGTGATCAATCACTACAAGCGTATCAATCGCGACAAGTCATCGCCGGAAATACAAAAAGCCAACATACTCATGCTGGGTCCCACGGGCTCGGGAAAAACTCTGTTGGCACGCACTGTGGCTCGGTATCTGGATGTGCCTTTTGTGATCGCCGATGCCACTTCCATCACCGAAGCCGGATATGTGGGCGATGACGTGGAAAGTCTGATCAGTAGATTGTATGCGGCTGCTGACTACAACATCGAACGTGCCGAACGAGGAATCGTGTTCGTGGACGAGATCGACAAGATCGCTCGAAAAAGCGAAAGCTCTTCGATCACCCGAGACGTGAGTGGCGAAGGCGTGCAACAGGCCTTGCTGAAACTGGTAGAGGGCACCGAATGCCGAGTTCCCACACAGCCCGGACGCAAACATCCCAACGGAGAGAATCTAGAGATCGACACCACCAACATACTGTTCATAGCCGGTGGAGCCTTCGTGGGGCTGGAAAGCATCATACAACGTCGATTGATTGGCTCAAGCATGGGATTCCAGAATCCTTTGCCCGAGAAAAAGTCGGTGTCTCTCAGTGCAGTGACACCCGACGACCTGGTCAAGTTTGGCATGATACCCGAGTTCGTGGGAAGATTTCCCACAGTGATAAATCTCGATCTCTTGGATCGCGAAGACATGATGCGCATACTCACTGACGTGCGCAACAATCTAGTGGATCAGTATCGTTGGATCTTCCAGCAAGATGGGGTGGATCTCAACTTGTCAAGGCCGGCGCTGGAAGCCTTGGTGGATCGATCTCGTGGTTCGGGCACCGGAGCTCGTGCCTTGCACAGCGAGCTCGAGCGAGTGTTGATGCCGCACATGTATCATCTGCGCGACTATCACGATCGAGGAATAAAGTGTGTAGATATCGACACCGAGTTGGTAAATACCCCATCATCATTGTAAAAGGAGAATCATGGCTCTACATGGAAGAAGTGTTATAGTCACCGACGGCAACGTCGAAAAGGCTCTGCGCAAGTTCAAGAAGAAGATACAGAATTCGGGTCTGCTCATGGATCTACGCGAGCGAGAGACCTACGTCAAACCCACCACACGTCGCAAGACCGCCAAAAGCCTGGCCAAAAAACGCTGGGAGCGTTACATCAAAGGTCAGCAACTGCCCCCAAGAATGTACTAGAGTGTACATTGAGTTTGACATCCTTGATGTGGATGTCGATTTTGACACGTTGGAATATCAGGTCCGCGAATGGGCCCGGATACATCATGTGCCTTTTACCACCAAAGTGGCCCGCGGATTGAAATACCGTCTGGGACTGAACTACCCCGAGCATTTCACTTTGTTTTTTATGACCTGGGCTGGTTGTGATTACCGAGTCAGGAATGCCGGAAAATCTTGACAGTTCGCGATATCTGCTGTATAAATAACATTGTAGTGCCGATAGTCGGGCTACACATTAGTCAACTTGCTTAACAAAGGAGAAGACATCATGACTAAAATCACAGCGTTTGACCTTTCCCCGTTTTATCGCAACACCATCGGTGTGGATCGATTGTTTGATCGCATCACCAATCAGATCGATTCTGCTGCCGGCAACAACTACCCTCCCTATGACATCGTCAAGACCGGGGATGACAGCTATGAGATCCGAGTGGCCGCAGCCGGATTCCGTCAAGGCGACATCGAGGTAGAATTCCATGAAGGACGCCTCACCATCCAAGGCAACGGTGCTGGTGTGGAAGAAAACGTGGAGTATCTGCATCATGGTATTTCCAGTCGCAGCTTCACCCGCACGTTCACTCTTGCCGATTATGTAGAAGTGCAATCGGCGGAAATGCAGGAAGGTATTTTGAGGATCAAGCTGGAACGAGTGGTACCCGAAGCGATGAAACCACGCAAGATCTCCATCGCGTATCAATCCGAAAACAACAAGGCTTAAATAACAGTGGGCCCACTCGGGCCCACTTCTGAGGAATCCATATGTCACAATTGGACGCGAATACAAAAATCAAAACCCGTGCTGTGCTTGGCGTCAAAGAGCCGTCGATGTTCAAGGTCATCTACATGAATGACAATCAGACCACGATAGAATTTGTAATCGAAAGCCTTATCGAGCATTTCGAATATACCTTGGACACAGCCACCCAGATCACGCATGACATACATCAGTCTGGTTCAGCAGTGGTGGCAGTGTTGCCCTACGAAGTGGCCGAACAAAAAGGCATCGAGATCACTCATGCTGCTCGGAACCAAGGCCATCCCTTGCAAATCAAACTCGAGCCCGAAGAAGTCTAGATATCAATCTCAAAGCGTCGTGGAAAATAAACTGTTTGGTTCCACGATGCTTGTGCATGTCCTCGGGGGTTGCTGACAAATCTCACACCATCGATGACCTTGTCAAACATGCCAGGATATCGTCCCACGCACCAATGACTGATCTTGCTCTCGAGATCGTTGCCAATCACCTGCCGCATCCATTTGTTGCCGATCACTCCCACATCATATTTCGATCGTAGGTCTTGGTCGTGTTCGATCAAGCAATGATAGGGCACACAATTCGTGACCACCACGATCTTGCGCACCTCGGGATGTCTTTGCAGTTTCAACACCGAGCTGGAGAGATACTTGGCCTCGCTGTTGGCCAGATTGGATATCACTTCAGTGACGTTGGTGTGATGATGCGTGGTATGACAAAACCAGGCCTGAGCTTGATCGACATCGATGTCGGGATCAAAGTCCCAGGTCCACCAACCATTGGTTCCGATCACCGCCACCCCGTTCATGATCACACAGTTGTCCTGTAGATACACGAGATTGTTTATGGATTGGCACAACCGATCTATGTCGTGATAGTTGCGGCCGATGTCGCTGCAATCGTTGATGTGCTCGCCTTCGCCGTCGATGTAGATAGTGGCTTTGTAGCATTTGGATATGTCGGTGAGTGTACGGTGTAGCTCGGCTTGATCTCCCGTGACATTTCCTGCTATAATGCACACAGGACTCGTGGCTTGGTGTTCCCAGTCCAGGCTCTGGCGCCAGCTGTCCACATGTAGGTCTGAAATTAGATCAAAGGCAAATTGCATAGGTACATATTTAAAAGGTCAAACACATGAACATAATATTTGGTAAAGACAAACTCGAAGACGTGGACGAGCGCTACGTGGTATTGGAACTTGACACATTTCTGCTGCCCAACGCTGACCAACCAACCACTGCATACTGCGTGGTCGACAGCCTGGACCTGGACGAAATACCCATGGTCAATCATTTCCGAGAGCTGCACAGCAACCTGCTCAAGAACTATCGTTCACAGAACTGGAATTTTTGCGAGCAAGCCTTGGAGCATCTCACTCCCAAGTGGCGTGGAGAACTGGCTTCATTTTATCAGGAACTGGCACGCAGGATCGAACAATTCAAGCAAGAACCACCCGGTGATGGCTGGGATGGTATCATTGATCGCCGCGGTGATGGCACCGCAGCAACAAATTCTTGATGTCGTCTCGCGTGCGGCGTTCGTTGTCGCTGACCAATCGAAGACGGTGCTGGTGGTGGCTTGAAAGCCACCGTCTCGCCATCTTCCAACGCTGACCTCGGTGATGTTGCCGGCTGACTGTAACGGCAACATCATAGTTGTGCTTGAATTCGCCCAACACATGCTGATAAAATCGATCACTGAAAAACAGTTCTTTGTTGTGGGCGCATATTTCTTGCAGGCGTCCATGATAGTAGCTGCGTTGCTGTTGATCCCAGCTCTGTATGCTTTTCATGGTTTTGATGATGGCATGCAGTCTCGACAAAGGATCAACGATGCTGTCATAGCCCTCGTCGATGATTCCGTCAAAGGTCTTGAACCCATACTCTCTTAGATATCCGAGACTGCCCGGGGTGGCAGCCAGTATAAATGGTTTGCCACAGGCTATGGGTCGCAAGATCTTTTCGGTGAGATGATGACGAGGATCATCAAACAAAGTTTCCAACACCACCTCCCACCAACAGCGTTGATAGTCGCGCCAGTCATATGTGGCACTGTGATCCGGGGTGCTGGTATTCAACGGCAACACTGTGAGATCATTGGTGGGCTTGAAATCATGATTGTGGAATCGGTGATCGAGATAGCTGCCACCTTGATCAGTGGGCGCGAATCCCATGTGCGAGGTGCTGACCAAGCCCGACTCTATCACGAGATCTGCGAACTTGAGGCGATATTCTCGGCTACCCGACCAAGCACGATTGTAGATCAAGAAATCGCGCTGATACGGTTCGTGATATTGCAGTGCAGGATCGTGCCAGGCATAGCGATACCAGTCTCTAGCGATCATGGCATGGCTCCAATAGTACACTGGTTCGAGTCCAATGTTTCGATACCGTCGCACATGCTGGCTGTTCTTTTCGCTGTGACAGATCAAATTGACATCGCTGGTGACCAAAAAGCACAGTGCGGCGAGATTGTATTGCGCGATCTCGCTGATGAATCTTTGATTTTCGCCGTACCATCCCAGGGCCGGCACATGTCGATGCAACCACTGGGGCAACACCGAGATGATGTGGTCGGGTGCATGAGCATCGAAATCCAAGGGCTCTTGATCGTGCATGATCATGAATCGGCTGTCGTTCCAATCGGTCCAATCTCGCCCGCTGTCACACAGCTCTCCCAGGTCCAGTAGTTTTTTGCTGCCATGCGGAAAAAAGCGATAAATTATTGTGTCATCATGTGTGATACGATTGAGAAAGTTATAGATTTCATCAAAAGGAATATTCATGTCTAAAAATATTGGATTTATCGGTCTTGGTAAACTTGGCCTGGATTGCGCCGAAGTGTTCGCAGAACAGTATACTGTGCGCGGGTACGATATTTACCCACGCAGCAGCGAATCGGTCAAGGTTTGTAGCATCGAAGAAACTGTGAGAGAAAGTGATTGGATCTTCATCGCTGTGCCCACTCCACACGAACAAGGCTATGATGGCAGTGTGCCCAGTAGCCACATGGAACCAAGAGATTTTGGCCATCAGGCCGTGAAAGACAGTCTGGTGGCAGTGAATCAATACGCAGACTCGCCCAAGCGAGTGGTGTTGATTTCCACGGTGCTACCTGGCACCACACGCCGGCATTTTGCATCGTTGTTGAACAAAAAGCATCAGTTCCTGTACAATCCCTATCTCATCGCCATGGGATCAGTGAAGTGGGACATGGTCAACCCTGAGATGGTGATGATCGGCAGCGAAAGCGGTGACCCTGCCGAAATGCAGGAACTCATCGACATCTATCAGCCGCTCATGCAAAACGATCCTAGATACGTGACAGGAACCTGGGACGAGTGCGAAGCCATCAAGATCTTCTACAACACATTCATTTCGGCCAAGGTGGGCATCGTCAACATGATCCAGGACTTTGCCATGAGGATCGGCAACATCAATGTAGATGTTGTCACAGACGCCTTGGCCCAGAGCACCATGCGTATCATGGGACCCAAGTACATGACCGCAGGCATGGGTGATGCTGGTGCATGCCATCCCCGGGACAACATCGCTCTGCGCTGGCTGGCCAAAGAATACGATCTCGGTTATGACATGTTTGACACCATCATGCATGCCCGAGAGATACAAGCCCAGAATCTTGCCAACTTCTTGGTGCGCACCAGCGAAGAAAACGGCAATCTGCCCATCGTGATACATGGCAAGGCCTACAAGCCCGATGTTCCCTATTGCATCGGATCATATTCCACTTTGGTGGGACATTATGTAGAGCGTCACGGGCGTGGGGTGTTCTATGTAGATCCCTTGGCCGACGATGACACTGGCGTGATGTCCACATTTACCAAACCCGCAGTGATCCTGATGGCGCACAATCGCAACATCACATATGGTTATACCGGCGAGCAAGGCGAAGATCGCAACTACTTTGAATTTTTGCCAGGCTCGGTGATCGTTGATCCCTGGCGCCAGATGCCCGACATGCCGGGCATGACAGTGATCCATTATGGTAATACCCGAGCAAGCTGAGTTTGGTAGGATCTATCTAGATCCGGTCTGGGCACTGAGCCATCGCGAGCTTGAGTATGATCACGAAGAATTCAACAACCCCAGTGACACACTCGAATGGCGGGGGCTGGGGTTCACCCAGACCCGGTTCACTGGAGATCTCTACGACATGCGCCGCAGTGAACCAAGCTGGATGCAACAGATACGGGAACAGATACCCATGCGACACTGGAGCTGGTCTCTGTATCGCATGAGATCTGGAGATGTTCTGCCCGAACACAGCGACACCTACAGCAAGTTTCGCAACATCTATGATGTGTCAGACACAAACACCATACGGAGATATGTGTTGTTCATGGAACCCTGGCAGAGCGGTCATTATTTTGAAATAGACGGCACTCCCATCACTGGTTGGCAGGCCGGAGATGGGGTGTACTGGCACGGAAGCACACCGCATCTCGCAGCCAACCTGGGGCGCACACATCGTTATACCCTCCAGATCACCGGTGTGATATCACGGGAGAATGTATGATATCCAGCAGCAACGAATGGGACAAACTGCGAGAAGTCATAGTGGGTTCGGCCTGGGGCAGCCATTGGCCCAAGCATGATCCAGTTTTTTCTCGTGAATCCGAACTCACATCATGGATCGACGCCCCGGTGCCATCGGGACCGGTACCGTCTTGGATCGTAGACGAAGCCAATCAAGATCTAGAGGTTTTTTGTAAGTTGTTGATCGATGCTGGTGTGCGAGTGCATCGCCCCGAACCCCAAGATTTTTCTCTCACCGATGGCATGTACAACTATTGTCCGCGAGATCGAGTACTGGTGGCCGATACCACCGTGGTAGATGTGGCCATGATGTATCCTTGCCGTGATCAAGAAATACACAATCTACACAGATTTCTCCTTACAGCACCATTGATCACCATGCCCCGAGATCAAGGTCTTTGTTTAGATGCTGCCAATGTGTGCCGTCTCAACGATGATTGGTTGGTGCTCCGCAGCCGCAGTGGCAACGATGCTGCCATAACTTGGTTGCAGGAAACCTTTCCGCACAAACGAATACATGCGTGTGACTTCTATCAAGGTGTACACATCGACAGCACCATACTGGCCTTGCGCGAGGGCGTGGTCATGCTCAATGCCAGTCGCGTCAACGAACACAATCTACCATCGGTGTTGAAAAACTGGGACAAGATCTGGGTCGATGACATCCAATCAAGAGAATTCCACCACTATCCTTATTGCAGTGCTTGGGTGGGCATGAACGTGTTCAGCATCGATGCCCGCACAGTGATCATGGACAGCATACAGGTGCCGCTGGCACGGCAACTCGAAGCCCATGGGTTTGATGTGATCCTTACACCCATGCGACATTGCCGCACTTTGGGCGGTGGCCCCCACTGTGTGACCTTGGATCTTTGGAGAGAACATGGATAAACAACCCGATCAACTCACGGCACTGTTGCAGCAACAGATAACCCGTGCCGTGGATTCCATGGTACAGCAACACGTGATCGATTTCATCAACGATCTTGCCATGGATCCTGAGTGGATGGAAAAAATCGAGACCTTGGTGTCCCAGAATTTTTCCCAGAAAATCACCGATCTCTTGAACACTGTAGATGTCAATCAATTGGTGCTCAACAATCTAGATGCGGCCATCGATCGTTATCATGCCCGCATCCTTGAAGGATTCCGCACCAACGGCATACACGATCAATCCACGGCCAATCAGATCACTGTCACCGATGAAGTGACTTTGGTCAACAATCCACTCATGGCGCACTCCCTGGCCGTGGAACACGACACCGAGTTACAAGGCACCACCACTGTACAAGATCTCGTGGTAAAAAACACCATCAACACTGATGCGCCGGCCTGGCAACAGTTGCGCGAACAGATGGCGGATGCCACCATGTCACGTATCACCCAAGAGTGGCGTGACACATTGGTGCAACAAGTCTTGGATCTGGCCAAGACGCAGGGCATCGAATTTGGCAACGTGGACATCAATGGGTTTCCGTTGATCATGGGCAATCGTCTCAATCCCGATGTCACTGTCACCAATATACAAAAACTGGGAGTGTTGCAGAACATCACAGTGTCGGGACGCGGAGACTTTTTTGACACTCTATCAGTGAGACAAAAACGCATAGGTGTCAACACCAGCGATCCTGATTCAGCGCTCAGTGTCTGGGACGAAGAAATATCGTTGTCCATCGGCAAACACGACAAAGAGACAGCGTTTGTTGGCACCAGCCGTCGACAGCGACTGGCCCTGGGAGTGAACCGACAGCCAGTGATCGTGATCGATGAAAACAACTTGGTTTCGATGCCGGCGCTCAGGATCGATCGCTGGAAAGTGGGACACAGTTCCACAGTGCCCGGACACAGCGGCACACGTGGTGACATCATGTTCAACAGCGATCCCAAACCAAACACACCGTTTGCATGGGTGTGTTTGGGAGCCGCGAGATGGCAAGCACTGATGGCGGTACCCCAATCATGAGAGTGAACTGGGTGGTCACCGCCGACTATGATCCAGGACTGGGCACGGATCTCAAGCCCCTGCACGACATCGGACCTTTCTGGGGCAGTTGGCAAAGTTGGCGTGCCTGTGGCACCGACAACGTGATCTGTTACGAGATGTCACGCTGTCAAGAACTGTTGAAGCGACGCTTCCAGGATCAGTGCAATTTTTACATGCCTCGCAAGCATTTTCAAAGCCTGGGAAGGCCCAGTGGTGTCAGTCTCTACGAGGGTGATTATCAAGAATATGTGTTGGGCATCGAAGACATAGTGAGCTTGCATCTAGCGGCTCCATCTTCGGATCTGATACTGATGTTGGGCTGGGATCTCAGTTTACCACCACCCATGGAAGATAGATTTGAAGCACATCGTCTCAGGAATCGCCTGGGGCTGATACGACGTGTCATGGTTGACTATCCCGATGTACAGTGGGTCATCATCGATGCTGTCAAAACACCCGACAAGAGCTATACCGATTTACCAAATGTGACCTGTGACAACATGAACAATGTACTGAGTCTCTTGTCATCATCAACTGGAGAATAAAATGCTGGCAGGAAAAGTATGGGGAAATACCGAACTCTTGGAAGCCAATGGAGTATTGGAATTCCATAGGATCGAAGCTCGACAAGGCGGTGTGTGTAGCAAGCACTGCCATCGCCATAAATGGAACGGATTTTTCGTAGAATCTGGTCGCTTGTTGGTGCGAGTCTGGAAAAAGGACTATGATCTCGTGGATGAAACCATTTTGCATCCGGGGCAGTATACCAAAGTGGCACCCGGAGAGTACCATCAGTTCGAAGCACTAGAGGATACCATTGCTTTCGAGCTTTACTGGGCCGAGTTTGATCACAACGACATAGAACGGGAAACGGCCGGATTCAATCGCTGACCGTTTGCTGTTGCAACATAATCATGCCCGTGTTACAATACTGGTATGACTACTACACACTCTCGCATCGGTTTCGCATGCAAATGGCTCACTGATCCCTCGGAATGCGGGGGCATGAAAGTGAATGCCTCCAACCGTGAACTCAATGGTAGATCAACCACCATGCGCTGGCTGCGCGAGCACCCCGAGGAAGCCGAACAACGCCAGTGGGACATCATGAACCACAATGCCGCTGCGGCCTTGCGCATGGTCGAGACCGTGGGCGCTCTGGAGCCGGAACTGCGGATGGTACGCCTGGGTTCAGAGATGTTGCAGGGCTACACCGAGCCCAGCTGGCGCGAGTGGTGGCAGCGCCGGGAGATCCAGGACCATTGCGAGCGTATATTTGCGCCCATCGGCGAAGCTGCTCGTCGCTTGGGTGTAAGGCTCAGCTTCCATCCCGGACAGTTCTGTGTTCTGGCCAGCGAAAGCGAAGACATCGTAAATAGAAGCATAGAGGAGTTTGAATATCATGCAGATATGGCCCGCTGGATGGGTTATGGACGTACCTTCCAGGACTTTAAAATCAACGTCCACATCTCGGGTCGAAAAGGTCCAGCCGGTATCATCCACACACTTGGGCGTCTCTCACCAGAGGCGCGAAATTGTATCACCATCGAAAACGACGAAATGTCCTGGGGACTCGACGCCAGCCTCGAACTGGCAGACCATCTCGCTCTGGTGTTAGACATACATCACCACTGGATCAAGACCGGGGAATACATCAGTGCCCAGGATGACCGTGTCAAAAAAGTTCGTGACAGTTGGCGTGGTCTGCGTCGCCCGGTCATACATTACAGTGTCAGCCGTGAGGACATACTGGTCGGGCACGATGTAGATGTTGCTCCGGACTTGACTGATCTGTTGGCCCGGGGCTACAAGAAAGGCAAACTTCGAGCACACAGCGATTTCTACTGGAATCGTGCAGTCAATGAGTGGGCAGCCACTTTTTCCACAGAGTTTGACATCATGTGCGAAAGCAAAGGCAAGAACCTAGCCAGCCATTCGTTTGCTCGGGAGTATGTGTTGTGATAGATTTGTTGCGACCCACGTTTGCATGGATCAAACAAGACTTCCGCAGTTATCCATTGAGATTCGTGCTAGAAGCATTGGCCTGGGCCTTGAGTATCGGTTGCAGTTTGTGGATGGCGGCCACCGTGCCCAACCCTCCGCTGATATTGATATATCCGTTCTTTATTTTGGGTTGTGCGATCTATGCCTGGGCCGCTTGGACCCGGCAAAGTTTTGGGATGCTGGCCAACTACATGCTGTTGGCCGGCATCGATTCAGTGGGCCTGACTAGGATGATTTTTTCGTAGCAGATTTATTGGTTTTTGCGACCACGGCTTTTTTGGCGCGTGTCACGGTGCGCTTGGCAGCACCAGCAGCACCAGCAGCAGTGCTCTTGACAGCCTTGGTAGCTACCTTGACATCAGCGGCATCGACTTTGCCATCCTTGTTGAGATCGGCAGCGTCTTTTACACCTTGCACAGTGTTGGTCACAGCAGCCTTGGCGTCTGCGAGATCGACCTTGCCGTCGGCGTTGACATCAAGATTTTTGGTTCCACGATTGAACCAAATGATGGTTCCTATTGCGATGATAGCAATCAGTCCCAGAGCTAATTCCATGTTGAGTATCTCCTATAGTGCAGCTATTTATGAAATAATTTTTTTTGCATTGCATAAAAATAAATAGATGCAAAATTTAGGGGACGAACATGCATCACACCAAACAGGCACAAATATACGAATTACAACAGCAGTGGTCCAGCGATCCGAGATGGCAAGGCGTGAGACGAGAATACAGCGCCGAAGACGTGATACGACTGCGCGGATCCGAACCCGAAGTGCATACTCGAGCCACGAATGGTGCCAAGAAACTCTGGCGACTGCTCAATGAAAACGATTACATCAACACTCTGGGTGCATTGACGGGCATGCAGGCCCTGCAACAAGTCAAAGCAGGGCTCCAAGCCATCTATCTGAGTGGGTGGCAAGTGGCTGCGGACGCCAACTTGGCCGGGGAGATGTATCCAGATCAAAGCCTGTATCCAGCGGATTCAGTGCCCGCAGTGGTGCGCCGCATCAATCACACATTCGAACGTGCGGATCAGATCCAATGGATGGAAGATAAAAACGATCACGATTTCTTCGCTCCCATCGTGGCCGACGCCGAAGCTGGCTTTGGTGGTGTGCTCAATGCTTTTGAACTCATGAAGGCCATGATCCGAGCCGGAGCTTCGGGAGTACACTTCGAGGACCAATTGGCCTCGGTCAAGAAATGCGGACACATGGGAGGGAAAGTCCTTGTACCAACACAAGAAGCCATCAATAAGCTCACGGCTGCGAGACTCGCGGCTGATGTTTTGGGTGTGCCTACCATTCTCCTTGCTAGAACTGACGCTGAGGCTGCTGATCTTGTTACCTCAGATATTGATCCACGCGATCAAGATTTTCTTACAGGCGAGAGGACGGTAGAAGGATTCTATCGCACCCGCAAAGGTTTTGATCAAGCCTTGGCCCGAGGCCTGGCCTATGCGCCCTACGCCGATCTCATATGGTGCGAGACTGGAACTCCAGATCTTGATTTTGCCCGTAGGTTCGCCGAAGGCATCCACCGGCATTATCCCAACAAGATGCTGGCCTACAACTGCTCACCATCATTCAACTGGAGGAAAAACCTAGATGCAGACACAATTGGTCGTTTCCAACGTGAACTTGGAGCAATGGGTTACCGTTTTCAATTCATCACACTTGCTGGATTCCATGCTCTTAATCATGGCATGTTTGATCTTGCTCATGGTTATGCTAGGAACGGCATGTCTGCTTTCGTGGAGCTACAAGAGCGTGAGTTCGCGGATGCGAGTCGTGGTTTTGAAGCTGTACGGCATCAAAGGGAAGTAGGTACCGGTTATTTTGATCGCGTGACCACCACCATCGAAGCCAATGCCAGCACACAAGCTCTCAAGGGCAGTACCGAAGAGGAGCAGTTCCATTGAACAGCTTCGAACGCATCTGGGCCCGGGCCACCGGGCATCTCATGGGCACCAACGATCAAGACCGACCTCGGGTGCCCATACTCACATTACGAGAGGCTCGAGTCGCTCTAGCGCTCAAGACCTTTTGGGTGGTGGTGCATGTGGTCACATGCGGATTCATCATCGCCAACACCATACGACACTGGTGACGTTTGGATGTCATCCAAAATTCATTATCTGGGCAGATAAAATCTTGTGCAGTGCAATAAGTATCATATATAATCATGAAGTGCAGTTGGATGCCGCATGGGGCGGGTCCAACAACCAAGCTCGCTTAATCAAAGGAGAAACACCATGTTTGCAGTAGACACCGTGATCGACCAAGTACAAAACACCAAAAAGCAATTCGTCAAGACCTTCGTTGTTGATGCGAAGATCGCTGATGCACTCAACGAGTTCATTGACAGCCAGACCGACTACACCAAGCGTGCAGCCAAGGCCACTGTTGATGCCACTACCACAGTGATGAGTGAGACCATCAAGCATGTGCAAGATGCTGCCAAATTTGACTACAACAAGTTCGGCGAAGGCATCATGAAGGCCTACATGTCCAAACCCGCAGCCAAATCCGAGTAATCTGGACTGGTTGACCAATAAATCCTGTTCGTGTACTATGTGTGCATGAACAGGATTTTCCTTTTGTGTGCGATATCCCTTTTGGCATCGGGCTGTGCGGTAAATCACAGTCAGCGTGCGTCAGTGGCAGTGAACTCGGTGCCGATTGATTGCTACAATCAGCACTCCATCATCCGATGGCTGGAGTCCACGGCACAGGTGCCCAGACAATCCAATCAAAGCGAGGTTGAATATGCCCAACTCCAAAGCCAGATCAAGGCTCGTATCTGGAGCATTCGTTATGCTTGCCAGCCTGTCATGCGTTGATGCACAGGCCCAGATGTGGGTGGGCGATCTCGAGAGATTCGTGATAGATTGCCGCATCAAACATCAACAGATGGCATTTTTAGAAAGCATGAGAACCACGCCTGATCAAGAACTACAGTCCCGGGTCGCCAATCAATTGCAGTTCTGGAAAGTCATCACCGAACCCGCCACATATCATCAGCGTCACAACATTGGATCCGGGCGTGTGGACTGGTTGGTGAATCAACTCATGTTGGATATAAGGAACAACTGCCCATGAAACCCGCTGTGTTGATGCTGATGGCGCTGCCGATGTTGGCCCTGGCGCAAGAAAACGAACAATGTGTGTTGCAGAACAAGACTGTGACCCAGAATCGAGCAGTGATCAGCGAGCGTAGCCCTGTGCGGCGCGACATAGTCGTACTGCCTTCAGGCGCCAAAAAGTGCGTGGTGGATTTCCGGGTACGAGTGGGCAGCCGATGGTACACGGCCATGGGCGAATACAGCTGGAAAGGTGGTAATCGCACCGAGCATGATGCTTGTACCATAGCAGTGTATCGCGCCGAGACCGATGTCAAGACTCGACTGGGCGGTGCGGCTGTGGCCTCCGAACAGATACTGGTGTGCAAGGATCGTCCCGAACTGAAAACAATCAAAACCACGAGACCGGGCGAGATCGGCGACGTGGCTCAGTTCCGCCCACATCCCAATTATCCAAACCGATTCTGGCACAACGGCACTGTGTGTAAATGGTTCGTGGAACCCACTTTTGACCAAAATGACATACGACAGCATCAGGGCATCATCTGTGAGGTGCGCCCCCAGAAATGGGTGGTGGTGGACAAGTTCTAGATTGACATGTAAATCGTGATTGTTGTAAAATTGTTTGTAAACTTAGCCAAGGAGGCACCCATGAAACTGTTGAGATCTGTTTTGGCGCTGGCAATGGCCATTTCGGTCACCGCGTGTGGGACTCTCGGGGGCGCCATGAGTGGTGCTGGCGAGGATCTCAAAGCCGCAGGTGATTATGTCCGTAGTGTAGGAAGATAAGGAAAGCAAATGAACAAGAAACTACTGCTAGTACCTTTGGTTGCATCGGTTTTGGCCGCATGTTCTAGTGCGCCCAAGGACAACTTTGAAAACCGCGCCTACCAAGAGCGCAAGTACCAAGAGCGCCTGGCAGAAAATGCCATCGACAAGGCTCCGGAGTGGATGACCAAACTGCCCAAGAGCACTTCGGCCATCTATGCCAATGGTACCTCTACCAGTTCCGACATGGCCATGAGCACTGACAAAGCCAAGACCGTGGCATTTGGCAAGATCTGTATGGCCGCTGGTGGACGAGTCAATCAGCACAGCCGATTGTTCCGTAGAGAAGGCGCTCAGAACACTGACAGCGAGTTCAGCGAAATGGCCATCAAGAGTTTTTGCCCCAATGTTGACATCACTGGGGTAGAAGTGGTCGAGAGCAAGATGATCGCCGAGGGTTCGAGATTCCGCACCTTTGTTCTGGTGGCCTTGCCCACTGGCGATGCCAATCCCTTGGCACGCGAACGGGATCGTCGAGAAGAGACTGTGCGAGCCGAGCGCCGGGCACAGGAGGCTTTCCGCGAACTGGATCGCATGCAAGATCAGGGTGTGAGCCAGCCAAACAAACCTGATACCGCCCAGTAGCCTAGGCTAAGTATAGCGGGCCGTTGCCCAATGGTGACGCCCGCTATTTCTTTCAAGGACGCTATGACTACCGACAAAGATCTACAATACGAAAGTCCAGGCGAAGCCCTGCAAGACCATGGTATCATGGTGTTGATGGGGGTCGTGGACGAAGACAACATCAAGCCCATAATCGAGTGGATCCTGCACGAAAATCATGTCAGGAAACGCAAAAAGAAAGAATTGCTGTTGATGATCAACAGCGATGGCGGTAATTTGTCAGACGCATTTGCCTTGATCGATGTCATGAACAGCAGTACCATCCCTATCAAGACCGTGGGTCTGGGATCGATCGCATCGGCCGGTCTTTGCATATTCATTTCAGGTTCCCCAGGCCGCCGGGTGTTGACACCAAACACTTCGATCCTCAGCCACCAATTTTCGTGGCACAATTCGGGCAAGGCCCATGAGCTGTTTGCCACAGTGAAAGAATTCGAACTCACGCAACTGCGCATGATCAGTCTCTATAAAAAATGCACCGGCCTCGAGGACGATGTTATCCGACAAATTTTGTTGCCGGCCCAGGATGTGTATCTTTCGGCCGAAGAAGCATTGAAATACAACATCTGCGACCACATCAGTTGATCTTTTAAGGGAAACAACATGCCCAATCTAGTACCCATCGTCCTGGAACACACATCCAAGGGCGAGCGAAGTTACGATATCTACAGCCGTCTCCTCCGAGATCGCATCATCATGCTGGACACCGAAGTCTCCAGCCATTCAGCCAGTCTCATCGTGGCACAGATGCTGTTCCTGGAGAGCGAGGACCCGGCGCGTTCCATCAATTTCTACATCAACAGCCCAGGCGGTAGCGTCACCGCAGGTATGAGCATCTATGATACCATGCAGTTTATCCGTTGTCCGGTGCATACCATTGTCATGGGACAGGCCGCAAGCATGGGTTCGTTGTTGGCTGCAGCCGGTGAGAAAGGACATCGATCGATCCTGCCCAATGCTCGCCACATGATCCATCAACCCCTTGGCGGCGCATCAGGGCAAGCCACAGACGTGGAAATCCAAGCCAGAGAACTGTTGCGTTGGAAAGAAGTGCTGACCACGATCTATGTCCGTCACACTGGCAAGAGTTTTGATGAATTGAAGTCCGACATGGAACGCGACAACTTCATGACAGCCCAGCAGAGCGTGGATTATGGTCTGGCAGATCGGGTCATTGTGAATCGGGATGCTTGACAAGACTTTTTGTAGCAGTCCCTGGTTTCATGCCAGGATCAACAACAACGGCAGTTTCGAATACTGCCGTTGGTGCGACAAAACACAGAGAGTGGGCCAGTATCGCATACAAGATGTTAGCCCAGTGACTTGGTTCCAGAAAAAATTGTCGCCGTTGCGCTTGGATCTGCTGGAAGGCAACGAAGTCTCGGGTTGCCAACCTTGCCGGATCATGGAGTCACACGGCAAGCCCAGTGGTCGGCAGAAACAACTCTTGAAAACTGGGATACGTGATCCCTTTGACAAAACTGTGGTGAGTTCGCCCTGGCGACACGAGTTCAAGCACAGCATGGACCATCACGGCGACACCGAATTGTTGCCGCAGGACTGGCAAATAGATCTAGGCAACTACTGCAATTCGGCCTGTGTATTCTGCACACCGCACAGCAGTTCTCGACTGGCCCGCGAACATTTGCAATTGGGCATCATAAACAGCATGCCGCCACCGGCCTGGTGTGACGATGACACCTTGCTGTCTCAATTTGTTGACATGCTGTCGCAGACTCCCAACCTGGCATATCTGCATTTCATTGGCGGCGAGACCATGATAACTCCGGCCTTCCAACGCATCTTGCAGGCGCTGATAGACTCGGATCTCTCCCACAAAGTCACCATTGGTTTCACCACCAATCTCACGGTCTGGGACGACGACTTGATAACCCAGCTCGAGAGATTCCATCAAGTCAATGTGGGGGTCAGCATCGAGTGCCTGCATGATCTCAACGACTATCTGCGTTGGCCCAGCCACATCAATGATGTCCGAGCATTGTTGGAACGGTGGCGCCTGGTCAGCCAATCACATGGCTGGCTCATGCAGATACGCATCACGCCCACGTTGTTTTCCATACTGCACCTTGACACTGTTTATCGCTACGCCTTGGACAACAGCATCGCCGTGGAAAGCTGTGATTTCCTCAACGAACCGGCCATGATGCGAATCAGTGTACTGCCACAGGATCTACGACGGATGGCCCAAGATCGTTTGTCGACCCTGGTGGAATCAACCTCGACCCAGCCACAGATCTTGAACACACGACATCCGGACTGGGTGCGCTCCCAGATCCATCAGGATTGCCAGAGCTATATAAAATATCTCGAATCGGCACCAGACGAATCGCATCGCGTTCGAGATCTAGTGCATTACATCAAGCTGTTGGAGTCACGTCGTGGCAACCGCATACTAGATTACTTGCCTGAATATGAACAATTTCTCACAACTGCTGGCTACTGAGATCTGGCTTCCTGTAAACATCGAACTTGATGTCCGGGTCGACAATGGTGAACCTTGGACTCGAGTGGCAGTGAGCGGAGACGTTTTGTACGACGACTGGATCCAAGGACCCTTGGAGTTGAGCACTCGGGTACACATCGATCAGCCGGTTGTTGTAGAAATCTCCATGCGCCACAAGATCTATCACAGCGATCGAGAAACCGCCATACTGTTGCGACGTGTGGAAGTGGATGGCATAGATGTGTTGTCTGAATTTTCACATCTCAGTGTGTACGAACACGAGCACGGTGGAGAGCCTGGTCCTACCACTTATTTGGGTGTGAACGGTGATTGGAGACTGGAGATCACACCTTGTTTCTATCAATGGTTGCACCGATGCCAGGGCCAAGGATGGTTGCTGACTCCGGTCAGGGCAAAAATTCCTGGTTCTGTTCCCAATTGAGATAATACCATCTCCAGTGTTCTTGGTATCTGAGCTGATAGTAGAGCTTGACCCAGGGCGCATACCACTCTTGCACCACATCAGAAACGGCAAAACGAATCGCAGGAAGATGACCGAGCATGCTGTGGCTACCTATATCCGTTGCACAGTCTTCGATCATGTTCGCGTGTGAGACGCTCGATGTCATAGAGATTCTTGGGTTGATGTTGGGCCAGATATTGGTCTAGGCTACGGGCATAATTGTTGCCCAACCAACCGATTATTTTTGACAACCACATGTGCAAGGTTCCAACATCAGTTCCCGGGCCTCTTTGTGCAGACCTGCATTGCTCAGGGCCGTGGCAGCTCGAGCTCGTCCTATGCTTTCCAGAAAACAACAAAATCGTTTGAGTACAGCAGTCATTAGAATCTCCTTGTGAGTGATATGAATGCGAGGGGTGTTCGCATGGGTATTTATGTGCGAACGCACATAATGTCATGGTTTCTACTGAGTTAGTGCGCACTAACCTCGCGGTTGACCAGAAAAGGCCATTTTCATATAATACGAGTATAGTGAACAACAAGGAGCAAGACATGGCATACCGAGGCAAACGCACCACCAGTCTAGAAGCATTCGTCGAGCGCGAAAACCAGTTCGCTGACATCTTTGGACACCCAAAACTCAGCATCCGGAACGCCCAAGATCGCCAGACCATCGCTGAACTGATCGACAGCAGACTCAGTCCCGAGAATCTGCACTGCGATGGTGAGATCTCGGCGGCCGAAGCCCGACGCAAGTATCAGTTCCTGGCCCAGGCCGCCCGACAGCTCATGGCTGTAGATCCCACTGTTCGGATCTACGAACTCTAGCGGTTGACCAGAAATGGATCTTTTTCATATAATAACGCATACAGTAAGCAAAAGGAGCGAGAAATGCGTGGAGAGAATTACAAAGACTTGGGCACCATCCGCAAAGCCACCAAAGCAGAGACTGGCGGCGAGAGCGGCTACTTCTTCAAGGCCAATGGAGAGAATCGTATGGGTCTGGCCCCTACGCTGAAAGAGGCCCGTGAGGGCCTTGAGCTGGCAGCAGACCATCGGCGCGAAATTCAGAGAGCAGTGAACCTCCTGGAGAGCGCTGGCTACAAGGTCTATCAAGAGATCACCTGGAAGACTTTTGGTTGACCAGAAATGGTGTTTTTGATATAATAAGATATACAGTAAGCAAAAGGAGCTGGCAATGACTGACACAATTGAGACCATTGACACCACTGAACTCTACGACCGGCGACATGGCGGTGCCTATGACCGCGGCAGTGCCGATGCTTGGTATGGTCGTGCGTTTGACCCACACCTCTTCCGCGGCGACACCTATGCCAGTGAGCGAGTAGGCCTGGCTGACATGACCGCCGACGAGATCATAGCCTACACCGCGGGCTATCGCGACACACCGTTTGATCAGAAGGAGTGGTAAGATGACAGCCCAAGACATCATCCGTGAGATCCGCACCGGCACATTCACCAATGCCGACATCGACAACATGTTCATGGCCATCCAATCTGCCCGGGCCCAGCTGGGACGTGAAGTGCGCCGGGAACTGACACCAGGTCTCACTGTGTACTTCCGGGACCGCGTGGGACACCGGGTTACCGGCACTGTGGAGTCCATCAAGATCAAGAACGCCGTGGTGCGTACTGCCAGTGGTCGTTATCGAGTGCCTTGCAACATGCTGGAGGTATGATGACCTGGAGTGCCAAACATGCGCGCCAGAGCCGCAGGGCCACTGTGGCTCTCCTGGATCTTGCAGAGCAGGGCGTGATCGATTGGGAAAGCCTGGCCCGTGATGCTCTGGGCTGGATGAGCGAGGCTGATGTGGCCGAGTTTGCTCGCCGCAATGACTACATCACCGAAGAGTGCGAGGACCAAGACCATGACCGCACTTGAATGGCAAGAGTGTCTGGCCCGGACCTGGCAAGAGTGCCAAGATCGAGCCGGGAAGGAATCATGATGAACGAACGAATTCGACTACTTGCTGAACAGGCCGGAGCAACCACTATGCAACGCTCTGATTGGATTGACTATGGAACATTAGATTTAGATGTTGAAAAGTTCGCCGAGTTGATTGTTCGAGAATGTTGTAGTGCCGCTGATGAGTGGTATCAAAAGCATAACGAACTCCATTGGGACCCGGCTCAACATATTAGAAATCATTTCGGAGTTGAATGATGGAATGGTATAAAATTTTCATTCTATTAACTTATACCTTTGTTGTTTTTACTTGGGGTGTTTATTTTGGAAGAAAAAGGAGTTGAAGAATGATGGATCATTTCCGAGTGTGTTATATCCCAGGTGGTATGGGTCTTGATCATAGTTCCTGGTGGCTGTGTGAAAGTAAGGTCGTTCAAGGAGTGTGGATGGATTGGCGGATCAAACGGCTGCGATGGAGTGATTACCGATGAACCAACGAATCCGAGAACTTGCTATACAGGCGGGCGCGGGTGAATGGGGTGATTCTGCTGTGCCAGCAATGATGGATATTGAAAAGTTCGCCGAGTTGATCGTAAGAGAATCTATCGTAGATTTCTACAGGCGTTATCTTGATCTGGAGAGTGAAGAAGATATCACCAAGCAGGTCGATCGTTATGTCAAAGAACATTTTGGAGTTGAATGATCATGGAAACATACCAACGCCAGGCCCGATTCACCGAACTGCGTGCCTATGACCATACCGCTGGTGAGCATGACTTCATGGAAGTCGCGGAGTGGCACAACGGTGAAGGCTTCGATGTCACTGTCAACGACCGTGTGACATCATTTACCTGGGGGCAGTGGGAGTGCCTGCAGGCCTTGGTGGCCTTCAAGGGATAGTCATGCCACGCGACTTCGTCAAACAGTACCAGGAAATATCAGAAACCGTGGATGCCTGGTCCGAGTCAGTGCGACAGGCCGAGGCCGCGAGCTGGGGAGACCGGACCTCGGCCTGGCCTTACATAGCCGGATACCTGCAGAGCATGATCAAGGGCATGTTGCAGGACCTACCCCGCGGCCAGCGTGAACGCTATCTAGCCCAGTTCCGCGACGGCACCGCCGAAGCCCAACGAAATCTCACCTGGCATCAGCTCAAAAAACCAGCTGATCAAACCGTGTAAAAACGCCGGTTGACCAGAAATTGGCTATTTCGTATAATATAGGTATAGTAAACGATATGGAGCCAACCATGACCCCAGCAAAGTTCGAAACCCAAGTGCTCAAAATCATAGCCGGCCGTCTGGATTCGGGCATGCGTGCCGAGTTCGACAACGGTACCTTGTTTGTGACCGGTGCCATGCCCGATGAAGGACGAGAGATCCGGGCTCTGCTCAAGTCTGCTGGTCATCGCGTACGGATGAGCGTGGCTGGATCCTACCAAACCGACTACACTTTTGTCTACGATTTTGTCGCCTAAGGAGCACTCATGAAGATCCTGATCACCACACAATATCGAGAGAACTATGGCACACCCGAAGAGCCCTACTGGAAATTCAAGGGCAGCGAGGACTACTTCATCCTGAGCGTGGATCCATTAAAGGTGGCACCTGGTCGGCTGGTTGATCAAGTGCGTGACCAGATCGAGTACTCCGATGCCATGACCGAGGAGTACATCGTGGATTGGAGCCTGGTTGAGGACGACCACATCACCGACTACGAGCGCGATCAACTGGAATACGAAGGCGAGATCCGCTACCCGGCTCGAGTGCTCTACCCCGATGCCGGCATCCAGGACCCACGAGCTTGGATGAACACGGCCGCAGATCTCGATGCCCAACACTACGGATATCAAGGAGCCTAGCATGACCGACATGGAACATCAACTCATTGTAGCTGGATGGATTCAAGAAGCGCTCAGCACGGCTACCCGTGCCGTGGCCTACTATGCTGTTCCACTGAGCCTGTACTGGATCTTGGTAGCATGAGCCAGACCAGCATGATCGTGCCCGAAGTGGGTGCTCACATCGAAGTCACTGTGGCCAATCCTCAAGCATCGGGCCAGATACCCCCGGGACCAGGCCTGACGGTCTGGCGTGGAGAAGTACTGGCGCCGCACCGCTGGCTCACTGATCGCGAGTTCTGCATGACCGGTGACTCGACCTGGCCGGTGCGAGTGATCAACATGAGCCTGGTGCGTGGCCTGCGATTCGTGACCGGGCAGGGCCGCACCATCAACACCGCTGTGCAAACTTGGCAAGTGCCGGGCAGCCGTGGCAATGTCTATACCGTTACTAAAAACGCTGCCGGCTGGTCCTGTACCTGTGCAGGTTGGCAGTTCCGTCGTAATTGTCGGCATGTCACTGAGCGTGCCGGTTAAATACCTGCATGCGCTTCCCACATCGTGTCATACCTGGATTCCTGTCAGAGCAAGAGCTGTCTCTTGCAAGAACACAGATAGTAGATCAAGCAGACCCCAACAGCATAGTCTATGATCGGGGTTCCAGTGCCGGGCACAGTGCCATAATCTATCCGTTTTTGTCCAGTCATCCTCGCCATTCGGCCTTGTTCGATGTCTTGCAGACTCGATTGCGCCGGGAATTTAGGCAAGATCTAACATTGGATGTGGCCCATGTACTGGATGCACGGGCACCATATGGTATTCACACCGATGTCATGAGTGCCGGATTTGATCCAAATGGCAGTCGAGATGCTGCCTGGACCTTTATCATTCCCTTGGAAGACTATGATAGCCACACCATCGTTTTTGAGCAGGCACATGATCACATCAAAACCGTGGGCGATTGGGTGCGAGCCACTGATCCCAAACCACATGACATCGATGATGAGTTTCATCAACGCTATCTCACCCATGTAGATCGTTTGGACCTGCGCTGGCTCACGCCCGCAGCGGTTTTTGCCTGGCGCGCTGGCAGTCTTTTTGCGGCAGATCGTAGGTGCTTCCATGTCAGCGATGATTTTCCCGGGCATGGCCTTGACAAAAAACGAGCCATCATCGTCTGGAGCACTGTGCCTAAATCGCAGAGTTAGGCAAAACAAAGTTTGACACACAGTGCTAGGTGTCATATACTTAACACACGCTGTTACACAACAGCCAACTTTGATCAAGAAAGGACTCACATGCGATTCAATCCCGAAACCAAGACCTTCAAGGTTTTCCAAGCTCTCTACAACGGTGAAGCACTGACTCCCGCAGCCGCCAGCAAGCGGTTTGGTGTCAAGAACCTCTCAGCCGAGGTCAGCCGTATCCGTCACGCTGGCTACGCTGTGTATGCCAACAACCGCAAGGCCGGTAATGGCGTACAGGTCACCGAGTATGTGATCGGCAAGCCCAGTCGGCGCCTCGTGGCTGCTGGCTACAAGGCCATCGCCATGGGCCTGGTCTAAGCGATTCGCTGCCCTGTCCCCCAGGGCACTCGCACAAAGCCTCCGCAATGGAGGCTTTTTTATGACTCCAACAGTGCCATCAATTCGGGCAAGTGATCTCGGATATGAAGACCGTGATAGTGACGGGTCCAAGCTGCTTCTTGCCAGAATTTCTCCAGCAGTTCGGGACGATGTTGACTCTGGTCCAAGGCCGCCAGTACCGGAGCAAAATCATAGTAAGGATGCACCAAGGCCTGACGTATCTGTTGTTTCTGTGATTCTGTGAACATCTCAAAGGTATAATGACTGGGTTGCTGTAACACAGTGTTGACCATCCACCCGCGCTCCAAAACCTCTTGATAGAGGGCCCGACCTTCCAGCCATTCCGCGGGGCCACCAATGTCGGGCACTCGGAAACGACTCAAGAAATAGTCATAGATGCGTGGCAGTGTCAGCACATTGAGCGCACTGATCACAGTGGTAAACATTACCAGGATGTTGTGGTCTCTGAGATCAAAAAACTGGCCGATGTTTCGGTCCACCTCTGACCAGCGACCACCGGTGCGTATGTAATCAAACGCAGGACCTACGCCGTCCACGCTGACCAAAATATTGAAATTTTCAAAATTGGGTGCTAGTGCCAACAATCGAGCAGGTATGGCATGGGTGCCATTGGTAAAGGAGGTGATTTTGATATGACCTGCATGCCCCTGCTGAACCATGCGTTCTAACACTGCGGCATATTTGATGTTCAGGAAAGGCTCCCCACCGATGACAATCACTGAGTGTAGATCCGAAAAATCTTCGACCAACAAATAGTCAAGATCGGCTTGCTGCACCGGCGGCGGGGTGGCGCCTGGCCATCGATCACGAAATTCACGCACCAGTGATGAGCTCCATTCAGCATTACAAGTACGACAAGACAGATTGCAGGCAGTGCCGGTATCCAACCAAATAGCCCTGAGGCGCGGATCATAATAGTTACCCTCGGGCATGGTTCGATCCACCCATTGCAAACTGCCTTGCCGAGTGCTCACAGCCCCCAGTGATTCAGCTCGCCAGCACGGCTCGCAATCGGGATGCTGTTGGCCCTGCTGGATGCTTTGTCGTATTTCCAGTATCTTTGGTGATTGGGTGAGTTGGGTCCAGTTTTGGTAATTGCCGCGACCCACACAGCAGCAGTATTTGTGATTGCTGTCATAGGCCGAGAATGCGTACCAACAGTAGGTTCGGGGATCGTAGCTCATAATCAGTTGACTGGCATATTGATTTGTGTTAACATTACACAAGGTATATATCACGGAGACAGCGATGAAATGGCTTAAACGACGGATCTATCGTTGGGTACAAGACGTGCGCAACGAAGAAGAAAAGGCTCAGATTCTGACAACCTGCGAAGAATCACCCGCCTGGAGCGACGGCCTGCGAGTCACGGTGAAACGGGTGATAGGTGGCAGCGTGGTCAGCTTCCGTACCTATGACCGACGTCGAGACGAGAGCAACGAGCGCCACTACATCATCACTGATGACCAGGACTTTGATCGCGAACTGGGCAAGATGATAACCATGGAATCCATGCGGCAGACGTGACTGCTCCTATCTATATCACCTATCCCAGCGGTGCTCATGGAAATCTTTTGCGCTGTTTGCTATCGGTCATGGCCGGTTATACAGTGCAGCAACCACGAGGTGCCATCTATGACAGCGTAGATTCGGGCCAGGCACCTTTTGTGGACATCCATCATTCCACAGGCACCAATGCTGACTGTATCAGGATAAACGTGGCACCTCGCAGTTATCTCAAATATGTGGCCATGTGCATTTCTAGGACCAATGGCGGCGATCTCGTGCTCGAAGATTTGGCCAAGGACACACAAGATAAACTGGGTTCACATCCCATAATGAGTTTTTTCTGGCCCGATTTGTGCAGGATCGCCGACGGAGAAATCAATGATCGAGCCTTGCGTGATTGGGCTCGGTTGTGCTTTTTTGATCGCGATGGGGCCACGATCCAGTCATGGGTAAAAAATAGCACACAAATCATACCGCGCTATGAGATGGACTTTGAAAGTTTCTATGATGGATCTGTGGTCGACTGGTGTGACCATGTGTTAACGGATCTTGGACTCGATTCAGATCCGTCGGCAGCCGAACCATTTATGATTCATTTCCGCGCCAACAATCGCTATTTTTCCATTGACAAACCCGTGGAAGATATGCTACAATGCATTGAAGCTGGCGAATCTGTGCCAGTACCGGCCCTGAACTGGCTCCAGCAAGGTTATATCGATCACTGGCTACAGCACAGGTATAATGTGGATCCTTTGGCCATCGACCAATATTGGACGCATACACAGGACTTGTATCACAGTTACGGCCTCAGAGCCGCGATTAAATAAGGGCATGGACATGTTGGCATTCATCTTTAATACTCTGGCTTCGGCTGTACTGGCCAATTGGATCATGACCGCGATCTATCGCCGAACCTTGACTGCTCACGACCCCGATCAGCTACGAGAGGATCAGATCCGTGCGGCTCTGAAACGCGGCGATCTCATTGCGTTGAATGTGGAGAAGATCGACCAACAAGTTTTGTGCTACAATGCTGTCACAGGTGATTTTGTATGCCAGGGGCAGGACATGCGTGAAATAGAACAGCGTTTCCAACATCGCTACCCCGGACGCCAAGCAGTGTTGGCATCTGGCGAACCGGATCTCGTTGACCAACTTTATCAGCAACAGACACAGAAATGAAACTGTATGTGACCAGTGATCTCCATCTCGAGTTTGGAGATCTCTATATCGAAAACCCCGACGATGCGGATGTGTTGATCCTCAGCGGTGACATTTGCGTGGCTGCCGATGTTGGTAGTCCTGACGCTGACAACATGTTTGAAGGTGCTCGCAGCCAACGCATCCGGGATTTCTTTGCCAGAGCCAGCGATCGGTTCCCGCACGTGGTCATGGTCATGGGCAATCACGAACACTATCACGGCGACTTCAGCAAGAGCCGTGACCGCATCCAGGGCATGCTGGATCAACAAGATCTTCACAATGTGTACCTCCTGGAGAAACAGACCCGGACCATCGGAGACTATCTGTTCATTGGCGGTACCTTGTGGACCGACTTCAATGACGGTGACCCTTTGACCATGGA